AATTAATTCCAAGTTAAGGGTCACTAACTCAATTGGTAGAGTAACTCCCTCTTAAGGAGTAGGTTCGGGGTTCAATTCCCCGGTGGCCCATACGTCTTTAGTGAAGTCACTTTAGGCAACCGTGCTGGAGTAACCACTACTAAACTGCTCCTTCTTTCGAGAAATGTTTTCGGTTAAAAGATCGAAGAAAACGGGGGCAAATGTTCCAAGGTGGCGAGGACGCTTTGCAAGCGACTTGTGATCGGTTCAATTCCGATTGTCTCCATTTCTGCTAACTCAGAATTATCCCTAAGTTCGCAATTTCTGAGGGATTTGATTTAAAAGTCTAGACTGTGAAATTGCACCCCAACTCTTGGGGTTAATGGGTTGTAGATTCAGTGGAAGAACGCCTCCTACTTGGGGGCAGGCGCAGGTTCGATTCCTGCCAACCCGATTGTTTCCCTTGAGGAAACAGTTCCTTAGCATTAATATAGGTTGCCGGTTTGCGGCTAAGGATTAGTAATAACCGGAAATGGCGCAGGATGCCCGCCCACCAGTTCACCTGGCAGAGTCCTTAAGGCGACGAAGCGTGACTCGTAAGTTCTTCGTGACAGGCTACCCTGCGCTGCCTACACAAGTAGCATAGAGGTGTATCCGGCAACAAGACACCGAAAAACGAGGGATACTAAAATGAAAGGAACAATTTCTCCGGAACTTAGGGCCATCTTAGCAAACCCTTCGACTTCAGAGGCTTTTCAGGAAGGGTTCTTAAATCGGGACCGTTCCAGACCAGCGGTGAATATAGACCTAGGCAACGGTCAAACAGTCACCGTGAGAAACTTCTGGGCAGCGGCTCCTAAAAAGAAGAGAAATCTGTTTCAGATTCTCTTCGGGCGATAAATTTGAAGTGTGCCGGAACTGGTATACGGGGGTGTGGTATCAGCCAATACGGATGGGGTTGTAAATGCTAATAGCAACTTCCTGGCTCATGGTCGGAACCACCTGTTAAGTAGCAGCCAAACGCAATCTTAACATTGAGAGTTCGAGTCTCTCCACTTCAATGTTTTTCTTCGAAAAACGGGACCATAGCTCAGTGGTAGAGCGTTTCTTTGACACGGAAAAGGTCACAGGTTCAAGCCCTGTTGGTCCCACTTTTCGCTAACGCGAAAACGCAGAATCGTCTCCTGCGTTAAGAAACTTCGGTTGGTTGACGATAGGCCAAGGTCCGAAAACTGTAGGGTTCCTGGGTACCGTAAACCTGGGACGTGGGAATGTCGTATAGTGGACTAATACCCTCGGCCGATTACCGAGATACACAGGTTCGAATCCTGTCATTCCTACTTTGCTTAGGCAAAACTCTCTGTTTTTCGCAGAAAAACGGCCCTATCGACTAATGGCGTAGGTCGCTACCTTCTCAAGGTGGAAATACCGGTTCGAATCCGGTTGGGGCAATTTCCCTAAGGTTCTTAGGGCTTCCTGAACTAAATATAGGAACTGAAACCGAGTTCGATTCTCGGGGTACTTGGTAGTTGTGTGGGTTCGATTCCCACCTAGAGTGCACGGTGCACGGGAAGGTTCGAAACCTTCTGGTTTAGGAAAATGGAAGGGCAATCCGATTGGCGACGGAACCGATCTTGAAAATCGTTGAGTGTAAAAGCCTTGGGAGTTCGACTCTCCCCTCTTCCGTGCTTTCTGCTTTTGCAGAAAGAAACTGCTCCAAGGAGCAATGCGAACGTAACTCAGCGGTAGAGTGCCTCGTTGCCAACGAGACTGTCGAGGGTTCAAATCCCTTCGTTCGCTTGAAACCTTGCGGTTTCAGGTTGTTGCCCGACATAAAAACACCGCCCTTCTCGGGCTGTTGCAAAGTCGGAATTTGCACTCGCAACATTTGCAATGAGTGGCAAAGGCAAAGGGAAGAGACAACAACTTCAACTTCTGCGGGGGATGGCGCCATCCCTCTCAGAGCTTAAAAAGTGAGCGCACGTGGCGGAACAGGCAGACGCGTATGGTTTAGGCCCATATGGGGTACCCCATGGAGGTTCGAGTCCTCTCGTGCGCACTTACCTCTGGTTAATAATCTAGAGGCAAAGGCAAGTAGCTCAGTTGGTAGTCCAACCTTGTTGTTTGACGAGACAAAAGTTTACTTATTGTGGGCACAACTATGATAAGTTCACTTCTGGAAAGAGCCTTCTTAACTCAGTGAACAGAGTACCGGGTTTCGAGCCGGTGGGTCGCAGGTTTGAATCCTGCAGAGGGCGTTTTCCTTACGGAAAACATAGAAGAGTGGCCGAGTGGCTTAAGGCGACGGTTTGCTAAACCGTTGAGTCGCGAAAGCGGCTCCGGGGGTTCGAATCCCCCCTCTTCTGTTGAGAGTGCGTCTGGGCAGGACGGGTGCGACGGCATCGAAAGTTCGATTCTTTCATCTGGCAATGGTGGTTCGAATCCACCTACTCTCAAATTGGAGAATTGACCGAGTGGCTTATGGTGCCTGCTTGGAAAGCAGGTGGTGTCCTCATCGGGCACCCGTGGGTTCAAATCCCTCATTCTCCGTCGCCCCTAAAATGAGGGGGTCAATGTAGAATCGTCTAGCGGCTTCTCTACACGGTAAAGCCCGGTCTTTTGCTTCAGCAAAAGGGTTCGGTTAACCGCCCTGAACCGTTCGGTTCACACCCTTGTTTCTGCTCCGCAGAAACGCTATCATAGAGTTATGGAAAGCACTTCACGGATGAGACTGAAAGACTGGTAGAATCTTGGGCGTAACGCTCGAGTAGAGGGTGAGAACCAAGCAAGCTGGATTGCTCTTATTCAAGATGATCTGTCTCAACTAACTCACTCTGACGAAGCCTTTTTGTCAGGACACACCTCGCTATTGTCTTGGAGGCCCCTCTCAGCCTTCTCTCCCAAGATGATTAGCACGGGTCCCTCTCCCTTAATTCGTCAAGTTTTCGAGAGACCTTTTCGCTTCTTTCTCTGAGAAGCCCCATCTATAATCCGGAGTCGTCTAACGGCAGGACACCTCCCTTTGAAGGAGTTTACATAGGTTCGAATCCTATCTCCGGAATTGTCTGAAAGTAAACTTAATTCAAGTGAGTTTACTTTTCAGCAAGCCCCTATAATAGGGATGTAACGCGGGTGAGTGTTTCGCTCCGCGAACTCAGATGATTCAGCGATTGACTCCTTCGAACTGGAAAAACAATCATCTAGCCTAATTTTGTTAGAAATTTTCAAAACACAGTAAAGTCCCAAAGTAATCGGAACAGGCATCAGGGTTCAAATCTATAAGTAAATGCTGATAGGCGTATTGAACCTACGTTGATAAGGACGGTATCGAAACCCCGCCTTCTTATTGAAAATAGATTCTTTTGCTTCCAGGTTCGATTCCCTGGTTGGGGCATTGCCCACGGTTGGGTCTGGGTAATATGACTTAGGGTATAAATGGGAGACCATCACCTCAAAGTTTCATTACCCTTGGACTCAAACCAAAGCAGCATGGTGGTAGTAGCCAAGCGGTAAGGCATCTGGTTGTGAGCCAGAGTAGCGCGGGTTCGATTCCCGTCTATCACCCTTTGCTGACGCAAACATTGCGAAAGCATCACACAAAATGCGGGTATAGCTCAGCGGTAGAGCACTTGTCTTCCAAACAAGAGGCGAATAGTTCACGCAGGTTCGAATCCTGTTACCCGCTTTTTTCTCTCACGAGAAAATTTCAAATTTACGTAGATGGTGTAGCGGTAACATGACGGTCTCCAAAACCGTTGTCCACAGTTCAATCCTGTGTCTGCGTGTCTTTCGCTTCGCGAAAGTTCGGCTAACCGTCCCCAACGGTTCGGTTCTCCCCCTTGTTTCTGCCCCGCAGAAACGCTATGATATAAGGGTGGTTGAGAGAGGGCTTCGCCCTCACCTCCTCCCTGGTTTTTGCGAAAGCAAAAAAGCAACTTGACAATTTAAACATTGCCCGTCTGGCGGAATGGTAGACGCACCTGACTTAAAATCAGGCGCCGAAAGGCGTGGGAGTTCAAGTCTCCCGATGGGCATTGCGTTGGCAAACGCAAAGGCGAATGGCTACTATGCACGGTTGCCGCCAGCCTGAGATTGGCCCCTTGGTTCGATTCCCTGGCCTCTGGTGAGGTGGGTTCCCAATCTCTCAATTTTTTGCCCTGGTAGCTCAGTGGAAGAGCACTACGCTACGAACGTAGGTTTTGCGGGGGTTCGAATCCCTCCCAGGGTGTTGCCTCCAGCAGGTTTGCTAGTGCGGTTCTTAAGAACAAGCAAGTGAGCCATTTCTTGAGGTTAATGACCTTGTAGCTTAGCGGCTTAAAGCGCCTCCCTGTCACGGAGGAGATCAGGGGTTCGAATCCCCTCAGGGTCGTTTTTGCTATCGCAAAAACCCAAAGCCATGGGTAACTGATGGCACAAAGGGTGTGAGTCCCGAGGGGAAAGCAACTGCAATTGTAATACCCGGCCCTTCAAAGTAACTTGCAGGTTTCTTCATAGGGATTTGGACGTTAGCTCAACTGGAAGAGCGCCGCCCACCGGTGGAGGTTGCGGGTTCGAGTCCCGTGCGTTCAATTTGCCCTCAGGTGAAAGTCTAGGGGTAATAATTACCGGGAGATCAAACCCTGGTAAAAAACGGGAATTAGCTCAGTCTTGGTGAAGAGCGCTCGTCTGAAAAACGAGAGGTCCGCAGTTCGATTCTGCGATTTCCGGTTGTTTTGCGATAGCAAAACTAAGATGGTTCAGCAATCTAAAAACTTTCTTTTTGGTAGAAAAACAACCATCTTGTGTAACCTCACAGTTACAAGCTTCGGAATTGACTTAGAAAGTGGTGCCGTCACCACTCACAGTTTTAACTGCAGAGTTTAGTCAATCTCCTTGATCGTAGCGGGTAAACGGTCTTCAACGGAATGTAGCTCAGAGGGAGAGCACTCGTCTGGGGGGCGAGAAGTCGTCGGTTCAATCCCGGCCATTCCGATACCGACCGCAATAGATCTTGCGCGGTCGGGTTCACCTAGTAAGTGGTGAGACGAATTACACGATTTCCCATCGGTAATACTATAAAAAGCAAACTTGCAAGAAAGGTGTAAGTCCTAGGTTGAGTCCTCGCCAAGGAAGCAACCCTCTCCGCGAAGCGATTGGCAGTCGTTAGCATAAGGAGAGCCAAACCGCTCCGTAGTTTAGTGGCAGAACGTCCCCGCGACGGGGTTAATTCGGGTTCGAATCCCGACAGAGCAATTTGCCCACAAGTGACAAATCCTATTTCATATGAAAGTAGAAACACCGAAATTGGTGAGAGAGATTCTTCAAGATGCTGAGGCAAGGAAACAACTGGCTGCTGCCATAGCTAATCCTTCTCTCACTGTCACACTTAAGGGTAAAACCTATACGCTGGAAAGCATTAAGTTACACACTTAGCACAAGGGCTCGTAGCTCAATTGGAAGAGCACCTGTTTTGCAAGCAGGGGGGTTGTCGGTTCGAGACCGATCTTGTCCACTTGGGGTCGCTCCCCCTCTGAGTAAGTCCACCAGGTCTATAATAGACGAAAGGGCTCCACGGGATGTAGCTCAGTTTGGTAGAGCCTTCGCTTTGGGAGCGAGAGGTCGCAGGTTCGAATCCTGTCATCCCGATTGCCGTAATTAACACACGGTACAATAACGCGGAGTAGAGAAGTAGAATCTCGTCAGGCTCATACCCTGAAGATCGCTGGTGCAAATCCAGCTTCCGCCATGTTTGCTCCAGCAAACCAACTATCTTGCATAACCTACCGGTTAGAGCGCGTAACGCTCGGTACCACCCCCCGAACGGGGTTCTCCCAGGCTTGTGCCCCAGGCCTGGAGCCTCCTGCCCCCTAAGGACAAGGTGCCCTACAAGGGCTTCCAGGCCCCTCTCAGAGGGGGCGGTAAGCCGACCCTTCCGGTTCGGTTCTCCGGCTTGTTTCTGCCTCGCAGAAACGCTATGATATTAACATGGAAATCACCGCTTCGTCATCGCCCCTTTCCCCCGCTGAGATGGTCATGGGTTTCGTACACCGGGCTCGCTCGTCCAGCTTTGCGGGCGGCTTCTCTGAGCGCGACTTTGCTGCTCATGTGCTTCTCTCCGCAGTTGATCAAGTTGATTTGGATCAATATTCGCGGGAAGCTTTTCTGGCGATCGCCGATGAATTGAGTCGCTATCGCCCGCTTGATATGGTCGAGGAACTGTCAGCCCGTCTTCGCCGTCGGGAAGCTAGCTTGCAGGCACGTCGTTTACGTCGTCAGCAGCGTATCGCAGACAGAGTAGAATAATACGAGGCTCAACTGGTTTTGAGCCACTTTAACTAGTGCAACTCTAAACCAACATGACAACCCTGTACGTCTTCAAAAAACCAGATATGTACTTGTACGAACCCTAGGCAAAACACCAGAGGAACCTCTCTTTTCGGTGATTGCCAGCGGTCCATGAAAGCCATTAACAAAGAACGGCTCCGTTTATTCTGACCTTAGCGGAGTGAAATACAATCTTAGACTCAAACAACTATGAAAATTAAGGCAATCACACCTCTTGGAACTTTTGTCTCTGTAGAGCAACCCTTCACCGAGTCTCAAAGGAAAAGACTCGACGAGATCTTGACAAATAATATAGAAGACCTTAAGTTCTACACTTGTGTAACTGAGGAGGGTCCGGTATATTTCGGGCTGAATGTAATTCAAAACTCCGTTTTTGTCCTCCTGGACTGAAATAAGGGGGCAGTCACCGTGGCCCTTTATCGGGAGATTAGCTCAGCGGTAGAGCGCCTGCCCTACAAGCAGGATGTCATCGGTTCAAGCCCGGTATCTCCCATTTGCTCTGAATCTAGATGAAGGGCAAAGTTTTCAACCTGTGAAAACCTGGTAATGCGCACCCTGCCAGTGTCTGGCTTTTTCGATAAGAGCCCGTTACTAGCCTATATCAACGTTAAAATAAGGGTAGAGCGGAGGTCGCGCCTTCGCATCTTAGGTATGTAGCCAAGTGGTAAGGCAGCTCACTGTTAATGAGCCCAGCGTAGGTTCGATCCCTACCATACCTGTCCCAAGGGCTTAACACCCTCGGCAAGCCCCTATAGCTCAGTGGTAGAGTGCCTCTTTGGTAAGGAGGAGACGCGAGTTCAATTCTCGCTGGGGGCTTTCGCTTCGCAAAGGTTCGGTTAACCGCCCCGAAACGTTCGGTTCTCACCCTTGGCAAGCCCTGGCAAAGACCCTATAGTTAGAGCATGAACGAAGACACCAAGCGGCGGATCCTTGAAACTCTCCAAGATGAGCGGGAGGCTCGGTCCAAGGCCCTTGCCTCGCGAGGTTTCACGAGTGAGCAAGCCCACGCTTACATCGCGGGATACACGGAATCCGTTCTCAACCGCATCCAAGAGCTTCTCTCTGATTCAATCTTGTGACGAAACCCGTGAGCCGAAACCAAAGCAGATACCTCAGAGAGGTTAGAGACTTTCCTACGAAAATTGCTAAGCAACTCTGGAAGAAGTTTGCCAGAAGAGCAGTTAGACTCCGCAACAAGAAAACCTTTGAACGTGAAAACCATGACAAATACCAACGCGACTGACGCCCAAACTGTGATCCAACAAGGTTTGAAGATCAACCAACTTCTGCGAGAAATTGATTCCCTTAAGAGTCTGGCAGAGGATATGATCCACGCTCTAAATATGGCCTCGTATGACGTTGAGGATCCTTCCAAGAGCCACCTGCTGGAGGTGAACGCCGACCAATTTAGCGATAGGTTCCTGTCGATTATTCGGTCAGAGCCCTGAGTTTACTTTCCTAAGGCAACCCTATAATAGGTTCAACGTTCCAGTGGCCAAGTGGTCTAAGGCTGGTGCCTGCAAAGCACCGATCGTCGGTTCGACTCCGACCTGGAACTTTGCGTTAGAGTGAAAATTCTAAAGCCACGCTGGCTTAGCTCAGTTGGATAGAGCAGCTGTTTTGTAAACAGCAGGTCGTCGGTTCGAGTCCGACAGTCAGCTTTTTAAATCAATCGAAAATGTCAAGGGTAACCCTAAAGCAGCTGATCAAACAAGGTTTCGAACAAGAACCTCGTGACGGCACCGTGACAATTTTTCGAAACCTGCGGGACGGAAACTTGTATCGCATCTACCTGGCTTCCCCACGGATGTATACTGGAAGCCGGTTAATTGCTGAGCGCATGTTTTATCCCAACGGAGTCACAAAGCGGATTCCTGAGTCCCATCAGAAAGATTACGTTGTTGTTTCCTATCGATAATCATGATTGATATCAACGAATGAAACCCACGAATTCTCCACCTGAACTTTTCCTGCCGCTTGAACGAGCTGTCGTAGCTGCAGCCTATCAGAACCTTTTGATTGATCGAATCAACGTTCCCCTTGAACAGGGTGAAGAGGAAACCCCTTGGCAAAATTACCTTGAAGAGGCTCGCTACCTTCTTAAGGAGACTGGGGAAAACTACAAGGGTCAACACGGTCATCCCACTATCAAAGTTTTCACTGAAAATTAAGACCCTGAATTATGGAAATTTGGCAAACCTACCGAAACGCCGACGACATTGAAGGGCGAGGCCCCATGGTCCCTGACCGGGCATTCCTCCATGAGCACCATGCTGCTGAGTACATTGATGCCCAACCGGGCATTATGGGCCGGAGGGGGGAATGGTCCAAGCAAAAGTATGGGGATTGGGAGATGAAGAGGGTGTTTGTGTATGAACACAGCGTCATTGAGCAAGAACGCCAATTGGCTGCGCTCAAAGAAACTGCGTTAGCTAAGCTCACTGTGGCGGAAAAAGAGGCTCTGGGACTATGACGATCAAGTCAATCTAAAGACAGATGGGAAAGTATTCTTGCAATGTTGACGGAAAGGTTCTGGACTGGAAGTTCACCAAATCTAAGGCTAGCTCTGGCACCGAAATAACTTGGAACTTCTTTCTAGGTGAAACGTTTATTGGGCAGATGGTTAAGGCCCGACGCAGCGGGTGGGACCCGTACGTTCACCATACTCGGTGCCCTTTCGGCGGCCTGCAAGGTTTTGCAACCAGGTACGATGCGGCAGAGTACATGCTGAAAGTTTGCGGTTTCATCAAACACCCGGACCAGCAGTATATCGCAGAGATGATAGACTTGGAGCACATGCCTTTCGAGTTTGGGACCTTCAAGGAGTTTATTGACTGCAAACAGAAACTAAAGGTTGCTGAAGAGAAGTTGGCTGCTGCGTATGAAAGGGAAGTTGCACTAGAGAGTCAGCTCTCTTGGGCCGAAAACCCTGAACGTATGGGCAACTAACTCACACCAAATAACACTAACCCTACCAAAAAAATGAACCCTGAAGAATTTTGCATTTGGTTAAGAGGCTTCCTAGATGGGGCTGATACTTTATATGGCCTTAGCCTTGATAAATTGAATACACTTGTAGAAAAACTGAACTCGGTCTCACCCCAGTCAGTTAAAACGGAATTCACCCTCCCTAAGATTACAGAAGACGAAGCTTATCGTATGAAAAAAGCAATTGACGATTACCAATGGCCACCTAAAAAGAGTGACCCCTGGGCACCTCCGTACAGATTTACCTGTGACAGTCAGGAGCCTGATATTAGATTAAACTGCTGATTCCCCCTAAAATTATAACAAAAATGAGTCAAAACGACTTCCTGTGTTGGCTTCAGGGCTACATCCTAGGTGTAACCGGCACTCAATTATCAGACGAACAAGTTGATCGTATCCATGGTAATCTGGTAAAAGTCACTTACCCGCCACAACCGGGGCAAACACCTTTTCCTGTTAACGGCCAGAGCCCAACCGGGGAACTTTACCGCTGTTAATTCCACTTTCATAAACACAATGCAATCACGAGACTTTTGCTACTGGCTCCAAGGACTCTTTGAGCTTGGGAACCCTCAGACGCTTACCTCTGAGCAAATCCAAATCATCCGCAATCACCTCAACATGGTTTTCTACCATGAGATTGACCCTAGTTTCGGGGGACCCGAGGTTCAGGATGCCCTAAACACGCTACACTCGGGGTCTGTCTCACTGTCAAACCAAACACAGTCTAGCGAGTTGTTTCACCCCGCCCAAAGACCCCCACGAAATGGTCCCCTCATGAAATGCTGAATTGCGAGTAACGTGAACTGATAAGAAAAATGGACAGCAAGACTCGAGAAGAAATCTCAGCATTGATTGATGGCAAAATTCGTGAGCATGAATTCAAGGTTGGTTGGGTCAGCGGACTCATTGGCGTGGCCTTCGTGGTTGGTATAGTCCATGCTATTTGGCTGCTGAAACAGCTTGCCTCGTTTACGGCTGCGAGCTGAAGGTAAAATAACCCTGTAAATAAACAGGGAACAAGGTTGGATAGTTCAGAGGTAGAACGGCTCTTTCATACGGAGTAAGTCGCAGGTTCGAATCCTGCTCCAGCCATTTTACCGGGGTAAGTTTAACTGAGTCCACGAAACATATGCAGAGTTCTTTTTCAGCTAAAGCTATTGAGACAGTTAACCTTCTCCTGGGTAGTTCAGGCACACTTGACTACACACGTTGTGTAAGACCGGATGGTACCGCCTATGGGACTTCAGGTTCCTGTCGCAAGGGTACGCAGCAAAATAAAGCTGAAATTCGGAAGCTAAAAGCCAAGATAAAAGAAGCTGAGGGGGTTATAGAGTACCAGCTGAAAGCAGGCGACCCGGCATACGCAAGTCTCTGGGCCAAGCGATTAGAGGAACACAAAAGAAAACTAACCGAACTTGAGGGCAATGAGCCGGTCAAGCCAACTACAAAATCAAACGCTCCAGTCTTAACTGGCGTTGAAAAAAGCGCCTTGGTTAACTATATGACCGGGGGCTCCATGGAAACTGGGAATTTGCTGGATATAAACTGGAGGCTCAGGGGATTAGGTGAAGGGCTGATCTCATCTACCGAAAACGAACAAATCAAGAATCTGGACTCAGCCTTGAAGAAACTACCCGGTAATTCGTCTGGGCAGGAGTTTTATCGGGGTGTATCTTTGGAGCCTGAGCAAGCCAGGAATCTCTTAACTTCACTGAAAAGTCAAGGGTCGTGGAAAGACCCAGGTTTTCTTCCTACTCGCGAGACAGAGAACAGGCAGAAGAGTTTGCAGGTCAAGGGGAAGTTTCCGTCATTTTCATTACGCGGTCCAAAAACTTACGAGATGCCGGTAAATACGCTCCCGAAGAATTTTCGGATCAGCAAGAATCAATCCTCCCCCGGAATACCCCTTTAAGGGTTACAAACATTAAAAAAGACGGCGAGCTAATTGTGGTCCATCTGGCTGATTGAGCTTCCCATATCCACAATTAAACTTCCTTGGCTCAGCGGTTTCAACCTTTGGTGCAAGGGGGTAAGTTTAATTGAGCTCCCTTAACAGATGCAAAGCTCCTTTTCAGTCGATGCCCTAAACAAAGTCGACCGGCTCTTGGCTGGTGCGGATGCTTTAGACTTCACTCGTTGCGTAAGGCCCAATGGCACAGCCTAGGGGACAGCAGGTCAATGCCGTAAAGGAGTAGAACGTCCAGAAGAAGAGACGGAGAGGCAAGATCGTGAGAAAAAACAAGTTCTGTATCTGATTGACAAGCGTTACTCCGATGACCCGGAAAGAAAGGCCAAGGTTCTTAACAGCTTCGAGGCCAACGGAAACTTAGCCGACAAGATTCGAGAGTTGGATGACGGGAACACCGTAATACTTTCAAACCACATGAACATTCATCTGGAGAGAAAACTCAATGACATTGACAGTGTATCCCTGACATTAGTAGGCAGAGCAGACCAAAAAGTAAAAGAGATCAGCTTCACTGCCAACGGGGAATTGGATTACGGAAGCATAGAAGATCCAAAGGATCGCGTCAAAGCTGCTTTAACTGTACGAAAGTTATTTACGATGCTAACAAAGGCTTTGAACCCAGGGGATATGCTCTCTTGCTACGCCTGGGATGAAGACGGAAGAGAGCAACAAAGAGAAAAAGCCTACAAGAAAATTGGCTTTCAGCCCCAGGCTGACGGTAGTTTGTTAGGAGAAGTTCAATCGGGTGGCGGTGTTGCCTTCCGAGCTGAACCTGCATTCTCAGAAAGCAAAGGAAGCTGGGTAGACTGGTATGTGGCCCTATTCGGTGAGCTGCCCCGGAGAAGCTCCTCCAAGGCTCTCTGAGGCTGCTTAGGCGAAGGGCTACCCTTCCGTGCCCCTCGGCTGAGACCCCGTCCGAGGCTCCTCTAGCCCCCTTAGAGCGGTGGTGCGTCTTTGCTGAGCAAAGGGTCGGTCTTTACTACGTAAAGGGTCGGTAAGCCGCCCTGAACCGTTCGGTTCCCACCCTTGGCCTTCGGTCACAAAGGTAGTATAGTATTTGTATGAAAAGCGACCTCACTCCCGTCCACTTCGCTGCTATTGAAGAAACGCTAACCCTGATCGGTAGTGGGTTCGAACCACGCAGTCTCATGAACAAACTTCTGTTCGATCTTTTTCCGAACGAAGACCAAAAGTTCTTGGATTACTGGGCTGGTTACAGGTTCGTTCACCTAAAAGGAACTGCTTTTCTGTCGAGTCGAGAATGGATCCTGACAGACATGGTTCGCGAAGTTCTTCAAGGCACTGCCCAAAAGTGGTTTGAAGATTGGCTTCAAGAGCACGGTCAGGTAGCTGCCTGATCACAACAAACCGGCATAGTTCAGCGGACAGAACGCGAGCCTTCTAAGCTTGATGTCGGGGGTTCAAATCCCTCTGCCGGTGTTTGTCTACTTAATCAAATGTTTCAAGATCGCGAATCCTACCTGCGCGAAGTTGCCGAATGGCAAGCAACCTACGCCCAGCTGAGTGAGCGCCAGCGCAACCGCAAACTAGAAATCAAGGGCACACAGCGGAACGCCAGTGAAATCCCCGTGTTTTCTTACCTCTGGCCCGTTGAACAGCAAGAGGCGTGGAACCGTGAATACGGTCGCTCCTACGGCTCCTACACGAGCCGACATTCCGCCTTGCAGCTCACCGTCAACGACGTAGCCCTTCAGGCCCAAGCAATGCTTCGAGCTCGCTCTGCCATGAAGGCTGAAGCCGGTCGCCAAACAGCCTTGCTTCCCGCTGTTGTCTGAACCCTTCGGAGGGGCGGTGAACCGAACGAACCGGTTCGGTTCGCAGCCTTGTTTTCGCCTCGCGAAAACGCTATGATTATTGTATGAAAACAGCCTACCGAGTCGACGTCATCACTGGAACCAACAAGCGCAACCGGCGTGAAGTTGTCAATCGAGACGGATTTACCGTTTTCAGTGAAGCCCAGCGTTGGCGAGATTCGGTAGCTCGTGAAAATCCGCAAGCGTTGGTTGTAGTTACCGCATACGCTTCTCCAGAGAGCCTACTAATTAGGCTCTGACAGGAACCTCTCAGAAAACAATGAAATCGAAAACCTATTCATTCGCAAAACAACCTGGCCGCAAGGTTTCTCTTTACGAGGTCGAATGCCTTGAGGATAGGGTGAACACCTTGGAGTCTTGCCTAGAGCACTCAGAACGGCTGAGGAAAGTAGAAAACCTGAGTGCCGATAACTTTGAGCACTTTCTCATCGAGAATGAGCCCCTGGTTGCGTTCACACCTGAAGGAGAGTCCTTCTTTCCTTGCACCTCCTCGATCTCAAAGTCAGGAAACGGTGTAGGAAAGTTCGCCCGTCAGTGTTGACGGCCACGCTCCTTTAGCTATCTGGTGAAAGCAGCAAACTCATAATTTGCCTCAGACGTGTTCGATCCACGTAAGGAGCATTCTAAAACAACGGAGTTACAAATGGATTATAACGATCTCTTAATCGAGATTTTAAACATGACACCGGAACAACGCACCCAGAAGGTGAAAGTTGCTGATGGCGACCACGGAATGGGTTTCTCTGAATCTGATTGTACAGACATCCGACGGCTTGAAATCTTAAACTGGTGCGGCCCGGCGCTGTTTCTTAACTAACTTTGATACCAATGCTAACACGAGAGCAAGAAACGTCAGTTATGCGTTTCTACGACGAACTTTCCCTTGATCATAGAGAATCTGTAAACTTCTTTGTTAACATGGTTTCCAGACTAACTGACTTTGAAGCCATCGAGATTGACACAACCAATAATAAAGTTCACTTAAAGAAACTTTGACTCCATAAGCCTTGTTAGCTCAGCTGGATAGAGCACATCTTTCCTAAAGATGAGGTCGCAGGTTCAATTCCTGTACAGGGTGCTTTTCACAGGTAGGAACACAAAGGGGGTAGACTCCTCACACAACAAATCACTGAATCAAAATGGAAAAAACAAAGAAACTGGTTAAAGAATACAAGTTGGACCCTGAAGAAACCAGGTACCTTCGGCCTTTGGAAGAGGACCTTGAAGACCTTCCCACAGACTTAAGTGAACTTGTAAGCCACATTAATTCTCTCATAGATGAAGGTTTTACGACCTTAGACGTAGACATCTCTGGATGGGAGGGGTCCGGTACAGCTTATCTTTCCTATTTCAAAGAAAGAGAGGAAGCTGACGCAGAATTTCAGGCACGACTGAAAGTTGAACAAGAAAGGGAAGAAATAGCAGAAAGACGGAGGGTGACTATTGCGGGACTATCCCAGGAGCAAAGAGAGGCTTTGGGCATTAGTCAATACGCTTCTTAGAGTTCTATTGAAAACAAAAACAAAGGCAAAATGACGAAACTCAAAAGACTGACTGTGTATGACTACAAAATGCAGTCTAAAAAGAGCAATACACCGATGATGCTACTTATGTTTTCAGTGGGGAAATTTCAGCAGTTATTGCGTATCTTCAAGATATCTTAAACGAGGGTTTCACCCACATGGATACAGAAAAGTGGGTTGAGGAGGAGTACGGCCATGGGTATGCAATGTGTGAAACTAAATATTACAAAGTTAGAGAGGAGACTGACGGAGAATATGAAAAACGGTGTGAAAACCACCGAAAACAAAAGGAAGCGGAAAAAGTTAAGGCGGAAGCAAGGAGGGTAGCAATGGAAGCATTGACCCTTGAGCAAAGGGGCGCACTTGGGATTCGTTGACTTCGACTTCCGATGGCGTAATAACCGAACCTTTTTGTACGGTAATCCGAACCCACACCCGAAAGTAAACGACCTCTAATAGCACCAACACCCTCCAGCCCCAAACCCTAAGCAAACCATGCCAAGCCCCAAACAACCACAATCCGGCGAAGAAAAAGCTCTTCGCAAGCAGCAACGTCTGGAAAAAGAAGCTGAATTAAAGGCCGCCGTTATCCAGACTCAAAAGAAGGAGATGGAGAATTACTTCCAGGGTTTACCTCGTCTTATCCTTAATTTGCTTTCAGAACTTGATAAAGAGGTTATTGACTATACCTTAAAACAACCGGAATCCAATAAATTCGAACTTACCACCCATAATTCAAACTTCGGCCTCTCAGATAATAGCCTTAATTTTACGGTATCTCAAGATGACTACTCTTACTCTGACTACGTTAATCTGAAATACAATATCGATAATGCCTTCTCAGTGATTGAGTCCATTAGACGCTCTCGTCTTGAAGAAGAAGAAAAACACCGTAAACGGCAAGCTGCCCTTGCAAAACTTGACCCCGAAGACCGTAAACTTCTAGGGCTTTGATTGCCTTTGAGAAGCAAAGACTACTATTCATGGCCAACCAATCAACCCAAATGAAGCCCGAATTTCGCATCCGAGAACGCCACTATGGCAGCGAATCTATACCTTATCGTACAACCTTTTTCTACTGTGAGAAAAAATTTCTATGGTTCTGGATACCAGTGTTTAAGATAGATGTCGGTAAAGGCAGAGACGTAATCCGAGGTTTCGGGTCCCTGGAAAAGCCCAAAAGGCAATAAGTGACTATTGCGAATACACGAAGTTTCACTACCCCTGCTAAAACAATGACCGAACCCCCAATCAAAAACTGCTCTACATGCGGCCACAGCACCCCCGGTGAGTATAGCTCGCAAGTAGGCAAAGATCGATATCGCTTTTGCAATCTTTGCAGTGAGTCTTGTTCTTTGGTCAATAACCCAGCACTATCGGGCTCGCATTGGGCTTGCTTTAGACACAGCCAATGGGTACCTCAACCAACCTCGCCACCGAAACCCTCAACTATTTGGCAACAAATCGGTAAGGCAATCCTTGCCAAACTTACGCCGGGTTACCCAAAGTGAAGGGAGGTTCGGTCTTTGCTACGCAAAGGACGGTTACCCGAACCGACCCGTTCGGTTCCCCCCCTTGTTTCTGCACTGCAGAAACGGTATAGTATATGTATGGAAAGCACTACCTCTCGCCGTGGAATCCTCTGGTTGTCTGACCCAGACCAAGAGTTTCGGGTGTGCACAACCTTTGCCAACGCTGCACGCCACTTGCATGTGACTTTGCAGTTTGGGATTTATGAGAACGAGATTCCTGCCGGGATTTTGGGTCACACTTTCTCTGTTCGGGCTACAAGCATCTGTTACAATACCCGAATTCAAGCTTTGCGCGTAGAACTGCCTACCGAACTCCAAGACGTTTGTCAAAACGAAAACCCTCATATGACAATCTCGATGATTCCTGGAGTTCGCCCCGTTGAGTCAAACGAGATGTTGCAGGGTTCCTATCATTCCGAGTCAGTAGACTTTGAAATGTCTCTCATCTGCGAATTTTCACCCTTCAACTAATCATGTTTCCTAACAGTCCAGAAAAAATCGTGTCCTTCCAGGTTGTACCTGCAAGCTGCCTTGAATACCCAAGCGAGCTAGGAGAGAGTGTGGTATATTTGACCAAAGAGCACGTGGTTGCCCTCGACTCAGAAGGGATGTTATGGGCAAGAAACGTTGACGAAACAGGTTGGACCTGCTTAAACCCTTCCTAAATTAAATCCGGAGACCAATGACAGCAACTTCTTTTGATGACATCCTCGACGAATACTATGAGGAAATGAACCAATACATGAAAAATCTGGCAGTTGAACTAGGTGTGTCCATCTGGTGCGCGGAAGACGTTTGGTACTTGCGTACTCGTTCACGCCACACCCCGGAACTGGAAGCCGAACTGATTGCACTCCATGCTGCAGGCACTCCTCCGAACATGTGTGATTTCGGTGTGACCGAAAACACTCAGGCTTACATCCGAGAATCTTGCGCTGACACCCGAGGGTGACTGTGTCAAGTAACGAAGATGAAAAAGACGCCGAACTGTTTCGATTCCGGGCGCAAGAACTATGTGCCCGCCGCAAAGAAGTTTCTAATGCACTAGAGTGGTGCAGAACTCCAACCGAAGCCCGAAACACCCTTTCCGCCATCATGACGTTGAAAAAAGCTTGTCCAAAGTCAAATCCCTAACTTCCGTAAAAAAAATGATCCCCAACATTAAATCCAAGGACATCGAAGTGCGCCTGCTCAGCGAACTTTCTCCGCAACTTCCGGCAGTCAAAGAACCTGACAATCGCCGTTGTGTATACAAGCAGATTCAAGCAGAATTTCGCCATGAGGGGTTGTACTGAACTGAATTAGTTCCCCCCAATTAAGGGGACACACCCACGTAGCACAGCGGTAGTGCAGCCGTTTCGTAAGCGGCAGGTCGCTGGTTCGAGTCCAGTCGTGGTTTTTCCTTTACTCTTACAAAGTGCCTTCCTTTATTTACAGACCAGAAACTCGAATTGCTGTTGGAACCTTATTAAGCGTCATTGGCTTGGCAATTCCGGGTCGTTCTCCGGGTATAATTTTTTGTGCTGTCGGTGGCGCGTTACTTGGGTCGGGAGTTTCTGGTTTTCTTCGGTGATTGCCCCCGGACAGCTTAACCGACTATCTATAACTCTGGATCCCTTGAAATCAAAATGGTAAAATCAGCCCGAAGACGCCACCATGCCATGCGCCTGAGGAATAAATGGCTGAGGCTGCTACACAACCTGAGCCCTGAGCGCGGTCTTGACTGCATCACCTTTGGCAAGGTCTATAGCAAAGACCCAATTGATTGCGGAAACCCACGGTGCAAACTTTGCTCTTATGCGAAGGTCTTACACAGCAAAGAGAAAAGGTTGCTTGAGAAGAGAGTTGCCAAGAATGAAACTTTAGAATTTAATAAGGAGGGCGGTTAACCGTCCCGAACCGTTCGGTTCCCACCCTTGTTTCTGCGTTTCAGAAACGCTATAATATGATTATGAAGAAACCAACCTACACCATTTCAGCGGTAAACACCGACGGCTCATCCGAGTTTCCTCGTCCCGAATGTCTACCTCAAGCTGGCGATGTCCTTGTGGTTGAAAAGCCTTTCAGGACTCTGGCTGGTTATGACTATCAAGTTGGTTCTAGGCTGCGTCTTATTGAGCGAACGCTAGATGCCCCTTTTAGACTTCTCAGTTCTCTTGGTAATTGGGTGGTAGAATGCCCATTTCAAAAGTCCGTATGGACCAATATTGAGCTGATGATTGCTGAGGGGACGTTGAGTTGTGACAGGGGACCCGAAGCTGGGGAATGGCTACCGATTAGTACCGCTCCAAAAGAATACAAACCTTACTCAATGTTTGTCGTGATTGCTATGGATGTCACCGTTGGCGCCGCGATCCGCTATACGACAGACCCCTATTGTGTTTACCGCACGGGCGGAACATACGTGAGGTGGCCACACTTTTTTCCTCCAACACATTGGAGGCCACTCCCTGATTATAACCCAAAAACCAAATGACTAACTTCCTCAGTAGACTCAATGCCCTTCTTCCCCCAAAGAAGAAATTCATCGTGCTCACAGATTTAAAGTCGGGCGACCCGTTAACTCCCCAGACCAACCTGCCAACTTAAACGTACAAACCAACATGACACTTACACCCGAACAAATTAGTCTCTTCAATTCTCTCGTAGAGAGACTCCAGGCTAAAGCTTCCCGGCCACATGCAATTGATTACCGAGGCGATGACTTTTGTGCGATAGATGCAGGAAGCTATGACGATGCTTTCGATTGGGGCTGCCAAGTAGGCGAGATTGACTATGCCCGAGAACTATGCAACTTTCTGAAAGTTCCCTACACCGTAGACAAAGAATGGTGACGCCTCCACTCATTTACGTGGCTGCACCTTACAATGACCCTGACCCGGTAATCGTCCAAAGGCGCATGGAAACCGTTACTTACGAGCTTGCTGTATTGGCATCAAAAGGCTCCGTTGCTTTCTCTCCACTGCTCATGCACTTTTGCTTAAACACGGGCATCGAACTCCCGTCTGACTACAATTTTTGGGAGAATTTCTGCCTGACAATGCTGAGCAAATCAGACGCACTCGTGGTCTTGACACTTCCAGGATGGGTTGGGTCTTCCGGAGTTCAATCCGAAATTTCCTTTGCCAAGGATATAGACATTCCAATTTCTTATCAAACACCAAAGCAAAATGACTACACAAATTCGACAAGCAGTATTTGAGACCAATAGCTCAAGCACTCACTCACTCAGTATATCCTCGGGTGACTCTACTGATCTACTAAGCACCCTGCCATTGGACGAAGAGGGAAACGTTGTACTCATCGGAGGTGAATTTGGTTGGGAAATTGAAGACTACACTGACGCCGACATTAAGGCTAATTACGCGGCTATCTATGTTGAATCTTGGGCAGGAGAGAAAAGTGAGGAATACAGGGAAGTTCTAAATTCGGTGATCAAACAGCAAACCGGTTGCTTCAGTGTTGTATATGACCTTAACACGTCGTGGGAGGAAGGTAAAGATCCTTCCTACATTGACCACCAGTCTGTAGAAGGAGGTCAGTTAGACTACTTGTTTGAAGACCCCGAACTCTTGCGACAGTTTATCTTTAACCCCCGCAGCGTCCTTCACACCGACAATGACAACTACTGAGTCAATTCTTCACAGTTACAAAAACGGCAACTGCAAAGTTACCTTATGCTCGAATGGGACTAAGATCCGAGAAACCCTTGACAACAACCCCCCGTGGGCGAGACACCCGGAGAGTATTGACGTGAAAATTACAAACTTTTGTGATCTAGCGTGCCCCTACTGTCACGAAAATTCCACCCTTGGGGGGAAGCCTGGGGATCTGAACCGTTTGCTTTCCATACTGAAGCCCTTGCCAGCAGGAGTGGAGCTGGCCATAGGCGGTGGTAACCCGCTTTCCCATCCTGAACTCATTCCGTTTTTAACCGAAGTACGCGACAGGGGGTTAGTATCAAATCTAACTGTGAACGAAAGACACTTGAAACCCTACGAGTTTCTTTTGAGTACCCTAAGTAGGAAAGGCTTGGTCAAAGGAATCGGAGTTTCTGTCACAGGTACAAACTTACCTCTTCTCAAGCAATTTCTAGAAAACAATCCGCACACTGTGTTCCACGTGATCGCAGGGGTTCATTCCCCGGAAGTCTTGTCGGACCTTAGCGCTCTGGAAAACAGCAAAACTTTGGTCCTAGGGTACAAAACGTTCGGACGAGGGATTCAGTACTATAGCGACAAAACCAAACAGTTGCTAACCGAATGGTATCGAACTATACCATCTTTCCTTGGAAAGATCCACTTGTCGTTCGACAATCTAGCCGTTGAACAGCTTAACATTAGGAGATTGTTGACAAACGCAGGGTGGTCCAAGTTTTACATGGGTAATGACGGTACATTCACCATGTACATCGACGCTGTCGAAGGCACCTACGCAAAGACTAGCCGGAGTATTAAACGAACCCTGTTCAAGGAAATGGACTTAATCACCTACTTCCGGAACCTACCGAAGTTTGCCTAGTCCGACTTTTATAAAACGACGGTTAACCCTCCCGCCCGGTTCGGTTCTCCGGCTTGTTACTGCAACTTAGAAACGCTAAACTTATTCCATGAAAGACGAACAACACGCCACTTTAAGCCACGAAACAACATCGGAGGAGCGTCCTATTTGCTTCCTTAAAATTGAACTGGCCCCGAAAGATGGCCGCCCTATTTGGGCTAAGGGGTATATTTGGGGTGATACTTCTGGTTCCTTGGGCACTTTTTGTGTATGGGCCTATTGGGACGGAAATGTTTGGAAAGAAGCTGGAGTAGAGAACTCAAGCCTTAATTCCCGTCACCTGTATGAATACATGCCCCTTACACTGAACTCTGCTGTCAGAGATATACCAATCTAGTTTAATTCCGATAACTCTAAACATACCGGATCACAACAAATGAAAAAAGCCATCTACAAGTTCTACCAAGACCACGGCCGGATGGGTAGCCTCGAAGGAATCTTCGTAGCTGACCCCGAAGAAGTAAAGCGACTGATTAACAGCCAAGAAGAAATCTACTTTGGCGAAGTCCTTGGAAAGCACAGTGAAATTTTCGGCCCCATTAGCGAAGGCGAAATCACAATGGTATCCGACGATCCCGCGTTTGTAAAGCTTTTTGAATTCCACGATTTATCTTCTGGGTATTGTCCCTTTGATTATCTCGAAGATGATGACTACGGTGATGATGACTATGAGGGACCCGAAGGCCCCTGCCCAGCTTGAATTAACGGGCACCAAAGTGAATCCCAATGCTCCACCCCTCAAATAAGTACCTAAAATCAAAATGACCAACTTCCCACCCACAATCCCACAAATTAAAGCACTTCGTGAAAAAACTGGGGCAGGTATGATCCTTTGTAAGGAAGCACTTATTAACTCCAAAGGCGATGAAGCAGGGGCAATCACTTGGCTGCGCCAAAAGGGTATTGTCTTAGCTGATGGTAAAATTGGTAGGGCTGCCAAAGAAGGGATCATCTCCAGCTATATCCATACAGGTGGCAAGATCGGTGTACTCATCGAAGTGAATTGCGAAACTGATTTTGTGGCAAGATCTGGGCCATTCCAAGAGTTCGTTCGCACTTTGGCAATGCAAATCGCAGCTTGCCCCTCCGTTAATTACATCTCAATTACCGAAATTCCAGAGTCTATTCTTTTGGACGAGACACGGATCGAAATGAGCAAGGAAGATCTTGCAAAGAAACCCGAAGCAATGCGTGGCAAAATTGTTGAAGGTAGGGTAGCCAAACGTTTCAAGGAAATGTCTTTGATGGACCAACCATATATCAAAGATGGCACAATGACTATCGAGACTTATGTCAAAAACTTCGCTGCTACGGTTGGCGAAAACATCGTTGTGAAGCGATTCGCTCGCTTCGTTCTCGGCAACTCCTGAACCTGTCACCTGCGAACAAATGTGGAGCCCAGCATATCTACCATTGTGGATGAGGCAACCATTGCCCCCCATTAATAAACGCACACAAGCGTCTCAGGTCGAAGAAATGGCTCTCAAGGCCGAAGAGATGGCTAACAAAGCCGAACGCATGGCTCTCAGGGCCGAAGAAATGGCTCTCAGGGCCGAAGAAATGGCTCTAATACTCCTATCATTAGAAATTGAATTTGATCAGCGGCGAAAACAATGAATATCAAACTTGCAACTCCCGGGGTCCGGGTAGCTTATATTCCGGGACACGCTTTTGGAGACATGGCCCATCCAGACGTTGAACATGGTATTGTATCATCTAGCAATGGCAAATACGTGTTTGTAAGGTTTGACAGAACAGTTTCACGATTCGGGTGGGACGGAGCTACATCACAATCTTGCTGCCCTGAGGATTTGGTAATCCTATGAATAAGCCCTACTTGTTAATTGCCGGAGACTGCTATTACCCCCATGACACTTTAGATTGGGTAGGTTGTTTCTCAACCTACGAAGAAGCTCGAGAGCAAGTAGAACCCATTACTACACATGATTACTACACTCAAGGGAAAAACAAGGGTGAAATTAAGTCTACTCGCACTACTTATGTTGTGAAAGGCGAAGAGTATGGAGCCCGGACTTGTGATTGGTACGAAATTGTTGACTTGAAGCGATGGACACAGTAAACACCTCCCTACAAGGACCGGTCACCCGAACCGAACCGGTCGGTTTGCACCCTTGTTTCTGCAGCGCAGAAACGGTTTAATATTAGAGTGAAAGACTCCGAAGCCCTGTTGACACGACTCGTCGAGGGTAAATACTAAGTTCCTATGTACTCAGCAATGACTATTGAAACTGAAGCCATCGATAAAATCGAACTGGTATTCAATCACATTCAAAATGTTCAAAGAAGTTGTTATAAGCTAGGGCTGAAACTTATGAAGCGTGGAGATATTGAACTTGGTCGCAACCTAATTGCCAACGGACAAATCCACGACAACTCCAAATTTAAAGGCATTGAGTTTGCCCACCTTTTTCATTCAGACCCTTTGCTTTCTGAAGTCGTCAAGCACCATCAATCTGTGAACCCTCATCACCCCGAATACTGGGGTAGCATCCACGATATGCCAAAAGTTTACGTTGCTGAAATGGTGTGCGATTGGTATGCTCGGTCAACTGAGTTCGGTACCGGTATTCGAGAGTGGATTGATAGCAAAGCAACACAAAAATTCTCCTTCACTACTGAAGACCAGGTGTACAAAACCATTCAGGAAATGTTGTTCTTACTACTTGAGCCGAGCTTCAGCTAGCCTGGGTTATCTCTCTTTCGCACAGCGAAGGCTCGGGTAATCGACCGAAGACTTTCGGCTTGCACCCTTGTCTTTGCAACTCAAAACTACTATACTATAAGTATGAATTACAACGAGTTCCTCAAGCGTTTTTGGGATAGTGCCGGAGAGGCGCGGCATAGTTTAAGGGTAGGGCAGCACCTTATGAATGAACTTGGCAAGGTGAGCCCCATTGCTTACAGCCGAATTCCCTCAGAGTTAGACCCGTTCTACAACGATCTTCTTCTCCCCAACTTCCTCAAATACCTGAAAGCAAACTGGAACGACCTGACCGATCCACTCAATTCTCCCGAACGCAAATGACTCGTGTAGTGCCACTGTCTAACAAAGCTAAGAATCGTTTGGTCAACACCATGGAAAGTAACCCGGATATCCGCATTGAACAGCGGAAGGGTAATAAGGTGTTTTTCATTTCAGCAAACGGAAAGTACTGTGCCTGGGTCGATCTTTCCGGCGACCCTAACTGGGTCATTGTTCTTTAACACACCTGTCTTTAACCTTAACGTGACTCAACTAAAGACCGAAGTACCTTCCCAAACCATTAGCGATCCGATAGCCCTTAGCAACCCTGTTGTTGATAGTGTCCTTATTATAATACTTTTCACCGCTCTCGTTTTCATGTTGAAACTCGCTGTGAAAGTCTCGAAAGTTCGGTAAACCGAACCGATCCGTTCGGTTCTCACCCTTGTTTCTGCAAGGCAGAAACGCTATGATTATTGTATGAAACACTACCGGCTGTCCGTATCGGGTGAAGTGGTTACCAAGATCGTTGGTTTCGACTCACCCGACTCAGAACTTTACATTATCGCCCACGCTCACAATCTTTTGAAGTCGGGTGATTTTTTCTTCTTGGAGAAGGCAATTCTTGAGGAATGCCGTCCTAAAGATGAATCTGACGTCACTGTCGCAGAGTTTACTTTTAGCCGAGAAGGTTGGACTGCTTTCTACCCTGCGAGGGTCTAGGGTCTAAGGGCAAAGCCCTACCATACGGCTCAAAACTGGGTGTAGCTCGGGCAGACGTTGCGGTGGACAAGGGGGCAGTACCCTTTAGCTCCACTTTCCCTTTACGGGGCTAATCTAGTTTCGACACCGTGAAAGTGTCACTTGAGTGAAAGCCGCTTGCATAAGCACAAAATAGACGCTAACAAAATCGTCAAATTCGAGAGGACTGCCGTAGCCGTTTGAGCTATAGCATTCTGACTCATTGCGGGGGCTTCGGCCCCCCTTAAACCAATTAGAAACAAAATGTTGCAAATTACCTACGAGTCAGAACTAGACTCTGACTACAGGAAAGAACTTGATTCTTGCACAAGCGTTCAAGATTTGAAAGCCTTGATTGACAAGTACAAGGCAGTCTCCCCCGACTTAAAGGATGTTGTAATTGAGAGCGATGCCGATTACAATGAGTTCAAGAAAGGCTTAGCCGTGGAACGAACTGGGCAATATGCTGGTGACGAATGGTGTGAAAGATTTGGCTCTTTGGCCCTTCCTGTCTACATGCTTTACGCTTCACTTTTAGCCGGAGAGTATGGGGCACCTTGGGGAGTTGCTTACTTTAGAATGTGCGCGGAAGGGGCTGTCCCAGGTGTAGACCCTGAGCTTGCGAAACAAGAAATTTTCTCATTTCTGCCCAGTTAAACAAAATGGAAATCAACCCTAAATTATTGACCTCTTCCGGAAAGAAGAAAGTTAAGAAAATCCTAGCAGAGTACAGTCCCCCAAACTATAACAGTCTAAATTGGAGTGACTTCCAAAGGGGGGAAGATTATTACAAGTTCCAATCTGAGTGGAATACCCACAAGGTCCTCAGGGAAATTTTTGATGGGTCTGGAATTGAAGAGAATGATGAATACGAAAGCGGTTTTGAAGACCTTAGTTATAATGAAGGAATAATTTACACGAACATTGCCAACATTATAATCAGTTTAAGAAACCAAATTCAAAACACTGAAGAAACCGCCGATGAAGCTATCAGGCGATTGAATAATATCTGATTGGAAAAATGACGCACTTACTTCTTGAAGGGCCAGACGGACGGTCTTATATTGCTAGGAAAGCAGAGCTTTCAAATGTTCCATGGGCATATGATAGGGAAAGCTGGTTGGTCACAGAATTTAACCACGGTACTAACCCGCCCACAGATTGGTGGATTGAAGAATCGGTGAACCAATGGGGTAGAAGCCAGACCTATGATAACCTGGACAAGTTTACCATCTTAGCAGCTCACTCAGACTAACCCTTGCACCTTTAAAACAAAATGAACATTTACAATCAAGTTGCCTTAGTTGAAGGGCCTGACGGAAGACATTATATCGCAGAATGGCACCCTAACTCTTACTGTATTATAGAAAACGAGGGAATTGGGTGGTGGTTGGGACCATTCGAGAAATTTGGATTATTTGATGACAGGGAATGTCCGAAAGGTCCCCTACCTTCTTTGAAGGGTTACAAGATACTTGCACTTCCCCCGAAGCAATGAAAATCCTATCAAAATTCAAAGATTACTACGACTATGTAGAATACCTGTATAGCCAAGAAGGTGGAGACCCGGCTAACACTTATGTTCGTAGGGACGTGGAAGGTAGGGACGAGTATAGTTGTGGTTATTTTTCCATTGGTGCGAAAGGGGGAATTCCACCCAAACCGTTGCCAAAAGATGGCATATACTGGAAAAGAAACCCAGATGTATTCCCCTGGTCATATAAATGGTGCTCGGTATGTGGTAAGTTGTATCTATTGGTGGCTGAGGAACCTGGAGTGTGTCTCCCCAAATATAAACTAATTACCGAGGCTCACCCATCCCTGGACTTAGTCTACAGCAGATCCCCTGGAGTTTGGTTCAAAGAACCGGACATTAAAAAGCTAATTGGAGTACCTAACCCAGCCTGCGTTGAAATATCCAGAAAGCTACAAATTCCTGTCTTCATTTTGGAAGATTCCTACTACAAGAACCTTGGGGAACCATTTCATGTGACACTGAATCGAACGGTGCCAAACTTGGGGGAACTGGGGTTTGCGTCTATAATTTCTGCTGAGCAAATGTACCAGGAGATTGCAATGTTTTTGACTTCCCTTAGGGATAACCCCGACAGTTTGCCACCAGTTAATATTTCGGACAAGGACCGATTGACACAAAAGGGGTTTGATTCTAAGATTTCTTTCCGCGGAAAACCACCTAAATAACCCACCGTAAATTCAACAACAACAACAAATGTATTTCTACGCTATCTCCCGCCGGGACCTTCCAACGCACCAACAAGCTATTCAGTCGGCCCATGCTCAGCTGGAGTATTGCCGTTTACGGGGAGTTCCTGAGGGCGAGCATCCCTCTTTCGTTTGGTTAACGGTGGAGGAGAGGTGGCACCTGATAGATTTACTCTTATCATTAGAGTATCACTCTATACCGGTAGTTAAGTTCCACGACCCAGACTACAAGGGCTATGACCCTAGCGCAATCGCTTGTTTGGTTAATGAGGAAAAACGATACTTGTTGTCTCATCTTCCCCTCTGGAAGTGTGAAGCTCCTCGAAAGAAAAGTGGGCTGTTGAGCTGGTTTATCAGAAGAGGGGTAAGTTTAACTGAGTGAATGAGATACAATGCAAGGTTCCTTTTCTGAACAGTCACTGAAGCAGTACGAAGAGTTAATCGGAGAAATAGCTTCTGTAAACTTTTCCGAATTAAATTCAGATGTGTACGATTTCACACGTTGCGTTCGCGCGGACGGTACTGTCTACGGTTCACGAGGAAAGTGCCGCAAGGGACGTGAGGCTGCCGCAGGCGCTGGCCCTTCTCAAGCCCCGAGGAAGAGTACGGCAGCTCGAATGGCTGCTGCCGCTGAAAAGTTAGAAAGTCCTAAGCAAACTCCGGCCAAAGTTAAGGCACCGGTTCCCGCTCCCGTAGCAACTCCAGCAGTTAGAACCGTTAAAAAGCCCAGGGCAGCCCCACTCACCGCTGAGGGAAAGGCAGAGAAGAAGTGGCTCGCACAGAAAGATAAATTAGACGCGATAAAGGCAGAACACGCCAAGATGATTGCTGAGGTTGAAGCGCAGGGGCACAAAGTATACGCCACCGGTACGGGGGCCAGTATGCTTCATAGGCTGGCTAAAGAGAGGGGAATTGCTACACCGGCTCAGCTATCCAGTATGCGAATAAAACTCTTCCAACAAGAGCCTGAGCGCATCAAAAAAGAAAGGTTGGCGGAAGAAGAGAAGAAAAGACTGTCGGAAATTGCTGGAACCACTAGAGAACAGCGCAAGGGGATGGTCCGTGAGCGAATTGAGGAGCTGAAGAAGAGCAAATATCTAGACACGTTGAAGGACGTTAATAACAACGTCGAAATGATGAAGAAGTGGATAGAAACAGACCCTTCCATGGATACCCTGAAAAACCGTGTTGCTTTGACGGCAATGCGGTCTTTCCGTGCGCAAATGGTGAGAGAAGCAAGGCTTAAGCGAGAAGAAAAGTACAGGAGCCTTGACGAATTCCTCAAAGAGTCGCCCAAGTATAACAGAACCCCTGGTTCCAGGGAGCCTATGAAAGCTAAGTATGATGACAGCGAAAGGGAGCAAAAAAGACTTGAAAAGATTTATGAAGCACAAGGGTTTAACGCTAGACCAGAACTTGTAAGGTCAAGATCTGACCTTGAGAAAAGGAAGGACATCCTAAGAGAGCCTGACGGAAGGCCACTAATTCTCTATCGAGGGGTATCGGAAGAAAGCTTAGCAAGACAGTTCCAAGGCTCTGGTCCAGACGGAGACAGACACTACCCTGGTCGGGGGGTGTATGGAAACGGGAGTTACGCTGCTTCTGCGGGGGGAAATCCGGGTTCTTGGAACACGGACGGAAACTTTGACAAGACTGCACAAAGAACAGCTTCTTCGTATACGAGTAGTGGTGGAAACCCTAAGGATAAAGTTACAGCCTTCGCTCTTCGTTCGGACGCAAATGTGGTTCAGTTCGAAGGGACAAATCCTGCGCTAAGGGACTTAGAATACAGAAAATGGTCAAGAGAAATTAGGAAACAGGCGTCAGAGAAATTCGGGGCTGAGTTTAACGATCAGGGCGAAGCTGCCGCTGCTATGGGAATCCACGCCTATAGAGTTCCAATGAGTTCTGACGAAGACTACTGGATTATTCTAAATCGCGGTGCTGTCATCGCTGCACAAGATTCTCAACTACCAGACTTATGAACATTAACGAACCAAGCACCAGCCGTCAACTTGCTGCCCTGATTCAGGGTGTCAAAGGCGAGCACAGAGACCAATTTATTGAAGACGCTAAGAAAGCGAAAGACATGGGATCTTTCATCAAGCACTTTCTGAAATCTTACGAATGACCGAAGAAGAGGAAACCTTCGAGGCCACAATGCAGAAACTATTCACTGCAAAGTGGAATATCCCTCAAGCAACCGCAGCTTTGGGCAAATCGGCGAATAAAGAAAACTGGGAAGAAACGAAAGATCTATTTCGGGAGTTTTGTGCTTTACACCCGCCTGCAACCTTTTGAGGTTGGCGGAAGGGGAGAAGTTTACCGGACCTTCGGCGAAGCTAAAATATGGGTGCCCTGAGACGTAAATACGTCGCCCATTATGAGAGGGTTCCCTGCCGAACTAGCAGGGTAGGACTCGGAGCCTAACATTGCGCTCTTAAACTTCTTGTGCCGTGGGAAAACGCACCTTGAAACAGGTGAGTGACCGTTTCCTATACGGATGTTGAATTCTATTTTACTGAATGCTTGACCTCACTACACTTGTGGCCGTTTCCATCGTTGGAACTGCTGCAACCCCTCTGAGCGGATTCACTGAGTTAAACAGACTGGAATACCCTGTCCCTCAGCAAGTCGCTATCAGAGTGATTGCCCCAGAAACGACCCTGGAATCGGGCCTCATTTGCACAGGCTGCGATCCCACAAAGTTTCTATCGGCTCCCGCTTACAAACTCACACCAGAGCGCAGAGCCCTTTTAAATACCATTCGCTTCGCTGAAGGAACCTGGAAAGATGGCCACGAGGATGGCTACCGGGTTTTGTTCGGAGGTCGAATGGTTTCGTCTTTAGATAGACACCCGAACCAAATCCAATACTCCTCGCGCTACACCAGCGCAGCAGCCGGAGCTTACCAATTCCTTCCGGGAACTTGGGGAGAAGCCTCAAGAAAACTCAACCTTCTAAACTTCGGGCCTAAGAGCCAAGACCAAGCTGCTCTCTTTTTGATCGAACGGCGTAATGCCTTGAGCCTCGCAGATTCCGGGAAGATCACCCCAACGCTAATCGCAAAGCTAGCTCCTGAATGGGCCTCTCTTCCGACTTATGGCGGCAACAGCTACTATGGTCAGCCGGTCAAAAGGTATGAGGACCTGCGGCGCTTCTATGAGAGTAACTTGGCGATGCTCCGCCAGGAGGCAAGCTGATGAACGGTTTCCCGAACTTTACTTGCTCGTCGCAACAAGCTACAATGGTAGCGAGCCTGAGTAATCAGGCACTGAGCCGTGGTTGCCAACCGCAACAAACACGGATGTCGAACTCTAATGTTTTCATGCGTTTTTCCAAATTAGCCTCATTCTTCCTCGTCGCAGGAATTCTTTCCGGAGTACCTGCACAAGCAAGGCAGTGTGGCCAAGCCAGTTGGTATGGCCCTGGCTTCTACGGGAACAAAACTGCCAACGGTGAAATTTACCGTCGTGGTACCATGACTGCAGCGCACCCTTCACTCCCCCTTGGTAGCTGGGTAAGGGTTGTAAACCGAGATAATGGACTCATTGCCGATGTTCGTATTAACGACCGTGGTCCTTACTATGGTGGTCGAATTCTCGATCTCGGTCACGGTGCTGCAAGGAGCCTTGGAGTTAGTGGCGTGGCCAACGTTTGCATTTCTCGTCTCTGATCGCCATGGGTGATGCCTTGCTGGTACTCACCCTTCTTTCCTATACTTCTTAAAAGTGACACGATTCAAATTTCGGACCCCTAACGGCTTGACCCGGATTGAGCTTTTAATCTGTGTGGCTATTTTTGGGATCCTTGCATCAATTGTTGCCGGGGAACTCTCTGGTAAAAGTCCGTACAGAATGAGTGACTGTGTTCGGTCCGGGGGAAATTGGACTGAAGGTTATGAACTCGGGCATGACACCGCACTTTGCATCTACGGCCCGAGAAAGTAAGTTCAACAACCTAAACTACAATGTCCCAACTCAAAATAGAAACTCTTTTCAAGTACTTGAAAGTTACAGATTGGGGGGGAGAAGAGGTTTATTTCCCCTTTTACCATCAGAGGCCGTGCCCTCCGCCTGGGACTAGATGGCAAAAATTTGACCCAGTTGATCTAGGATTCAACACTGGAAATCACTTCCCCCACACCCAGATGTTTGTAGTAGGGAATCCGGATAGGGAAAGTACAAATATGTATGTAGCTTTCCGTGAAAAGAGTTTACTAGAAAAGTTCATTTTCACGGTGAAGACACATTTCCACCCCTCAAGAGATGACTTTGTGTTGGTAGATGCAATTTTGTCTTTTATTAGAAAGTTTCCAGAATGTTGTTCCTCAGAAGCTTTCGAATTACAAAAAGAGATCCTACGGAAAAAAGGAAATTCCGAATTCAGCCGTTTCGATTTTTACGATAGAAGCCACATATACATTAACATAGTGAGTAAGTCCGAAGCTTCATACAAGGTCCATAACCTGAGGGATAGCTCCCGTTGTGTTACAACACTTTCTCCTACAAGCCATTTCATGATTGAGCGGTCGGAGTCTAAAGCCAGGAAACAAAACCCTTTCTTCACGTCAGTGAATCGTAAAATCCTAGAGATTACTAAAAAAGATGGGCAGACTTTGTTTTTTCCGATATTGCGAAATTATTTCATGGGAGTCGCAATGAACACTTTTCAAGACGCATTAGATTTTCTAGACCTTGTCTCTCCCAATGTATATCCAGACTCGGACGTGCGTACAGTCGGGAAAGCTAAAAAAATCCTAGAAGATGTAACTAGAAGACTTTTTCAACTGAAAAACAGTTTAAATGCCCTCTCAGCCAACGAAGAGACAAGTAAATGGGTCGTCCAGGAAGTCCAAAAAGTCTATCCGAAGGGGAAAGTTTTTCATGGCTCACGGACAACGGCCTATGAGTTCGGCCCTATAGGAGAAACTATGGTATAATCCCCCATGGTAAATCTCCCAATAATCGACCCAATAGCAAGGTGATTGTAACCCTGAGAGGGCAAAGTGCTATTTGCACCGGGGTTCATAACCCCACAATCACATTCCGGGATTTGTAACCCGGATCTGTACAGACAAAACATAAACAAAAAAAAAATGAAAATTCGCATTATTGCTACCTCAGCAGCTATCGCTTCACTCGCCACTCCCGCGCTCGCCGCACCTCAATTTTCTGACGCTGCTCGGACAAATTGGGCCTATGGCGCTCTTCAAAACCTCGCTGAAAAGTATGGTTGTGTTGCTGGTTATCCCGATGGTACTTTCCGTGGTAGCAATTCCACCACCCGTTACGAAAGCGTTGCTCTCGTGAGTGCCTGCATTGATCGGGTTTATGACACCCTGAGCCAAGCTGATCGTCGCATTGCAGACGAGGCTCGCATTGCAATCGTAGCGACTGATGCTCGTGTTTCTGCCCTTGAGAACACAGCAACTCGGAAAGCGGTTGGAGTCGGCAGTTACGTTGGTGCAGGCGTTAACCTGAATCGTCAAGGCGTTAGCAGCGATGCCTATGGAAACAATCGCACTGTTGTTGGAGCTACCCTTCAGGGACGTTTCCCCCTGGGTAACCTCTACGGAGTTTCCACTTCTGCCCGCCCCTATGTAAACTTTGCGGCTGGACCAGATAGCCAAATTGGTTCTGCCCTCGGTGTTCTGGGTACCGTTGACGTTTCCTTGGCTGGGCGTACCATTGGCGGTATCCTCGTTAGCAGCACTAACCTCTACTTCGGTGCCGGTGGCCAATGGGCTTTGACGAATAATGGTCAGGCCAACTATCAAACTAGCGTTGGTCAAGGTTCTCAGTTTGTATTTGTTGCCGGTGTTGAGCGTTCCTTCACTCCGTCCCTGGTTGGTTTCGCTGATCTGAAGTTCCCGACCCAGGAAAATGGTGTTGCTGGAACGGCTTACGCCCCAGTTGGCACTATCGGCCTCGGATTTAAGTTCTGATTGCTGTGGGGGGTTTAACCCCCTCTTTCTTTTCATCCATTATTCCAAGCAAAATGACACCCGAAGATCAAACCAACGCAGTTATCAACCAAGTTAAAACTTCTTCGTTTTTCGTGGTTGCCGCACTGTCCCCCAGCTTCCTTATTTCTCTGCTTTGCGTTTTTGCTTACTTGGTTACGCAATTCCCCGAAATTAAGGAGCCAGTTTCTAACGTAATCAGCAACCTCCTGGCCCGTGCCGGAGTTAGGCCCAACCAACAAGACACTCACACCGATAGCAAATGAGTTCGATCCTTTCCCTTGAATTGATTTTCGCTCTGGTTATGTACGGGGCTGGTGTCATTACGGGGGCTTGGATTGTCGGAAAGCTTCGGCGCCAAAACCCTGTGACAACCAACAGGAATTAAAGTTGAGAGTATGGGGCGGAAAACCGAACGAAAACCTTCGGTTTTCACCCTTGTTTTCGCTCACCGAAAACGGTATGATTACTACATAAGCGAAACGAAACTCCCAGATGACCATCAGCCAAATAGTTCACGAGCTATCCCTCGACAAGCTCAAAGAGCTCACTTCAGACTACGAACAGTTCGAGTGCGATGGTTCGATTCCCAACTGTTACCTTCGAAGGATGGCGGAACGGGCTCAACGAGAGCTGGGCCTGAACTCAGGCTTTCCTGTAATTCTTTGGGTGGAGAAGGTTGCGTTTGAAGCTTACCGTGAACTTTATAAGCGGTTGCAACACTTGCTTAGCGAAGAGGTCGGTTAACCGACCTTTACCTCCATCCTAAACAAGGCTATACTTAATTTAACAAGAAACTACGACGGAGCTGAAAATGATCGCCCTACCCAACGTCAAGGAAGAAACGGTTATCGAGCCGTTAGTCAAAGAACTGATTCAGGTTACCGTTGAAACAGAAGGCGGTTTGGGTTACGTTCATAGGAAAACTTTTCAATTCAGTGCAGGAGAGACTCAAGTTCGCCTCAGTCCTTTGCCTACAGGAGTCAGGAAGATTCGAGTTAGGGCGGATATTGAGAGCAGCCAAACTTTGGTAGAACTTCTTCTGACTTTGGATGCTATTAACAATCTAGAGTACCAAGGTCCTGTCGGATTAACCCTCCCATACCTTCCTTACAGCCGTCAAGACCGCGCCTGCGCACCTGGCGAGGCTTTTGCCCTTTCTGTTCTTGTAAACTGCCTCGTCCCGTATCTCGGTGCCGACGACACTATCACAACTTGGGATGTTCACAGCAGTGTGGCACGAACCCTTTTCGATAGTAAATTCCAGGGAGTATTCTATAATGTCTCCGCAGCGAGTCTCTTGCAGAATTTTGAGCTTGAAAAAGATGTGGTATTCAATCCCTCAACCATTGTCATTGCCCCAGATAAGGGTGCTGTAGACCGGGCCACAGAAGTTCAAAATGTCCTGGGACTAGAACGGACCGTGTACGCAACCAAAGTTCGCAATCCGGACGACGGCCAGATCCTAAGAACAGAAGTTCCCGAAGACGTGAATTACCGAGGCAAAAACCTTTTGATTGTAGACGACATTTGTGATGGTGGCCGCACTTTCATCGAACTTGCCAAGGTTTTGCGAGAATACGAGCCGTCACGTATTGACCTTTATGTGACACATGGGATCTTCTCAAAAGGTTTCAAAGTTTTTGAGGGCTTTATTGACAACATCTACGTAGCCAACCTGTTGATGGAACTCATTGAGCACCGCGATGGACGAAAGTCGTTCCCATCAGGTTCTGACCTCTGTGAAAATGTGGGATGTTATAGAGAATTTCCGAGCAACGTGACTTATCTCCGAAACATTTAACCCTGCTCGACAACCCAAGTCAAACCTCTTAACAAACAATGAAACTCTTCGCCCCTAACCTTACAGACTTCTACAAGACGGGTCACTACCGCCAGTACCCTGAAAACACGGAGTTCATCTACTCGAACATGACCGCACGGTCGGACCGTCTCGCCAAGATGCTCCCCGACTACGACCACAAAGTAGTGGTAGCAGGTATTCTGGGCACAGCAGCTTGGTACCTTCGCGACCTTTGGAACGATACTTTCTTCAGTCAACCTAAAGACCGAGTACTTGAAAAGTACCGCAGGCGAATGGACTCGGCTCTCGGACCTGGCGCCGTGAGCACAGCCCACCTGGCCGAACTTCACGACCTCGGTTACCTTCCAATCCGAGTAAAGGCTCTCCCAGAAGGCACCCGTGTCAATCTGCGCGTCCCCTTCCTCACGGTGGAGAACACACACCCCGACTTCTATTGGGTGACTAACTACATTGAAACTGCCCTGTCGGCTGAAGTTTGGAAGCATGTCAACAATGCAACCATCGCCTACGAGTTTCGCCGCCTACTTGACCGATACGCAGATCTAACAGGGACTGACCGGTCTTTTGTTGACTTCCAGGCGCACGACTTTTCCTTCCGAGGAGTTAGTGGTATTCACGATGCTGCTGCCCACGGGATTGGACACCTGTTCTCCTTCAAGGGTACGGACAACATCCCGGCAATTGACTTCTTGGAAGATTACTACAACGTTGAAGGCGAATTTATCGCCGGTGGCGTCCCTGCTACCGAACACAGTGTTATGTGCACCGGGGGCCAAGATACTGAGATTGACACCTACAGGCGTCTGATTTCTGAAACTTACCCGACTGGTATTGTTAGCATTGTTAGCGACACTTGGGACTACTGGAACGTTCTCACGAACATTGCTGCCCAACTGGAGGAGACGATCCTGAATCGCCAACCGGATGCCCTTGGCCTTGCCAAAGTTGTATTCCGCCCTGATAGTGGAGACCCCGAGAGAATCCTTTGCGGCGACCCGGACGCTGAACCCGGCAGTCCAGCCTTCAAAGGCTCTCTGCAGCTCCTCTGGGACCTCTTCGGAGGCACCGTAAACGAGCAGGGCTTCCGCGTCCTTAACCCTCGCGTGGGCCTCATCTACGGTGACTCGATCACCCTTCCTAGAGCTCTTTCCATTCTGGAGAACATGCACAGCAACGGATGGGCCAGCGGTAACGTTGTTTTCGGTGTGGGTTCGTACACTTACCAGTTCCACACTCGCGATACATTCGGCATCGCTTTCAAGACGACTTGGACTCAAATCAACGGTCAACCTGTCGAAGTTATGAAAGATCCGATTACCGACCGTGGAACTAAGAAGTCGGCCAAAGGGTTGCTTCGTGTTGAAGAAGAGAATGGCGAGTACGTTCTCTACGAGCAACAAAGTCGAGATGAAGAGAGTCGAGGAGAACTGCGAACCGTATTTATGAATAGCCAGGTCTTCGAAAGACCCGACGAGAGTTTGACGAACATTCGCAGTCGTCTTGTCTCGCCAAATTCCTAAACTCAGGGCAAGGGAGAGTTTACTCTCCCTCTCCGGGGGGTATAATGATGAAAGAACTAACGTCCCCGTGCGATGGGGGAACACCTAAATCACTAAGGTTATGGACTACAAGACAATCGCATACAAAAAGACCATTCTGGTCCTCAATTCCACGTATGAACCACTCAATAGTACCTCATGGCGCAGGGCTAGAGTTCTAGTCTTGAAGGAAAAAGCTCATGTAGTTTCTAGTCGCACAATTCGCCTGAAAAACTACGTGAAGGTCCCCCAAGCCAAAATGGCTGCTGGAAAGCCTTCTCGCGCTCTCATTTTGAAGAGAGACGGACACACCTGCCAGTACTGTGAGTATTCCGGTCCCAACCTTACAATCGACCACGTAGTTCCGAAGTCTCGAGGCGGCCAAGACACTTGGCAGAACCTTGTTACTAGCTGCCTAGAATGTAACAACTGCAAGGACAATCGTACCCCAGAAGAATGGGCTATGGCCCTGAAGAAGGTGTTTGCCAAAGAAACTACGAATGTTTCCCCCTTGCCATTCACCTGGGATAGCTTCCAGGTCGGAATGATGGAGACCAGAGTAAACAGCCGGGGCACAACCTTAATTGGAAAGCCGAAGGCACCTTACAGCAAGATGTCTGTTACGATTAGCACTGCCGAAGTTGACGAGTGGCGCGAATACGTTTACGTGTAACATCAACAGCCCTGTTTATCGGGGCTTTGCTTTTACAAACTTCCCCACTGAAACCTTACTGAAGTTTACAGAGAAAGTGAAAAAATCTAAGTTTAAGAAACTCATTCAGAAGCCACTAAGATTTCATCACCAGGACATTCACGAAGAGATTGAGGGTTTAACAGACCTTCTGCTTAACGTTTCCAACCGGCTGATTCGAGTAGAGTCCTTGCTAGATAATCTAACTTCAAATAGCCCGAAGGGAGGGTAACCGAACGAAAGCCTTCGGTTCACACCCTTGTTTCTACGAGGCAGAAACGCTATACTTAGTTCATGGAAAAGACCCCAACTACAACAAAAGAGCGGCCGATCTTTTTCAAAGGAGAAATGGTCCGAGCCATTTTGGACGGCAGCAAAACGCAGGAGCGGCGAATCGCTAAAGAGTTTGATGGCTTTCAAAATATGGATAAACTTTTGGCTCGGTTCCCTAATCAGGAAGGCTGCCCCTACGGCAAACCTGGCGATCGGTTGTGGATTCGCGAAACGTGGGCCGTTAGCAACATGTATGACAAACTCGCGCCATCGGCTATTTGCAAAGACTTGCCAAAGGGTCCTGGCCACGCACCAACCAAAGTCTTGTACCCATCAACCGACAGAATATCCGAAGGGATTAAACTTCGCCAATCTATCTTTATGCCCCGCTGGGCCAGCCGCATCACTCTGGAGATCACTGCCATCAGGGTGGAGCAGCTGAATACAATCAGTGAGCCTGACGCAATGGCAGAAGGCGTAATTGAAGATTTCAGGCCACCTTTAGACAGGATGGGCATATGCAGCAACTACAGAGTTGCTTACCGAGATCTGTGGCAATCCATCCACGGCCCCGGATCATGGGCCGCCAACCCGTGGGTGTGGGTTGTGGAGTTTCGAAGGGTGCAGCTATGAGCTACCCAATCCTGGGAAAAGGCGTGTCAAAACGACTAGGCCCAGCGGTAAACATCATTACTAGGTTTAACACCTTTCGGCCAAGCGCACATTATCCATTGCGCGATGAGTTGGGTAGGGGTCGCTGGTATTATTCGAAAGAACTATTATCCATAGGCTATCGCCACACCGGCAAAAACATTGTATGGGGTCAAACCATCAGCAGGGGGGAAGGTCTTCAGTTGCTTTTTGATGATCTTCTAGAACTAGAGTCCAATCTAAATCGCGAGTTGCCTTGGTTTCATCAGTGGCATTATTTGGTGCGTGCTGCTGTAATTTCAAGAGCCTTCCATGAAGGGTCCTATTTTTTCAGTAGCATGATGGGTATTGCAATGGGGAACGGCCCTTGGGGCACGCTTAACGGCTCGCATCGCCCTAGCTTATGCCTTGAAGAATGTCTTTCCTCGCAATGGGAGCACCTTGACGAACAACAAAGAGAACTACGCATTGCTGAGCTTGATTTAGTGGACTTAAAAGACAAGCTTATGGAGCTGAAAGAAAAAGAAAAACCCCACGTAGGGCACTCGGGGAACGCTCGGAGGATACAACCATGACTCGCCATATGGGCGGAAACTTTGATGATTTCCTTAGTGATGACGGTCTGTTGGAAGATTGCGAATTGATGGCCCTAGGACGGGTTTCAGGCCATGAAACTAGCCAGGGGTTGGATAGTAAAGTGATTGAGGAACTAAGGAATATCCACCACGAGCTGCTTGAAAAATCAAAGAACCTCGACCCTGATTCCGAACGCATCCTTAGGGAAAATCTCTGGGACTTGTATGACTCTTGAGATCAATATGGATGATTTCTGGTTGCATGAAGAAACCAAGCATGAACTCCTACTTATGAGAGCCCGTAAAAAGGTTTGCTCTTATAATCAGATTATACCGTCCGAGGATTTCACCACAGATAGCTACCTAGTTTTTCTAGAGTACGCTTCACCGAAGGAGCTGTCTGAGGATATTATAACAGAAGCTACATTTCAGAAAATTAACCCGATAGGGTGAGGACCATGAAAATTAAACACAAGGACATACTATCACGCGGGCGGTGGAGTGTAGGTGATTTACATCTCAATGAAGAACTAGATGAAGAATACAATGTAGACAAAACTTTTGACACCTCGAAACGAGCCCGTTCTTATGCCAAGAGCCTCTTTCTCAGGAACCCTAGCCACACCATCTTCCTGACTGCCATCAAGCGAATAAAATTCGATGGTAAATACCTAACTTGTACAAAGAAAGAGTGGGTTGTGACCTTGAAAAGTGGCAAAGTGAAGTTTAAAAGCAATGGTTTCTATTTTAGCTGATTACCAAAACTAAACGGGCGGTTAACCGCCATAGCCCCCAGGTGACAGTCAGTGTAGGATGACCTTGGATTTGATCCCCCTTTTTTACAAACCCGTACCCCGGCAGCAATGACATTTAAAGTTTTTACAGTCGAATACCGAGTTGGTGTAGTTTGTTATGATGCACTACCCCAAGTAGTATGCACAAGTATGGGCGATTTAAAATCTTTTTGCAGTCTTTTGGAGAGAGATAAAGACGTAATTGAGTATAAAATTACCTCTTGTGGTGTTACTTTCAGTAAAAAAACTTTAGATGCTGAGTATTTGATGACCAAACTTGTAGAAAAGTTCAATTGGAATTATGAAATTCCAGTGGTTCCATTTGTTTTTGAGGGTGATTAAATGTTGTAGACAAACTTCCAGATTTGGCATATTCTTGAAATCAACTGGCTCGTCGTGAGCATCTGCCCCGTAATTGACCCATTCGCATTACTACCCCACAGCAAAATGGCACGAATCACAGAAGAACAAATCCTGAGCACAATCGGCGAACTTTGGCTTGTCGAGGTAAGAGAGTCTGAACGCGGGTGGGGAGGTGAGACCTGGAACGAACTTTTCACCACCTTCGGGGAAGCCCAGACTAGATTCATGGAAATTAACAAGGGTAATCCAACCGATCACGTTCCTGATTATTACATTGTTGCGTCCAAACCAAGGGTGGCCAAGATACACTTTAACTGAGGGGCGGTAAACCGCCCTACCCGGCTCGGTTTCCCGGCTTGTTTCTGCCACGCAGACACGGTATCATTAGTTCATGAACGAAGCTCCCTCGAAAACCATGAAACCGCTTCCTGAAGCTGTGACACAAGCTATCCTGTTGAAACCAGGGGACAGCGTCCAAGTCCCGGCTGTCGGCGTAAAAACAAAGGACGGTTGGAAGTACGAGACCCAAGTCCCTTACCTCCACTTTCGGCAACAACCTGTAGAACCCGGTCTGTATCTAGTCACAGACATTTGGATGCACCCGAACGCGACAAATCCGGCTGACCCCTCTTCTTATTGTTACACTCTAAGGAGAATCCGTAGTAAGCGACGTCTTACTAGCTTAGAGTCAACCTGGAGGGAAAAGTACAAAAAGTCTGGATTTCAAGAGAAGTACTTTTCTTCCCAAAAAGTGAACTACAATTGCCTCGATTGGGATCAACTTATTAAGGAAGGTAAAGTTAAAACCGATGTGTACAAACCGGGTGAGAAATTCAACCTAGACGAGTTCAAGAAGGATCTTGGTCAAGTGCTTTACAAGCACAAAGCAACTTTCCGACTTCGTCGCAGTTATGACGGGCCTTGGGATGCTGAGGGTTTTAATGTACTGATGGTATCTGTTCAAGGGGAAGATAAGGCCACACTTGCGACCGAGTGGCTGGACTTCCCTATCAGACGGTCGGAACCCACCTGGAAGGACGGTAAGCCGAACCGCTGAGGGCGGTTAACCGCTCTTGTCCACACCCGAAAAACCTCTATAATGGAACCATGGAACAAAATCTGCGCCACTACCTGATCGACTGGCTTAACGAGTGGGGCTACAATGCCCTGGAAGAGTTGGCCGAATTTGACATCCGCGTTGCTCGCGATGAGCGTTACCCGAACCTCTTCAACCTGAAGTACGGCAGCGTGATGGCGGACAAGTCGCTGCCGATCGTTCGCGCTTGTCGTGGTGCTGTGGTTGAGCGTGTTGATAACGATGGCGACCACTCGCCGTACTACCGCCTGGTAGCGTATGCTTTCGATCGTTTCTTCAACGTCGGCGAAGGTTATTGTCACGAACTAGATTGGTCGCATACCAAGGTTTATGAGAAGTACGATGGTTGCTTACATGCTGAGACTAAGGTAGAAACCTCAAAAGGTACAAACTATCAAAGAGATTTGCGAGAAGCCTGATGAAGTCAAAGTTTACGGCTTCGACCACAAATCTGAAGAGAAAGTAGAAGTTCCCATTGAGGCTGTCTCTGTCAAACAATGCAAGCCTGACACCCAGTGGTACAAAATCACATTGGAGAACGGAAACACCATCGTTCTAACAGGGAACCATAAAGTCTGGGATGAAGTGTCCCATTCCTACATCAGAGTAGATCAACTTTCTGGAGAAGAGGAACTAAAGGAGTTTACTTGATACTTGACACTTTCACTAAGCTCATCTAGACTCATGTCCCGAATGTCTCTCTCCCAGATGTATATTACCGTAAACCCGTATTTCTCCGCAACTCCCTTCTTCTCTATATCCCTCTCCCAAATTTCTTCCACAAGGGTACTACCCCCTCCCGGAAGGTGAATACTGTCCCCAAACGAATAGATTTCGGGGTTAGCGTGCCAATAGTCCCCCTGGACCTCTATTAGCACTTTGGTCCCCGTAATCAAAAAGTCAAATTGCCTTCTGGCAACAAATCGAGAGAACTGAAATTTCAGACCCGCAAGTTCTAAAGCTTGAGACACCTTTTCTTCAACCTTGTTCATTTTCGTAAAAAACTTACCACTCAAGAAGTCATCATTGACTTGCTTCCAGAATTTCCTTGTAAGCTCTCCTCTTCTTTCGGAGTACTCCTGCTTTCTTTCCTCGCCCCACCCCCTTCTCGTTTCCCTGAGTTTTTCTGCTATTGAACTCATCTTTTCCAAGGAAAAAGAAGCTCTAGTCAGAGAAATTGCCTCCGGGTTGGTAACCCTAAGCTTACCATAGCGCTCAAGATGAGTTTCGTTTATCTTTTCTTTGACATCTGAAAGTTGGAAAACATTGTCCACCCCGTACTTTGATCTAACTGTTTCATTTCTCTTGTGGTAAAATTCAGTTCCCTTACAGAGAACATTATTCACTCCGTACTTTTCTTGAGAAACTTTCACCATTTTACTTTTCTTTTGATTTGAACCATTAGCTTCTTTAATTTTTCTTACAGGTATCTCAAAGTAGTCCATTAGAAAAGATAGTCTCCTGCCCGGTAATCCAAAAAGCTCTTTGAAGTCCGGGAAGCTGAACCCCTTAATCAGGTACAAGTGCTTTAGTTTTCTGCCACTCTCTAGTTTCAGCGCCGGGTAGCTAAGCTTCAAGGTGTTAAACCTGTACTCCTTTTCCGATAAACCAGGCCCCTTAAGACAGGTTTTCAAATGAATCTTCCTTCCACACTCCTTAAGACAAACAAAGCAAACCAAACTCTTAACTAGAACCCCCATGAAAATCTCCAAAATAGAAAAGATAGAAAGTGACTCCCACCTATATGATATACAAACTTTTACCCGTAACTTCTACGCTGAGGGGGTATTGGTACACAATAGCTTAATCAAGCTCTTCAACTACAACGGGGACTGGATTGTTTCGACGTCCGGATCGGTGGCAGCAGCTTCGGAAGTTGGTTCCACTGGGCGTTCTTTTGAGGAACTGTTCTGGCTTGTCTTTGACGAAGTTGGTTATTCTCGGGAATGGCTCGATGAGGGTCTGTGCTATATCTTCGAACTGTGCCACCGCGATAACCGCATCGTTGTGGATTATGCAGAGCCTCAGTTACCGCTGCTGGCTGTGCGCGACCGTTCCAACGATTTCGAAGAGCTTGAACTTGTTTCGTTCTGCAACCTGTTCGGGTTCAAAGCTGCCAAGTCGTATGACCTGGGGAGCATGGAAGGCTTGATGGCAGTCGTGAACGATCGTGGCGCCGACCACGAAGGGTTTATCCTGTTTGACGGTGTTGGTCGTGCGAAAGCAAAGTCCGATGTGTACTGCCAAATGCACCGTGTTCGCGGAAACGGCGATCCGGACTTCTCCGAGCTTTTTCTGAACGACGATTTGGAAGAATTCCTACTGCACTTCCCTGAGTACCGTGAGGGCTTCGACGTTCACCTGCGTTCCATCGACATAATGGAAGTTGCTGTGGAAGAGATCATGGGGGTTTACAACCACTTGAATCAGAAGGACTTTGCTCAAGTTGTAATTGCTAAGGAGAGGGAACTGTCGGGGGCTTGTTTTGCGATTCGCTCCGGTAAAGTTGGCTCCTTCGGTCAGTGGCTGGAAGGCTTGTCTCCGAAGAAGCTGGATGCCCTGCTGGGTATCAACTGACCTTAATTCCCTTTAGTAAAATCCAAACAAAATGTCAATGTCAACCTACGTCTACGGTTATCGTTCCCCTGACGATGACGAACATCAAAAACATCTCAAAGTTCTAAGAGTTTGCCGCGAAGTTGGGGTTTCCCTTCCAGATGAAACTTCGGACTATTTCGACGGTGTCAAACCAGAGTATATCGACCCAGATTGTACTCTGAAAGTGAGGATCCCGTTCATGAAGTCGTCCCCTGTCCTGGTTCCGCAGGCTATGAGATCATCCTTTCGGAGATTCCCCAAGGTGTCCATAAAATTCGATTTGAACATAGTTGGTAATCCCTAGTTTTCTTTCTTACACATGCACTCAACGAAACTATGAACCCGAACAACGACGATCTGAACTATCTGCTTAGCCTACCCACCCCCAGACTGCTCAAGGTATTTCAAAGAGTGCGCGGCCAGTTGAGCGTGATAAATGAGTGTGACTGGGACAATTATAAACTTCAAGACGAGGAACTTAACTGGCTTCCTGAAAATGCGGATGTTTCGAGGTGAGTTACAGACGAACACGGTCACCCTAAGTTTAACCCAATATATGGGGCTTTGCAGATCAGAAATCTAGTGAATCTAAAAGAGAATCTTAAGGCAGAACTTGGCAAAAGGGAACATGTCACCCGTTGAATTCATTACAATTTCATCCTTTATATAAAATGATTTCAGTTCAATTTACAAACGCTGATTATGGCAATTCACCCATCGACCATTACCCAGTGACACTTCCTTCAATTCCTGAGAGAGATAGTTTGGTGGAACTAGATGGAAAGTTACACCGTTTCAATGGCTCAACCTGGGAAGTCTGGTCCCATAGCAATACACACGAGGTTAAGGTTGGCTTGTGTCCCATTTATTCCGAAAGTAATTAACACGTCAGCAAAATGGCAAAGTCTCAACATTATATCAATGCCCATGGTGAAGAAATTGACTTCACAGTTCAAGTGGCTACTCGTCCGAACCTTCGAGACAGTATTTCATACATGTTTCAATACCGTGGAATGAACATCCTTGAGCAGATGTTTGACAAGTGCGAAGTGGATCTCACCGTAGAAAAATTTGACCTTGAGTACCCCGAGCGATGGGCAAACTTGCTAGAGCTAAGAGCCATCCCTGAGAGAATGATGGTATGTTTTCCCAATCTAAAGACGGTATTCATTCAAACCCACTCTGTTTACCTTATTCAGAGCGTACATAATGGTCACGTATTTATTGAGAAATTAATGGATGAAGAAGGTAACGAGGTGATCTACGATGAGGGAGACCCCAAAGATTTGACAAAACGCTATTGCCCACTTAATCGTGAGTTCAAGGGAATGTTCGTAGCCACTCCCAGTTCGATTCAACATATCCTTTAAATGGCCGAAATCAAAGTAGTCAACAAGTACCACATCGGCGGGAGGCCGATGAAGCCCCCGGAAGGAGTCATTCGTGCAGCAGTTTACCGCAGCACACCTTTAGGCAACCCTTTCAAAATGGTTAACTCTTCTATTGAGGAGAGGAACAGGGTGTGCGACGCTTACGAACAATGGTTACCAGCTAAGCTCCTGCAAGATGGAGCTGAGTTAGCCCAGTTCAACGAACTACTGAAACTAGCTCAAACACCGGGGTGCGAGGCACTAGAACTAATCTGCCATTGCGCCCCAAAACGTTGCCACGGAGACACCATTAAACGCTTACTCGAAACAGAACTTCAAAATGAAATTACCTTTGACTAACGTCCTGTCAGAACTCTCTACTGAAGACAAGAATCTTTACACGGCACTTTTGAGTGTCGTCACAGTTGTAATTCTGCTCCTGCTGGGAATGACCTCTTGTGCTATCACGGAAAGTCGAGAGCGGATTAATAGAACAATCCTAGATTGCAGAAGTACAGCTGTTAATAGAGTCGAGTCAACAGATACACTCGACTTGATTTGTGGGAAACTGCCTCAGTGACACACTCCCGATATGCCATTATCGGAGACGTTCACTCTCAAGCATTCCCCTTGAAGAATGCCCTAGACTACTGTTACGATAACAACTTAACTCCAATTATTCTTGGCGACCTTTTTGATTCGCAGTGTCAGGTTTCAGAGTCAGTTTCTGTTTACAACCTTGTAAGAAAGTCTCAGGGCGATCTTGGAGCGATTGTACTTCGCTCGAACCACCAGCACCTCCTTGAGAAACTTATCAAAAAAGAAGAGGTTTCCCTTAAAAAAGACTTGTGTAAAACAGTCAGAGAGTTTCAAGAGGCAGGAATTTGTCTAACTGAGGTAGGGCAGTGGCTTGAAACTTTCCCTTACGTTTTCGCCTTCCGAGACTCTCGAGGACAAGAGTACAGAGTCGCTCACGCGGAAATTCCTGCTTCAGTAAAGGTACCGAACTTCGATCAAACCTGGATGTATCTTCACCCCACGGAACAAGAGCTGCGATGCCTGCTTTGGGGCGCCGATTACTCCCTGCCCAACCGTGACCGGTTCTGGTGGCTCGGGAAGCCCGAGAGGGACTGGGTAGCCGTCGCGGGCCATTACCACAAGGTTGTCAACGATGGCCGCTCTCTCGTCCTCGACGCTGGGTGTGGAGGGAAGACCCGCGCCTGGTACGACAAGCGTCCCCCTGCGTTACTTCTCTACGACGTTGAGGTCCAAAGCCTGATTGAATTCCCGGCTTTTGATAACTCGGTCGTAGGGTAAGTTTCATCAGCGCAACTTCTTGATAATGAATCCTGGGTCAATCTCCGAAAGCACTCGCGAACTTGTATTTGACTTTACTCGGTGCGTCAAAGCCGACGGGAGCTTTTATGGTACGTCAGGTAAGTGCCGAAAAGGCTCCGAAGTTGATGCCAAGGAAAAACCCTATAAAGTAGGAGTAACTTGGGGCAAGTACAATATTCCAACCCCAGGCCACGCTCGCGTTGTCAAGAACCTGCTCAAGAAATCTCAGGTTGTGAACGTGATTATGAGCGGAGCGAAGACCAACGTCGACTGGAACTTGCGAAATCTAATGTTTCGCCGAGTGCTCAAGCAACAAGGGGTGGACGTTTCTCGTGTGAAATTCGTTCACGCCTCAAATACCTTTGAAGCTCTGACAAAGATCATTGATTCTCAAGGTTCGAAAAATGTTCTCCTTGCACTTGGCGAAGATCGTAAGAACTACCTAGATGGACTGACCAAAAAGTTAGGGATCGGAGGGCAGTTAATCCCTCGTGCCGCTGGGTCGGAAAGTTCAACTATGATGCGTGGGTTGATTGACTCCAAGGACTTCAAAAAGTTAGGAGAAATATACGGCAATGATCCTTATTTGGTGAAACTGGCTAGAATTATCCGGAACGAAGAGACGAAGAGGGACGGTAAACCGAACTGAAGCCTTCGGCTTCCACCCTTGTTTTCGCTGAGCGAAAGCGGTATGATTAATGTATGAAAAGGAAAGTTAAAAAGAGAATCCAAAAACGGCTTCAGAAAAAAGTCTTTGATTTCGTACACCCGGTAGATCTGAACAAGGTTGTACCTCAAATTGAGAAAAACAAAAGGGCTATTCAGGCTCTTAGGGCTTTACACCTTGCTTACGATTCCGATCGACGGAGCGGTAGTGAGACCTACGGGTACTCTAGTTTAGAGAGTATCGAATCTAGCTTAGAGTACATCTGCGATCGCTGGGGCTGTGCATTCCGCTTAACTTGGCTTCTCGGAGTACCTGAAGCAGTGAGCAACCTGAAACAATTCAACTCATCTTCAAAATGACCCTCAAGAATCTGAAAACTTTCCAGTCTGAAATCGAAAATCTTCTGAAGTTCGTGAAAAGAACTATTCAGTCTGATGACCGAGCTTGTGAAGATGACACCCTTCCTGGAATTCTGGTGACGGTTGGCGCCGGTGAGAACGATGACGGTTCTTTCTCTTGGAGTTACCAGACCGGTGACAACAGCTATACTGGAGGGGCATACGGCTTTCCCCACTGGGCCGTAATCAGCCTGCATCGCCGGAGCAACTGCCGCGCTCTTGCTCAGGATGCTGTGAACGAAATTCTCTACAGCCTAGTTTGATACAGCGAATTCAACCCACTTAAACAACCGAAACCATGCCTTGCAGTGACCCTTTCCCCTATGATCTCCCGGAGCCCCCTCCAAGGGAGCACACTCAACAAAAACTAAAATCAAACTCCTCTTACCAGAGAGCGAAGAATCTGGGACTTTACGGAGTCGAAACCACCGACGAAGAACTCCCTGGCAGATTGATGGAAATTGCGTGCCAGGCGTTTCAAGAGTTGGATAATGCCCTCTCTGTGCTTATGTTTCCTGGGTTCGTGTACGAGTGTAAATTTCCAGAAAACCACGAATGGTGGATCAACCATCAAGCGCGTGATGCAAAACGACTCGAAAGAGTTCTAGAGAATGCCCTAGCTAAACTAAGTGCTGAAGAGCAAGAGGTTCTCAAGGCTTTCTTCGGAGAGCAAAAATGAATACCATTGAACGAATTGCGGAGAACCTGGCTATATCTCTCTTAGAGTTTACGGGGAATTACTCAGGGTCTCCTTACAAAGAGAAGGCGGAGAAGGCTCTGGCAGAGTACAATATATGGGTGAGTAAAGGTTTGCAGTACGCTGCGGCGACCGGGTCTTTGAAGGACTTGGAGAAAGACATTTACTGGTTTCTCTGTGAGAACGAAGACAGCAGAACCGTTCAGTCTGCCGAGGTTGCAAGGATGGTTGAAGCCTTCCTAATCAGGCAGTCTGCTAAAGTAGACGCTGGCTCTCAAACACATGGAAAAACTTCCAGTGTAAGGGTGGATCCAGACAAAGTCATGCGATCTTTTCAAGAGGCCCTAGAGTCAGGACTCTCGCAGGAAAGTGCGGTAGGGCAAGCAATCCTGTCGGCAACTCAGCAAATGTGGAGCCAATCTGATCTAGATGCCAATAGCGCTTCGATTCTATGCAGCTTTTCGGACCTGTGGAAAGAACTTTCCCTAAGCAAACCCTCTGAACAAACCTGAACAATGTCTTACCGCTCCCGTCGAAATTCAACCACCATGTCATCTTCCTCATCTTCTGGATGAGGATTTTCCGGATTGCTTACCGTCCTCTTCATCGGATTGAAACTCACCGGCCACATCACCTGGCCTTGGATTTGGGTTCTTTCCCCGTTGTGGATTTCCGCCCTGATCGCCATTGCTTTTATCGTCCTGTTCCTAGTTTTGGCTGTCCTCCTTAATAAGTGACCCTTAGCACAACCAACATCCGGAGAATCACCCCCGAGATCGCAGCCAAACTTGACATGCGACCGGGAGAGTGGTTTCGCAACTTGTTGCTGTGGGATTGCTATAAGGCAAGGCCCTTGGCTTTTAATCGTTGCACAGACCATCAGGAAGTTGTGGCCAAAGGGCTGTTGCCTGACGAGTTGTTGATTGGCGATTGCATTGACTTGGACTCTTCCTAGTTACCAACATGTTTGAAAATTTAAAACAAAAATTCAGCGAGTGGCTCGAAGACACTACCCACTGGTTTAAAATCGGTGAGTCAACTATGTGGAGAGCTCGGAACAAACATTAAATTTAACAACCTGACACAAATGACAATACTACTCTCTTTTCTCCTAGTGGCAGCTACACTGGCTGTGAATCTTTCTATCTGGAGAGCTGCTGAGACTAAAGACGATCTCAAAAAGAATAAAACTAGTTTTTAGGGGGGACGGTTAACCGACTTTCTGCGGGGCGGAAAGGTTCGGTTCCCCCCCTTGTTTCTACTGTGCAGAAACGCTATGATTATTGCATGAACATGACACGAGCCTAATCTACAAAATGGCAAACATCGAACGCAAACTTGCATCTGTCCGCAAAGTAACGGACATTCGCCCCATCCCCGACGCTGACGCCATCGAATGCGCCATTGTAGGTGGTGGTTGGCCCGTGGTAGTGAAAAAGGGAGAATTTCAGGTTGGCGACCTCGCCATCTACTTCGAGATTGATTCCTGGATTCCTCACGAACTTGCCCCATTCCTCTCCAAGGGGAAGAAACCAAGGGAGTATAATGGAGTGAAGGGGGAGAGGCTGAAAACTGTCAGGCTCCGTGGTCAAGTCTCCCAGGGTCTCCTGCTCCGCTTCTCGGACATCTCTCCAAGCTTCTACGTTGTCTCGCTAGCCGAACCTTACGGGGGGAGGGAATTTCTCCGAGTTGATCAGTGCGTGTGGGAGGAAGGTGAGGACTTCACTCTAGAGTTCGGAATTCAGAAATGGGAAGCTCCTGTCCCAGCTTGCTTGGCTGGTCAAGTTCGCGGGAACTTTCCTAGCTTCCTCGTGAAGACGGACCAGGAACGTTGTCAGAATGTTGTGGAGGAAATCTTTGAGCGCCATAAGGGTGAAACCTACGAAGTTACTATCAAACTTGATGGGTCTTCCTGCACGGTCTACGTCAAGGACGGGGAAGTTGGGGTGTGCAGCCGTAACCTTGACCTCAAGGAAACCGAAGGCAATAGTTTCTGGAAGGCTGCTAGGGATCAGGGCATTATCGATGCTATGCTTGCATACAATGGGAAGACTGGTCACAGTATTGCCTTGCAGTCGGAAACCCTTGGAGAAGGCATCCAGGGCAACCAGGAAGGAATCAAGGGACAACGCCTATTCCTGTTTGACATCTTCGATATCGACAGCCAAACTTACATGAAGCCAGGGGCCAGAATGAACCTCTTGGACAAGTACCTAGTTCCATTAGGCGCTGATTTAACCCATACCCCTGTCCTACACCCCGCAATGTGTGTAACTGATAGTTCCGCCAACCTTGATGAGCTACTAGCGTACGCCGATGGCCCGTCCATGAACCCCAAAGTCAAACGCGAAGGCTTAGTATTCAAGTCCAATGACTCTGAGTTTTCCTTCAAGGCCATTAGTAATGAATGGCTCTTATCCAAGGGAAAGAAGGGTGGCTGATGCCAGTGCCCAAAGGACCCGTTGGCTGAATATTTAAAGTTTATCCACTCCGAAAAATGCCCCCCCTAATCCGCTACGCAAACTGGCACATTCGCCGTTATAGGCAAAGAAATTCTACTCTGGAGCTAGCAATTATCTTTGCTTTTCATTGTTTGATTGCTTGTATTTCCTTGGCCGTAGGGGTCATGTCAACCCCTGTGAATCCCCTATTGGTGTCATGGGGCATCTCACTCCTTGCCGTTACCTGCTACATTCATCGCCCCATTCGCTACTACTGACCGTCCCGCAACCCTTCACCGAAACATCCGACCCTCAACTACAAAAAGGGTATACCACCCGTACTCACACACCGCAATGACTAAGCCCTTAGCCTACAACTACCCGCCCGGAACCACGCCGGAAGCAATCGAAGCCTTCCGCACCATGTGGGGACAAACCCCCGAAGATGACATTCGTTTGGGTTCAACCTTTGAGATTTTCCTGAAGGGTTATGTGTGCGGAAGAAATTTATCTAGGAATTTAGACCCTCAAGTAAGAGATAATGATAGTATACGAGATGAAATCAACGACTTGACTCAAAGGATTGAAGACTTGGAAAGATTCAAAGAAGCTACAGTGAGTTATGATTCCCATGGCAATTATGCCAGACATGTTGGTTGATACTGTAATTAATTACCATGCAAACAAATAAACCACAACAACCATGATCGACACCATCCCGCCAACAACATTCGATACTCGAACAGATACCATTAGGTATCCGGACGGCGTTGAAGAAACCTTAGTCCAATACCAAAAACGCAACCGCCAATTTGAATATATCCGGGGCCTGCAAAATGCTTTAGAAAGAATGAAGGTCCTATATCAGAACCCCGGCTGCCTTACCGAAGGGGAGTATAACGCAGCGAAGGACGCCATCCAAGGGCAATTTGACTATTGGGAAATGAATCTGTTTATCGAATTCGGAGACAAATGACCATTACCAAATTCTCAGGCCAATTCAGTTTCCTGTCAAACTTTTATGAGAGCGTTCTAGAATACGAGGGGATCAAATACCCCACAGTCGAACACGCCTTTCAAGCAGCTAAGACTCAGGATCCCGAAGCTCGCCAGCAAATTGCAAATATGCAAAAGCCGAGCGAGGCCAAAGCTGCGGGAAACCGTAACGGCATTATCAGGGACTTTGACCCCGTAGAGTGGGAACTTAGAAAAAACGGAGTCATGGAAGAGTTACTACGCATTAAATTTCAGAACCCAGATCTAAAAAACCTCCTAGCACAAACAGGAAACGCAAAACTAATCGAAGGCAACACTTGGGGAGACACTTATTGGGGAGTTGATGTTGTGACCGGCGAGGGCGCTAACAAACTTGGTGTCATCCTTGAGGGGATTCGCAACGAGATTGCTGAGGCAATGGCAAAGAATAAGCGTCAATCTTGAACATCCGCACAAACAATGACTGCACTCAACAAAACCGAAGGCGACCTATTAGCAATGGCTCGCGAGGGCCAGTTTGACATAATCGTTCACGGGGCAAACTGCTTCAACAAAATGGCTTCTGGAATTGCCGGGCAAATCAGCCGTGAACACCCTGAGGCTGCTGAAGCCGACCGCGCCACAGAGTCTGGTGACAGGGGCAAGCTTGGCAACTATACTATGGCTCACGTGCGAGAGATATGGTTGATACAACGTGCCTTCACGATCGTTAACGCTTACACTCAGTACACCTATGGGCGAGAAGGAGACTTGTTTGAGTACAACGCCTTTGAAAAGTTTCTGGCAAATTTTGAGACTTTTCTGAGAAAAGTGTACGTGTTGGCGGGTGCCGACAAGAAAACCAGGGTTGGCTTCCCTTACATCGGTTGTGGCCTTGCAGGTGGAGACGAGCAAAGAATAGTAGAGATGATCGAAAACTTCTCTGTGTCTTGCCAAGACATTGCGGATGTCACTCTTGTTAGATTTGTCCGAGATACATGAACTCACTACAATGGCTTAACGTTGCCAGTTGCTCTGCCCGCCGCTTATCAAGCCTTCGCTTCAGAGGTAGTTCCACATCGGAAACTAAGAAGGGAGAGAAAGAAACTCTCGATATGGCGCTCGCCAAGGTTAATACCACTATCCTAAACCGTCTGAGGAAGCAACTCCCGAACCCTCAAGGGTAAAAGTAGTATAACTGCGGCTTCAACATGCAAGGTTCATTCTCTGAAGATTCTCTTAAAATCTTTCACAATTTGGCTTCACAGTCCCAAGGTTTAAGCTATAGTGAGTCTAGGGAAGATTCGTATGACTTTACACGCTGTGTAAGACCAAATGGGACCAGCTTTGGAACCTCAGGGAAATGCACACCACCGAATCGCCAAGCGGCGCCAAGTAATCTTGTAGCGGAAGTTAACCGCGAGGAAGTAGAGGCTCGGCAGTTAATGTCCGGTGGCCGCAGAAACAGCAGGGCTATGCAGCGCCGCGCAAAAGAACTACTTGAGAGTGCTCGAAGAAAGAGGAGCGGCAAGCCGACGGCATGAGTTCGGTTCTCACGCTTCACTCCTACAGGTGAGGCACTATACTTGTAATACCCTTGTGGAAGCCCTTAGAGCGCACCAGGCGCTCCTAGAGGAGCCCGTTTCTCCTAACCCGGAGACCCCTGCCCCAATAGCGGCGGATGCTCTACAGGCGGTGTCCGTGCCCTCTGAGTTCATACACAAAGGCACCTCCACCCTGTGACGCAAAGGGCGGTAAACCGACCAAAAACTTTCGGTTCTCCCCCTTGTGCCTGCAGCGCAGAGACGCTATAGTAATAATATGAAGAACGTCAATTACGCCTTTATTGGCGACCTCCACTCTCAAATTTCGCCTTTGCGAAAAGCACTGAACTATTGCAACGAAAACGGATGCGTCCCTGTGCTTTTGGGCGACCTGTTTGACTCGCGCATGGAAACCAGCGATAGCGTAGCTGTCTACAACACTGTGCGTCAAGCTGTTGAAAACGGTGCGATTGCTCTGAGAAGCAATCACCAGAACAAGCTGGAGCGTCACGCTCGCGGTAACAACGTTCTGTTGAAAGAAGGTTTTGATCGCACTGTCCGAGACTTTCAAGAAGCTGGTATCTGCTTGACTGAAGTAGGGCAATGGCTGGAAACTTTCCCGTATGGTATCGCCCTGAGGGACTCTCGAGGAGTCGAATACCGCTGCGCCCACGCAATGTTCCCCCGATGGGTTCTCGTTCCTGAAAACTACGATGGGGTTTACCGTGTGAACGAAGTGACTCGTAAAGCGAAAGATTACATGCTGTATGGGCCACGCCGTGCTGGTGCGGTCTGGCCTCAAGACCAAACTCGAGTGTTCTGGTGGGAAGAAGAATCGAATCGCGATTGGGTTCGTGTCGCGGGCCACTACCACCACATTCACGTGAGCGATAAGAGCCTTGTTCTCGACGGACAGATGGGTGGCAGCACCCAAGAAGGCTTCGACCCGGCGCAAGCTCGCCTCTGCGTCTGGAACCTCGAAGAGCAAACGCTTACTCAATTCACCTGATTGCCTTATGAACTATACTCCTGACCCCGGACCCACAGACAATGTCCTCCCGGAAGAAGTCGCTTTTCGAAGTACTGGTTTCTCCCTTGAGGACGCAGTCCAAATTCACTTGTGGGATTTGGTCGTTCAGTGCGAGAAACTTCGCAAACAGCGAAAGTTTAACCTTGTGAAGTTGCTTCAAACCGAGGGTGAGGATCTCGCCCTAGCTTACGAAAACAAAGAACTTTTCATCATTTCATACTTTCACCAAAACAAACAAGTTTGATCTATGCTTAGTCGTTTCTTAGGAGTTCTCTCTGGCCTTACCCTTATTTTGTTCGTCCTTCACTGGCGCGGTCTCCCCGTTCTCATCCTACTGAAGGCTATCCCCCTTCTACTTATTGTGGGTGCAGGGATTCTACTCATAGTAGCAGGTTTGTCCAAGGACTAACCCTTTACCCTCCTCTTCTGACTTAAGATAAAAGTCACAACCACGAAAACCAAACTTTCTCAAAAACAAAACCAAATGTCTGTCACTAAAGTTGCAATCGGCTCTGGCGCCATTCTCCTTTCTCTGGTTCTAGCCGCAGGCCAATTTACCACAATTAGCACGGGTGAAAATGGTCTTTACATTGGCTTCGATGGCCAAGTCAAAAACGAAGTGCTGACCCCAGGCATCAAGTACGACGGGTTGGGCTCCATCAAGGTGTTTAACACTCGTAAGATCACTGTCACAGCGAACGACCTTCGTCCCAAGACTAAAGATAACACCATCATGAAAGAGATGGACGTCACGGTTACTTACAGCATTAATCCTAACTCCCTTTACGAGTTTTTCACCAACTACGACCTTACCAACCACGGTATTGCCGAAAACGGTCAGCTTCAACTGATGTCAAGTTACATCTCTCGTCTTATTACATCCGCTGTTAACCAGTCGGTAGACGAATTCCCTGCTTTGGCTGTTAACAGTAGTCTTGAGCAAATTCAAGACACAATTAAGGCCAACCTTTCGGAAGCTTTACAGAAAAATGGTCTTGAAGGTAAGATCACCGTGGATTCAATCATAGTTGGCAAGGCAGACCTTCCTGACGACCTGGTTGCCTCGGTTAACCGTGTGGTTGCCGCTCAGTCGGGTTTGAAAGAACAACAAGTTAGGACAGAAACTGCCCAATTGAAGGCGGAAGAGAACAAAGCTCTGGCTTCTACCGTTACCGCACAATCGTTGGAATACCAGCGAAATGAAATCCTGAAGGCTGCCTTTGCCAACGGATCCATTCAGAAGATGGTTATCATCAACGGTGCCAAGATGGACTTTCTGCCCGGTGGCTTGACCGATAAGTAAACATAAGCTGAAGCAACGGGGGACGGCTAACCGAACCGAAAGGGGCGGTTCCCTCCCTTGTTTCACTGAGAGAAAACGCTATAGTAAGTTCATGAAAACACAATCACTGGCACCAAAAACCAAAGAAATTCGCGGCGGCAAAGTTGCCGTCTTGTACAGCCCAGGCTTTGGCGCAGGTTGGAGCACCTGGAACTCAGACCCCGATAAAGGTCTCGAGCATTTCCTATTGTTTGACCCAACCTTGGTCCACATGGTGGAAAACGACCAAAGGGAACGTATCCTCGCTTACGTTGAGTCCGTTTACCCTGATTCTGGCTTTTACGCAGGAGGGGCAGATAATCTCTCCATTCAGTGGATTCCAGAAGGTTGTCTGTTCAAAGTTACGGAGTACGATGGGGCAGAGTCCATTGAGTACCGTGATTACGATAACTGGAAAATTGCATGAATCATAAATTTACAAAGAAGAATAAATATGGGTATGTACACTGAGATTTACGTGAATGTTGAGCTCAAGCGGGACACACCCGAGGAGGTACTCCATGTTCTCAAGGCAATGTGCGGCAAACTTGACCCCGAGGTGGAGAAAGAAGCACTGGAAGGTTACCCTGACAGGTGGTGCATGCTCTTCAGTGACTGCAGCTACTACACTCCAAAACTTACTGCAAGTATTTAGAGTGGGACACAATTTCAAAACAGTGGTCCCTCCTTGGCAAGGGAGACATTAAGAACTACGAAGGAGAGATTGAGAAGTTCTTTGAATGGATCTCCCCACACGTGGATGCTTGGGATAGAGATTTTATGGGTTACAAACGATACGAGGAAAGTCAAATACCTCTTTTGTTCTAGAAGAAGGGCGACTCCTACACGACTGAGCAACCCTCACCACAACTATACTAACACACCCTGACTTCAACCGAGAAGCAACAATGAACTTCGAACAAATCTGGAATGAATCCCGTGGCCGTTTCACGAAAACCGGACGAGAGGCCATCCATAATGCTGATACCACCGATTGGGTGCAGAAAGGCATTGACCTAGCGTTCAACCACTCTTTCTGGGAAGACATGGCTCGTGAAGCTGTTGAACGCCTTCAAGAAGAAATTGCAGGGGTAGACAACCTCCGCTGATTACTTCAACGAAACAACTATTCAAAACAAACAATGGGACTCGACTCTCACCTCTACGCCGAAAAGTACGTCAGCAACTACGATCATTCCTCTCCTCAAGAGAGGGAAACTTACCACAAAATTGTGGAGGCCACGGGACTCTCATCCCTTGAATACCCTTTGCCTCGGAGCAACAGTGCAACGATCCGTGTGAAGGTTGCCTACTGGCGCTAAGCCAATCAGATTCATCAGTTCTTCGTGGAAGTTTCCAAAGAAGAGGACAACTGCCAAGACATTGAGGTTTCACGTGAAGATCTAGAGAATTTGCTGAACCTTGCAAAGCAAGCTCTAAAAACTCGAGACAAGACTTTGGAGAACTTGAAAGAAGGAGAAGTTGTGGTAGGGCCGGAAGACATTCTTCCTACTCGATCAGGCTTTTTCTTCGGCTCCACAGACTACGACGAGTATTACTACTCCGACCTTGAACACACGGTTAAAGTCCTGGAGAAAATACTCAACCATCCGGGTATCCCAAAAGAGGACTACAGCTGGAGCTTCATCTACCGAGCGTCCTGGTAATTGCCGAGAGTTTACCGTCTACCCCTGGCCCTATGTTAGGGCTGTCGGTGTCCACGCCGCCATTTCCCTAGGGTAACCCCGGGAACAAAGTTGATACAGCCATCACTTGTATCCAAAACACAAAAACAATCAACTTGAGAGAAGAAAATGACAACCTTTTTGAACGCACTCGAAAACGAATTCAATACTACGACCACAGCCAACGGCGCAAAAGCCTATAAGTCCACAGGTTCCAAGAACCTGGACCTTTTCGGGAAGATTGCAGCCTGCCGCAACGACGTTAGCGAAGCAACTCGCCTATTCAACCTTGCTTATGCTGAAGACCCTGAGACCGCAACCAGAATCCTGTTCTGGGCACGTGACATTCGCGGTGGCCAGGGTGAGCGTAAGATCTTCCGAGAAGTTTTCAAGGAGCTGGTTCGCAATGATGCTACAATCGGCGCGAAACTCATTAGTTTGATCCCGCAGTATGGACGCTGGGATGATGTGGTAGCCCTTGAAGGCACCCTAGTTTGGAATGTTGCACTCGAGGCAATCAAGGCACAGCTGAACGCTGACTTGAACACCGAAGTTGGAAACTCCGTGTCATTGCTTGCGAAATGGCTCCCTTCCATTAACGCCTCTAGCAAGGAGTCTAAGAGGATTGGCCGCAAGATTGCCGAGGCAATGGGTTGGAATGAGCGTCAATATCGCAAGGCTTTGACTGCTCTTAGGACACAAATCAAAATTGTCGAACAGGCAATGTGTGCCCGTGAGTGGGATGCCATTGATTATAGCAAGTTGCCTTCTCGTGCAGGCTTCATGTATCGGAAAGCTTTCGCAAATCGTGATGGCGACCGTTACCAGTCCTACCTGGATGCAGTTAAAAAAGGTGAAGCAAAGATCAATGCCGGTACTTTGTATCCGTATGACATCGTTGAGAAGTGTCTCTACAACCAAGAATCCAATGATACTCTAGAAGTAATGTGGAAAGCCCTGCCGAACTTCATGGAGGGCAAGGAATTGAATGGGCTTGTTGTTGCCGATGTTAGCCGTTCTATGTCAGGCCGTCCAATGGCAGTATCCATCTCTCTGGCGATGTATATCGCAGAGCGTAATACCGGCATCTGGAAGGACAAGTTCCTAACATTCTCAGGGAATCCTTCTCTACAGACTGTGACTGGCAGTAGCCTTTCAAACAAGGTTCGCAACCTTAGCCGAGCAGATTGGGGCGGTAACACTGATATTCAGAAGACGTTTGACCTTATTCTGGATACTGCAGTTCGGAACAACATTCCAGAGTCAGACATGCCCCGCAAACTGATTATTGTCTCAGACATGCAGTTTGATAACTGTGTTATCATGGGAGGTAATTACTCCGGTCGTATGAGTTATGGCGGAGCCCGAGTCACCAACTACGAAGCAATCCGCATCAAGTACGCTCAAGCTGGCTACAGCTTGCCCGAAGTTATCTTCTGGAATGTCGATTCCTCAGATAACGTCCCGATGAAGGCACATGATTCCGGTACCGCTCTCGTTAGCGGTTGCTCTCCGTCAATCCTGACCGCAGTTCTTACCAGAAACGCAATCACCCCATTGTCCCTAATGAGAGATGCTGTTTATACTGAAAGGTATGACGCTGTGGGTGCGGTCTTTAACTGATGGAAAGGACCCTAGTAACTACGTTAATGTCAGCCCAGGGTCTTCTCCTTGGGTTGAAGTTAACAGGGCAAATAGCCTGGTCGTGGCTGTGGGTGTTTAGTCCTATTTTAGTTGTAAGCTGTGGGTTAGGGTTACTTATCCTCCTATTGATCCTAGGGTTGATGGGCGGTAAGTAAGGCAGACCCGTAAGATGGTTCAGCAATCAAACCTTTCTTTGTAACAGAAAAAACCAACCATCTTGTTTAAATAAAGTCAACTTCCCTGGTAGTTCACCGGGGCAACAATGGGGAATGGTGCAATGGCAGCACACGTAATTAACGGTTACCTTGGATAAGGTACAGACAGCAATTACAAAAATTCCATTCCACGGACGTGACGGAGGTTCGATTCCTTCTTCCCCATTTTCGAAAATCAACTCAAGCAATCAACAATGAAGTCATCTCATCTTTACACTTTGATCGGTGTTGTAGCACTGTGGTTTGTATTGACCTTGACACTAATTCTCAAGGAAAACTATCAAGGTGCTATCGGAACCGGATTGGCCCTTTTCTTTTCCTCGGTTGGTACGATAGGTGTTGTTGCCCATTTTGAAGGGAACAGGCGGTAAACCGCCCCATGTGGTTCGGTTTGCACCCTTGTTTTCGCACCGCGAAAACGCTATGATTATAACATGAACCAAGAGACCTACTTCCCTTGCTCTCGCCAGATCGAGATCCTCGATCAGCACGAGAACGCCAACGAGATTCCTCCGTACGTTAATTATCTGGTGCGGTTTGAGAACCCCTACGGTGGAGAAAGTGTCGGAGTGGTAATTGAGCCCAACTCCGAAGGCGTCGAAGAAGTTTACACTAACCAGAAATTTCCGGTAGCTTCCATGCTTCCTGGCCAATCGGAAAATGACGAGCTTCTGCTCAACCTTTTCCGCACCTGGGTGTTGACTCCGCCGATGTTTACACAAGTCACTGTTCGTCAACAGACGGACAAGTTCTACACCTTGAGTTTTCACAATCAGCACTGGAATTTCCATGCCCGCTCTCGGAACCTCTCGTACATCAAAGGGAAGATTCGGAACCTAGCAAAGTCCCGTGATGTGAAGGTCACCTGGGAGGTTTGACTCCAAGTTTACCTCCCTCCTTGAGGCCTATGCTGTTTTTGAGACGAGTCAGCGTTAACTAAAGGATAATGCGAGACAGTTAAAAACTTTTTCAGCTAGGTGGTTCAAATCCACTGTCAACACTCATCTTGTTCACAAATAAAACCGAAGAGTAGACAAGTGGTTAGGCAGCGGTAATGCAAAAAAGATTATCTAGTTTAGGTGATTCAGCAATACCCTAATACGCTAAAAGGAACCGCCATACGCAAGTTCGAATCTTGCCTCTTCGATTGTTTTTCTTTGAAAACGTAGATAGTTCAGCAATTCACCCTAACTCAATAAGGAAAACAACTATCTTGCTGAATCTAGTTTCAACAAACTATTTGCGAAGCAAATAAGGGACCGTAGCTCAACTGGTAGAGCGCTAAATAAAAGTTATCTTGTACAAGATACGTCAGCAATTAAAAAATACCTCGTTTAAAGGAGTGGTTGCAGGTTCGAGTCCTGCCGGTCCCATTTACCCCAAGTCTAGCCATGAAAATTTCACGGTTGTTACCCTGCTGGCCTGCACAGTGCTAACTCTCTCGCCAACGTGGGCAAAATACCAGAGTCTAATCACTGGCGCAAACCCGGAGGAAGTTCAAGAAAATGCCTTCAAGAAAAGTATGAGCTATCCGGTGGGCTCTCTCAAGTGTAGCCAGCGTTGTTCTCAGTGGTGGCATCACGACTGACTTAGCATCAAGAGTAAAAAAGTTTAACATGACAAATAGTACAACCCCGTTTCACTTGACCCAAAGTCACCTGAAACTGCTGAGGAGAATGCACGTAGGTTGGAGCGTCTGTGAGTTTGGTGCTCCCGAGATAGACCCAAAGAGACCATACGGCAACAGTTGGGTGCTTGGCGACATACACGAGATTTTGACAGGGGAAGACATAGACGAACTAACTGAATCTCAGAAGGAGGAATACAGGCAGTTACACGAAGAAACTCAAACAGCCCTCCAGATTATCCTTTCCATGGGCAAGTTTGAGGAAGGCTTGTACATACGGACTAACCCGTACTCTTCCACCTGGGTACCGTACCCACTCGCGGGCAGAATCGCGGAAAAATCACAAAACGCTACTTAGTGGGCCAAATCGTAAGACCTCTTTCAGATTTACACCAGACTCTACCAACGAAGCGGGGACAAGGGCTGCCTTGAACTGCCAGAAACACCGACTTTTTCGGTTTTTGGGGCGAGAACCGGGGGTCAACCGGCTGAGACAGTTTCCAAGAGGTTCGGTTACCCGAACCGGGTGGTTCGGTTCCCCTCCTTGTTTTTGCAGCGCAAAAACGCTATAGTAAGAGTATGAAAGTTGATCCCTCCACTCAAGTCTCCATCCGCTTTGACCCTGTGTCGGTCGAATGGTTTTTGCAAGAAACCGTGAAGGCAGGTGCCTTCAGTTTTCAAGCCACTAAGGTATCCCCGAATTTCTCGAGGCTCTCCGAGGCTGAAGCTGCTCTGGCTGCTCTGCTTGAAGTGTACGACGCTGCGATGAAAGCCTGCGCCTGAGCTCAGTGAGTTCGGTAACCCAACCTTTTATTCTTTCTGAGAAACCGTCCCAGTATGATTATGAAAACTACTAACGCCTCTGAGGAGGCTCTGCTCCTCGCTGGGTTAATGGCGGATTGCGCCATTCGTCTTGTCGGAGGACAAGACTTAAACGGCACGGTCCCCGCAGCGCACCCGGACGATTTTTCTTACTTTGTCAAACACTTGCGTATTTCAGTAGAGCGGTACAACCGACACATCATGTCAATGAACAGCAATGACTAAGCTCCTCTCCCTCGCCGCTCAAGCTACGCTTGATGCTTTCACCGCCGGATGGCTAGACGAGCCCTTGGATCAGGATCGTTGTCAGTTGGCATCCTCTATTCGCGCCTTAGCAAATCAGCCCCAGGAAGTTCCTGTTCATATTCAGGGCGAGAGCTATTGGCCGTATGTGAACGGCATTGAGGCCATGCAAGTGTTCCTCGAGCGCATCGCCGACGAACTAGAGGGCCCCAATGGCTGACTTATCCCCTGCCGCGCAAGCAGTGGTCAACAAAATTGCTGCCAGTGACTGCATTGATCGCGGGGATGTCTACTACCGCCAAGTCGCCACCGTCACCATTCGCGCCGTGGCAGATCTGGTAGTTCCCCTTGAGCTAGGCCCCCCAGAGCAAGCGCCGATAGACAGCTTCCAGAGGCAAGACCAGCGCAGCAAGACCCGCCGCGAACTCCTTGCCCTAGCCACCGAGTTGGAGGGCTCCATTTAATGTCACCTTGTTCATCCTGCATCCACTATCGAGTGGCCATAGGCAGTCTTCACCCTATCGAAAGGTGGTGCGCTATTTCGGGAGAATGGTTAAGTGCCAGCGACGTATGGCACAATAATCCTGAGGCACATACCCGAGTTTGGGGAGTCAAAACAAACGACATCCCCGAGTGTAAGTTTACCATGTCTGCCCGAGAAGTTTGGGAGTTTGACGAATGGCGTGCTTCAAAAATGACTCTATACTATCGGGAGAATCGCGGAGGGTACAAAGGCTTCCACAACGATTTGCGTAATAGCCACTGGATAGACGCTCTCAACGAAGAAAAAGAGGTGGAATTAAACAACAGTAAGAGGTTCTGGCCCGGTGGTGATCTTCACCACTTTGTACAACGACAACCCCGCGCCATCGCCAACGAGCTATAGGGTCGGTAAGCCGCCCGTAAACGTTCGGTTCTCCCCCCTTGTTTTCGCACCGCTAAAACGCTAAAATACTTACAGTTCAAACAACCCTAACAAACAAAATGCCCGCATTTGCAGTCACAGACAACCTCAACTGGGAAGTTGAGCAGCGTCCCGTTTTCTTCCCTGATTCCCAGGGTAATCCCGTCCGCTTCGAGGACCGGGTTGCTATTGTTCGCAGCGACAATGAGTTCCCCCTGGGTATCGTGTCCGAGGATTACGAAACGGTCCAGAACAAAGACCTGCTTGGTCTCATCAACCCTATGGTTGAAGAAGGTCTGCTTACCATTGAAAACATGGGTTATCTGGCCCACGGCGCCAAAGTGTTCGCCCAGGCTGAGATTAACCAAGAGTTCCGCGTGATCGGCGAAGATTACAAAGCTTTCATCACCCTGCTGAACGGTCACGTGGGTAATGCCTCTGTGGCTATCGGTCCGGTGGCCACCCGCGTTATTTGCGGTAACACTTTCTCCATGGCATACTCTAACATTGGAGAGAAGTTCCGCCACTCTCTGGGTGTGAATGAGCGCATTCTTGAGAGCACCGCAGTGCTTGACTTTGTGAATAGCGCCATGGAAAAGTATTCCAAAAACGTTGAAACCATCGCCTCGGCAACTTGCACTTCCGCTCAATTCCGCACCTTCCTGGAAGCAACCTATAAGAAGGAAGCGGATAAGATGCGCAATGTGAACGTTCTCAACGATCTGTTCTACAACGGCGCTGGCAACGAAGGTCGTACCTTCTACGACGCCATGAATGCGGTCACGGACTTCAGCTCCAATCGCAGCCGGAAGACTTCCTCTGGCCGCTTCGGCTACGCCAACTTCGGTCAAGGTGCCTCCATCAACCAACGGGCGATGCGAGTGGCCCTGGAGATGGCGGCGGTCTGACCTGAGCTTACAAGGGTCACAGGGTTGTCCCTGTGGCCTTTTCACACTGGTACACACCCTGTAAACTATGAATATCGAAACGCTAGAAAAGTTCTGTTCGTCTTGGAGAACAAACTTTGAGAAGCCCTTCGTCTACGATAAAAAAACTTATTCTACTGATGGGCACATTCTCCTCCGTATCGACAGGATGCTAGAAGGTGTTGAAGAGAATCCTGACTTTCCTTATGACAGGATTAAGGAAAACTTCGACGGATCTTTTTTGAACCCTGCTCCCTTGGCCGACTATCGCACTGAGGAGAAGACAGAGATCTGTCCCGAGTGTAATGGAAAAGGAATTGTGTCGACTTGCCCTGAATGTGCAGGAAGTAGGGAGGTAGAATGGGACTCCGGATGGAACTACTACACTGCTGAATGCCAATCTTGTGAAGGTACAGGGACCCTAGCTGACGGAGATTCGGGGGATGAATGCGATAACTGCGATGGAAAGGGAGTAATTGCGGTGAGAGAGACAGTACAGATTGGAAACTCAACTTTCACTAATCTCCTAATCAACAAACTTCTAAACAATTTGCCCGAAGACCTTGAGATCTTCCCGAGCACCGAGAAGCGAAAGCCAGCACTCCTGCGTTGGAATGGTGGTGACGGTCTTCTTATGCCCCTCCTCTGATTCACCTCGTAAACAACAAAACTCACAAAAAAATGACAATCACCAACCTTGCACAATCCGCTCGCCTAAGCATTCAACTGGACACTTCCCCAGGTCTTCCAAAGCTGCCCCACATTCCCCGCAACATCCTCGCCGACAAACTGACTCCGGAACAGCAGGAGGCAAACCTCCTTCACGTGTCTCTCTGGATCGTTGAGCGCGACCAGGGAAACTTGAAGATGAACTCGTGGCATGATTCTTGGGCGAACAATTTTGGCTGTGATTTGGATGGCAAGTACTGGAAGTGGTGCGGTGAACCCTCCTATAAGGAAGGTTTCTACAGCTGCGGTACCGTTCACTGCATTGCCGGTTTCGCCCAGGCAATGGCCGGAGAGGTGGCGTTTGCTACGTACCCGGCTGCTGCCGGTGAGCACCTGCTCGGAATAGAAGCTGCCTGCCACTTTAACGACAAAGAACACACAGCACTGCAATACCTGAATAAAGTCATCGCCCGCAACTCCTGAACTAACCTGAATCGAAAAACGTGAACATCCGCCCCCATGCCTTCCTGCAATCCGTCCGATTTATCGAGAGGGGTGGCACCATCTTAATGCCAAAAGACTTAACCCTGGCAACAAACGCAAACATTCGTTTCCTACTTAAAGACCAAAAATGCAAATCACATACAAAGCCCCAACTGCCATTGAACGCACAGTCGAACTTGACGAGTCCGAGTTGCCGCCCCTATATGCTGCAATCCGAGACTGCTTCCTACAACGTCTCAGAACTTTTGGATTGGCGGACCCTTACTTACCCTTCGAAGAGGCAGCGATTGAAGTCTGCCGTAAAGTTGGTGTGGACCCGTCTAATCGCTTCGATGTAGTTGCATTCTTTGATGGTTTTCTTATTGGCGGGGAACCTGAAAATTCTAGTGAGGTAGAAAACAATGGAAATGAATGACTTTTACGATTATATCGTTGAGTATGAGGTTGAAAGTATTGAAGAAGAGTTTTTCCTGAGGTCCATAAAGAACATTTGTGATTCAGTTCCTGCAGAACATACGCCACTACTGTTATGGAAATGCGTTCTAGATATGTACAGGTTTTCGGTCCAAAGTGGAGACGCAATGTCTGAAGCTAAGAGAGTAATTGACGGGCAGACTAGGCTTTTAGTGGAGAATGACAATGCAATGACTGAAGCACAAATAGTTTTTGAGAAAATTTCAAAACAGATGAAATCACAAGAAGTCGGCGATGGAAACTAAAATAACTAGCTTGAGAGTAACTGAAAGGGTTACAAAATCCAAAGGCAACTACCCCGATATTCCATTCCTAATAGTCGATATAACTTGGAAAATCTCTGAAGGTGACTTTTATTTTTTCAGGTTTCTAAGGGATTCACACGATGTGATTGAAGGACTGGCAATTGATAACCCTTTATCTTACGGTCTGTGTGGAGTCCCGACAAAGTTCACGAAGGTTTGGACTCCCCATGACCAAAAGTGGGTGTATCTGGAGAAGTTCCAAACTTTTTGGATGAAAGCATGGGTTTCTGATTGCCCTGTAGTTAGGATAGTGCTAGATGAACTAAGGCATTTTCATCAAACTGGTGAGTTCTCGTCGGTTTACAGGTTCTACAAAGAATCCACTCTCTATGCCCATTTGTCTACGTTGGATTCTTTCATGGATTAAACAGGGTAAAATTAGCTAGGTCAACTATGGAAAACTTGGAAAAGAACGACGAAAATCCAGAGTGTTGCCGCCGCAGTTTCGGTGCCTCTCTCAAAGATACCGCCGCTAGATTGCTGGCCGACCCTACAATTGCCCCTCGCCAAGTTGCGAAAGATAGGTTAGCAATTTGCGAAAGTAATGTTTGCGGAGCGTTTAACGAAAAGAGTTCAACTTGTGAGCAATGTGGATGCTATATGCCATTAAAAACGACGATGGCGAACATGAGGTGCCCACGAGATTATTGGACTGAATGGAAGAGAGGGCAAAGTGAAGATTGATCGCCTAACCTTCAAAGTCTGGCCATCCGAGTTCGTTAAAGACTTTTTGCAAGCTGACAACGAAGTGAGACTCCCATGGTTGCAAAGACAGCCCGGTTTCCTGAACAAAACTTCCGAGTTCAAAGCGAATGGTGAAGTTTCTATCCTGATTTTCTGGAAAAGTGATTCAGATTGGTCCGAAGCTAAGAAAAAAGTTCTCGAGTTGGAAAACGTAGAGCGTTTACTGAAACAACGCTCTCCGGGTTCTTTTAGACTCATAAGTTCACTTTCTCTTTGAGAGAGAGTTTACCTCTTCTCAGTCAACGCTAGACTAAATGTGAATGCCCTGGTAGCTCAGTGGAAGAGCAGCGACCTTCTAAGTCGTCGGTCGGGGGTTCGAATCCCTCTCAGGGTGTCGGTTGCTTTCGCAACCCTATCAAACAACAACATATCAAATGGCAAATCTTTCTCTAACCGCGAGAGCAGCAAGGATCTCTACCAAGAGCCCTTCTGGAGCTAATCTCTTGCTGAAGCTTGGCGAAGCTAAGACTAAGTCAGAAGTCCAACTGGCTTTGGAAGAATACGACAGAGCTCTAACTTCGAACTGATTCACTTGTCAGGGTTGGCCTAAACGTGAACAACCCTGACGTTTCAACTCATGGGCGTGTGGTGTACGGTAGCACAGGGTCCCTTATGAAGACCACTCCGGCAGATTACCGGCTAGTTAGGGTTCGACTCCCTACGCGCCTATTTGATTTTGGGTAATAATGACCATGCTTTGTAACCAAAGCATTAACAACCTGCATTAGCAATCTACGCTAACAACGACAAAAAATGGCAAACACCAATCTAATTAAAAAACTAACGGAAAAATGGTCTCAGCCTGATAGTATGCCTGGTAAAGGATACGAACTGGTTAAAGCCCTAAAGCAAGATTATTATGTACAGCCCTTATCATTTTGCAATCTAGAAAATTCATCTTCGAAAGAAGGGTCTGAATGGGCCATCTCAGGTGGGAGAGAAGAGAAGTTCAAGCCAAGATTCAACGCACCCAAAGGTTTCAATTCATAAGCCATGTCACTAATTTCCAAACAAGATAAAGAACTCGCAATCGAAGCCCTTGATTTTTACGCATCAGAGTTAATCTTAGAAAGGGAATTTCTCACCTCAGGGGTAGATTCCAAACTTGGATACGTCTCCGCAGGCTATGATTCTGCTCAAAACGATATTATTCTAAATGAGGTTGACTCCTTAGCCAAGGCTGGCATTCACTGCGAAAGTTCCAATGCTCGTGCAGTTTTGTCTAACAAGATTCGGAGCGTTCAAACCCTTAAAAACTGGATTGCATTGGACCTTGCCAAGTCTAATTTGAAAGGTTAGTGCGCCGGGGGAGGGTAAAATTGAGGGTAGGTCTACCCCCCCTTCAGCCGTGAAACTCGAAGCCGTTATTGTTTGCGTCAACTACTCTGACTTTTTGGCGCATACCCTACCAAGTACCAGAAATCAATTCGATAAACTTGTAGTTGTTACCGATACTAAGGATAACGATACTAAGAAGCTATGCGAATACTACAATGTAGAATGTGTTCAAACAGACGTATTCTATGAGGGGGGAGACGCATTTAATAAAGGTAAGGGTATCAATGCCGGTTTAGAGCGATTGGACCTTGATGGCTGGGTTATTCACTTAGATTCAGACATTTACTTGCCACCTCAAACACGGTCGATTCTAGAGAATTTGCCTCTAGATAATGGGAAAATCTACGGGGCTGACCGTCTAATGTGCCCTGGTTACGAAGAGTGGTTGAGATTCTTAGATAAACCCTCCCCTATTCAAGACTCTTGGATTTTCATCCACCCTACAAGATTCCCGGTCGGAGTCCGAATCGCAGAGTATAAAACTTGGCACGGTGGCTATGAACCAATTGGCTACTTCCAGCTATGGAATCCAGAAGGGTCAGGTATTCACCGTTACCCGAATGAACACGGGTTCGCCGACCGTACAGATGTTCTGCATTGCAAAAAATGGCCTAGAGAAAAAAGAGAATTGCTTCCTGAAATTCTCGTTATACACCTAGAAAGCGAAGCAGGAATAGGTCTAAATTGGAAAGGCAGAAAGACTCCAATGTTTGGGCCAAAAGCCACCTTGCCAACCCTATCTTGGCTGGACAAACTATTTTTATTCTTAAATAAATTAAGCAAGTGCGGTTACAAACCTAACCTTAAAGTCTCAAAGGAATCAAAGAAAGAAAAATTAAGTAAGTTAGAACAAGGTGAGATAAAAGTCATAGGTGCAGGCTCAATTGAAGGTCCATTAGATGACTCATTGGAAGAGTGGCTGAGAGGCTGATAGCAGCAGTTTCGAAAACTGCAGAGGGTTAAACCTCCGGGGGTTCAAATCCCTCCTCTTCCGTTTACGGTTTTTTCCGATGAATAATAATAAGTTCAGCGGTGCTGAAGAAACCGTCTTACACAAAATTTAACATGACAATTGAAAACAAAACAGACTTCGTGAACGAAGTTATTTCACGAGTGCTTAGCAATGCCCCTGTGAGCGAAGTTATGAGAGTTTATTCTCTATCGGTCCAGGCAGCAATTGAAGAACTTGACGACGAAGGATTCCTTCAAGCTGTTCTTAACGCGGGGTACACAGACTTAATTGAAAAGTATGTCGAACCCGAAGACTTTTTCGAAGAGGGAGAGCTTGCAGAGGTTATCTGACGAAGACGGTTAACCGAACGGAAACTGACGGTTTCCTCCCTTGTTTTGCTCCGGCGAAACCGCTATAGTAGGTTCATGAACGAGCCTACTTTTACGTATGAAGAGAGCCATTCAAATTAAAGGAAGGGTTTCTCTGCCAGAGGACACTCTTCACCGATTGTTTAAGATTGCGAACAAAATTGTTGTTCCTTCCAGTTGGACCCTCGGTGAAGTGGGTTCCAGGGCTCAACCCCCTTGGCTTCTACCTCTAGTGGAAGAAGCTTTAGTAAGGTTAAACTCACAAGGATCCCGTAAGTTTCGGTTCCTGAGTAAGGACTCCCCGGCCATGAGGGAAATCTCGGCAATTGCTTATGGAAAAGGTTCCGTACCGACGCACACGGACCACGTCTCGGGGTTATCTCTGCTGACTTTCCTTGGTGGTTCTCTTGAAGATAGCGACGGATGTCATCTTGTGGCAGAGGGAGAGTTCTACGCTGGAGGGCAAATGGTAACCCTTAACGCTGGACAGTCGCTTGTTTTCGACGACAGTGAGCCTCACTCTTGGATGCATAACGGTTACTGGTTTTTTGCTTGCAATGCGCTTGAGAAAGTTTAGCATGGCAAAATACTACCCCTGAAAGCTTTCGTTGAACTTGTGGCAGAAGCCACTTTGCATAACTATTTGAACAGTGGAACCGACCGAGTCACAGAGCCACACTGGCCATCCGTCATATACGAAATTTCCGAAGTTAAGCTAGAGAGGAAAGTCCGGCGAGGGCCGGAAAGAATGAAAGCAAAGCACTACGAAAGTTCCAACCAGTAACCAGATACCAATAAATGAAAACGAACAGCGTTCTCTGTCAAATTGACCGGCGCGGTCGCTTGAGCAAGCCCGAAACTCTGAGGGATTATGGCAAACTTAGAGACCACATGATTCAGCGACCTTGGGAGTTGCTGAGCGACGAGACTTTTATAGATTTAATTACCGAAAAGGGTTGTACCTTTCACGGGTGCTTGTTTAAGGGTCTTGATCTCATGGAGCTACAGTACCAGCGTCTTTGCTGGCACACTCAAACCCTCATCGGCGTAGACTTTGATAAGTGTAAAATTCACCCGGAGGAAATGACAGACCTTTACTCACACTTGGGCTACCGACCTTGGATTGCCTATCGGACTTTCTCTGACGGGGAATTTCAGGGGAGGAATTCTTACCGACTGCTGTGGAAAGTCTGCGTCAATTTAAATGTTTCCTACGAACGAACCCATGCTTTCATCAAAGCCTTCGCAGCACTTGCCGGAGAAGGCATCGCCGACAAACACAGTATGGACCCCAGTCGAATGTGGCAGGGTAGCCGAAAAGGCTTCACCCATTACGACCCGGAATCCCCTTCACTAGACCTGCAATGCTCAGTACTTTGACCGAAATTACTGTGGTTTCCCGGTACCTCTACGTCACAAGTGAGATGGCAGAAGACCTTGTAAGAGAAGCAAGAAGTTACCCGGAAGAGTGGTCATTCGGTGCTGTCGACGTGGCGAAACTTCCGGAATCTTGTCAGCACTTGGGGCAACAAGCGATTGAGTCTTTGAACGAAGAGACAAGAGATTTCACATGGAGTCTCGGCGGTCAGTCACATGCAAAACCAGCAATGGCGTTTGGCCGTGGGAGCATCCCTTTCCATATTGACGAAATTACGGGGTTGACTTTGCTGATTCTCGTATATTGCCGCCCTTTGCAGTTTAACCAGGCTGCTCACGACAATTTAACTTTGTCCGGTCAATTCTTATCGGAAGACGGGTACACCCCATTGACCCTGGGAAAAGCTCTAGTCTTTAACGATTGCAAACCCCACGCCTGGTTGACAAACTCGGCCTGGGCCTTCGCTACGTTCCCTGTCGTAAAGGAGCGCAGGTACGCTCTCTGAGGCCCTGTAAGAGCCTTCGCTCCGCTCCGCCCCCCGACCCCCTGGCCCAGCTCTGAAGCTCCCCTCTCGGCCTTCTAGGCCCCCTTCACAAAGTTCACCCTATTGCCTTAAAAGTGAGAAGCAAAATTGCTTTAACGTTCGGCCGGTTCAATATCGGTCACTCAGGCCATGTTGAGCTGATTGAGAAATTGCTCATCCACGGCGATATTGCCAAAGTGTACGTATCGTCCGGTGGGAAGAACAACGACTGGAACCTTCGCGTTCTCCTCCTGCGCACGTTGTGTCGCCAAGCGGGACTTGACCTAAACAGGGTATCATTTCTCAAGGCCATTAATCCTTTCAAGGCTCTCTCCGAGACTTTAGAAGGTTGTGACCCTGAGAACGTTTCTCTGGTTCTCGGCTCTGACCAAGTTACGATTGGAAGGGAACTTTCGCAAAGATTCGACGTTTTCTTCTTTGAAAATGGAAGAAGTAGTTCAAGCACTGAAGTGAGAAAGATCCTAGACAGGGGTGCAACCTTAACCCTTTACTCCAATAACCGATACGCCTTGAAACTTGCAAAACTCTTGAGACACGAGGAAACTTCAAATGAAAAGTTCAGAAAAACTCAAAGAAAAACTAAGAACCCTGCTTAAGAACTACCCTGGGCTTAAGGTCAGTGCTCGCTGGCCTTGGGAAGAACAAACCTTTCAGGAAATTGCCTGGGTGGTTCAAGACTACGTGAACAACAGTGGGGACGTAATCAACGAGGATCCGCTGCAAGAGTGGATTGAAGAGTACAACTTTTTCCGGTTTGAAGTTGAAAAGTAAGCTCGGGCGGTAAACCGAACGGAAACTTTCGGCTTCCCACCTTGGCTCTGGCTCGCAAACCAGGTATAGTTGTTGTATGAACGAACTCGAAGCCTACGTGATGGTCGGTGCCCCTGGCTCTGGAAAGTCGACCCAAGTTTCTAAGCTGGTCGCCAGCCACCCGGATGCCATTGTGATTTCCGGTGATGATATCCGCGCTGAACTCTACGGCGACGCAAACATCCAAGGCAATTACGTCGAAATTCACGACCGTATGCTGGAAATTCTCGAAGAGAATGTCGGTCGCACCGTAATCATGGATGGCACCCACTACAGGGCCGCTTACCGCAAGGAAGCTATCGCTATGCTGAACTCATACGGGTACAACAAAGTTGTTGCTGTAGTAGTCGACAAACCTCTTGCTGTTTGCTTGCGACAGAACTCTTTGCGGGACCGTAAAGTTCCCGAGCATGTGATTGAGCGCATGCACAACTCTTTGCAAGCTTCCCTCAAGAGCATCATCAACGAACCCTTCCACCGAATTGACTTTATATACTGACGCAATGATCACCTACAGCAACAAATTACATCAAGGTGACGTAGTTGCCCTCGGGGATATTCACGCGACCTGGACTCTTTTTGGGCAATTTCTGAGTTGGGTGAAAGACTCTCGGGCTACAGTCATCCTTTTGGGGGATATGTGTGACCGTGGCGGTGGCGACCTGAAAGTTTTAGAGCAGGTGAAAAGGCTCCTTAACGGTCCGGAGGACTGGGGGCTTCAAGCCTTTTATGCCCTGATGGGAAACCATGAGAGAATGTTTCTTGATGCCATGTTGGGTGATCCTCATGGTCAAGGTTACCACTTGTGGATACAAAACGGGGGCAATTTTGATCAGGCACCTGAGATGGTGAAAGAGCACGCAGCCTGGATAAAAGAACTACCAATCTACATGACCATCGGTGATACTTTATTTGTACACGGGGGTATTTACCCTGGTCACGACCCAGCTAAAGCTGTTGCGGAGAAACGAGGAGATGCTCTTCTGTGGATGCGCCAACCTTTCCTCACGTTTGGCCCTGAGTTCGAACTTTGGAACCCTAACTTAAAGAGGGTTGTTCACGGTCACACACCCACGGTTTTTGAAGAAGGTGGTCAAGATCGCGTGCCAATTCACAAAGGCGACAGGGTGAATATTGACACCGGTGCTTACGCTCGTAAAGGGTGCCTCACTGCCTACAACGTTACTCAAGATACCTTTTGCCAGTTCTTCCGTTAGGTTTAACTTTCAATCTAGACAACAATTTCTAAACCATGAAACTTTTGCTCGTTGATACTTCGGCCCTCCTATACCGCTCTCGTTCAGCACTTTGCCGGGCCATGGGAGAAATGGTTACGAGTTTCGGGGTGCCTGTTACCGGCACCTACGGTTTTTGTAACGCCTTGTTCGCTGTCATGGCGGAGAACAACTACGACTGCGTAATCCCTTGTTTCGATAAAGGAGGAAACTTTCGTAAGAAAGAAGAAGGAACTTACAAAGCGAATCGGGAAAAGGCTAGCGTTGAGCATTACTCCGACCTTAGCCTTTTGCTTGAGGACGTTCTTCCTACTCTTGGTTTCTCCCCTGTCGGCGCCCAAGGATTTGAGGCTGACGACGTTATCGCGCACATTTCTCGCAACTCTCCCGCTTATTCAGAAATCCATATTTTTTCTTGCGATAAAGACCTTTTACAACTTGTAACTGAACGTGTGAAAGTGCTTCTATTTAGCTCAACCAAGAAGATGGAACTTGTTGACGTAGAAGGGGTGAAGAAACACTTCGGAGTAATGCCTTCGGAAGTCAAATACTTCAAGGCATTGGCAGGTGATTCTTCCGACAATATCGCGGGTATTGCTGGCATCGGGCCGAAGACTGCTTTGAAAATTATTGAAGAGTGCCGAGCTGATAGCACCAGCGAAGGATTCTCGATTGCAGACCGGATCACCTTCCACCCAAAGGTTGTGTCTAAAGCCTCAACCTTCTTGGGGAATCTTCGCCTTGTAACTCTAGAAAACGATGTCCCCGATCTGTCTTGGTATGCTTCTTCACCACCTATAGAATCACACGTGAAAACGTTGTTTGAAGGGCTTGAGTTCAAGTCATATTTGAAGCCTGCTCGGTTGGGTAAAGTCCTGAAAACTCTCAAAGTTCTACAAGTTAATGAAACTTGAAAATGATCTCCCTAAAGTGCAGATTCACAACAAGTCAGTTTAGAGTCTTAGGCAACTTTGCTTTAATTGTAGGCCAATTCATTCTTCTTTTCAAAAGCAGGCAGATCGGTCTCCTGACACTTCTTCTTGGAAGCAGCCTCAGCCTCCCTTACTTTCTAAAACAAAAACAATGGGATGTCGTTGCTGTGATCGTAATGGGAATTACCCTTAACCTTTCCGGCCTTTTCATAAACCCTTTTCTCATGTGAGTGTAGAGTCGGATAACCGAACCGCTGAAGGCGGTTCACCCCCTTGTCTCTGAAGAGATGGCACGCTATGATTATAGTATGAAAAACGACTCGATTCGCTGCAAACTCGGACCCCGTGAGAAGGGCCGGAAACATAAGGGCAAGGCGAAGCCCCAAGCTCTGCGCCAGGCGAAATCCCGTCGTGCTAACCTCCTTCAAAAACTCGCTGCAAAATGACAACCCTGCCCTGCATCCATCTTAACGGCACTGGTGCCGCTTCCCTTGCCGCGGAGTACGAGGAGGCCTACAGAGCCCTTCAGAATGCCCAGAGCAAGCTGGCTGAAGCCACCTGTCATCCCCGCGACTTCTACCCTCTTGGAGACCAAGCCTGGTCTCAAGCCCGTGAAGAACGCGAGAGTGCCCTGAAAAAACTTCGCGAAGTTAAAGAGTACTTGGCAGGTTGGGTGAATCACTGCTCTGATTATTCCTGAACTTTTCGATAAACACTGAACCCCGTGAGTTAAAATGAAAGAAAAGTACGCCATCTTTCTGTTGTTAATTCCTGTTATTATCTTTTCTTTTCTGTTTTCTAAGAATCGAGGAGGTAGTGAAAGATACTATACTAAGAAAAGTCTCTCAACAAGGGGAATAGAAATCACTAAGTCTGAAAACGAAATAGGTGACGAAGCGTGCTCACATCTCTCTTACTGCAAACAATCTAAACCGAGTGAATCACTGAAACCACCCGTGCCTTCAGTGCCAGGACCCTTACCAGTAGTAGGACTCTTTTCGGCTCTAGCCTACAGCCGCAAACTTCGACAGAGGATAAAAAATGAGCATCCATGAGTTCTGCGCTGAAGAAATGATACGGTTCGCTCAAGCTAATCCCCAAGTTCAAAAAGAAAAAGACCACGAAGGACGGAGTGAAATGATTTCTTTTATAGCTTTACAAAATTGTAACTATTTAGATTATCTCCAGGATAGAGAAGACAGCTTTTCTTTAAAGCCGAAAAATGTTTCTAATCCCTTAAGAAGTTCCAACCCGGCCTTCTAAACTGTGTCACTTAACAAGAAAAGTCTAATCACCGAAAAAATGAACGACAACTTAAGCAGGATTAAGCCCAAGCTGAGAACCGAGGGTCGAGTCTCAGGCAACTTCGGCAGAAATAAAGTTGAGGGAAAAAGACAGACTCTGGATCTGAGCTCCAGCATATTGAACAAAGACATTTTGAGGATCCCCGATCCCCGAAAAGTTTACGAAAGGCTGGAACAAGCCTATACTATTACCACAGACCCCGAGCTGAAAGCTTTCCTAGCTGAAATGCTTAAGAAGCGTAAAGCAACGACCCAGACTAAAGTAGCCGAAAAAACTGCTCGTCCTCGGTCCGAATACTGGGAGGAAGTTAACCGTGTACGGTAACCCTGTGACTTATAAATCGCCTCTTCGAATATACGAAAACCTACCATCACTTGTAGTTTACAAGTGCTCTCAAACAGAGACTGTGGTTGGTAAGGTTTACAAAACTCCCGAAGGGAAGTGGTTTTTAGCAACACGATATGTAAGCCATTGGCAACCTATTGAGGTATTTGCTAAGTACCAAGGTTTCCTTTTTCTAAACAAACTTCACAAACAACACACTCAAACTTGAGTCAAACGTTCAGGCTGCTTCGGCAGCCCGGAAGTAGGTGACAAAGGAACGCATTCGTTCAGTCTGTTTACAGGCCGGGATTGTCTCCAAAGGAACGCGCAAAGCAACCCTAGGAGAACACAATGATTAACACTTCAGACAATTCAACCAAAGGTCTCAACCCTCTGTTTCTTATCAAAAAAAGCCTTATCAAAGAAAGCAAACTCAAAGAAGCACAGCTTGAGATGGCCAAGAAACCCTAAATTCTATAAAAATGAGCTATATCCCTGTTTTAGTATTGCTTCCAGAGCCAGAAGCCGAAGAAATTCACCGATCTGTAAACCTTTCTAACCATGAATGGCTTGTTCTTTCTCAATGCACAGAATCTTTTTCTGCTGCTTACCGGGAAAGTCACAGCCAAGTGATTGCAACTTATGTCACTCGTGGGCAGCTAGATTTAGCTGTTGAAGAGGCGGCGAAAATGAACGGTTTGCTACAGCAACTCGATAAAATTCAAGCCAAACTTGTATCCTGACGAATCAAATGCTTAGCAATGTTCCCCCTGTCGTGTTTGACATTGACATGACATTGACCAGCGAATGGTACTACAATGACAACGTCACTCGACTCCACGTGAACAAGCCGATCGTTCAACTTGCAAGAGCACTTGTTGATTCAGGAGTTCCAGTTGTGATTTCGACCGCTCGACCCGAACGATTGAGAATTGACTCTCAAATTTGGCTTCGAGGCATCGGGCTCAAATACGAAGCCTTGTATATGAGAGAAGACGGGGACGACCGTCCAGATCACTACGTTAAAACCGAACAAGCACTTTCGATTATCGAAGATTTCGGACGCCCTATGTTGTGGTATGACGACAACGCGGACAACTGCAAAGTTGTGAAAAACCTGGGAATCCCCTGCATACAAGTAATTCAATGAAGAAGGATCAAAAAGAAATAAGTTTAAAACCTCCGATTAAAATTGGCCTAAAAGAGGCTCAAAACCGCAGGGATTTGATGGCGACTATGGCAGAGATGAGCCAGCACTTACCTAACGTTTCTTCGGAAAAGCAAGAGCTAGTGGCTCAGTTCATGGTAGAACAACTCCGTGGGGCGGCTAACCGAACCGAACCGTTCGGTTCTAACCCTGACTCCTAATGGAGACCCAAGCTAAACTAAAATTACCGAAACAACTTCCAATGGTTACCGAATCCGAAATTTCCATTACGTTTAACAACGAATCTTGGAAGCTCTTGTACGACCTTTTAAAAGTGAGGCAATATTCTCTCGAGCGCGATGTTGCCCGGGCAGACGAAACTGGCTCAATGGACTTTGCGCAAATTCTCCTGGACGAAGCTGCTGAATGCAAGGAGATTTCCGATCTGATCTCATTTAACATTACTCTCAACAACTTATCAGAAGCCTTTGTAGATTAAAGTAAAGTTCACTGTTCACTCGCGAAGCTTTCATGCTATCCCCGAATACAAGGCTACGGTTAGAAAACATTGCAGATAGGATTTCAAAAAACGAAGAGGTTTCATTCGAAGAAGCCTCGTTCATTCAAAAATGGGCGAACCATAACCGTCACGCTTATGAGATCCTTCAGAGGGCTAGGCGGAGGGCAATATCGGGGGAGCCTGAGCCGGGGTCGCTTGACGATCTTATCGACGGTATGAACCTCGGCTTTGCAGATCCCTCCTCTCACCTAATCGGTCCTCAATCTCCAGACGACCTTGCAAACTTTTTCAAAGCACCACCCTGGCTCAAAAATGACTGATAAACTCCCTGAAGAAAGCCTTGAGCTGTACGACGATTGCTTTCACGTGAAAGAAAGTGCGTGTAAAACTTGGAATTCTTGTCAGACTGATGGAACCAAACTAGTCACTTCATTGTCAAAACAACTTTGCATTAACGCCACCCGCTTCTACCTGAAAAATAAACAGGAAACATCCTTAGAAAATGTCAGAACTTACGAAGGAACGGTCGGAGGGAAACTTTGACTGCCGAGAGTAAACTGGAAACCTTGGACCCCTTAACTCCTTGGTACGAGTTTCTTTCATACTGCGAAGTTTGTCGGAGTCTGGGTGTGACTCCTTCAGTGGGCCGTTTCACTCGCTATCAAAACTACCTGAAGACAATCAAACAATGACAAACGAACTAACCAGCCCCATGTTAGATAGAGCCAAAGGCTGCTTAATCGGACTCGCAATCGGCGATGCCTTGGGTGCGCCAGTAGAATTTGGCAGTTACGGGTCTTTTGACCCTGTTGTTGGGTTCAGGGATGGAGGACCATTCAACCTTAAAGCGGGCCAATGGACCGATGATACTTCTCAGGCTTTGTGCTTGGCCGACTCCATTCTGTCCAACAAAGGGTTTAGCCAAGGCGACTTCCTAAACAGGATGATTAATTGGAAGCAGTATGGACACAACAGCAGTACTGGGAAGTGTTTTGACATTGGAATCGGAACGGCCCATGCTCTCCAGTCTTATAGCAGCACAGGCAAGGTGCCAGTGAATACAAATTCAGGTGGTAACGGAAACATAATGAGGCTCGCACCGGTTGCTATAGCTTTCTTTAGGGATAACTACAAAACCCAAGAGATTGCCAGCCTGTCGAGTCTAACTACCCATGGCCACATTTCAGCATTAACTTGCGCGGACTTCCTCAGTGTGATGCTAAGGTCTTATATCGTAAGTAGTGATTGCGAAGGGGACATTACATATAACTGTCAAACTAACGAGGAAACTTATGAAATTGACCTGTGTAGTGTGACTCTGGAAAGAATAGCGAATGCTGTGACTTCTGAGGAAAGTGAGTGGCATAATGTAAGCGGATTCTCAACCGACACTTTGTGTGCAGCTTTGTATTGTTTCTTCAACACGGAGTCCTTTGAAGAATGTGTATTGGCTGCGGTAAACCTTGGCGGAGACGCGGATAGCGTAGGCGCCGTAGCTGGACAAATTGCAGGAGCTTACTACGGGCTTTCCGGTATACCTCAAAGATTCATTGTTGGATTGCAGGACAGCGATAAGTTTCTGAATTTGGCAGAACAATTATTTAACTTGTATCGAAACAAAGATGAAAACTAAAGCGGAAAAGGGCAAATTCATTGCCTTTGAAGGAATAGATGGATGCGGAAAGACAACTCAACTGGCAAGTATCGCCGATTGGCTGTGGTCAAGTGGATTACTGCCGGAAGGGACTCACGTTGTAGAAACCAGAGAACCCGGTTGTTTGTCACAAGTTAGAGCCCTACTTAAAGATCCTGACACTACGTTGACTCCGAGAGCCGAACTCCTATTGTTAATGGCTGATCGAGCCCAACATGTAGAAACTGTAATTAAGCCCGAACTCGAAAGGGGCAATTGGGTACTATGCGATCGGTTCTACACCAGCACCATGGCATATCAAGGTTGGGGAAGAGCCCTAGGGTGGCAGGCTGTTAAGCAAGCCCACGAACTCGCTTGTGGTTTGTTTTATCCAGACTTTGAGATCTACTTCGATGTCCCTGCTGATGAAGCTGCTTTGAGGATTGAAAGGAGGAATAAGCAACTGAGACGGGAGCATGGAAGGAACTTTGAGGTTAAAGACCGTTTTGAGGCACAGGGGTCCTCATTTATGAACAGGGTAATTGAGGGGTTCGATAATGCGATTAAGCTCCCTTTCCTTAAAGAGTACTCTCACGTTACGATCGACGGGTGTCGCAAACCTGAAGAGGTTACTGCCGAGTGCATTGAGAAAATTTCGAGGCTATGAAACCTTTTCTACATGGGCGAAAACACGCCAAGAAGTACGGTGGGTCACCAGATGATTATGCCGACATCGACGACTTCATTGACAGCAGCAAGATCGCGTTTCCCGACATACGCCACCGTGCTTTATTGCATTCTTCTTTCGGCTGTTTCGTCGTCGAGCAAATGTTCGGACGCACTCGTGTAAACTCTGCGGGGTTTACTTACTCTCCGCGAGACATTGCCGAAGACCATATAATTCAAGACCTAGGGTTTATCCCCACAGTCGAGAAATACTTGAACAACATGGAAATTCAGCCGTGGATGTCAGGTACCAACAAATCACCAAACAAACAAAACAAATTCATTCCGATCGGAGACTAAACCATGTCACAATCCCTTGACTCTCTCATTCAAGACTTCATCTCTTACCAAGAGCAATTCGGGAAGGTAGCTACGGAAAAACTCAAAGAATTCTTCGTAGAATTCTGGGAAAAGAACCCTGCCATCAAAGCCGTAACTTGGAATCAATACGCACCTTACTTCAACGACGGAGATCCTTGTGAGTTTAGTGTAAATGACCCTTACTTCACGAACGCTGAAGGAGAAGACCTTGAGGAAATCACCCGGTGGGGTGAATACGAAGGGGAAAAAGAGGATATCTGGTCCGAGTACTCGTTCTCAGGTCGATACGGTGCTGTCGCACCTGAAGGAGTAGACCCCGTCTCAACAGACTCTCTTTCGACTCTTTTGACCTCTGAGGTGATGGAATCAATCATGAAGACAACCTTCGGGTCAGACAACACCGTAATTGCAACACGAGAAGGGTTTCAGGTGGAGGACTTTTCGGGAGGGCATGACTGAACTTTCCAAGAGATAGGTTAAAAAAAAGGGGGGTTAACCGAACCGAAACGGTCGGTCTCCGCCCTTGTTTTCGCTCCGAGAAAACGCTATAGTAAGAGCATGGAACTCAAGTCTACCCTCTCCTCCTCGTTCTTCCGTCGGTTCTGCCCCGACCCCACCGTGATGTATGATCTTGGCGATCTCCACGCTGAGTTAAACGCTCGCTTCTTCAACGGTGAACTGCCTGTCCTTCCTTCCGACACTTACTCCGACAAGAACGGCGAGACTCGCACTCGCTTCGGCACCCTAAAGTGGGATGGCCGCATGGGACAGCGCACTCTGGGCACCTACAAGGCTTCGGCTCGCCGTGGACACGGAACCATCCGCCTGGCCCGCTCGATCGCCTCGGACCCTGTGAAGACCCGCAGCGTTCTTCTGCACGAGATGCTCCACAAGTACCTTGACTTCAAAGGTATGGACGACGGTATTCTCGGACACGGCGAGAATTTCGTCACCGAAGCGAAACGCATCAATGAAAGCTGTCAAGCCGCTGGAGTTGACTACCGTATTCACTTCTACGATGAAGAAGTTACCAAGGACGAACCCTTCGTGATTTCCGAACTTGCTAAGAAAGAGATCTACTGCGGTAAAGACCTCGATGTAGCTCGCAACATGCAGGCTATTATGAGGGCAGCGTTCGACCAAAAGTTCGAATACTTCCAGTGAGACCTTCGGGTCTCTTTTTATTTCACCTTGAGACAGTAAATGAAACCTACACAAGAACAATTAAACGAATGGGCAGAGTGCTACTTTTCGTCTGGCGCCGGCATGTCTACTATTCGAGAAACCATTATGCCAAACTTAGTTCAAAATGTTGTAGAGTGGGCCACCGAAGAGATTGCACAGGTGTTCGATAGAAAAGAACAAGCAGGAGCGAAAGGTTACGGACCGAGTGTGCCAGCTAAGATAGTACGAGAGTTAGGAGCCCCTGCTGGGTTAACCCTGAAAGAAATGTCTCTTCGTGCTCTTGAGGACTTGGTCCCCTTGGACCAAAGAAGAGGGAATTCTTACAAACTACTTGAAACAGTTCTGTCGAACATTCCTGAATCACCAACCAACATCAGGTGAAAGGGTGGGTAAATCTACTCTAGTTGGACACTGTTATACCAACCTACATACGAAATGACTATGGCAATAGAAAGTACAAAGCAAGCCGCTGCGGCAGTCTGCGATAAAAATACCAAATGCGACAATAGCTGCTCCGTTGGTGAAACCGTTGTCTGTGACTTACGCTCTCGCTCTGCCCCACGCAGAATTGACCTCGATACACTTTACAAGTGCGACCCGAAAGATTACATCGGTTACTTCGCTGACGATTCCTCCTACGACAATCTTATTCAAGAAGACTGCGACGTTTACGTTGCCGGTGTCAAAGTTGTCGCTTTTCGTAAGTCCCTGTTCCCAAAACTGAAGGAAGGTTCCAAGGGCGACCCAAAGACTTGGGAATACTTCCGCTGGGCAGCCCGCGATCTGTATTCTGACCAGCGCGGTCTGGTTGCCGGTCGGGAACTTACAACCGATCTCGAAATCAGAGTAACTAATGGTATTCTAAACTTCTTCAAAAAAGCCATTGCTGGGCAAGTCACAGAAGTTGAAGAGGCTCTTAAAATTGTTGCTCTTTCTCCAGATCATGGTAAGCTTACAGTAAGAATCACCGAAGTCAAGAAAGACTATCCGGAAATTGCCAAAGCTCTTGAGCCCATCGAAGCCGAACTTCGTAAGAAAACGACGAGCGAAGAAAGAAAAGTAGAGCTGAAGAAAGCAAAGGGAGAAGAACTTGCGAAGTGGTTCCCGACCTGGTTGACACGAACTTGGGCTAAGGCTGAAAACAAAGTAGAGGCAGCTAAGCTAGGGGACGACAGGTATATCAGCAAGCAGCTGCGTTCAAACAAGTGCTATTCTAACGTTCTTGGTGCCTTCGATAGAGGGGCAAGAAATCCTTACGGTCGCTTAACCGCTACTACTCTTAAAAACTACGACGGTTTCGTGAGTCATACAGACATCTACCAAACCGCTTGTGCCGCTCTGAAAGAAACCCTAAACACACAAGAAAACCCCCGTTGGGATCGTCTTCACGACCGCTTCGGTAACGTGAAAGATCCACATTATAACCTTTTCGGTACGGTATTTACCGCCCTCACCTTAAACTGGAATTTCCGCTGTGCTATGCACTATGACGGGAACAATTGCGAAGGCGGTATTGCCGTTCTTACCGCAATGACTCAAGGCGAGTACGAAGGTCATTACCTTGTATTCCCAGAAATCCGGTGCGCCTTTGATCTTCGTGACGGGGACTTTATTGCAGGTGACAACCAGGGTTTGATTCATGGCAACACCGCTATGATTCCAAAGACTCCTGATGCGGAAAGAGTATCCTTCGTTTTCTATTCTCGCGAGCGTATGACCTTGCTTGATGACATGGAGTGCGAGGACTGCCGCCGCGATTTCATGAAATACGCAGCTGAGAACTACACTCAGTACGGTAAAGGTCACAAAACCTGGAATGGTGTGTGGCAGGGAATGTGGAAGTCTTCGGAATGGATGGACTTCAAAGAACTTAACGGTGCGGAGCGTTGCTCAAACACCAACTACTGGGGAACTGAAAATTAACCCTTAGGTCGGTTACCGGAGCGGAGTAGATTCAAATTTACTCTGCTTTTATCCAGCTATATTAGAACTGAAGTTTACCAAGAGAGAAATGACAAACTTTGACGACCTCTTTGAAGCAGTAGAATCTTCTTCATACGACTTGTCCAGAAACCTGGACACCATACGTTATGAAATTGAAGGTCTCACTAGGGAATATGAGGAACTACTTAATCTGTTGCAAGTTTCTGACCATCAGTCAGCGGTAGAAGCAATTATTTCTCTTAAGTCTAAACGAGATCTTACTGCACCTCGGAGAGGATCGGAAACGCTTTAACGAAGTCCATATCAAAAGCTAATAACACTTATAGAGACCTTGTGGATTTGAGCTAACTCTCTTTAATTTCACCACTATACGACAACAAACATGACGACTGAACCGCAAGCCGAAAGTGAAGAACAATCCTCTCAGGAAACTTTACAAACAACTGTTACTATCAATCTACCCCCAGATTTTGCAGAGGCTTTCAACTCTCTGGCAGAACGCGAAGGACTATCTCAAGATGCGCTGGTTATGCGCTCTCTTGGCCTTTACTCCGTAGCATCGCAAGCTGAGAAGGGGGGTTACGCTTTGTCTTTCACCCGGATTGAAGGAACCAACGACCTGACTGCCAAGGAAGCTATTCGCATCGAAGACGAGCCAGAATCTAACTTGTTTATTCCAGGCAAGAGGCAATGATTCGAGTAGCAATAGCGAAAGAATTGCAGTCTAGAGCTGAACCATTGCGGATCGATAGGGGAACCCTTGAAAACTGCCCTCGCAGTGAATACATTGGACAATTCCCCAAGACAACAGATTATGACACTGTCATAGACAAAGACTGTGACGTTTACGTCTCAGGTGTGAAAGTCTTGTCCTTCCGAAAAGCTCTCTTTCCAATTCTTTCCGAGGGTTCTTCCAAACAGAAAGAAACTTGGGACTTTTTCCGAGCAGCTTCAAAAGAAGTTTATGGCACCCAAAGAGGTGTCGTTGCGGGCACAGAGTTTACAACTCGTCCCGAGTCACGCTTAACTAAAGGCCAGGTTGCTTTCTTCGCCGGTGCTTCAGTGGGTTTGATTACAACGCTTCCTCAAGCGCGAGAGGCTCTGGAAAGTTCCAACGAACTCACTAGCAAGACTCTCAAGATCAAGTATATAAAGAAAGACTACCCAGAACTTGCGGAAAAATGAAGCCCTTGGAGGCAGAAATTCGCACACTGAGCCCCGAAGACCCGAAACTAGAAAGTCTGAGAAACCAGAGAAGGGAACTACTTTGGTGTTGGTTTGAACCTTGGTTACTGGAAGTTTGGTTGCCCTCTGAAAACAAAGTAGAAGAAGTCAAAAAAGTTTTAAACACTTACATTAGCTCTCAGTTAAATTTCAACCATTGCTACAGTAACGTCCTGGGGGCAATTGACCGTGGGGCAAGATTCCCCTATGGTCGTTTGAGCGGAACCACTCAGAGATACTATGAGCAGTTCTCTAAATACAGAGACATTTATTACGCGGCCTGCGAAGGTTTCAGGTACAATTTTCCGGAGACCTGGAGCAAAGTTAAAGAAGTAATTTCGAAGGCTAAAGACCCTAACTACAACTTGTTCGGCACTGCCTTTACGAGCGTAACTCTAAACTTCAATTTTAAGACTGCCTACCACGTTGACAAGAACAACTTGAAAGGGGGGCTGGCTGTCTTGACTGCGTTCACAAAGGGAGACTATGAGGGCCACTACTTAGTGTTCCCCGAAGTTAAGCTAGCTTTCAACTTGAGAGACGGGGACTTTATCGTAGGAGACACTCAAGTCCTACTTCACGGGAACAGCCCCATGACAAAACTCACTGAGGATGCTGAGCGGGTTTCTCTGGTTTTCTACTCTCGAGAGAATATGACCCGATTGGACGATCTTGATTGTGAAGAATGCCGAAAACAATTCATGAAGTTTTCACTTCAGTCCCTGAAGGAACGGGGCAAAGATCACAAAGACTGGAGGGGCGTGTGGCAAGGAATGTGGACTTCTCAGGAGTGGTTAGACTTTCGAAAAGAAAGAAACTTGGAACACTGTTCAAACTCCAACTGGCAGCTTTCTTCGCCTTACGAGAATGAAGTTACGAAAGAGATGAAGCTGTTTAAGGACGATCCAGGTGAGGGATGGAAACTCGTACAAGTATTTACACAAGGTCGGTAACCGCCCGGAAGCCTTCGGCTTCCTCCCTTGTTTCTGATCCACATAAACGCTATGATTGTTGTATGGAAATCTACTTTAGCACAGACGTTGAAACTGACGGGCCGATTCCCGGCCCCAACAGCATGCTCTCCCTAGGGTCAGCTGCGTTCTCCTCTTCAGGAAAGCTGCTGGCTACCTTCTCGGTGAACCTGGAGACCCTCCCCGGAGCCGAGCCGGACCCCTCTACCCAAGCGTGGTGGGAGGCCCACCCAGAGGCTTACAGAGCCTCCAGAGAAGGGACCCTGGCCCCGGACCAAGCCATGCTTGCCTTTTCACAGTGGGTCACTGCTACGGTCAGCTCGTACACTCAAGCGACTGTTAGAAAAGTTTCTCCAGTATTCGTCGGGTTCCCTGCAGGTTTTGACTTCCTCTTCGTGTATTGGTACCTTATTAAATTCACAGGGCAATCCCCGTTCAGCTTCTCCGCACTTGACGGTAAGACCTATGCCATGGCACTTCTTAAGAAAGGCTACCGGCAATCTACAAAAAAGAACTATCCGAAGGAATGGTTCCCCCCGACTGACAAACACACTCACATTGCTGTGGAAGATGCCATCGAGCAGGGTCGTATTTTCTGTAAGATGCTGGCCGCAAATGGACAATCTTGAAATTTACAACCGTAAGCATAAGCTCGTGCTAGAACTGAGAGAACTAGGCGAAGAAGAAGCTGAAGATAGCCTGTTGGAGGAGTTGGACGATCTCTGGCATAAGATGAATGAATCAGACCGTCATAAGGCCCAAGCTTTCACCTATACTTTGCTTTACGGATCCTCCTTACCCCCTACAATCTCCCATTCAGAAAAGATGAGAGAGTACTCTGGAAAAGTTAATGCATCTTTTAAGGCGCTACTGGAAGGGGATATCGAAACTAGTGATACTCTCCTAAAGGAAGTCAGATCGCTATGGGAAGAATTAATCTCAGATGATTTCCCAGAAGAATGATTGAGATCCTAGCTGCATTCATAGCCTTCGGCTTGTTCATGTTTGTATTATCTGTCCTTTAACTCTCAACCTTAATGAAAGACCCACTCTTCCTTCTCCAAGCCGGAGGCCCGCTACCCACCGAGAAAATTGCCTGCAGCTTTTCGTGTTATCCAGTGAAGTATTGTCCTTTTTCGGATATCAAGAAGTTAGACCCCAAGGAATCCTTAACTCAACTTGTCCCAGTAGGTTCCGTAGAGTTTGTTAAAGCTTATAGTGAGCACGTGAGCATCGAGCTTCCCAGGGACTTTTCTTATGGCATTTGCGACGGTCAACTTGACCAGTTCCTGATGAGATCTATGCGAAAGGGGACTTACGGTGAGGCAACCCTTATTGATTTTGTCAAACCCATTGAGATAAAGTTTTTCACAGGAAATGTAAAAGGGCATCTTGAAATGGAGGCACCGGGGCTCATTCCGAATGATACTCCAGTCTGGGTTACCGAAGCCGTACCCTTCGGAGCCGAATTTCGCTTCTATATTCACGACTTCATTGGTGGTGGTAAAATCCAAGGTTGGTCTCGATACGATGATTCAAACATGCAATGTTCAGAGCCTGACTTTGGCCTGGTTGAAGCCGTAATGAAAGAGTTGGAGTACGGGGGTGCTCCAGGTGCCTATACAATTGACATTGGGTGGAGGCCTGATTTAGAACGCTATTGCTTAGTTGAACTCAATGATGCATGGGCATTAGGATTATACGAAAATGCAGACCCTCAATCTAATCCACCTACCCGACAGCAGTACGCCGATATGTTGGTCTCTCGCTGGAGACAAATTCTTTTCTGCAGTTTAGTATAATGTGTGCTTTATTCGGATGTGACCTAGAAGAAGTCACGCAAAACAACATCCAAACAATACAACGCATTGCTCTTGAATCACAGGTCAGAGGCAAACATGCTACTGGCATCTCCTACATTGGAAAAAACGGTCTTGAGACAATCACTGAGCCTGTTTGTGCACAGGAATTTCTGAACATCTATGACATAAATGTTTGTGTCTCAGACGGCTGTCTGACTTTGATCGGTCATTGCCGCTATTCTACCTCTGATATTCGGTATAACCAGCCGCTAACGAACGGATCTCTTGCTATTGCTCACAATGGTGTCATTGAGCAGTCGCCTCCAGAGACTTGGACAAAGTTTGGGTACCAGCTAGAAACCACCAACGATTCAGAGCTTGTGCTTCGAGCTATCGAAAATAAAGAACAACCCCTGAAAAAGTTTCCTGAAGCTTCTATGGCTGTCTTGGAGCTAAGAGAGACTGGCTCCATGCGCTATTACCGCAATGGTAAGAGACCTTTATGGAAGAGCGAAGTTGAGAACGGTTTTTTCCTCACCTCAACAAAAGACATTGCATTGAGGGCGGGATTGAAGAATCCGGTCCGCTGCCTTCCGGGCTTCCTTTACCAAGGGAAGGCAGCAACTAAAATAATTGAAGTTGAAGAGCTGATTGCATGACTTACGATCCTCGAAAGTTTACATATGGTTACGAAATTGAGTGGGGGGATATACCGAGGGATTTCAACATACCTAAGCACTTGGGAACTTGGGAACATGCGGAAACTGACATCCTAAATTTGCACGGGGATTACGCTCTTAGAGCTGTAGATCCTTTGGGAACTGACCCACCCATGGGCGGCGAGATAAACACCAAGCCAACTCATACCTGGGAAGAGCAAGTTGAGAGAATCATAGAAATTCGCGACATGTTTATCAACGTCGGACACAATCCGACTGCATCTTTGGTGAACCACGGTCACTTACATGTTTTCGTGCCAGGGCTGAAGGAAGACTTAACAAGCTTACAAAAATTGGTCTCTTACGTTCGAGACAACCAACAACTGACTGTAGAAAAGTGTTACGGTTACTATGACGATCCGGACATGAAGGGGGCGGTCAGAGGAGCCAAGACTTACTTGAAGCTCGATGGGGGCAGGTTAATGCCTCAGTACATGATTGATAACATACTGAATTTGTCCACGGACTTTAACCACTTGATTAAGTTGCACGCTGCAGGCAAAGATGGTGTGTCAATGGGACGACCGTTCCGGTATGCAATAAACATCTACTGTATGAAGCACACAGGTACTGTTGAGTTCCGCTGTTTTAGATCTAGTGTAAATCGCCGAGAGATTGAAGATCAGTTTCGCTTCGTAGAGGCATTCATTGATGCCGCCCTTAATGATGGTCCACCTGTTGAAACTATTCTTAAAGAGAACAATTATCAGTTCCCCCCTTACGTATGGAACAAGGAACACTGGAATGCTTGGGCGCTTACCAAGTGGGACAAGTCCAGGGGCAAAAAAGTCAGAAATTACTACGAGGTCCAATGATTGAGGCTACTTTCGGTGCTGAATATGAACTCGGAGACGTCAACCGCTTGCTGGAACTGCCTACTGGGGCGAATTGGAACTTTAAAGATCACAGCATTGCCAATTCCACGGGTATCGCAAATGATGAAAAAGCCAAGTTGTATACCATTGGCGGTGAGATAAACTCCGAGCCAACAGACACAATTGAAGGGCAGTTGAAAATCTGGGAATCTATAAGGGATTCCCAAAGTCAGATTCATATTAATCACAGGACCAATTTACACTTACACATTCATGTGCCTGGGTTGAGAGAAGACCTTGGTCGGTTGAAGCGTCTGATGCAATACGTTCAAGAACAACAAGACAGGGTCTACCAATTAATAGAACCCTTAGATCCCCCTGAGAAAGAAAATTACAAAACAGCAGCATCTTATAAGGGTGCTATGGATCGTTACAAGCGCCGTTTAGTTAGTCATCAGAACAGACTCAAACCGGCCCAGGTTAAGTCTTGTATGGAAGCCGTGACTGCTGAAGAGTTTATCAACGGTCACGCACCGAAAAACAAGAAGGGTGAACCCTTGTGGGCTTTGGCAGTTAGAGGTGGAATCAATATATCTCAACTTCGTGAAACTAATACAATTGAATTCCGGCACTTTACACCTACCTTGAGTGCAGAAGAGCTAGAGTGTTGCTTCACTTGGATCCATGAGTTCATGCATGCCGCCTTGGTTACAGGCGAATCTGTCGATGATATCTACTCAAGAAAAACCTGGAAGTTCCCACCGTTCGCTGCCTACGACCACGATATCGATGTGGTTTTCCGCTGGACAGACTTGGAAAAGAACAAACGTTCCGAAGTGAAACAACGACTCGATCGCTTGGCAGAACACTTTGATACTTATTCCCAACCAGCGAGGGATATGTCAGAATTTGTCAGCTCAGAAAGTGGTGGAAAACTAGCTCTTTGATTTGCTGAGCTACTGCGCGATGCATTTCTTCACCCTTGTGTCTGAATGGGTCTTCAACGTTCCAGTTTCGAACCTTCAACGGATCCACAGAAAAGTTCTTGTTTATACGGTCTACGTGCAAATGAGACATGCAAATGACTTGGTCCGCCCAGTCCAACAAGTCTTGAGAGTAAGGTTGTGCGATGTGTTGCTCACCACTGTAGCCCATCTCTGCCAAAACTCGTCTCATTTTGGGAGCCATTCTTGAGCGGTCCACAGCTTGTTTAGAAGTGCCACACGAATCTACTTTGTACAATCCCGTATTATGAAAACTAAGGATAACATGAGCAGCAGCACTACGATTCACACACCCTGTACAAATAAAGAGTACTTTCATGTTCAGTGCCTATAATAAGTATGCATAACCTTACCCTAATGCTTCGTCATGTACTATGTATACAAAATAACTTTCGAAGAGGTACCCCACTTTTACATTGGAATTCGCAAGTGCCCACCCCTTATAGCACCACAGGAGGATAAATACTTGGGAAGCCCTTGCACACACCGGTCTTATTGGAAAATATACACACCCAAAAAACATATAATGCATTGCTACGAGAGTCAAGAAGAGGCTTACCAGGTGGAGCACACCCTTATTATACAGAACTGGAAGAATAAGTATTCCTTGAACAGAGGGGTTGCAGGAGCTGTACACGAAGAGATATTATCGAATAATGGCAAAAGAGTGGCACAACTCTGGCACAACCGGGTTGAAGAGGACCACAAATTAAGAGAGTGGGCAACGGAAAATGCTAGAAAATGTTTGTCTGGGTATCATGAGAGACGTCAGGAGAACGAGGAGGAAAACGAAAGATTTCTAAGTCAATGTTCCGAGAACGGGAAGAGAACAGGAGCCTCTAACATAGGCAAATATAACGAAAGAAAAGATGAGCTGGAGTATATAAGAGTAAGAAAAGAGAACGGCAGGAACCGAAAAGGCATGATTTGGATTAACAACGGCTCAGAAAATAAAGTGGTCTGGCCGCACATGATGGAGGAGTACTCTACCCGGGGATACAAAAGAGGTAGGAAACATGCTTGAAGTTACAGCTTGCTCATCAGACTACAGATTGTTGGAGAATAGAAGGGAGGGTTTTTTGCAATGGTGGATTGCCTCAACGGCGGCACTTGACGTCGACCCCAGCATGTGGATGATGAGGTACTTAAACGACCGTTATGAGCATAGCACCGAAGAGAAGCTTTGGTTCGCTTGGCTGTTCCACACATATAATTTACCCACATGTTGGACCCTGAAGCAAGAATTTCCAGACGAAGAGCTGGCAAGCGTGGAAAGATTCGACACTTTCGTTGGTGAAAATTACCCTCGAATTCGTCATGAAAAAGACACTAAGTGGTCGCGTGGACACCTGGCAGCAATGTATGCGAGTTACCATGATTGGGTTGGTGAGAGTACTCAGAGAGACAAGTTCTGGGAACTGTGCCAAGGCTCCCCCGAAGAGAACTTTTGGGCAATCTGGAATTTGGTTATGGAGAAGTTTTTCAAGTTCGGCCGGTACACCACTTTCTTTTACTTACAAACTCTTAAGCAAACTTGCAATTTGCCTTTAGACTGTCCCTCTCTATTTTTGAGCGATTACTCTGGCAGTAAAAGCCATAGAAATGGCCTGTGTTTTGCTGCCGGCAAAGACGATTGGGTCAACCAAAAATTGACTCCCGCAGAGTACTCTTGGCTAGAGGGCTTCGGTGCTGACTTGCTTGTAGAAGCATATTCGCGGTGGCCCGACTTCAAAGGCGACATGGACAACTTCGCCCTTGAAACCTGTCTGTGCTCATACAAAAAAGTTTTCCGGACAGCTAACGGTCGTTATGTCAATTATTACAACGATCGAGTCTCTGAGCAAATTGCCAAGGCAGAAGGAGATGGTTGGTCAGGTATTGACTGGAATGTTTTGCATCAGTGCCGCAGCGAATGCTCCAACGGGCGTCTTCGTAAAAAAGACAAAATTGACAAAACGAAAATGCACCTTTTCATGGAGCGTGGAACTTTTCATTTTCTGTGGCACGATGGGGAACTGTCTCAGCTTACTTAGAGCTGAAGAAGCTATACTGACTTTGTAACCAACTTTCTCTTTGCATTCACGTATGAAACTGACACATTACTTCGGAGTTCCAGGGTGCGGCAAAACCACTCTGATGCGCAACAAACTTAGTGTCCTTGAAGCCAATGAGCCGGGGGAAAACGTACAAGAAGGACTCGTCAGATACCACAAGTTTGAAAAACAAAAAACTATCGTGCTAGGGGTGTACGACGATAGCACTTTCGCTGGTTTAGACAAACTTTCAAAAGGGGTTGGTCCAAAGTTCCGTCAATGGCTGTTAGACAACGCAGAAAAGTATAAGGGTTGGGAAGTTTTCTCAGAAGGAGAAAGATTCTCTAACAACCCCACTCTAGACGCAATGTTTGCTACAGGGAACATGACACTTGTGCTTGTCCAGGTTAGCGACGAAGAACTTGAGAAAAGAAGAGCAGCTAGGAACAATACCCAAAATGAGACTTGGATGAAAGGTATGCAAACTCGGATGAATAACCTTGCCCAAAAGTATACTCACACCGTGCTCAACAACGACTGAAACTTCAATGTCAAACTCTCAAGAAATTATTGAAAAACTGAAAGACCAGATTGCTTTTCTGACCGCCGAACTTAACCGGGTTGAGCAAAAGTCCAATTCTTTATGGGGCCAATTACAAGACGCTTTCCTTCAAGAAGGGAATGATTTAGAAAATGCAAACTTCTGGGCAGACCGAATTTCACAGATTTTTTCTACATGGGTCCATAGTCAGAGAACCAACCTCACTCAGAGAATTGTATCAACGGGCGTAATGCCTCCCTACACTGACTGCCTTAACGATTTGGTCGTAAGTATTTCCCCTCCGGGGTCTACACCACCGAGTTTGCCCCCTGAATTTGCAGAATTAGCTAACACTCCTGTAGTTGGACCTACCCTCGCAACTCCAAGTTTTGATAGACCCGCCTACGAAGGGCTCTCAGCAGATGCTCAGATTGGCCCACCGAAGCAACGGAAAATTGGTGTCCCGAAACCCATTCCTGGGGCAGTCCCCTTGCCGTTACCTCCCTTGACTGGAGCAGATTGAAAGACTGTCTGAAATGATTGCTGAAGTGAGGGTAAAAAATTAGGAAATTTACCCGTAGGAAATGTCAAAAGAGAGTCAACCACAAAAAGACCCAATATTGCAATCGATCCGAATTGCCCTAGACGCCGTTAAATCAGCAGGCAGCACAGGAAAGCCGGGTATCCCGCCTACAACAGGGACAAGGCTGATGGCTCTTCTATCCGTTGCAATGTTAAACACTTTGGCGTCCTTTGACAGAAGTGTAAAGCCCTACTTCAAATCTAGCAAAGCACTTAATGGTGCAAATCAAAGTGCGGCCATCCTGGGAGCAGCCCAAAGGATTTTGTTGAGGGGAATTCCCGGTGAATCGCGACTTATCTATTCTGAGTTTGCCAAGGCATTTCGGGGGTTGAAGCTCAAGTCGGTGAAAGACTTAATAAGTGTAAAATTCGGGGTTGAAATTGCCGACAAGGTGATAGCCTCAAGGTCGCAAGATGGGTCTGAAAATCAAACTCCGCTTAACAGCAACGGAAACCCTCAGGATTATTTATGGAAACCCGCGACATCTGGCCCCACTGCTGGGATCGCACTTGGGGTTAATTGGGGCTCGGTTAAGCCGTGGGTCATTGGGAGTACCAGTGCGTACCAGACAGATGGCTTGAATGCTAGGCCAGGCGCGAATTTAGAAGCATATGCCCAGCAATTAGCAGAAGTGAGGTTGTTCGGGGGCTTAAATGATACATCCCTCACCAAGACTCAACGCACAGAGAACCAGACGCATATCGCTAAGTTCTGGGCCTATGACCGAGCTGATACGTTCCGCCCCTACGGACAACTCCTAGACATTGCCTCTGAGATAGCAGCAAACCAGAAAACAAGCACTCAGACCAATGCCAAATTGTTCGCAAGCTTGAGCATGGCAATGGCTGACTCCGTGATTTGTGCGTGGAACGAGAAGTACAAAGTCCTGCAACCACGACCCTATGACGTTATTACCGGGGCGTTTTCTGATAAGGATGGGACACCGATCACTGTTCGCGACTCCGAGTGGCAATCTCTCTTGTCATCTATCAATGGTGTTCAATCGCCACCGTTTCCAGATTTCTTATCGGGGCACTCAGCCATGGGTGGAGCCTTCGCCAGCGTAATGACTCACTTTTTCGGAGACAAGCTAGTCTTCTCGACCCAATCCCAGGATTTACCAGGTTTTACAAGAACTTTCGATGGTAGTATACCTGCAGGTTCTCTTGGTGACATTGGCCTTATCGTGAACTCACCAATATACCGCCCAAATAGCTTCTACGAAGCTGGAATTGAGGATGCTGTTAGCCGTGTGTATGGAGGAGTCCATGTACGGGAAGCCTGCCTTGACTCCTTTAATCTGGGGGTCAAAGTCGGTATTGCGGCTGTCTTGTGGGGTCGGTAAACCGCCTAGAACAGTTCTGTTTCCACCCTTGTCTCCGAGTCCCGGAAGCGCTATAATTAGAGTATAAAGGGAGAGATCAGTGGAAACCTGCACCAAATATCCCCGCACCTTGCACCTTCCGTGGTCCCTGAGCGTAACATCCGATGATAAGGTTGTGCCTTCGGTCGCTCATTTTAGGGGCCGCCAAGTGATTGTGACCGAAAAGATGGACGGAGAGAATACGACCATGTACCGCAACCATATTCATGCCAGAAGCCTGGATAGCAAAGGTGGTGAGGACAGGGCTTGGGTCAAGCAGTTTTGGGGGTCAATCCGAAATGAAATCCCTGAAGGGTGGCGAATCTGTGGTGAAAACCTATGGGCTTGCCATAGCGTCCAATACACCGATCTGAAATCATATTTCTATGGGTTTAGCATATGGGATAGCCACAACATTGCCCTACCCTGGAGTGACACTTTAGAGTATTTTTCTATGCTCGGAATAAAACCTGTACCCGTTCTCTGGGGCGGTAAATGGAATGAACTCGCAATCCGCAGTCTCTGCGATACCCTAAACCCAGATCAAACCGAAGGCTACGTCGTTCGCCTTGCTGACTCCTTTCATTACGATGATTTTGGTATGTCAGTGGCTAAGTTTGTTCGTGCCAACCATGTTCGTGCCAACAAGCACTGGCGGTCACAGCAATTTGTTGCCAATGGCCTAGCTGTCTGACCCTAACATCCTGATCTTCAAGTACAAAACCAAAACCAAAATGGCAACCACATACAAACCACCCGCACCACTCCCGCCGAAATGGCAGGGCTACAGCGTTTTTCTCGCCGGATCCATCGAAATGGGTGCTGCTCCTAATTGGCAAGCCGAGGTAGAACGCAACCTTGCCGGTCTTGACATCGATATCTTCAATCCTCGCCGCGACAACTGGGACCCAACATGGATGCAAAGCGCAGACAATCCCCAGTTCCGTGAACAAGTCGAGTGGGAACTTGATACCCTAGATAGGGCCAACTTGGCCGTGATGTATTTAGTACCGGGAACCCTGAGCCCGATATCGTTATTGGAACTTGGGATTTATGCTGCCAAGGAGAGAAATAAGCTGATTGTATGCTGCCCTGAAGGCTTCCACCGAAAGGGTAACGTTGACATTGTTTGCGAGCGATACGGCGTCAAGCAAGTTGCTTCCCTAGATGAGCTTACGGACGCTATTCGGACTCGGTATTCTGAGTGGCAAATGATATGGGAAGAATGTGGGTTTGGCAACCGGGTGATCCATCTCTAAATAAATGACAACTCCATTCAACCAACCACCCCATCTCCCTGACTTCGATGATATGGACCCTGACGGGTGCATTGAAATCCTACTGGGCGAAGACGAGGATGGCTATCAACATCTGGACTATCAGCATGTGAGCCACTATAGGGACGATTGTACCAAACTAGGTAGGACTCGACCCTGGAGACGAACCAAAGAATGGACTCCCAAAAATCCGGAGTACACCGATGCTGATTTCGCCTGGGCATTGAGCCGGGTCTTGAAAAACATTAGAACCACCTACGACCTAAAGAGTCTCAAAATTGGACTTACCGATGAGGAGTGTGGCCGCATTATGCTTATGAGAGAACAAGCTAATAAGAAGTCTTCCACCCAAGCTAACTAACCTGAACGTCAAAGGGTCGGTAAACCGCCCTATACACCCAGGCAGGAACACCCTATAATACACTGAGACCCAACCATAAAAATGCAAACCCCGAGCAAAATGCAAAAAGGCGAACAGCTAAACAAGATGCTGGTTCTGGCAACCAATGCCCATGCCGGTCAGTATGACAAAGGCGGAAACCCCTACATCCTTCACCCGCTGAAGGTAATGTATTTCCTAAAATCAGACGACGAAGACCTCCAGTGCATTGCGCTTGGTCACGACATTATCGAAGATACCAAGGTGACGTATGCGGATCTCCGAGAGCAAGGATTCACCCATCGGGTAATCGAAGGCATCCGCGCCCTTACTAAGCTTCCGGGGGAAACCTACGATGAATACAAGCACCGAGTCTTTGCCAATGAGGATGCAATGAGGGTGAAACTCTGCGACCTCCGACATAACACCGATGTGCGCCGCCTCAAAGGTGTAACCGAGAAGGATATTGCTCGAATGGCGAAGTACCATGTTTTCTACATGGAGATTATGGCTAGACTACAGGATATTGACGGAGGTGAATTTTGATGGAATTTCAAGCCCCCAAAAAGCCAGAATGTTACAGTCCGGGCCGAACCAAATCTTTTCAGGAAATTGCTGAGAACGACTGCTTTACGTGTCCTGAAAGAGTAACTTGCCTAGAGTTTGTTGCTGAAGTTAGGGGAATAGATGCCACCGATGCGTCAACCAGTCACCGTCCCCCACCACTCCCCACCACAGACCAAATCATTGCGTTGGCTGTTTCAACGGACTTAGTCTACGAAAATTCTTACGGGGGCGCTTGTTCTCCCTATGTTGAAGATACCGACATTCGGGACATCGTAGTGGATTTTGCCACCAAACTCCTACACACTTACGGCAACCTGCCATGACTGATTCCCCAAAGCCCAAACTAACTCACATCAAGCCTGTCAAGGAGTACAAGATACTCGATTGCTTACTCCCTTTTCGTTACTTGTATCAGAATACTTTAGAGGAACTGAACGCACAGCTTAACGAGTTCAAGGAAAAACTTGACCAATTTAAGGAAGATGGTTGGGAGGGCATCATGGAAGCCTACGAAGAAGGCCACCCTGTGATCCATCTTTATAAAACCCACCTAGTAGAGGATGAAGAATACGATAAGGCAATTACTGCCGCCCTACAAAATAAGCCTAGTTGGGATGATTTAGAAGAAGAGGTGATGGCCATCGGACTTCCCCTCTGGGAATGTGACTACCAATATGAATGGACGTATTTCTACCACACTGACCCCGACAATTGCGTTTTCGTTGAGAACAGGCCCCGAAACCAATGACGACTGAAAAAGAAGCCCAACGACTGCTTGAAAGTAGAGAAGAATGAACTTTTTTAATAAAATCACCAACTTTCTGTTTCCTAAAAAAGAACCAATAAAATTCTCACTCACAGACAAAGAAACAGGAGATCTAGTGCTTAATTTGCTCACTAATTGTAGAGTCGAATATATTACAGGGTATCTTTTAGGTTACTATCTTTCTGGCAGCAATAAAAATGAAATAGAGCAGAAAATCAAAACATTACGGGAAGCCATCGTTAAGTCTCAAGAAAGGGAAAACTCATTGATGGAAGACAATGGAAACTAGATTCGACGTAATTATGCCACTCGACCTTGCTCAGGACATGCAAGACCTTGTTGAACAAACGGGCCATTCCCGTGGTGAAATCTTCCGCCGTGCCATGGCTCTCTATAAGAAAGCAATAGATACCCGTAGGCAAGGGGGCAATGTGATTCTTCGCGATTCGGGCGGCACCTTGCGTGATGTTGTGGGGTTAGGGATATGACTGTAATTGGTAAAGAACCCGTAGAAATCCTACTCAGAGTCCTGCTAGCAGGCAACACCGTGACTGACGTTAGTGGGGAGGAATATGGTATGGATGAGGACGGGCACATTCTAATTAAGGCCCAGAGGTTCTATGCCGGGTCTGCCTGTGTGGATCCAGAAGTATTCTGGATGAGGGTACCGTGCGATGTGTCCGAACTGAAAATAATCGCTGACAGAATTGGCCGCGATGCCCTTTGGTTGAAAGCTTGTGAAATCTCGATGGGGTCCCTAATATGAGGAGTTCTGGAGAGGATTGGCTCGAACCCCCTCGACAAAGCATAGAACGTATTCGCAAAAAGAATGCCGCCATAAGGGAAGAGACTGAAAGGATAAGGGAAGATACTGAAAAGCTCCGCCAACAAAATGCCTCTTTGAAATCATTGACAGAGTTACAAGAAAAACTCAAACGAATTGTTGAAGCATCCATTATCAAATCAACCCTCATGGACGACGAACAACTATTGGAACAAGTGTCTTATGGCTTAGACCTCATTAAGAACCAGATGCGACAAAATAAGGAAACTTTAGTCACCAACGAAAAATATCTTAGAGAAATCCAGGAGTCATCTCACCTAGTCGCAAAGGAAGACCTATTCGATACCCAAGCTGCATCGTCCTATTTGGGAATAACCAACCCAGACACAATCCGCAATTGGTTAGAAGGCGGCAGCTTCCCCGGAGCATTCCAGTCTAGGGGGCAATGGTTTTTCCCTGTGGTGGAATTGAACAAGGTGAAGCATCGGATAGATGAAATCCAAACAAAAAACAAGAACAGAGACCTTCAACCTCCTGATCCAAGTGATGACTATGATCTCTGGGCAGTCTATGACTGAGGCAGAGTCCACAACCACACTCAAACCATGTCCCTATTGCGGAAGTATAAACCTTAGAGGCACACACTGCACCGACTATCACGGAGATACTTACGCTCCAACATGGCAGGTAGAGTGTGAAGACTGCCCCGCCAGCATGGAAGTTGCAGGAGATACACCAGAACCGCTGATTGGAGCCTGGAATCGCCGCCCAAACTAAATACATTCCACCTCCCAATGACTGACTTAGAACTTGCCCAAGACCCTAAAACTGAAACACCCGGCCACTCCGAAAGGAAACGTATTTGCAATCTAGCAACAGCTCAGGCCAAAACCACCTTAAAGCGAGGTGACAGACTGAGAGTAACCAAATGTCCTGGCACCAAACGATGGATCACCTTTGAGCGCTGGGACGGGGACTGGATCGTGTCTAAATCAGGAATTAACGACTATCATGCGATTAATATTGATATGGTAAACGACAAAGCTATTAACTTTCCCACCGAATTCCTACCGAAGCCCAACAATGACAACAATCCTATACCACCCATTCTCCAAGCTCCACAACCCAACTTACAACCACCCGGACAACCCTGCTCGAATTGATGCAATTCTAGAAGCAATCAAGCCGTACCGCACTCAGCGGCCACTGCGCCCAGCCACCTTCGAGGAAATTGCCACAGTTCATACGCCAGATTACATCCGCAGCGTCCTCAAACAGCAAGGCCAGAAAGGATCCGCAGGACCCGGAGCACTATTAACTGAACATTCAGTCGATGCTGCCTTGTGGAGTGCTGGGGCTGCGATTGAAGCTGCCGATGTGGCCATGGGTGAAGATGCCGCCGTAGCACTATGCCGTCCTGCAGGCCATCACGCCCGCCCCCATACAGGGATGGGTTTTTGCGTATTTAACAACGTTGCCATCGCTGCAGCCCACTGCCTGGCCAAAGGGGCGGAAAGAGTCTTCATCCTGGATTGGGATGTCCACCATGGTAATGGCACCCAGGAGATTTTCTACGAGAGCGACAAAGTGTTTTTCTTCTCAATTCATCAGAAGTCGGCTTACCCTTCTTCAGGAACAAGCGAAGAAATGGGGGATGGGGCCGGACTTGGCTTCAATCGTAACATTGTCTTGGAAGAAGAATCCGACGATAACGATTACCTATTTTGCATCAAGGAAATTGTGGTTCCAGTCATTCGAGACTTCGACCCCCAAGTCATCCTAATATCGGCCGGATTTGACGCGCATAGGGATGACCCTCTGTCCAATATGGCAATGACGAGTTCCGGTTATGGGGAAATGACTCAGCAAATCTGGGAAATTGCCCAAGAGTTAGATATTGGCTTAGCCCTGATTCTAGAGGGCGGTTACTCAATACATTCCCTCGGTGGCTGCATTGCAAGTTGCCTCGATGCCCTGCCAGAACCTACCCTATTTGGGGAGGAAACTACGGGGCCAGACCCCGCCCTCCTAGAGTCAATGGCAATGCGATACCGCCACGATTTCGGATTGCTTGACTCTAAGCACCAAGCTGCTATACTAGTAACGATGCGGCAGCTTTGGGAAGAGGTTGCTGGCGTCGGATTTTATCGGCCCCTTAGTTAATTGCCACCCTATAGGACACCCTACAACCTCACCCACAACAAGATGCAAATCACCACCTCGCACACCCTTAAATCCAAAGCAGTACGAATAGTTTTTCATTATGACTGGGATGAATTTGTAGAAGAAGTCTATGGGAAGACATATAGTGTCCAGGCACAGCCTGATCAGAGATTTACAAAAATGCAGTACATCACTGTACCCCTAGAGGAAGTGGAAGAGTATAAAAATACAGAAATTACATTCGAGCCTTTTCCTCTCCGATTTGGGGTTAAGTTTGAAACTTGGAAGAATACAACACCAGAAGAAACCCTGAAACACTTTGAATTTGACTGGGATAATGATTATTTTTGGGCACATGGATTTTTTCCGCATATCCAAATGATTGCCAATGACCTGTACGCTAATGGTCTTTTGGAAGCTGGTGAGTACGTTATTGTGCATGTTGATAGGACATACTGCCAAAATACCGATTAAATCTTTTGACTTAGAAATTAACTTATCCCCAACCAAACATCACAATGCAAACCGCCACCTTATACACCCTTCGATCTAAAGTCATTCCGGTGTACCATCACGAAAGCGTGAGATATATGACTGAAGAAGTGTCTCCTCTCCGGGTTGAAGGGGGGCCACCCTTGTATATTCCATCGTATTTAAAAGAGACCTACCTGCCTTTGCACCATGTGTGTAAATCGTTTAGAGTGTCTAGGGGATGCTCTGAAATTTCACCTCCGGGACTGTGGCAACGGTATGACTCTGAGAAAGATTGGAAGACCGGGGACGATATAAATACCTACCACCACCTGTTCGCCGTCGAACCTGAACTAGAGGGTATCCTGTGGCACGTATTTAATGGAGAAAAAGTTGCAGGAAAAATCTCAAAGTTAGAGCATGAGAATAGGGTAGGGACGGATAAACTTAATAAATGCCATGCGGATCTTACCGAAGCCAAGAACAAAAACGCGGAATTGCAAAGAGAATTAGTCTTAACCCGCAAAGACTACCTTCAACTTGGGTCAAGTGTTGATTATTTCCGCAGGTGCAATGTCTTTAGGAGGCTATGGGTTGCGTTCCGTAACGAACTTACACCATTTATTGCTAAGGACATTAACCCGCAATAAAGATGAATAATGCCGCCGATAAAACCACAAGATGCAACACCGAACAAGAGTCATGGTCATGCCCGAACATGCTAGAAACAGGGTCCGACTTTAATTGCGAGTACTACAGGTGCAAGCTATGCGACCGTAGAATGACCCTATATTATGATGATATGCGATGAGTACCTCTTTGAAACCGATGAATAACAACGAAGACCAGGTAAAAAAGCAACCGATAGTCATGTCTCTCCAGGAAATTATGGACGCTAGGGGACCGGGCTCCCTATACCAGGCTGCACTCGATATGGAAGCGGAGTTCTTAGCCTTTTGGTACGACACTCACGCAGAAGAACCAACCCGAAAAGACTTGAGGGCTTGGTGTTGGAACAACCTTCGAAAAGAACACCTAGAAAAGTGCTTAATGCACCCAATCGTATAAAACCATGAAATCACATAACCAACACACTATCGAACCACCATCGCAAGACCTAGTTAGAAAGTGGATAGAAGATTGGGGAGGAGGCCAAATGAAAGGTCCTGTAACTGAAGATCTTGTAGAAATCGCAACCCAAGCAGCCCGCTGGGGTGCAGACCAGGAACTGGACGCTTGTTGCGAGTGGCTTCAAGATCCGGATCTCAATGTTGATACCTACAAACTTCGCACCGACCGCCGCCCTAAGCCGCCGAGCCTGAAAGAAGAGGCACTAGCTGAGTTGAGGGATCTAACTGAAAAGGCCCGAAAACGTAATTTCGCCGGTTTTGACCCTGAAACCATTCGCCGCGCACTAGAGGCACTACCCAATGACTGATAAACACCCGATTACCCCTCCCGCCACTCTTGTGGCAGAATGGGCCAGCGAAAGCCTGGCCACTCAATCTCTATGCACCAAGGCTGCCCGATGGGGCGCCGACCAGGAGCTGGAGGCGTGTCTTGAAGTTATTGCTGAAGAGTATCCTGGTGCTACTTGCGATGGTAAAAAATATAATAGTGCAATTTATGAGTTGGTATGCGATGCCCGCCGACCCAAACCTCCGAGCTTGAAAGAGCAAGCGTTAGAAGGATTAGACAAAGTTGGAAGCTTTACGCTTGGCGAATGTGAAGGATGCAGTCATTATAGTAAATACAAAACTTATGTTGACAACATCCGCCGCGCACTGGAAACCCTGCCCGAGGGTGCCCAATGAATGACCCCTGGATTGACTATTTGGGCGATGGTGTATATGCCCAGTTTGACGGATATGCCGTCTCACTAATGGTAAATGACCACCGCAATGAGCCCGTAGTTGTGCTAGAGCCAAGTGTGCTCGAAGCACTTAATGACTTTTACAATAAAGCAGTGAGCCAGTATGCCTAAATTATCCCCCGCTGCTCAGGCAGTATTAGATGCCTATTGGACCGAGGCTGATCGCCTGGGCCGCGATGCCGACAACTCAGAATTGATTGCCGCTGTCCTTCGAGCCGTTGCTGATGAAGTGACCCCGCACATGTTTCTCAAACCACAAGAGAATCTTGAGAGCAAGAGAGAAGCTATGGTTTGGGGTATGGACCAACAAACTCAACTTACACGGCAAAAAATCCGTTCCATCGCTTCTGAATTGGGAGACTACAATGTGTAAACCATCACAAGGCTACTACGGTTCAAATAACGCGCTAAGTCCTGCTGCCCAAGCGGTACTTGATGCCTGGTCTGCAGACGAAGGTAGAGTCTACTTACTGGGCGATCCTGAACGTCTCGCTGTTGCCCTCCGCACCGCCGCTAGTGAGGTAGTTGAAGAATTCACACCGGGTCAGTCAACTTGGGGAGAAGGATACTATGAAGGGGCATGTAAGTTTAACGAACATCTTAAAGCAATTGCCTCTGAACTTGAGGGCCTCAACTAATGAAGAAACCCCAGAGGAATAAATGACCCAACCTCAACCCCGCCGCGATCCCCGCGACGGCAGCTACTACTTCGAGCTGGAAAATCCCTTTCCCGGCGGTGGAACATTCAGTCGAATTGAAATCTATCAGTACGACGACTACGAGTGGTTTTGGCGGGACTACATGGACCATTACTTGGGCCCATACCCTTCACGCAAGATTGCTGAGGCGGATGCTCGTGCCACTTATGAACAAGGGTGGAAATTGCCATCGAACTTTAATCCCAAACTTAACCCCATGTCAAATCTCTCACCAACAACCCAAGCCGCATGGGACGCCTTTAATGATGTAGCTGAAAAGGTTGGCGTCTTTGATGATTACGGCAATGCCCTCGCTGCGTTTCTCAGGGTCGTTGCTGACGAAGTAGTTCCTTTTGAGACCGAAGAAATCCAAGGTTGCTGGTACGAGAAGAGAAATCCAATCCGAGAATCGATCCTTGCAATCGCAACCGAACTTGAAACCCCCAATAACAACAACCAATGACCGCCAAACTTGAATTCACCATTGAACCTGAAGTAATTGAATACTTTTGGGGTACTACGGCAAACTATAAAACATTTGCTAATTCTATTGCAAAAATGATGGTTTCTAGTACCAACGAGAAAATATCAAACCAGTGGGCAGAAGCACTCACAAATTTCATTAACGAAATTGGAGGTGACGGCCCTTCTCTTTGGCAGTGGAGAGGAATTACTCCAACTCCAGAAAAGATTGTAGAATATCTCCGAGAGTATATCCAGTACCTTGAGCAAAGTGCTGCCGATGGTGAACTAAATGCCTGTTGTAACGTTATGGAAATAAATGGAGCGTATGTATCTGGGAATGTTCTTCGTGCTATTCGGCGCCCAAAGTCCCCAACTCTAGACGAGTTGGCTCTACAATTCCTGGGCACTATCGAAAAAGACGGTAGATACTTGCCCGAAATCACAGATACAATTCGCAAGGCTTTGACTGCTAAATGTAACTCACCGGAATCACAATGACTACCTACGATATCTTGCTAACGGTTGGCCTACTGGTCACCATGGTTACAGTTTATCTATTGTATGGCCGACAATTACAAATCATCAAAAAACTACGCTCCTTCGGTCCAACAATCGCCCCGAATCCCTACGCCCCTAAGGAACGAAGATTCTCCGAAAACTTAAAAGAAATCCGGGAAATGAGAAAAATGCTCGAACTAGAAAGAAAACTCAGAGAAGCTGACATCAGGATCGAAGCCAATATGGCAAGGATTGGGGAAATTCTGGGGGACACCCGTGAAACTTTAGAAACCCTACAAGGCAAAGGGGCGCTGGGCCCAACACGCCAACAAGCCCTAACTGCTCTGAACGCAATTGCATCCGGTGCAAATGACATCCGCGAACAGTACCAGGACATTGAAACAATCAGAGACGCTCTGAACCGGCTGCCTGCCGATATCTAACCATTCGGTTACCCGCCCTTTACAACCATCTGGTGACTGCTACAATAGGAACATGACTGACAAAACCCCGCTACAACAACTTGCCGAATGGCAAGAGCTTTCTAATTTCTTTCATTCAACACATAGGAAAGAGCTTATTTGCCCCGAAAACACACTAACACTTGTTGTTGATTCTTACGAAGATGTTTTAATGGGTAATTGCATTTTGGGGGCCAAGTGTAAAATCAATGGCGAAGAGATTGTAAAAGAAGAGACTTTCTGCGTTTGGGACGATCACGATGGAACCCTTGCGATCAAAACTGTAGAAAAGATGATGGCTAGCCTTGCAAACCGTATCACTCAAGGCCTGGTAGAGGAAACTTGTCGTGTCTTACTAACTCAACCCAATTACGATGGCCTTGGGCAAATGGTTAAAGACGGGCTTATCTCAAGAGCAAGGCAATGATTGAAACATTTCTTTTTCTCATGGTATACACGGGCATTGTCGGTGCCACTGGGTTCTTAATAGGAAGGGTAATCTACCGAAATGAAAAGCAACTCCGAAAGATTGAGACCCGGATCAAGACACGCCCAGACACAGGTTTTGCAAAAGACGCTGAGAATATTCGCAGAGACTGGGATAGAGTTCTAGGAGTTGTATCACAGAAGAAACCATGAGCAAACGACCTGAATACATCCGCTGCATACAGCACACTGACACGACCTTTTCAAAGCAGTCATGGTGCGGTTGCCCCTTGAGCAATTTTGACCTCCCTTTCGTAGACATTGACCACGCTGCCTATACTGTTAGGAACGAATCCCGCCTTGTTCCCTGCCCAGACTGCATCAATGTAATTACTTCGCTGTTTATCCCGCAAGCGAAATGATTGAGAAGATTTGCCTCAAGTGCCGTGAGGTATCTTACGGTCCCGAAAACAGAACGTGCTGTGGCGAATTGGTTCCGTTCGACTCTTGCGAGCACGGGAAACTTCTAGTCTCCGGAGCAAACGGTTGGAACATGGTTTACCGACACTGGGTCAACCATCCCATTTTTGAAGCTGTTAGCCAAGACATGCTCAGAGGCAATAGCGCAAGTGCCCCAGGCCACCTGAATGAGTTTATTCGGCGCCTCCTGGATGACAAAGAAGCATTACTGGAGCCGAGACCTATCAAGACAGAGGGGTTGCCGTACCCTGAAGATTGCCATCCAAAGGGAGGCTGGGCTTGGTTTTCTACTGACCGGGACGATTGGACACAGGACAAACCTCCGGAAGATTTTCTCTTGAAAAAAGTTGGTATGTTGACCGCACTGACCCTGACACAGGGAAGTTCATATACAGCCATTGGCTCCCTTACTGGGCTATTCCATCAACCGAACTTTCTTGAACATGAGCAAAAGTTGCGGATCCTGCGTCTACTACACCAAGTGGAAAAAGATTCCCTTGTCAAAATAAACGGCGGCAAAGGTGGAGAGCTAGCTTCCGGGCTATGCGAGTTTCTAGATGGTCGAACCAAGCCAGATTGGGGCCACACTTGTCCCATTGGACCGGCAAACGCTACGACCGGAACTTGCAAAAACAACTAATATCAAAAGAGTTAAACAATGACGACCAAAATTGACGAAATCTCAAATCGCCCAGACCATAGACTTAATTGGATTGCCGAGTTAGGGCGGGACCAAATTCAATTGGACGGGTCATTCACAAGAGGACAACTTTTAGAGCTGGCCCTTGCTATGGGTGGCCAAAGTTTGGACCCTGGGACCCATAGCATCTCCTACTCTGTAGACCCTACTCAATTCGAACCCTTAGGTGGACCCCTCGTGGTTTACACCGAAGAAATGGCTGCAGAAGACGATGAGTTACTGGCAAATGTACCTACCCCTCTAAGCACATCAACGGGTGGTCATTTAACCAGGGCACATGTCGATGACTTCCTATCAGAGCACCCAACCCGCGAAGATGCCCTGAAGCTCCTACAGGAAATGGGGCAAGTTGATGAACAATGACCCAGACAATGTCTGAAGCACCTACCCCCATTTCCCTGGCCGACCGTTTGCCTAGTGACCAAGACTGTGACATTGTTGAATGCTCTGCTTGGAAGATGAGACTCTGCTGGCTAGGAAAACCGCTTTATCATGCCGGAAACAAACTATGGATCTGGGAGTGGGCGATTGCTCCAGAGACCATGAAACTAGCGCCCTGGCCCCATACTCATTGGCTTCCTGCCGATACCGAAACCTTACCTGCCCGCAATGACTGACGCAGAAAAAGCCTTAAAATTATTCCAATTGCTCGAAGCAACAGACCCTGACATAGATTGGACAGCCGTACCTGAACTAACCCCAGAGCAAACGCGACTTGTGACAGTATTAATCGAACAACAAGTTTTAGAGGCTATGGACGAAGGGATGGCCCTTGCGGTAGAAATGATCCGTTTGAGCCCTCCACATCTTACCAAAGATGAAATTGCTAACCTAATTGTTAGTAGTATGCACGACCCCAAATGATTGAAGCTGAACCTCGCGAAACGCCAATGCCCGAAGCGTACACAAAAGAAGAAATGCGCCAGATGTTTCTGGATCAACTGCAATCGATAGCGTCCTATTGGTCTCAGCTAGGGGGCGTAACCCCGAGAGAAATGTGTGACGGTGTCGTATTTTGCGTCTTAAGTGTCTTCGATGGCTGCTCTGGTGGATTCCCTGCTGCCATTGATCTTGCTTTGGCTCCACACCCCGAAGACAAAGAGTATTACACCTCAAATGGTGAAAACTGGGTAGAACCAGGCCAAGTGATTAACGACGATGTTATGCTACATGATCTATTTTACAATCCTTAAAGAAAATGAACGAATCAGCCCCCAAACCAAGTGACCTATCTCCTGCCGCACAGGCGGTGATGAACGCCTACTACATGACACTTGATCACGAGGGACCCAGGGTTTATGACACGCTCCTGATTGCCGCCGCCATCAGCGCTGTGGCAGATCTGGTGGTCCCCCCTGCTGTGATGCTTGAGTATTACGAGCGCAATGAAAGCCCTGTGTTAGGGAAGGCGATTGAGATTAGAAGCAAACTCCTTGCCATTGTCACCGAGTTGGAGGGCCGCAATGGCTGAGAGAAACTTCCCAATTCAAGTCGTCGGCGTTGAATACATATGTGACAAGTGCGGGATCGGGACCATGGAGCCCCGCCCTGATGTGGCAATCAGATGGTCAGAAAACCCCGCGAAGTACCCGCATAGTTGCACCCATTGTGGCGCGACCGCAGCACTTACCGAGAGATACCCCACTGTGCGCCATTTGCGCGTTGAAACAGGGGAATCAAATGACTGACAAACAGCTCTACGCCCTTTGTGGCACGATCAGCATGGTAGGGTCGTTCATAGCAAACTCCCATATCCTTGGCTTAATGGCGGTTGTCTGGTTCGTTTGGGCGCGTCTCGAAAAAGAGGATCCCCGACTTAAGTAATCTACCCCCTCCGTTAACCCACAATGACTGATCTATCCCCTGCCGCCCAAAACCTAGTAATGGCACTATGTCAACGTCGGTACCCTGCTTCCACAGGCCCTTGCGTGAAACCGTGCGAAGAGTGCCGGGAAGACGTTGCGTTTCTTCTTCGTGCCTTTGTGGAACAGGAGTTCCCCCAGGAAGCTCTCAGTCCAACTCAGGGTAGCGCTAAGGGTCTTCCCTCCAACGATGAATTCGCCCTAGAGACTTTAACTGAAGCAGCCGAAATCTTTAAACGTCATTGGCGTCAGCATACCCGTCGCAAACTCATAGGCATCGCAACAGAACTTGACTCTGACATCTAACTACACCCCCACCCTTCTCACCCCAAAACTCACAATGACAGAACTTACAAAAGCAGACACTTTTCAACAGCGAATGTTTGAACGCATCCGTGAATCAATGGGAGAACTTCTCTCAGAAGACGACTTGAAAGAACTCCTAGAAAGAACCATTGAAAAGTCATTTTTCGAAGAACGAATTGTTCCCTCTTCGAGTCATTATTATGATCGCGATAAAAAGAAACCATCCCTATTCCAAGAACTTGTAACCGAACAAGTGCAGCCCATGATGGAAAAAGCGATCACTGCTTGGCTTCAGGATAATTCCGAGCAGGTAACCACTACAATCGATGCTGTACTGAAAGATGGGTTACTAGGGGCGCTATCAAAAGCCATCGAGTACAAAATGCAAACCCCCATCTTAAGTCTCAGGCAAGAAATTTCAAACAAACTCCTTTCTTGACCTCGACTTCGGCCTTGACCCTGACCCTATAATTACCCTGCACAACATAGAAGCCGGTCAAGCCATTGACTTTGGCTGGATCTTTCCCTATAATACTTTCGGTAACTGCAACCGGAATAATTCCAATTCTAATCAGCTAATCCCACCATAAACATCCCACCATAAACACCCAACAAGCATGGACACCCTACACATTTACGGCCAAGACGCTTGGCATGATACTGCCTACATCGTCGGTGACCGCCAGTCTCTGGCTGCATTACTCGACTGTTTGGCCGAAGCATTATATTCCGGAGAAGCAACAAAATTCAACTCATTTACAAACGACGGCGAAGGTTACACCATTGAGGTGATCCCCCTAGATGAACCACGGATGGAAACGATGCGGTTGCCCTACCATGGGGACATTGCCATTGATAATAACCCCGAGAGGATCTGGCCCCACGTTTTAGTTGCGGCTAACGGGGTAGTGGGCGAAAGAATTACAAAAAGGGAACAGCTGGTGCCCGAACAACAAGTACCCGAAAAGCCCGAATTCCTGGAAGTTTTCGCCAAAGTCAGATATTGGGAAGATGCCCATGTTTACGGTGACAGGGACATTGATGGTACAATGATTCCTTTCAGAAATGGGGACTTATGGGTCCCTACAATCCGACTCAGCGATGGTAAAGTCATGGATTGGCCTGAAGGGATGACTGCACGGGTGTATTACAAAGTTTGTGACGAAGGCGAATACTGGTTGCGTAATACCACCCGTAGACTATTTAAGTATAAGGACTATTACGTTCCCGATTCGTATCTTTGCCACGGGGACGAAGGATTCGGGGATTACATCATTCTGAATATTGGCCCCGATGGAATAATCAAAGATTGGCAAGAGCCACGGTTCGACCCGGAGAGTTGGGATCTGGTGGTTCCTGATTAGGGCTCGCAAATTGTTACACCATGCTATACCATTGGCAACTCCTCAGCCAACAATGCCATCTCCCATACCAAAATGTCCCAACTACCTGAAAACCATAAAGAAGACATCAAACAATTCAAAAAACAAGTTGCCAACCACCAACTAACCATAATCAAAGACGAAGGCACCCACCGTCACCTACGCTTTAAGAATCCAACCACCACCAACCAGTATTTTGACATTGTCACATGGCCAGGTACCCTGTGCTATAATGGTGATATGGGCACGTATGTGTTTAGTCGCATAACGGATATGTTTGAGTTTTTTCGTGGGGGCCACGATAGATACCAAATCAGCTACAGCTACTGGGCAGAAAAGATCCAAGCCGTCGATAAGCGGACGGGCATTTCTAAATTTAGTCCCAGAATCTTCAAAGAAAACGTCAAGGATCGTTTCGATAGTTGGGTCGAAAGCTTGAGAGATGGTGACTATAATAGCTCCGAAAAAAAGGAACTAATTACCAATGTCTGGCAGCAAGTCGAAGATGAAATTCTACATTATGCCGACGACAATGAATATGCTGCCCAGCAAGCTGCCTATGATTTTTCCCATAGTGCCTATCCTAACTTGTTCCAGGACTTTTATGAGTACGACTGCACGGAATACACCTACCAATTCACATGGTGCTGCTGGGCCCTGAGGTGGGGTATCGCTTTGTATGACGACGCCAAGGGGTTCACCAATGGTTAAGAACTGCAAGGTAACAACAAAACTTGTTTTAAACACCCCCTACAAAGCCCGTATAGTCGCGTATGACAACGAAACTGGGCGTCAGGTAGCCGTAATCACTGCGGATGCTGCTGAACCCGAGGACATCACACCGTTCATGACCGAATGGTTTTTCAAGGTTTCAGTACCGATTGAGGGTATGAATGGGTGGACCATCGAATGCAACAACTGGATGGCAATAGAAGCAATTGTAACTAGGGAATGTTCTGTCCTTGGGAAGTTACAAAATCGCTTAGTTACCCTACCAATCGCATACCTTAGGGGGAACCTCCTTTAAATTTAAACTACAGCAGTACCATGACACACGAAAGCACCCAACTCCAATCAGACGGCTACCATACTTTTGCCGAACTCTACGAGCACCGGCACGCTTTGTTTTTGGCACTGATGCGTTTCAACCCCGAAAGAAGCTGGGTCAGCCTGAGACACCACGACGGGGAGATTCCCTTTGGTGACCCAAACTGGTTTATTGCAGGGATGGGCTTAGGGGTCTTAGATTCCCGTGGATCCGAAGTCATGATAACCTATCACTTGCCTATAGAGTTATGGCCCCATGCAATGGCTACTGGCGCCCACATCCTTGAAAACGGCAAAGAGTGGGACGGTCATACCCCGCAAGATGTTGTTGATCGGTTGTTGGCATGGGTAACCATCTAATGGCAGCACTCGAAAATTTCGGGAGGGGGGCGAAGCCCCCGACCAGGGACGGGCGCCGCAGGCGATACCCGGCCCACACCACCCTCTACAACCTACCCACAAATGACCTTCCTCCTACTAGTCCCAGTCCTTTTAACTACTTTAGCATTCTACATTAGTGGAAAAACCCGAAAAGCCCCTGAAGTCGAACATAAAGGAGACACTTTCGGGAAGCCTGAACCCTCAGCCCTATACCAAGGTTTCAAAGGTCCTATAGACCCTATACTCCTTAGTCGTATTCGAAACTCTTACGGTGAAGCTACTGCTATTCTGGTCAATAAGCACTATGAAAACAATCGGAGGGACCAAACATCCAAAAAGTCACAAACACTAAGAAGCAATCGTACAAATATTCCCAACATAAGGGGAGGGGATAATTACACATTCCTATATGACTTGGACTCAGCATTAGCCGCAGGTTACGATCTTAACTCTAACCCCCTTAGTCATTCTGATACCGGATCTAGCCACGGCCATAGTTGCCATGACTCCAGTCACAGCCATAGCAGCCATGACTATGGAAGCAGCCATGACTACGGGGGCCATGATTGCGGTGGTCACGACTTTGGCGGCTTTGATTGTGGTAGTGATTAAGGCTGTGATTGATTAAACCCAAGGACGGTTAACCGAACGGAAGCCTTCGGCTTCCCACCCTTGTTTTCGACCAGCGAAAACGGTATGATTAGCGTATAAATGAAACCTATGAAACTCACAAAAGCAACGATTCTTGCACTCACGGTTGCGATGCTACTAACGGCATCACCCACTTTTGCTGCATCTGCCGGTCGTATCGGCGGTAGTAACTTCCGCAGCCGCTCAAGCTCCCCGAGTTATAGTCGTCCTAGCTCCCCGAGCTACAGCCGTCGTGGTTCTTCCCCGAGCTATAGCAGCCCTAGATCCCCAAGTATCAGTAGCCCCAGCCATAGTTACTCGGCACCGAGAACATACACTCCTTTGCCTGTTCTCAGGCCCCCCTACAACCCCCCAAGTCGTTCAAGCACTAACATCATCGTCATGCCTGACTTGACTCCAAATGTTGTACCGGCTATCCCATACTCCTTGCCTTCTCGGGTGACTACAGTTAGCCAACAGCCTGCCAACCCTATAGTTCTTTTGGCTCTGCTTACTTCAGTGGGTGTGGTAATTATTGCCGTCATTCTCTTGTTAGGGGGTTGGGAAGATTTTGTAAGCCCGTGGTTAAGCACCCAAAAGGAAAAGTATAAGAAACTCACGGTAGTGCGCCAAAGGGTAGCTCTACTCGCTTCTGCTAAAGACATTCAATCTGACCTAATTCGGATGGCCGAACAAGGGGATACCAACAGTCCGAATGGCCTTGCCAAGATCCTCCAAGAAACAACCCTTGCTCTTCTCAGGCACCCTGATAAGGTAGTCTACGCATGGAGTGATAAAAATAGGGAGTCCCTTGACAATGCGGAAGATCTATTTAACCAGTTCTCTATGGAAGAGCGTTCCCGAGCGTCTGAAGAAACTTTAACGAACGTGAACGGTCGTGTCTTCGAGAGCAAAGTAAAGTCCCGCAAGAAAACTCAGGAGAACGAATACATCCTTGTAAACGTTCTGGTGGTTACCTATGAGAACCTGGACCTTAAACCGTCAGATTCGCAAGAGAACTTAAAGTCAAATCTGGTGGTCCTGGGATCAATTTCTGCTGAGGACTTGGTCGCCCTTGAGATTATCTGGCAACCAGAAGATGAGTATGACGTTCTCTCGAAAGAGGAACTCTTGACCTTGTACCCCGACTTGAACATCTTGTGAGGGCCAAGGGGCGGTAAACCGCCCCACCCGGTTCGGTTCTCCACCTTGCTTTCGCCTGGAGAAAACGGTATAATAAAAGTATGGAAAAGACAACTCCCACTGACTTTCGCGCTCTGTGCGCTGAGCTTGCTTCCCAATTGCAAGGCAGAAAAGATGACGAATACGGCTGGCCTGGAGAGGATCCGGAGCAGGATCTTCTCGATCGCGCCTGGGCCGCCTTGAAAGAGACTGAGACAAAATAGGAGACAATATGCAAATTAGATTCATCGGCGATGTACATTGTAAATGGGGACCCTACAAAAAGCTGATTAAGGGTTGTGAACGCTCTCTCCAAGTGGGAGATTTCGGTGTGGGTTTTATCAACTCCGTGACCCAAAAGCCTTACAGCAATCCCCCTTACGACCACATGGTTAAGGGAGAACACTTCTTCATTCGGGGTAACCACGACAATCCAAGTGCGTGTAAAAGGCACCCGTTCTGGGTAAAAGATGGTGGTTCAGTATTCGGCCGCGATGACATCTTTTGTGTTGGTGGAGCCTTCTCGATTGACAAAGATCGACGGACCGAAAACTACGATTGGTGGCATGATGAGGAATTGTCCTACGGGCAATTATGCAATATCATGGATGCCTACGAGCTGGTAAAGCCGAAAATTGTAGTCACTCACGAGTGTCCAGACTCGGTGATTTCCCGAGTTTGCCAGGCAAGGGGCATGCACAAGTATGATATCCCGTCTGTGACTCGAAGATGTTTCGACAATATGCTCGAAATTCACAAACCGGATCTCTGGATCCATGGCCACTGGCATCTAAGTGCGCATACAGTTCACCAGGGAGTAGAATTTATAGCTCTGGGTGAACTTGATCACGTAGACCTTGACGTTTGAGGGGTTTACCCCCTCTTTTTATTACTTGGTCTAAATGAGTTACCCCGAAATCCTCCATCTCCAAAACTGCCCTCACTGCGGCACCAATCTTGTATCAGCAGAATTGATGATCCCTGAGACTTGCGAACCGGGTGCCTTCCACTCACGTCTACTCGGCATTCTTAATGACGGCGTAGTAACCGGTTGGAAATGCCCTAACTGTGACCACACTCTTCCTTAGCCGTGAGGCGCTTACCGTCCGGGGTATCAGCTAAACTGGCTGTAGCGTCTCACTCCTAACAATTGACCCCTTCTACCATGGTATGGGTGACATTAATCGCTGTCTTCACTTATGCTGCTTCGCGAGACCCTAATGTTATCCCATATCTTTTTCTACTCTCTGAGTGGCTGAGTTCTTCACTCTCGGGTATCAAGTATAGTTTGACTTTAAACTCAGATCACTTCTGGGTAAAGTGGAAAATTAGCAAAAACGCAGACGAAAACGCCCGCAAACTCCCAAAAGAACTCGGTTTAGACAAAAACAAGGACTGGTACGATGACAACAGTAATTAATCTTTTTGGTGGCTCAGGTTGTGGAAAGTCTACCACCGCCGCTCTGCTTTTTGCTCGAATGAAACTGACCGGGATTCACGTTGAACTCGTAAGAGAATACGTGAAGTACTGGGCTTGGAACGACCGTAAGGTTAGAGAGTGGGACCAACTTTACTTGCTTGGAAAACAGAGTGCATACGAAAGCATGCTCTACGGTAAAGTGGATTACATTGTAACCGATAGCCCAATCTTGCTAGCAGGTATATACCAAGAGTTTCGCTCCAGTGGCAAAGACTCCTACGTAAGCAACGCTGCTCAAGCTTTCATGGCCCACGCAGAAGAACAAGGTGTGACTTACAAGAACTTTTTCCTGAAGCGCAACAAGCCCTTCGATCCCCGTGGCAGATATGAAACAGAAGATCAAGCGAGAGAGGTTGACCGATTTGTATACGATTATCTGTGCAAATACAGCGGGTTTAAGCCGATTGAAATCTCTGGTCCCGACGAGCACAGAGACGCGGAAATTCTGGGCTACCTTGGCGACATGAACTTCAAGGAACCACCCTCACTGTGAATTCCACTTAAGGAGAGTTCGGTAAACCGCCCTAACCATTCGGCTTACCCTCCTTGTGCTTACTCCGCAGAAGCGGTATCATATCATTATGAGCTACAACCGAGACTGGACCGTACCACCGGGACACCTGATTGAAGAACTCCGTCAAGAGCGAAGAATTTCTCTTCACGACTTCGCCGGAGAAACCGGCTTGACGGTCCCTGAAGTTCTAGAACTTGACTCAGGAGATCTCAAAATTGACCCCCTGCTTGCTGAGCGCCTCGAGTACGTGTTCGGCATCCCGGAAAATTTCTGGCTAACTTTGCAAAGCAACTACGAAAAAGACCTTAAGAAAGGAAGAAAAGTTTATGATTGAGCTCTGCGTATCCGAAAACAAAAGCTTCGACCCGTTCCGATTTTGCATGAACAGGGTGAGGGTGTTCTTAGACAGAGATTACCGTTACGGTTTGTGGATTGACGAAGACAAGCTGTTTGACCTTCTGTCTGACGAGCAGAAAAAACAGTACCTAACCGACAGGTCTACTGAAGGAATGTACTACAAAGTCTCAAAAGAAATTGCCCAGAAGGTACTAGAACGAGGTCATACTCCGTACAGCAAGCAAAAACTCAATTGAAAACTTATGGAAAATTCCGTTAATCTTGTATCGCAACTCAAGGAAGACTACCTGAGTTATTCAATGGCGGTGCTCGTAGGAAGAAGCATCCCGGACATTTATGACGGACTAAAGCCAGCTCAAAGGCGCATCCTTCAAACAATGATTGAAGAGGGGTTGCTGCCGAACAAACCTTACGTGAAGTGTGCCCGCACCACGGGTTTGACAAGTGCTTACTATCACCCTCATGGCTCAGCCTATGGGGCACTCATAAACATGGCAACTCCATGGAACAATAACGTTCCTTGGATTGACTGTCATGGTAATGTCGGTAGCTCCGTTGACAGTCCTGCAGCCGAGCGATACGTAGAAAATAGGCTAAGGGTATCTGCAGTAGATCTTCTGCTGCAAGACAGAGAAGTATGGGAAACCCGCCCAAACTACGATGGAAGTCGCCAGGAGGCTATTCGCTTCAACACTGCAGTTCCTTCCGTTTTGTTAAACGGAGATTCCGGTATTGCCGTAGGTTTTGCAACCCGTCTCGCGCCGCATAGTCTGCGCTCAGTAGTCGAAGCCGTTAAGCTCGTATGTAAAGATGCAGTAACCGAAAAGTCCCACTTAGAAAACCTTCGGAAAGCACGAGAAGTCCTTCTTCCAGACTTCCCCACAGGGACCCAAATCGTCAAAGACGAGCAACTTGAAATCTATACGAAAACGGGTAGTGGAAACATTCGTTGCATGGCACGTGTAGAACAAGGTATCCAGAAAAGGGAAGGTAGAGCAAAAGATCGCGTTACTTTGTCTTTCACACACTTGCCTCCCAACTCCAACCCTGAAAAGCTCGGGGAGCAAATCAAGAATGAACTAGAAAAAGGCCGCATCGAAGGTGTAGCTGAAGTCAACGACTTGTCAGACATGACCGGAGATTGCCTGGAAATTGTGGCAAAGCCGGGTGTCGACATTGAAAAACTCAAGCAGCTGCTCTACGCTTACACGGACCTTGAACTGAAATACTCTGCTAAGACTCTCGTGATCGATGGGGTCAAACCCGTTGAACTCTCACCCGTCCAAATTGTCCAGCGTTGGGTGAGTTGGAGGCTCGACCGCCTTCAAGTGAAGTTCAATAGGGAACTCGACCTCAAAGAATCTCGCCTGCACATTGTTCAGGGGTTGCTCAAGGCCATCGACAAGATGGATCTGATCATCAAAAAGATTCGGGCAGCCAAGGACAAAGCCGAAGCGAAATCGGCCCTGATTGCCACACCCCTGAAATTCTCTGATAAGCAAGCAGAAGCGATCTTAGAGATGCGCCTGCGCCAGCTTACCAACTTGGATCAAAACGACCTTATCATTGAGGATAATTCACTTCAAGGGAGGATTCAAGAGCTAGAGGAACTTTCCAGCGACGAGGTGAGTGGGATCACGGCAAGGAAGACCTACATGGTGGAAGAGCTGAGCGAACTCAGCAAGCGCCACGGAGAGGCCCGCAGGAGCCCCCTCGTGGAGCCCCCAGTGGGAGAGGTGGCCCGTAGCCCAGGCGAGAGAGCGAAGCGCCCTGCAGCCGCTCCGAAGCCCCGATTCCTTAAGGTTGACGCGAAAAAAGGCACGGTTGAACAAGCAAAGGGACCTCGGGGTGCCCTCGTTGTTGATGCCAAGGAGAAGGTTATCCTTATGGCAGAGGATGGAATGCTCAAAAAAGTTCCGGCAAACTTCAAGGGAACAATTTCAACTTCTTACTCTGCAGTGGTTTTGGCTAAGCGAGAAGCTGACGTTTTTAAGCGGAAGTACCTTGTTGTATTTGAACTTGAGGGGCAACTCAAGGCTCTGACCCTCAACGGCGAAGACCTTTGCAGGGCTACAAGTAAGGGCAAAATGTGGTTACCGGAAGGTGCTACTTTGAGACACTTCGGAGAAGGTGATTACACTGTGAACTGGGTTTCAACTCGAAAGAAAGCAGTGAAACTCAACTTGTCCGTTAAAGCGGGTAAGCCCGGTGGTAAAGGCATCAAGGTTGCCAATATCTCAGAGGTGAAACTCCCTTAGGAACCGGGTAAAAGTGGTTGTGAGGCTTTACTGAAAGCCTCCCCAGCTAAACTCTAATTAGTTGATAAGAGCCATGACTGTAGTCTACCCTGTCTCTCGGTTACTCGCTAACCCTCGACTGTTTCTAGCAATCTCAAGTTATTTGGGAGGAGTTTTCGATCCAGACGTCTTAAGAGATGTTTTTTACGAGTTGTTAGAAGCAGAGGTTAATGAATTGCCCGATGAGGAATGTGAATTTTTAGCTGAAGAAGTTTGCTTTGAAGTTGAAGACGAAGGCATGGTCTTTAACATGTACTTTGATACAGGATCTTCAATAAAAATAGAAGCGACTGAAGAAGGTTACAAGCCTCAAATTACATCAGAGTTCGAAATGGCTACTGCGTCGGCTGTTAATAATCGACTCATTTGTGCGATTGAGGACTCCCATCCAGAACTCAAAGATGATATTGCCTTTGAGCATCCTCCAACCCCCGGTAATGGGTTTCTGAGTTCTAAAGACGGTTTTTCCGGAAGTTTTCATCTTCGCTCAGATCCCAACAAAAAGTATGCGTTCAATATAACTATTATAGACCCTGATACCGATCACTTGGTAGCTAAAATTCGACCCATTTAAAGCAAAACAACCATGATGGACAACATAGTGTTTGCGACCGATAGTATGAGATCTTCGGTTTCTTCACTCAAGAAAAAACTATCAAACCTGAAAATTAGCGTAGAGCAACTTGGTTCCGAAGTTGAAAAAATTGAAACGAAATTCGACAAATTGCTCACCCAAACTGAAATTTATAAAGCCAAACTAGAACGAGAAAAGGGTCGGGAAGTGCGCCGACTTGAACTCGAACTTTCGAAACTTAAGAAGCAGCTGAAAGACGTAAACCCTGTCATTGACTCCCAGGAAGATCCCACAGAACTTAGTATCGCTTCTACAATAGCCGTCTTTGAGTGTCTTCTTCGCCACATATGCGAAGGCGCAGACGACTTCCGCCTCATGAGTTACGCTTTTATATTCCCTACCATAGTCGAGAGGGTCGTGTCCTCTGAAGACCCTGCATACTTCCTTCACAAACTGCCCGAGTCTTCTCAAATTGTTATCAATCGGGGTAAAGAATACGTTGCTTACTTAAGAGAAAACTGTGAAACACACGTTACGGACCCGGAAGCATGGGAGCAATACGTTCCTTCAGTTACAGATTGGTGGAGAAACGACGCGCTCCCGTTGCTTTATGGTTCGAGAGATGAGCAGTGGGACTTCGATGTTCCATTGTCTTTGGTAGAAATTCTAATGTGGCGGGATGAACCAGGAGAAAGACCCATTCATTTCTCCCCCGTATTTGATGCCTACGAGATTTACAGGGCGCACAAAGACGAAGTCTACAATAGTAGCGGAGTTAGAGCTTTTGACCTCAAAATGTTTAAGTTTGAATTAGCGGATCCCTCTGAAGAAGGGGTAAGTTAAGTTATCAATGAATGAAATTTATGGTCCCCCGCACAGTACAAATGGCAAAAGCCGTGGCCGACCTTTTGGGACCGGCAGAGATTGAAGAGTACGGTAACATAATCTCAAAGCCTTACCAAGGCTGGAGCAACATCTACCAAGGTTACTTCCTAGGTTCGGCAGGTGCAGCTCCATCGGACACTTTGGGAAGACCCGTAATGTTCAGTTACTACGTCCATAGCTGGTTAGAAAAACAACCTCGTTGGGCTCAACCACCTGAGCGCAAATCCGGCAATGGTTTCAGTGCTATTCTTTTCCCAGTGGCTGATAGCCTCGTGCCCCCTCCTCTGAACTCTATCACCTGAGTTTACCACCCCCCAAACCAAGCTAAACTAAACCAGAACAATCAAACGACATGAGAACCAGCGAACTCGGATATCCTGTCCTTTCAAGCACTCTTCACGAGAAGGTGTTTGGCGGTGAAAAGATGGCGCCCATGAGTACCTCTGCTCGCCGCAAGGCCGAGCGCCTTCTGAAGCAATTCGACATTTCAGTTCCAGTAGATCACCCTGATAACTTGTATGATGGCCCCCTGCCACTACCTAGTTTGAAGGGTGATTCTTTGCATGAGCACTTTGAGAGAATTGCTACAGAGCAAGTAGGAGTGTATAAAGAACTCGGCGATAATCTGTCCAAGTGCGAACTACCTAAACTGCCCCCAACTTCCGACTTCGTTTACCAAGCAGGTTGGACGCGCTACGAGTGGCTTGAGGAAGAAGGCAAGTTTCAAACAGAAGCTGTGCCCTTCCCTTCGGAAGAAGCTTTCACCTTTGACACGGAAACTTTCGTAAAAGCTGGAGCATTCCCCATCATTGGCACCGCCCTTAGCGAAAAAGCAACTTACATCTGGCTAGCGGCTGAACTAATTGATCCTACCTTGCCGGAAGAAGAGTGGGATCAACGCGACCTTATCCCCATCGGAGAGAACAGATTTGTAGCGGGTCACAATATCAGCTACGACCGTGTTCGATCACGGGAAGGTTACTCGCTCGACCGAATCAAGCCTGAAAACTTCTACTTTGACACCCTCTCGGCTCACATTGGGGTGTCCGGTTTGGCATCTGGTCAGCGGTGGTTGTACCTACTTGCAGCCAAAGACCCAGATAACTTAACCGAGGAAGAAAAGAGAAAGCTTCGATACGCACCGAAGTGGCTCGACGAGGGTTCGACGAACAGTCTTGTCCAATGCTACAACTTTCACGTTTACGAAGTTAGAAAGTACTTCGGGGATGAGACGGTTCGCCCTCTAAACCAAGGAGACAAGAAAGTTCGAGACATTTTCGTAGACGCTACGCACATTTCTCAAATTACTGCTGTTCTTGAAAAAGCAGTTGAGTATGCCGTAAGAGACGCATTTTACACTGCGGAACTGTTTCAAGCACTATGGCCAAAGTATCTAGACAGTACTCCCTCTATGGTAGGACTTTGCGGTCATTACCACTTGAACGGTTCCGTTGTCCCTCTGGTGGATGACTGGGCTGAATGGATCCGTAATACTGAGAAAGTTTTTCACGAGCATAGCCAGGAAATGACTGAGTTGTGTAGAAAACTTGTTTGGAAGACCTATGAAGAGTGGAAAGGAATCTTCGAAAGTGAGGAAGATCCTGAGGAAGGGTTGAGGCAAGCTACGGCCTGGGTGAAGCTTGACCCTTGGGTGTCCCAACTTAACTGGAAGATCGAGAGTCGTAAAGGAAAGTACGCCTGGATCCCAACTTGGATGCGCCCATTTATCAAGGACCCTGAGCAACATATTGGGGTTAAATCTCAACTGGCCCACTTGCTATTGAGGCTTAAGTACGAAGGGTCCCACATGGTTCTCACCAAGGAAGACGGGTGGTGCTATTACGACGAGAATCACAAACTTACAAAAATTCCTCACCCGAAAGGTAACGGGGATAACTGCGGAGGTGTCCTGTCAAAAGACTTCGTTCAAGACATGGAAACAGGCAGACTGAGTAGTGATTTACCCGAAGCTAAAAGAGCACTTGACATTTCCAACTCAATCTCATACTGGACATCCGTTCGTAAGCGTGTGATGGATAGGATTTTCCTTGATGTCAAGAACCCCTACGGTACGGACACCCTTGTGACTCTACCCGAAATTCTGTGCCACGGCACTGTTACACGGAGAACGGTTGAAAGTCTTATGGCAACCATGTGCTCTACGAAGAACTGGCGCATTGGTACTGAGCTTAAAACCAGGGTTCAGGCGCCAGAAGGCTGGAAAATCGTAAGTGCCGACTACGACGGGCAAGAACTTCAAATCGCCTCCATTTATAGCGATAAGTGGGAGGGTGGTTTCGTAGGCTGCTCCCCGATGGGTTACAACGTTTTGTCTGGATCAAAAGAGAACGGAACTGACCCGCATACTGCCCTGGCTAGAGCTATTCTACCTGAACTGTACAAAGGTCTCGTTTGGGATAGAAAGTTGGGGGTGTGCTACAAATTTGAAACCGAGCCTCTAAATACTCCAGACTGTGTAAAAATCGGCGAACATTGGCTTTGCCCTATTGATGACAAGAAAGACAAGCTGCTGAAAAAAGCCCGAGATCTGAGCAAGATTGTTGGTTTCGCAACTTTGTATGGAGGAAGTGTGAGAGCCCTCAGCACCCCGATTCGTAGAACTTTCCCTGAAAAGAAAGAGCGAGAGGTTAAAGACTTTGCCTTGAAAGCTTTGTCTTCGAAGAAAGGAGTGTTGTCAAATGGAACTTATGAGGGTGGCTCCGACTCCGGTGCCTTCAATTTGATGGAACAAATTTCCATGAAAACGAAAGTTCCTCAGCTCCCGTGCTTGGGCACAAAAATCTCAACTGCAATGCGCCCTGCTGCGGTCGGAAACGACTTTAAGACAGGCAGAACAAACTGGACCATCCAAGCCTCCGGTGCCGAGATTCTTTCCATCACGCTAACCGCAGTCGCGTGGTTGGCGGAAGAATACAAGATTCCCTATCGTTTCATTATCAGTATTCATGACGAACTTCACTTCATGACTCCTGAAAGATACGCAGAGCAATTCGCTGTGGTATTTCAAATTGCCCACTTGTACACTTGGGCAAACTTCCATAGCGCTGTGAGTATTCCGGAACTGCCTCTCAGTCGGGCGTTTTTCTCCTCTGTGGCTATTGACTACAGGCTCAGAAAGTCCCCGAAAGAATGTACTGTGACACCTTCCAATTTGAGAGGGTCCGAGGAGCCGAACGGCGTCGAATACTCAATGAGCGAGCTTAGCGAGATCGGCGCTGTCGACAAGTTGAAAATTCGGTATGAAGCTATCCAAAAAGGTTTAATTTGAGACAAACTATGAAAAAACACACCAAGGTTAAAAAGCCCAGAGTTCAATCAGCAGACATCTTCCCTTGCAAGACGAAGGTGGGTATGTACTGGTGGCCTGTTCCATATGATAAGAAAGACAAGTTCATCCCTTCATCCGTTGATTGCTTGTACTCTCAAGAATACTTTTCTGAAAGAGATGCTATTACCATGCTTCGGGCTCTTTAAAGATAAAGAGAAGCTGAACAATGCCTTTCCCCTTACCCCTTGACCCTGCCTTTAGAAAAGAAGTCATAAAAAGTTGGATAGATGATGTTCACGATAGACTAGAGTTAGGAGACAGAAAAAGTGCTGAGTTAAGCTGGAAAATTGCTAATAGTCTGTTCGTCTCCCTTCCAGCTGGACAGGGGGACTTTTCTCTTGAGAATGACTTGATAGAAAGCAGGGTAAAACTAGAGCAGCATTGATACTACACAAACCATGCGCTCAGTAACAACCGAACCCAACCAACCTTCAGAACCAAAGTCTATTTCTAATCTTCAGACTTTCAGTGCAACTCTGTCAGATGGCAGAGAAATTACCATCCGTGAAATGACCGGTCGCGACCTCATTTATATGGAAGAAGATCTAGCCAAATATGGGGAAACTCGTCAGAGTTTTTACCTTGTTGAAAGGCTGAATGTGGGTCCCGCAAAGGTGACCTTCGACGAGGTGGCCGATATGGGTGCTCGCGACTTGAAAGTTGTTTCCGAACTTGTCAAGAAAGCCAATGGTGGCGAGGAGGAAGAAAATAAAAACCCAAAATAGAGGTTGAGGAACTTGAGGACTTTTCCTTCAGGGTGATTGTAGAGTCTAACGAGCCAGTTCACATAAGGGATATCTCCCCGAAAGACTTCTTGTTTGCTAGAATTTTACAGGACAAGGGAGAAGGTGCTCTCAAGTTAATATCAAGACTTGTAATCAACCCCGAAAGTTTAAACCCCATGCCCGCGAGAGACTTTAGAACCTTCACTGTATGGGTGTCAGATAATATACTAAATGAAAGTATTCTAATCCCCGAAAGTTGGATGGAAATTGCTTTTCATTTGAATAAACAACGATGGGATGAGGGCATAGACTGGTTAGAAGTTCAGCCCATGACGCGAATAAAGCGTATGATTGAAATCAACCAAAAAGTGGCTGAAGAACAGCAAGATGCTATAAAAAACTCAAAGGGTAAGAGGCGCTAATGTTCAAATTCAGCACTAAAATGAACTTTGGGGTAAAGCTATTCAACCCCGATTGGTGGGAGCCCACGAAGTTAGAATGGGCTCCTGTTCTTCTAAACGAAAACAAGCCCTTTTGGAAAAACCAGACACAACCGAACGGACGACCCTGGAAACCTCTGACAAACCAGTACAGAGCGTGGAAGAAGAAGAAGTACGGTGAGCAGCCAATTTTAAGGGCAACAGGAAAGATGCAGGATACGGCAAAAATTCTAACGAATTTAAGAAACGATCGCTTCGAGGTTTTAACAACTAGTGTTGGTCCTTACCACCAATTCGGTACTAAAAAGATGGCTGCAAGGCCCTGGATGAGTGTACCCGATTCATCCCTTGAAAAACTCTCAGGCATAGCCTGGAAAAACATTCTTAAATAACTATGACAAAACGTCGCGCTAGAGACCAAGAAGGCGAATACGCCGGTGATAATCCGGCTAAGCCGGATGTGAACGAAGCTTGGGTTGAAACCCCGAGCGAAAGCCCGAAGGAAGAAAAGAGTCTTCCAATTGAACCAGTAGTTGCGGAACCGTTAGAGGAACCCGCCGCTGTAGAAGCTGTTGTCGAGGTTCCAGTTATTGTGGAGCCCGCTGGGACAGAACCTGCAGTTGTAAAACTCAAAACCTCCGACACTACCGAGCTGAAAGAAAAGCAGAGCAAAGAAGCCATTGAAGCTTCTGTTCAGGAAAAACTCTCAAAGAGATCTTCTGAGGAAGTAGACCCCTTTGTACCCTCAGCTCAGCTTCAAAAAGAAGTGAAAGAAATTGCAAAACAGGGGGGATTCCCGCTCTCCAGAGGTACCGAGGCAGGTGCTGCCTTAATGGCTCGTGCACGTAGGCAAGCTAAATCGTGAACTCTTACGTCTTCCAACCTGGAATGACTTGGAGAAAGTTAGGGTACGGGTTTTACTCGGACTCTTTAGCTTACCGTCAGGTCTTAGACAACAATCCCAGGTGGTCGGTAGTTGAACTGCCTCCTCCTGGAACAGTCCTAGTTGGAGGAACTACCAACTCAGGGGCTGGTGCATCGCAGCAGTCCCCTATATTTGGCAGAAGTTCGGGGCAAGAAGTTCTAGACTTTTATCCTTTTTCTAGTGAAGGGGAGTATTTTTCGTCTCTATCCTTGTACAGTCGCTCAAGTCTCAGAGAAGTAAGCAGGTTGAACGGCTGGTCAATGGATAGCTCTGAAGTTGTAACAGGACTTGTAGGGTAAAATACAGAGGTATACACCCTAAACTTCTGGCCCACGGGCACCACCGCCGGACTTATCCTCGCCGGCACAGAGGTAAGGAAAAGGAGGAATCTAACAAAAATGGCAACTTTTTCATTCGGCACCGGAGTAGTTCCCGGCGCCCCTGGCACATACATCAACGAACGTGTTGGTAACGTAGCTTCAGCAGGAATCGCCTCTTTCAGCACTACTTACTTGTTGGTAGAAACTGAGGAAGACGTTCCAACCACACGCTTCCCCTTCAATAAGCCTGTTCCGGTATCTTCTCTACCCGACTACAAAGTACTAGTCGGTGGAGTGCCTGAAACTCGCATTCCCCTGCTAAGCTACAACTGCGTAAATTCTTTCTTCTCCAATGCACAAGTCGGCGATCTTCGGGTCGTTAGAGTTGGTACTCCGAATCAAATCGTAGAAATTGAGATTCTTCCTTCAGGATCAAAAATCAGCAACTCGGGTTTGCCTTCCTCTTTACAAGCTGGAGATATAGTTTACGCTCAGCTTATTCTTAACGGCTTGAAACTTGTTGCCGGTGACGGCTCTACAGGTTACACCTCCGAAGGAGAGTGGTTGGGTGTACCAACAGTTATCCCTGTCGACTATATTCCTGGAGACGAGGTAAATAATCGTAAAATTTCCGCTGCTATCTCAAGCGCTATCGCAGCAGCTATCGAGAGCAACCCTAGCGTTCGTAGTGCTATTTACGTCCGCGACTCTGGTCTCGTTAACGACTTGCTTCCTTCTTCCAACTCTGAAAACGGTTACATTACGATTGCAGCATCTACCTATGACGGCAACGTATCTGTAGTAACTGAGCAGCTTCCCGTTGGGGCTGAATATGTTCTGATGCAAAATGCTTACGTAGTTCAGAACATCGTGGGCCTTCAAAATAACTTGGAGAGAGTTCCCCAAGATTATATTCAGTGCATCAATACCGCTTTTGACGGTCAGGTAAACCAAGGTTATCTTGCAACTCCGACCGCTTATGCCCAGTTCGATGCGGAAGGGCGTGCAGCAGTCGGTGCCGCAGCAGCAGCGCATTGTCAAGACAACAACTTCAAGTGGATGGCGGTTGCTGATGCGGGTCCTTTTCTTGTTACCGATATTAACAAGTACAAGGAATATACATCCCATCAACCTGCAGATGACCTTGTAACAGACAATTTGTACCTGGTAGATAATGCCATGTACAAGTGGATTGGAAACGATGTTACTTACGATCGTCTAAAGTATCAAACTCTTGTGCAAGGTTACGATCCTAAGGTTGCGATTCAAAGCTCCGTGGAAGGTGTAGCGGATGACGAGAAAGTAGGTCTTCTTGACCTTGCAAAGTTCACAGCAACTTCAACTTCTCCTTTAGCTCAACTTGGAGTTTTCCTCTTAGACTCAAATACAATTTGGCCCGTAGATTACCAAATTCAACTGGTAACCCTGAGTGACCTTGGCGCCGACTTCTTGCCTCTTCTCCCAGTTGGAGAAACTTCGGTTGAGGTTTACTTCGTAGCACCGCCTTTCAATAGCGCATTGTACGGACCTTACCCCTCAGACGGTTCTGATCAGTTTGTCTATATCGCTCAAACGGCTGCTGAAGCTGTTTCTATCCTAACAGAAGTCACTGCTCTTGGCGGTACTGCTTTAGCTTTAGACGCAACTCTGACCCCTACCGGCGCATTCAACGTTGTAACTCCTACCACGAGTACAGCAGCAGCGACTTACACCACTCCTCAGTGGAATTTGCCTGTAACGATTGAGGGTCAAACTTCTAACTTGATTCACAATTTAACTGGTGCTTCCACCTACGTGAATACACTTCACCTTCCTGGAAGTTTACAAGAGCCTACAGAAGAGTATCGTCTTGCCTTTGTGAGCAGAACTCTGTTTGATCCCGACGCTGTTCTTTCTTCAAGTACAGTGTCTGGCTATACCGGTGCTGCTTCTTTCGAGGTCGTTTCACACAAACTGGTGAATGGGCAAAAGCTTTACTTCACTCAGCCGATCTTGAACAATTCTTCAACCTTGTTCAAGGCTACTTTGAGAAACAGCCTTCAAGCTTACTACGTCAAAGTGATCGACAACGATAACTTTGTATTGTCAACCTCTAGCTCCAACTACTTGGCTGGCTCATACGTTCCTTACCCAACAGGAAGTGTTAGCATCTCCTCGAATCCAACGATCCTTTACTCTTCTGTAAGAGGTGGTGGATTAGCCTCAATCAACCTGTCCGAACTAAGTGTCGTACCTTTAATTCGAGGAAGAAAATACGGCTGGTCCTCGGGGACTATTGCAGATGAAGCTGCTAGCAGTTCCTCCTTCACCCCCTCGGTCGATAACCCAACTGTATCCCTGTTCCTTAACACTAGCTCTTCAGTGCTAGGTGCCGAGCGCATTTTCCCCTATGGAGAGGATGATCAAGCAGACTGGCTCCCTTCTCTGAATCTGGTTAATCCTGGTTCAACCTCAACAACCGTTGACAACTTCCTTTGCACTCCAACCGTCGACCAAAGTTTCACATCAGAAGCTTATCTGGTTCCCTCAATTGATTCTATCTTCGGTGGAAACTATGAGGCTAACACAACTGCCCTGCTGGGTAATTTAGATATAGTAACTGACTACGCGTCAGCCTGTGGACTTGCAGTGTCGGATACCGGCGTCGATATTCAAAGTGCTCTTTCCAAGTTGAGTGGAGTTTACTTTACTGTAACTTCGGCACCAACGAACTCTGTTGCTCCTGATGGAACAACTGAGGTTGTTCTGGGTGACCGTATAGCTGTAGTCTTCAACGGATCTAGTTACGAATGGGTTGTAGTTCCTGCTGCTTCTCTCGGTGGAGACTTGAGCTCTGTCGCATCTGTCTGTTACGGCTCTCAAGTTGAATTCGCTCTAACACCTGAGCAAACCCCAGCTGCTGCTCTTTGGAGATTTGAAGCTGTCACTTCAACCGAAATTATCGATGAAGCACTCCGTGGTGTTGGATTCGCTGGTGAGCCCCAAGCTGTGTTTATTGAAGCCGGTGTCGACAACGTGAACCGCCTTTACGAAGACAGCCAGCGCTACTTCAACGCTTTCGGTTTCATCGCATTCTACGGACCCTACGTGGAAAATTCTGCAGGTCAATTCATTCCTCCAACACCGTACGTAACCGGTGTCGCAACTCGCCGTTACCGATCAGAAGGGTTCCAATTCCCACCTGCTGGAACCAAGTATCAGCTTGCTGATGCAGTTGGTATCCAAATCTCTGTGAACTCTGCTCAGCAAAATCTGCTGAATCCTGACGGTTGCAACGTGCTTCGTTCCTTACCAGGCTACCCAAATACTGCGGTATTTATCTGGGGTGGACGTACCCGAATCAACAAGGCTGTCGCTGACCAACGCAAGTTCCAATTTGTGAACACCCGAGTGATTCAGAACGTTGTATACGGTTCTCTTCGCAATGCTTTTGACAACCAGATTTTCTCGGTTGTGGATGGCTTCGGAATCGTGTTCAACCAGATTGTTTCGATCGGTAATAGCGTTCTTAGCCAGCTATACTTAGCCGGTGCGTTGTTCGGTGCTCGTCCTTCTGATGCTTTCCAAGTTATCTGCGACGAAAGAATCAATAGCGGTGAAAATCTTGAGAATGGTGTTGTATTTGTCAAAGTCTTTGACACTCCCGTTCCAACTCTTGAGAGAATCGAGGTTGACTTGATCCGAGTCTCTGTCGGACAAATGAACAAAGAACTCGAATCACAAGGTTTGGGTTGATAAAAGAGTGGGTTAATGAACAAGGACCTGAAGCTACAAATTCCTGACTCACTTTTCTCTTCTTTATCTCAAAAAGCAAACCAGCGGGGCGTCTCACTTGAGGCGCTCTGCATTTCCTTGCTGGGGGAAGAACAGATCTTAATTGAGCCTTCGTTATACAATTCTCTTGGAAACGGGGAAATTCGTATAGAAATGCAAAAACTTATGCAAAGTAAACTTCCGAAAGAGGAAGTTAACAAGCGGGTCAGGAAGTTAGAAACCCAAATTTTAAGGCTTATTCGATGACGGTACCCCAAACATTGTCTCCGGCTATTCGAGGGTTGTCATACCCTCTAAGGATCGTAAATGGGAATTTATCCACGAGTACTGATTACGAGCTTAAGACTCAAGAAATCAGAAGCATAGTTGAAACTCGGTTTTTTGAAAGAGTTATGAGAGCGGATTACGGTGTTGGAGATCATACTCTCGACGTGATTGATCCTGGCCAAATAAACTCTGAATTCCAAAACTCCATACAAGCTTACGTCTCCGGACTAACTTCTCTCGTGGTGAAAGGAGATTGGATAACGAGCGGTGAAGACGGAATTTACAAAGTTTACATTATTTACCAGTTAAATGGTGTGCCCCAACCCCCACTTGAATTCTCCCTTAGTAACTAATCGGGTAAAGTTCCTTAGAAGTGACGCATTAATGAGTACCGAAAACAAAACAAGTATGGAAAGAGGGAACTTTGTCAAACAGATTTAAAACGGCTCCTGTGCCGACTGGGGAGATCTCAAGTTATACGAGCGACCCTTATAATTTATCCAGTATTTACATGTTCGGGAGTTCTTCTCCCTTTACAGGATCTGGAAATAGCATAGTTCGGCCTAGCGACGACCTTTTAATCCAAAAGGGTGGAAATCGAGCACTTTCGGTTTACCAGAGACTCTTCTTTGACGAGCACGTACAAAGTTCTTTTTCTAAGCTGGTTCAAGAAGTTGTATCAAGACCCTGGTATGTTGAAGAGTATAGCTCAAAACCGGGTGACATTGCAGTAAGAGACTTCGTAGCAGAGATTCTAGAAGAGCTGGCCTTGGATGAAATTTACAAAGGTTTGGCAGAAGCTCTGATTGTAGGGTACAGTGTTGGAGAAGTAATGTGGAAAAAGACCAAGAGGGGGGTTATACCTTTCGACATTAGAATGAGAGACCAGCGCCGCTTCGTTTTCCAAGAATCGGAGGATTCTCAAAATGGCTTCACGATGCGCTGCTTAACCTTCAACCGGATGTTTGAGGGTGTCGAATTGCCCGCCAGAAAATTTGTGGTAAATAGATACTGGTCTCAGCACAATGGTGACCCTTACGGTTCTTCTCTAGGCAGGGTGCTTTACCCGTTGGTTAAGTTTAGACGACGCGCTATAGAATCCTATGTCCTTTACGGTGACCGTTACGCCACTCCTACCGTTGTTGCTACGGCACCCTTAAGCGCATCTTCCGCAGAAATTGATACAATCTACAACCACATCTCTAACTTATCACAAGAAACAGCTCTTGTTTTACCAGAGGGGTACAAGTTAGACTTTATAAATCCGAGCGGAAGCCCGGACGTTTTTAAAAGCTTGATTGACTACATTGATAAGGAAATCAGTTTGATACTTTGCGGAGAAAATGAAGCCGGACAAGCCGAGGCAGGTTCAAGAGCTTCTTCCCAAGTTGCCAATGTTGTAAGAGTAGTGAAAGCGGCCGAGATTTCTGAAGCTGTCTCCCATACTTTGACAAGAACCTTGGTAAGGTGGATCGTAGACCTTAACTTCGGAATCGACGTTGCGGCTCCAAGTCTCACAAGAGAGTTCAGAATTGAAGAATCTCCCGTCACAGCTAGTGACCTCTCAGTTCTCATACAATCGGGCTTCAAACCCCGAAGAGAGTGGGTGGAAAGGCACTTCAGAATTGAGCTTGAGTCTGAAGCTCCAAACTTTGAAACTAAAGGGGAAGAAGACAACACTACTTACAATCCCGACGAAGACACTGATCTTTACAATTCAATTTTCGGTGGGGATTACGAATCAGAAGAGTCCGAGTCTACTGGTTCAACCACTAAACAAACTTCTGAGGAACCGCTACCGGAAGCCGAACCAGAAGAAACTTCCGGGGAATTAGTAGCAGAGGAAGCTCCTGAGGGTTACGATTCAATTTTTGAAGGGGGAGACGAATCAGAAGAGTCTTCCGCAGATCAACTTGTGGAAGAATTTATTAAGACCAAAACAAGGAAGAAAAGCAAAAAAGGGTAAAAAACGTATATGAGTACAACAAGTAGTAAAGTGTTTACAAAACGTGTTCATGTTTTCACGGCGGGGCCTCAGATTTCCGCTCAGGGGGTAGAAAGAGATTTCACCCCCGATGACCTTCAACAAGTTGTTGAATCTTACGATCCTCAAACTCATGAGGCTCCCTTAGTAATAGGGCACTCTGGAGACAATGACAGCGTACCTTCTTTCGGGTGGGTTAAAAAATTGGTTCGGAGCGGAGAGAAATTATACGCCGATGTCGATTTTACAGACACTGCTAAAGATTTGGTGAAGGACGGTCATTATCGCAAAGTTTCGATCTCTTTCTATTCCCCGAACTCCCCAATCAACCCACATGAAGGGAAGTGGAGTGTTAGACACTTAGCGCTTCTAGGTGCCTCTCCCCCCGCTGTTAAGGGTTTAGAACCTTTTTCATTCTCCGAAGACAAGGACGGAGTTTTCAACTTCGCTTCCGTTCTTTCACCCAGCGAGATCTTCGATGAAGAACTCGGCCCAACCCTTCTTGTTGAGCGAAGCCCTTTAGAAATTCTGAAGGAAAAGCTCGAAGAAGTTCGGGGGGACATGAAGTCTTCTTTGAATGATCTTCAAGAAAACCAGGAGCAACAAACAGAAACAGACGTCGATGAGACGCGAAACAACACCTCGGCGGATGAAAGCACCGCCCCCGAAAACCCTAACCAGCAATTTTCCGAAATGAAAAAGAAAATGGGGCGTGAAGGAGCCGAAGTCTCCGAGTCCGCTCAAAAACTCGCAAACATGGAAGATCAGTTTCCAGAAGAAAAATTTGATGAAGGTGTTTCCCGTAAAGTTACAAAGGGAGCACATGGCCAAGAAGTCCAAGTTGTGGAAGAAGTCTTTGAAGAAGACGACGAACTTTCCGACGAACATGGTGAACTTCCGGCTGCCTTCAAGAAAAACATGGCTAAAATGAAAGCCAAGGCTAAGCATAAGGCCCATGAAAATATGGATGATGAGGAAGAGGATGTTTCCGAAGACCACCGAGAACTCCCTGCTGCTTTAAGAGCAAATGCATCCAAAATGAAGGCTAAAGCTAAGCATAAGGCCCATGATGAAGACATGGACGAAGATGAAGAAGAAGGCGATTTCGCTGAAGTCAGTGACAAAACTGCTTCTGGTGGTAAAGCCAGTTTCGGTAAGCACGCTCAGAAAGACTCTGAAGACCCTGCGGGAAGAGCAAAGACCGCTCGCTCCTCTGACGACAGCTACGGCGACCGTCAGTCGGTTGGTCACGGCGATGAAGAAGATCGTGAAGGCGTCACTTCTGATGACGAGCAAGACCTTGACAGAGTGAACACTGCTAAGAACGGTGATCAGGATGAAGATCGCAAGAAACTTGCCAAAGTTGCTGAAGGTGAAGGTGACGAAGACTCTCGTTGGGCAGACCAACCAGAAGGTCGCCGCCGTGCGATGGAAGACGATCAGTACAACGACGGCGAATACGGTCTTCCTCGCCCCAACAAGCCCGGAATTTCTGACGGTACTGACCCACACGGTCGTGACGGTGGTCCTACTCCCGTTTCTGAAAAGTCTGAGGAAGAACCCGATTCCGAAGATATCGTAGTTCCTCTTCAAAGCACCAAAGGAAACAAGGTTTCCCGTGTACTTCATCAAACCTCCGGACAAAAAAGAGCTCCTTTGAAAGGTGGAGAGATCGCAGACCACAGCGAAGAATCTGATGGTGTTACCCGAACTGCTAAAAAGGCAGGTGTTTCCGCAGGCAATGACCCCCACGGTCGTGATGATGGCCCAACGAACTTCCCATCTCGTTCTGAAGAAGAGCCCGATGATCTGGAAATGGCTGTGGATCTGGAGAATGCTACTCAGAGCAATAAAGTTCGTATACTTCGTCAAAAGTCCGGAGACCAGCCTTCTCTTGACCACGCCGAAGACGACGACCTTGATGTAGAAGAGTGCGAAGCTACTGGCAAAATGACACGCAAGTACGCTGAGCGTGACACTATGACCCGCACAGGAAAGGGTTCTACCTACGGGCAAAAGCGTTCGTTTATGGACGAGGAGGATGCTGAAGACGAGGATGACGATTATTCAGAAACCGATGACTTCTGCGGAATGGGCTCAATGGGGCAGGCCAAACCCATGGGTTACCCTGTTCAAATGTTCGAAGAGTTCCAGCGTGAACTAGAGAACCTTAAGAACGAAAATTCTCGTCTCAAGAAAGAGTACCAAGAGCAACAAACTCGCTCACGCAAACAACGCATCGCCGAGTTCGTAGATAACCTCTACACCGAAGGAAAGTTGACTGATGGGATTATTCCTCAGAGAGATCTTCAAAATTACTGCGAAGGTCTTGAGTTCGGGACCCTTGAGTTCGCTGAAGGCGAATCTCCAACAACCAAGTTGTTTGGACTTCTTGATCGCTTACCTAACCTGGTCTACTTCGGAGAAGTTGTCGCTGATGGTCGCTTCGAAGCTCCCGAAGATGAGGACCTTGACCCCCACGCCCGTGCCATGAAAATGGTTGAGTCCGGAGAGTGTGATTACGTTGAAGCCATTAAGCGTTGCATTCCTTGGGGTGGAAGAGGCTGATTAGCCTCTATACCTTGGAGAGCGACCCTATGGACCTGCTAACTTTGGTAGGACAAGTCACGAAGAAACGGGGTGATTACTTCTCCCAAGCCGAAAACTTGGCTAGAAAAGCAAAAACGCAAGCAAAACTGAAGAGTCTTATGACAAACCAGTCTAAAGTTCTTGTCAAAGCTTTAAGAGACCGAGAAATACGCTGGGAGGAGTACTCTCGAACTTTAATTGACAAAACTCTATCAGCTGCTCTTGCCGCTGTCTATTTGGGTGCGGGGCGAGCTTCTCCAGGAAAGAAAGTTGAAAAGGCTTGGCCCACAGTTACAGGGCAAATACTTCCACCTTTGGTAGACTTTTTGAACCAAACAGAGATAGCCCTTAGTAAGGGCTCTCTCATGTTGGGAGACGACCGTTCAAACTTCTCTGAAGTTGATATGGATAGCCTTAACTACGAAGAAAAAGAAATAGCTGAGCCTGTAATGTCCTGGCTCGGTTTGGCTTCAAGGGTAGTTCGCTACCTGGCAAATCCCTCCTACTCATTTTTCAACTTAGGAGATTACTATGTCAGACAAGAGCAGGGCTACAAGGAAATGAGAAGGGTTCCAGTCTTTGACAGAAGAACGTGTCCTGACTGCATTAATTTTGGACGAAGGGGGTGGCAGCCCTTGGGAAGTTTGCCTATGCCTGGGCAAGAATGCAGATGCTATGATCGCTGCCGCTGCTCCATTGAATACCGCTAACGTTTGCATGGCAAACGAGGGTAAAACAATTATAACAAACTAGGTGAAAAACAAGTCCTAGAGCAAACCACAAATGTAGACCTTTATCACATAAAAACATGTCTTTGAACATTGCACCCGTTTACGGCAAACAGTTTATCCGTTATGCCGAGACTTGGGAAGCTGCTACCGACAACCAAGCTGGTGATGTCGGCGTAGTCGAAATTCCTGAGTTTGCTGTCGTTGCTTATGCAACTTATGCCGGCGCTAACAAAGTTTGCACCCCTGGTAACCTTACTTCCTTTACCGGGCCAATCGCTGGTGTCAACCAGTCCTATATCCCCACCGCGCTTGCTCAACCTCATACTGCCCGCCAAGCTTCCGTAGCTACCAGTGGTTCTTTGATCGTTGAAGTTAGCGCTGACGCTGTTGCCGCTTTCACCCTGAATGGCCGCCTCTCTGTTGGTCCCAATGGTAAGGCACTCCCCACCGCTAACGGTGGCGTGAATGTTACCCTCGACGGCACCACTCCGCTTATCCGTGAAGTTGTTGAAATCGGTGGTCGCACCATCGTAATTGCTTCCTTCGCTTGAGAAATGCTAACGCATTTCGGTGCGTTTTTACTAAGAGCCTTCAACTTCCGGGTTGTGGGCTCTTTTCACTAAGTTTACTTGAAGTCCCATTTAACTAAAATATAGTTAATAAATCAGTATCAGGGAAATGGGTTACCGAAAGAACCTTTTTATGGGGGCCTACATGAGACTTATGCGTAAGGGCAGAGGTAGAGGATTACTTACTAAAGGGGAGCAGGGGGTAATGCACAAACACCACATATTTCCTAAGTCTATTTTCAAGAACAAAAGGACCGTAAACAAGAAGATCGTAGGGTTAACTCCCAAGGAACACTTCCAGGCCCACCACCTGCTCTACCGTGCTTTTATCGATAGGTATGGAACTAACCACTGTAGAACAATAAAAATGGGTCATGCCATATCTAAAATGGCCACCAAGCACGGGAAACAAGGGGTTAGGAACATATTATCGTTAAAACAGTTTGAAGAAGCGGTGAATATGCAAAGGGTCTCCATGAGAGCCCGTTACTCTGACGAAAAGGAACGGGAGAAAACTTCCTTGAAGGCTAAAGAAAGAATGGCTAGAGAAGGAGAACGGGAGAAGATATCTGAATCTCTGAAAGAATACTTTAAAGACCCTAAGCAAAGGGAGAAGCAAAAATATAACACTCTGGGAAAAAAGTGGTATAATAACGGTGAGACCCAAACCTTGTCTTGGTGTTGTCCCGGAGAGGAATGGGTGAAAGGAAGACTATCGAATGGTATAACTGGAACATATTGGTGTAACAATGGATTTGAAAACTTAAAAGTGAGGAAAGGTAACGAACCCCCTCAGGGATTTTCATCGGGTAGACTTATGAATCTTGGGAAGTTCTACAATGACGGTAAGAAACAAATAAGAGTTGCAGAAGGTTGTAAGGTTCCCTTAGGCTTCTCTCCTGGGCGACTCAAGAGAAATAGGGTATAACTCTATTGGTTGCGACATCACGCTCACAACCAGATTGCTAAGGCAATCTTTGAAGTCAACTTTACACAAAGGAAACATCTATTATGATGAATCTTCAACAGACCTACGCCGGGGTCGATCCTATCTTGACCACGTTGGCGCAGGGCTTCATGCTCCCTTTGGTGTAGGGGAAAAGAAATTGGGTGAACTGCGGGAAAGCCTACTTTTGTTCAACGAAAGGGTCAATCCGCAGCCAAGCTTCCGGTACACCGGGAGAAGGTTCAGAGACTACCTGAGAGATATAGTTCTCTTAATAACAGGCTAGAGCGCCCAACGTTTTGTAAAGAAACGATAAGATAGTCCGACACTCTGTGTAAACAGAGAGAACATACTGTCCACCAACATCGCGAATCGATAAGGTTCCCTTCAGAGGCAACTCTGATTGAAAATCGGGTGAATTGCTGGGATACCTGACGGTTTCAGAATCTACTTTTCTGGAACACAAGGCAATCAGCAGCCAAGTTTACTTTGGGCATCTATTGGCTACAATAGAGATAAGTAAGAAGGTTCAACGACTAGAAAGTGATCAACCCAGAAATAATCTTTCCACGAGCGCCCGACTCTCCCTTACATTACCAACGGTATGTAAAGCTTATAAACTCCCGCCCCTCTAGAGGTTTGATAAAAGAGATTGGTTTCCACATCCACCACATAGTGCCTAAGTGCATGAAGGGTGGGAACGCTAAAGCCAATTTAGTTAAACTCACCTACAGAGAGCATTATCTATCCCATTGCTTGTTAGCTTTAGCTTTCAGTTCCGTGAAGAAACTGGGTAAAGCTATAAACTCTTTCAAAAAGTCTTCAAAGAACTCTCGGGTTTACGAAAAGGTGGCTCACCATGAGCACTCCGAAGAAACTAAAGTCAAAATTAGCAAATCCAACAAAGGAAAAGCTAGACCCCGTAAAGTTCCAATGTCTGACGAAGAGAGAACTGCTCGCGCAGAACGATGTAAAAATAGGGTTTGGAGTGAAGAGTCAAAACAAAAACTTAGAGACAAAGCCTTAAGTAATCCTACTATCCAGTTTGCAATACAAGCAGCTAATAGCCCAGATAGAGATCGAACGGGAGTTAATAACCCCCGAGCAGATAAAGAAGTTTGGGCCAACTTAGGGGTCTTGCATAGAGCCTGGACAGAAAACGGAAAGTGTGGTGCCAGAAAGCTCCACAGGCTAACAAAATTAGGTAATACTTGGCAATCTCTAAAAACCGTTGTTAAAAAGTTTAAGGAAGATGATGATATAGTCTGAACTTACAGGAAACTGTAAGAAGTGAGTGATAAACTCTCTCACGGTAACAAGTGTTTATCGCACCTGTTGTTGACACCCCTACCAGAGCTGGGAGAATTCTCAGATTTGGTAAGGAACAATTTGCTATAAACGACTTCCGTCGTGCTTATGGTACAAACATTCCCTACGTTCAGAGCCGTTACGACTCTGAGCCCTACGCTCTTGAACAAGAAGTTGTGGCTTGGGAATTGCCTGAAGAAGTCGAACTGGCTTCCGCCGCTTGAGAGAGCGGTTGAAAAACTGGGTGAATTGCCTGGAACCCTAACTGCGTCAGCGTCGCACAAGGGAATCAGCAGCCAAGTTTACTACGTCGAGAAATCACTATGATTCCTGTAGTAAAAAGGTTCAACGACTAGACGATGAGTTTCGACAACAATAACTCGTCCACGAGTGCCCAGCACCCTAACAAATGGTTGAAATGGTACTACACTCTATGCGCCTCCCGAAAACACAGGGGCGTATCCAAGGAAAAGGGTTACCACGTACATCACATTATTCCAGAATGTGACGGTGGTGACAACTCCAAAGAAAACAGAGTGAAATTAACAAACCGAGAACACTTTATCGCTCATGTCCTCCTTGCAAAAGGAACTAACTCAGTCAAACACTGGTACACAGTTAGAAGGATGTTGGGAGTGAAAGGTGGGAAAGGCGCAGTTACCTACCAACCTCGTCTATCTATTCTATCTACTTCTCTTCAAAAGACTGCTTTTGAAATTGCCCCTGGAGCTGCGCAAAAGGGAAAACCAAAGTCGGAACAAATGCGTTCAAGACTAAGTCGGACCAAGAAAGGCAAACCTCTACCTCCTGAAACCGTACGAAAAGCACACGAAGCTGTTCGAGGCAGAGTTCAAACAGAAGAGGAAAAGCAAAGGCGAAGTGAGTCTGCAAAGGCTTACTGGGCCGAGAAAAGAATGAAAGACAAGGGTGAAGATATAGTCTGACCTCCTCTAAAGAGAGAGAAGTGAGGGATAAAGAGCCCCCACGATAACACAAGTGCATCGAGAACGCTGGTGAAGGCCCTGCACAAGTAGACCTCCGCGCTTTCGAAACCCGTAACGCAATGTCCAGACTGATGAACTCATACGAGTACACAGTTTCTCAGGCCGTTACCGTTACCGGTTCCTACAACCCATATGAACCCTGGGATACAACCCCCGGTTCACAAACTGGCCTTGGTTTTACAACCTGGACCAACTTCAACACCGCTTATGGCACCGCAACCGGCCCCGCCGCATGGTCCGCTCTCTCTGCTAACCCCATTGAGGACATTCTGACCCTGAAGCGTGCTGTTGCCAACCAGATCGGCATCCGTCCGAACTCCGCTGTTCTTGGAACCGCTGTTTTCGACCTCTTGCTGACCAACCAAGCGATCCTTGAGCGTATCAAGTATACCTCACCCGACAGCATCGATACAGATGTCATCGCTCGCTACTTCGGTCTTGAGCGTGGCCTGCGCGTAGCCGAAGGTCGTTATTTGGCCGCAGACGGTACCTTGCAACCGGTATTCCCAAGCAACGGTATCCTTCTGTTCTACAGCCCCAACGGCCCCTCTGATTCAATCATGCCTGCCGGTGGCGCTAATGCTGCGACTCCTGCGTTTAGCTACACATACCAGTTGACTGGCACACCCGCTGTCCGTCCTGAGTACTACATTCGCGAACGCCGCGTTGTACGTGCTGAAATCTCAATCGAACGTGTGGTTAACCTAGTTGGCCTCGGTGCAACTGGTCTTATTGGTTCTGGCGCTATGATCACCGACATCCTGTCCTGATTAGGAAGGAAATAAAGAGGTGACACCATGGCAATTCTCAGACCGATTACAAAGGCCCAGTACGAAGTTTCCTTCGTAGCCCCTGACGGCCCCACCCTAATCGCCACGTTTACAAAATTCAGCGGAATCAAAGATTCCTCCGATAGTAGTGATTATGCCAATGGTACAGGTAACCGTATTTATCACGTTGTAGGCCCCAGAAAGGCAGACAACATCACTCTAACCGCACCGTACGATCCCACGATCTTCAAGCAGTTGGAAATTTACTGGTTGCAGTACAATTGTAGAGAAATCACAGTTACTATCACTCCAAAAGATTGTGTTGGAAACGGCTCAGCTGCGGCTGGCGGCCAATACACCTGTTACGGATGTCAATTCATGTCTATCAATACTGCTGACGTTGACCGTGAAAGCGGCAACGTTCAAGAGATTGAAGTCCAGTTGACAGTGAACTCTTGGGATAGAACCTGAGTCACAAGTGAAAGCCCCCTAACCGGGGCTTTTTTTTTCGGATACCATAAGAGGGTAAAACCTTTGTAAGAATAGACCTTTTGTATAGATGGCCAAAACCCTGTTTTCAAGTGGCGTCATAGTAACAAGTGAGTGGTTAAATGGCGCTAGAAATATAGTATTTGACGGCCAGGACTTAGACTGGCATTACAATCCCCTGGGTCTGAACTCCCTTGTAACCGTAGGACCTGATGGCTTAGACAGTCGCTACTTGACCTTGAGCACAAGCCAGCCAGGTTTGTCTAGCTCAGGCGAATTTTTGACAGGGCAACCCATCTCGGGAGGGAAAGTTGTATCAGGTTCTTGGTCTTTCGGGTTTAATCCCGTAGAAAATCCAACCTTAACACAGAATTACGATAACGCCCCTCAGAGCTACCTTACTAATCTCAAGTACGAAAATGCGAACGGGATAGACCCGGCATCCATTGCACAAAAGTTTGCAGCTTTGTCCGATTCAGACTTGATAACAAAGAAAGTTTTGGTGGAATACCTCAGTACTCTTGTAGTGGACAACGGCGAATACTAATCGGAGATCCAAATGCCACGTTATTCACCACTACCGTCCGTTTCGATAGACCCCCGAAGTGAAGCAGATTTGGTTCAAGCTGCTGCCCAAACCGTCTACGAAGCCTCTAACAAAACTTTAAATGATTTCAGTGCAGGCAACCCTCTGGCAGTTCTTTTAGAGGGGCAGGCTTTCGCACAGGGAGAATTTTTGTATTGGGCCAATCAGCTACCAGACAAGATCCTGATTGAGTGGATAGGACCCTTTTTGGGGGCGATGAGAAGGCTGGGGACCACTTCCACAGCCGAGCTGGTTGTAACAATTCCCCCAACCGGGAGTTCTACAGTAATTCCCTCAGGAACGATTTTTTCCACTAACCCTCAACTTACATCTGGAGAAAGTTACGAATTCATATCAAATTTAGACCTGGTTATACCTTCGGGAGAGGCGACTGGAAGAGTTCCAGTGTATTCAAGGTTCGTTGGAAGCATATATAATGTTCCTTCAAATTCAATTACAGGGGTTGCTAATACAGGTGCTCTCAATCTTTCGGCAACCAACCCTCAGCCGTCTGTTGGAGGTAGCGACGTAGAAACTTTCCAAGAAGTACAGGAAAGATTTTTCACCCTTATCCGTAGAAGAAACCCTGTCAGTGAGTCCGATTGGCAAGACTTTTTCATTGATTTGTACGGGATTGGAACTTTAACTTCGGTTCAACCGAATCGTTCAAATTTTTACGGCTACAACTACACCCAAGATTACACTCTCCCTAATGGACAAGTCTCTTTCTTCGTGTTGGGTCCCAACGGTCAAGAATTAACCACGCAACAATTGTCCTTGGGTCAAAATGCGGTGAACTTTTCCGTACCCGTTGAAAACCAAGGACATTTATTCCCAATCACCTTGAGTCAAGTACAATACAACTTGACTGTTGAGGTTAACTCAAATGGATCGTTCGGCTCAAACTTCAAAGACAGTTCTCTAAATTTTCGCGATAAACTTTTCTCAGTATTGACACCGGGTCAGACTTTTCCAGCCGACATCACACCGACAGTAAGTGATATCGACGCCGCTTTTTACTCTACTTTTGATGCGAATACTAGATTTAGAGACCCCTCAATAACAGAGTCTTTAGCGTATAATACTCCAAATTCCCTGAGTAAAGAAGCAGCGGTTTATACGAACGTCTATGATTTCACACCCTCAAGTAGTATCTTGAAGCAGAATGACCTTATTGTTGTAAACACCCCCAACCCAACTTTTTACCCAGTAGAGGCTGATTTCACACCTTATTCTTCCAATAAGTACGATCAGACCGTTTATGGTAATCTTTCCTTAAAGCAGATAAAACCCTTGACGTCAGGATCTTACCTCCTTGGCGACATTGTGTATTACGACGGTGCTGGGGACCCGGCTGAACAAGGACTTCATGTTGTCTTAGAAAACCTCAACATAGCTTCTTCTTCGGACGTTTTGTCTTCTATAGCAAGCGGAAAAGTGTCTGGGGTTAAAACTTTTTCACCCTGGGTTGTAGGCAACTCTTATGTTTACTCCTCGGGAGGAACCATAGACCCTGAGATAGTAGAGTACAATTACTCTTCGGGAGAATTTGTGCCTCTGACTCCTTCTTCTGTTCCCTTAAACAGTCGCCCAGGAGGGTTCGCCTGGCTGGTTTCACAGAACTTCACTCTCAACCCTTCCACGAATGATATAACTGGGGCCCAGACCGAGGTTTTAATCGGATCCTATATTACCCCTCAACAACTAGAGCCTAATTCGTCCTACACCTCTGGCATATGGGTTTGCACTCCCCAAATAGGCGGTGGACCATCACAAGTTGTAGATCCGTACTACAACTATGTAGATCTGACCAAAGGGGCCATAGTGAAATATGCTTATGTTGAAGCTAATTTCACCTACACCCCTAACGAATTGACCGTTAGCGAGTACTTCAACCTCCTAGTTGATCAAGGAGTGCTGTCGGAAATTCTAGTATTTGAAGGGGATGGCGGTTTGCCTATCTACAAGTACAAAGCTCGGTTTAAAGCGGGTCAATACTTGCTGTACAAAGAATCCGCGTCCTCTCTACCCACTTACTACATATCTTCCTTATTTTTCACACCAGATAGCACGAACATACAGGACTTACTAGGGAATGGCTCAGTCTACAATTTGGCGCCGACCCCTGCTCTTCAAGCGCAACTGAACTCTGATTTGGCGGGCTCTTCTCTGAAAAATTTCGATCGGATGTTCACTTTTTTCCTTGGAGACCGCACTTTTTTCCGGGAAGGCTCAAATGTACAGTCTTACACTGCAACTTCTGCAGTTACACCCTTATTTGACTTTAACATTTATTTGAACAATGGAATTTTCGTTGAGTCCGAATCTTTAGGGCAAGCTCTACCTTTAGCTAATGGCTATATCCCGTTTTTTAATCCCGTTTACCTTAACACCACTGAAGACACAATTTTAAGCGAGGACGGAAGAAATTACTACAGAGTCATGAAAGCTTTCACACCTTCTACAACGGTGACAAACTGGACTGGAATGGTGACAAACAACACGTCTAGGTACGAAGAATTCGCGGGCAATTTACTACGTTTTGTAGTCTCCTACCGGTGCGAAGAACCTGTTCTTTCCCAGTACGGATTGGAGACTTCTTCAATTAAACTTGGATCTTGTCAGATAACCATCATACCCAGAAACACTGGCAGGAACTTTAGTTCCTCACCGAACTTAGTCTACGTCTGGGAGAATGCCTCAACCTTGAGCGAAGTACCCGATCTTTCCTGGTATACAGGAACCACTTTTGAATATAGCCCACCCAACTACGGTGAAGGAACGTTGGCCCTATGAGTCAAAACTTAGTTGCATTAAATGGTGGAAGAAACCAAATTGAAACCTCTTCCACTTTTCAACAAGGTGTAAACCTATCACGACAGTATGTTGACACCCTAGGGTTAAACCCTCAGCCCACTGAGTGGGTTCTGGGGGGCAGACCTATCTATGGACGATTACCTTCTGCCTCACAAGTCTATAAACTAGACTTTGGGCTTGACGATGACTCCGCTTACGCTTACGTTCCCGTGGGAAGCAGCTCCTTCGGAAAAGGTTCTCTCCAGGTTCAGTCTTCTGGAGACAATAAATTCTTAACCATACAGTCCGGTGAAATTGTTTGGAAGTACGGAAATTTAGCAGCAAACCCGGTTATCATATCTCTAGAAGAAATGGGAATGATAAGCACGAAGTACCTTTTAGCTTATCAACTCTACTATGACGATTCCCCCTTTGTCGCTGAATATTCAGTTGAAAACTTTTCCTTATCCGGGTATGAATTGAGTGTGAGTAGCAGTACAGATGTGGTAGAAGGTTGGAGGTACACCCCTGTCTTCGCATTCACGGATCTTGAGTCTCAAACTTGGAGAAATTACGACGGTCTCTTCCCTTCTTACTCCAGTGAAGCTTTTCTCTCTTGGCAGAGTCCTTACCCTGCCGCTTATTCCGACCTCACCTTAAGATGCCCTGCGAATTCTTCTGTAACAGGAACAGCTTCCCTGTACTATATGACTTGTCCCAATCCCGTGGAAGGGGAGACTTACTGTTCGAGCCCCGAATGGATTCTGCAAGGAACTACGAATGTTGAGTCTGACACCGACGGGCAATACTTTAAGTTTTCTTTCCCCCAGCCTTCATACCGCTACGGTTGGAAAGTCGTGTGGTCCGACATTAAAGTTACAATAAATAGAGTACTCGTAAGCGGCGTTCTCTCTCTGCTAAGGAAACCTGCAACGGCGACAAGTTTTTTCCGCTTAATCGCCTACCCCGAAAATAGCGTCCCTAAGACTGTGAAGAATGCCATAGGAATTGAAGTTCCGACCACGTTATGCAAACTCGCTTACGTGGACATAAATGGAGCATATGAAGTTGAGAAGATAACTGACCTTAGAGAAATAGTTCACACAGACTATCAACCTGTAGCTGACTGGTTGACTAAGGGATTTGACGAAAATTTGATCAACTTATTTTCACAAGTTAAAGAGTACCCTACCCTTTGGATGAGCCCCACCGAGTGCATGGTACAAGAATACCTCTCTTTGGAAGAGAAGTTGATTACAGTGGAGAAATGAAATGACAGAGATTAAGCCCACATTCAACGTAGAAGAGTTTGAAAATTACGGAAACACAAACTTTTTCCTGACCGCCGACCAATTAAACTCAGTAGCCCTAACAGAGAGTAGAGTAAATGAGCAACTTGATTGGCTGGCACAATTGCTCGGGTGGAGCGGTCCTAACTACTGGAACAATCTTGTTTCGTCTGTTTCTCAGAAGAGGGGTCTACAAACCGGCACTTTCGGTGTGTATGACGGATATCTGTACCCCGAGATAGTTGAGGTCCGAAACTGGGAAAACAAAGTAATTGTGAAGGCAGACACGAGAATTCAGGTTGGTCAAACTTTCTACTTAGGAGATTACTCATACATCCTGTTGGGAATGAGCCAAGCTGGGGGGAATTACAGCTTGGACTTTGGAACTTTAACTGAGCAATTTTACACCGATCTTTCCGGAAATGAGCAGCTCAAAGTAATCGCCCCGAAATCTCTTCCAAGCCCCTTCTACCGCCCAGAGCCAGGAGTATCAGCTAACGCCTCTTTTATTTGCGAGATTCAAGGTTCCAATCTCGTTTTGTTCCCCGACTATAACACCGAAAGAACACTACCCTACAAGTTTAACACTTTCGTTGCCGGAGGTAGATACTACTTTAACCTGCCTGTAACTCTCAGCAGTGATACGGTATCGCTTTCGCCTGCATACGACTTTTCCAGAGAACTATGGTACCTTAACATCCCTCTTAACTTGACAACAGATGAGTTAGGTTTGGAGGGTGCTCTTTCCTATGAAGGTTCAACTTTATTGGTTAGGGTATCTCCTTGGACGAACCCCTCAGATTGGGGAAATTATGATAAAATAAATAACTTCCGAGGGGTTTGGTCGAACAAGGGAGGTAAGTTGCCTTTTCACTTCGTCTTCGACGCTCTTAGCATACATGGATTCAACGAAAGAGTTTCTCTTTGGTTGGGCAACGTTGAAAGATCAATAAAGTTTGATGAGCTCCTTGACTTCGTATACTATCAGACGGTTCCAATATCACCTGGAGAGCCAGATTTAGGGTACGGTAAAGTATGGTGGAACAGCCAATCCGGAAGTTTTTCGGTCTTTCTAGGGGATCCATTAAATTGCGGTCCGTGGGCTGAAGTGAACTACCCAGAGTTCCCTGAATTTGGACCCTTTCCTGACTTCGTTTTCCCGGATGTTTCAAGCTTTTCAACCTATACCGGAGATATACCAGAAGGGTGTCTTGTTACAATTTTAGACTTGTCAGGTTTGGACCCTTCCTTGGGAATTGAGGGTTTAACGCAGACTTTACTTGGTCCAGGACAGATAGAGATGTTCAGAAAAGAAAGTTCCGAATATTGGACACCTTATTTCATAGCATTCAACTTAGAAAGTGACTTTTCAGTGAACGCTGAGCTCTTGCCTTCTAGAACGCCTGTGAAACTCTTAGATTCCACGGGTTTGTCTCCCACAGGTGTTAATTATTCTGTTTCCAACCTGAGCCTTGCTGTGTCTGAGTCCTACCCTCTTCTCCTTATGAAGGGTACTTCCGAGGGCTCTTGGTACATATCTCCCCCTTCAGACCTCAAATATATCGGAAATACGAGACTATTCGAAAGTTCTCAAGACTACGAAAAACCGGTCGACGGGGAGATGAACTGGGACTTTTCAAACCCAGATCCAAAAACAAGACTTGCACGAGTTTTTTACTACAACCGCTGGGAACAAGACCTATTAACGAGCGAATGGACATTAGCAGGGGACTGGGTTGGGGTGAATGATGGGACATCTTCTTCGTCGGTTCCAGAGGTTGTAGACTTTGGAGCCATACTAGTTTACTGTAACGGGGAACTTCTCTCAGAAGGGGAATCCCTTAGACTACCAAATTTTCAGTTTAGTTTTGAAGTGGACCCCGGTACAGGGATTTTCAATTTCCTGTATGTGCCCTTGAACTACAACGGCTGCGTAAATCTACCGAAAATAACCGTATCGGACTCACTAACTTCTGCGTTTAAGTTCGATATCTCTAACCTGGTGTTCAGCGGTTTAACTTACTACATGTCACCAAATGTAGTAGACAGCGAAACTCTACTTAGGTTGTGGAAAAGTGAGCCACTTCACGTTGTTGATTCAATCAGTGAGCTTGAACTCTTAAGAAACTCTAACCCCTTGAGAGCAGATGTGAACCAAGGTCCTGGTGACATAAACTGGGAGAGATACTTCGTGCGTCTTCCTCCCGCTTATGGGAGAAATGGAAAAGAATGGCAAAAGGTTAACCTTATATGCCAGGACTTCGGTTACTGGGGTTCTTCTATAAGTCCCGAGAAAATGGCTTGTCCCTCTGAGCTAGCAGAGCCTAGAATCTACGAACAGGTAGTTCTTTACGGAGAAAGAGTAGACTCTCCTTCTTACTTATATTCTGAGCCTTACTTATACTCAGACGTTATGTATGACTTTGGAAATTCAGGCGACTACAACAATTCAGATATTGTCCCTGGCTTCGACAGGCCCTATGACGACTTTGACGAAGCAGAGCTTGTGAATTACAACCCTTTGCATAACCGCCAAGCAAATACTTCCTCCACAGGTACTGGCTACGGGGATTGGGAAGGAATTTACCTGCGCTCTCAAGCTTGCTCAAGTCTGAGTGGTTTCCTCGTTAACGATCTAAGCGACGGTTCTTTAGAGTCTTTACCGGCACCTGTGTGGGATGCAAGTATTTATAAGTGCCCCCCTCTCTGTATAGACGGGAAGGCATCGTCTACAGTCGACTCAAATCATTTCAAGATAGGGTACTCTTTCTTCGCCGCCGATCTTTCAGCCGCAGAAGAAGGGTGTTTTGACTTTGAGTAGGCGGGTAAAATTCTTTAGCTAAGAAACTAAAATGACAACGAGAAAGAAAAAAGTGTTTTCCGACATTGAGAGTCTAGAACAAGGCTTAACAGAAGAGATTCTTGAAGAAAGTTTTTCATTACCCTCCTTAGAAGATTTCTCGGAGACCCCTGTAGAAAAGGAAGAGGAGCCAGAACCTATTGAAAAGGTGAAGGAAGTAACCGAAGAAGTGAAAGCTGAGGTTATTGAACAAGAACCCGAAGGGCAACCTGTTCAAGTGAGACCGAGACCGGCTGCTCCAGCTAAACGGATCCCTTCCAAAAACACTCCGAAACTTTCTGCTAAACTTAGGTAAACTATGAGCCACAGCCTTAGGAACCAACCCTGGATCCGCCAACAGGCGGAGATGATGAAGGCACACGAAGCGAATGCAAGATATGCTGGTTCACCACGAGGTACAGTCCGAGGTACGATCGTAAGTGTCGACGATCCAGAGGATCTAGGAAGGGTCAAAGTTTTGTTTGATGCTATGAATCCGAAAGATCTTCCGCCCGTAGAAGGTGCTGGCGAATTCTCTCTGCCCCGTCCTGGAGAATCAAACAACTTCTCTCATTGGCTAGACGTATCTCCTGCATTCAAGGGAAAGCAGCCGAAATCCCTTGAGGGGAAAAGGGTTAATATAGCTTTGAGTAACGGTGAATATCATTACGCTGTACTCCAAGACGTTCTTTACGACCCCCAGAATCTGACTGAAAGTTCGCAAAGAAACTACGAAATTCCTAGCAACAGTACAATGACACGCTTACCTGTGTATGAGGCAGGATCACTGCCCCTTGCTTGTAAGGAAAACCATGGGTGTTCAGTCATAGAAGAAGGCGGTCCGATGAACTCAGACTGGGTTTGCGTTTGTCTTAAGAGGGACGGTAAATACATTTGGGTTCGCCACGCCGACTTGGCGCATGGGCATGCCGGAGGCAACGATGTAACCTCCCAAGTGGATTCTTCGGGAAATCGGGCAAGTCCTGGGCAAATGGCAGCGACTTACGATCACGTTTTCGTAACTAGCCACCAGGAGATGAAAAAAGAAGGAAGAACAGGGTATTCAACTGCTCCGGCAGGCAACCCTTGGGGTGTAGATTGCCGCTGGACCCCTGCCCCAGGAAGCGAAGCTAAGGCTCTTGACTTCGTGGAAGGCCCACTGTTCAGCCAAGACACTGCTCTGACGTATGCGAGAAATTCAGGGTTCATAGACAATATAACAGGGTCATTCATAACTACCTACGCGCCGGAAATATCGGCAGTGGTGGAAAGCGTTCCTGGTTCTACTTTCGTTCAAAGGGCGGTAAAGGAAGCTCAAAAGGTTCTGAAAATAGCAGAGAATTTAAGAAAGATAATAGCAAATCCTACTTCTTTTGTTATCAGCGCGGCGGAAAGTTCTCTCTCTTCTTACGCCCCTGGTGCAACGAAGTTCGTTCTTTCAACGCTTCAGAACCCTGCTGCGACAATAAAAACTGTTTTCTCGAAACTACCTTCATTACCCAATCCATTCAAATGACTTTTACAGAAGATTACGACCCTGGTTTCATAAATTCACCTGGTTTTGGTCAAAGTGCTACAAATCCTTTGGCTCCCGTTTTCTACCAATCTTTGGGAGTTGTTGAGAGCTTGTCTGTTTATGACTCCATCTACGCAGCAAACTCTATAAAAGCCAACGTTTCCTTTTCCATCGGGAATAGTTTGTTGTCCCAAAGGGGTTTCACGGTTGCGGTTCCTACAACTTTCCTGGATACCGTGACTTGCGACAAAGATGTAAGAGTTAATGCAATAACCAACACAGACAGGTTAATAGTTGATGGGAAGGAGTATAGAGAAGGAGTTATTGTTGGAAGGAACGGAACTTTTCGTGTTTTGGTGCAAATCTAATGGCAATTCGTCGACCTTCAGTTTATCGTCAGCGAGAATTCGTTTTTCAAGACTTTTTCTTCTTTCAAGACGGGGAGTCTCAACTTCGCTATATTCTCGGTAAGTATGACGGGGAGCCTTACGAGGTTGTTCCGCAAACTTTTGACTACCCTACCCCTGAGTTTAAGGGAGGGGATATAGTTTCCCGTATTGACTACACGATAACGGGTAAGTTAATAACAATAGACAATTGGGAAGTGAATTGGAGGGATGAATGGCCTCTTCGGCTGGCTCTTCAGTTTTTGCTCAATTGCCTCTATCCTTCAGCTCTAGGGTACTCCGTAAGAGTTCAAAAAGATACCTACCCCTTCTGGGTGTCGGAAACTTTGTTCCCGTTGACGAACGACCCTAACGACTACCTCTTGCACTAATTTTTCATGGCCATCCCTAAGATAAAAGAAGCCATCTTGTCAACGCCGAAGACAGTAGTTCTGTACTTTGACAGCCCCATTGACACCCGAATTAGTGTTCCAGTGAACAGTTTCACTGTGAACTATGGTCAGTTCGGGGTTGTAACCATTGTATACTCTTCGGACACGATGGTTTCTCTAGGGTTGGATAGTAGCCTCTCTCCTTGGGACGAAGTTTTCGTTTCCTATGAACCGCCGTTGGATCTGAACGCCTGTATGAGGGGACCCATACCTCCTTCCGCTAACGATGTTGTTAAGAAAAGAAACGCCGTTAGAGCTTTTTATCGAGTAGCAGTTAGAAACTCTTTAGCGCCCGACGAGCGAACGGACGGTTCCCGTGAAGGGTCGAACCTTGGGCAAACAATCGGGGGTTACGGCTTCCCCTATCAGAATCGGTCTGGGGTTCTAACCGAACATAAATCCGACCCACGGAGTGCCTCTCCGGACGACTTCATAATTGCTTACGGGCTTAAAGAAGCAATTCAGCTCACAAACATAGACGACGCAAGCGCAAACTCGGTGAATGTCGCTAAAATGAGGATGGCGCTTGAGGATGCAAATTCTCTAATTGACTCATACATCGAGCAATCAGGTAAAGCGGGAAGGGTTCTAATAACAAGCAACCGCCGCCGAACTGCTTTAATTATAGCAAGATATTACCTAGACAATGTTCGAAGAAGAGAAGATGTATACAAAGATTATGTAGAATCTCTAAAACAGCTTGACGCTGAACGCGAAATGACTGCTATTCGAGCAGGGCATGGAGATTCGGCGATAGACACGAAGAGAGGAATTATGCGTTCCTGGCGCATCCCTCAAAGATATAATGGTGTGTCCGGTAAAGGTCTCAGCGGTTGGACAACGGATACAGCTGGGGATCAAGCACCAGACTACCGTTTAGGTTACGGTGCGGTAGGGCAAAACAACGATCAAGAAAATTGGATTTCCGCCCGAAACTACGAAGACTTGGGAGGTACTCCTCAAATCACAGCACCTAGTGATGCGGGTGGTTACTTCATTAACGGCTCCGACCAAACTTTCCCTTAAACTAAATGGAACTAAATTCCTTAACGCGCATCGAGCAATTTCTCTGTGACTCTTTAATAGCTTCTCCTTTAATCCCCCTGGGCGTAAATGTTTTACGTTTGGCAGACGCAGTTGAAAATGAGGGGGTAGTTACCCAGACAAATAATATTGTTGTTCGCTATGTGAATTCTACGAGCAATGTGAAAAATAGAGTACCGTTCATCTATGAGGACTCTCTGAACTTTGAGCTAAACTTTTCGTGCCAGAATTACTTGACAAGTTCCGGTCACGACTTTGCAACTCAACTTCTCATGGGTGCAAAAATCACTCTGTCTGGGAGTGCACCCTCGGGTGCGTATGTACAAGTCCTGCAACCTTTCAGCTGCTCCTCTTCTCAATTCACCGGAATAAGCGAAGAATCCCAGTACACCTACACACAGAACTGGACCGTAACAATTGAGGAAACATTGCCTTACATTGCTCTGGATCCCTGTGTTCAACGAGGTGATTGTCGGCAAATATTTCCAAGTCGAAACGTTGCAACAACGCTGCCTTTGGCAGGTGTGCTAGATGAGGCGTCGGGTAGCATATACATTCCGTGGTGGCCTGGCACGAATGAGCTTGAAGCTGCCTTCACCGAAGCCCTCGGAGTTCGTTGGAGTGAAGAACTTACACAGTCCGGAGATTGGGTTTACGTTTGCGCCCCTGATGAAGTTTTTATTGAGGACCCTCTTAATCAACCTATCTATTTACTGAGCAATAACAACTATACGGAGGACGGTCGCTTAGTTGTTACAGTTTGGGATGCTATTACGAAAGAGCCAATTAAAGAAGTCTTTTACGTTGACTCTGGCAAAAAACTTGCTCGTTATGCTGTTGAACTTTGGAGGAACACGGTTCTAGGGTCTCTTGGAGGTGTAATCGATCCGATGAGTGTGAAGGACGCTTCATGGACTTCGGGTATTACTATTGGAGAATTTGCGGTGGTAAGAGGTGCAAATCAGACACTTTTCACAGATCCTCTTGACCCGAACGGAAAAATGCAAACGTTGATGGGAGGAACCTTAATCGGCGTGAAACCCGACACCTTCATTCAAACCCCGAAAGGCAGATTCTACTTTGTCGGACAGTCTCCACAGGGTAAAGGTTGGTTGATACAAGACTCCTTTGAGCTTGCTTCGATTAATTCCCTTTGGAAACTCGGCTGCAATCCTTGCGAGGGCGGACCGAATCCCCCTAGCCTTTGTTAACCATGGCGACTCCAGCACAATTATGGGCCCAGTACGACGTTGCTGTTAAGTCCAATAACATGCCTCTAGCACAAGCAATCTTGAAACAATTACAAAACTTTAAGAGCTACCCTGCTGTAAAAACAGGGTGCTCACGATGCAGAAAAACACTATGACAAGCCCCAACGAAAAAATTCTAAAACAGAAAGAATCACTTGCAGCAGCAGCTTTACAGGTTGCAGAAGATGCTCTTGAACTCCTGCAAGGTCAACTGGAGGAGTGCAGCACTCGCGACCTTGTTACCGTTTTTAACTCGGCTGTGAAAGCCCACCGCGAAATCGTTTCCGACATTGTAAGTCTAACTGATTCTGAAAGCAAGCAGGAAAAGGTCTTAGCTAAAGAGTACAATACGACACTAGAAAAGTTATTGAAAAATCTAGAGTGAAACAACGAGTTTTAAATTAAATGACCTTTCAACACCCCTCTATAACACATGCTTCTCAACTTGACGAAAAGTCACGGTGGAGAAAGTATAAAAGAGGGATTCGAGAACTTGAGCTTCTTGAGGCCCCTAAATCCGTAATTCAAGAATTTAAGTACAAAGCAGCGAGAGATTGTTTCCTAGCCTTCTGCGACATCATGAAAAACGGGGACTTAAAAGTTGCCCCATTTCATGAAATCATAGCCAGCGCTTTTGAAGATCTTTTTGAACGAAGGTACAGACGTCTCATTATATCGTGCCCTCCGCGTTCGGGGAAATCTATGCTTTCTACGATGTTTTTAGCGTGGCTGTTGGGTAAGGACGAAAGGACTCAGCATATCTTGGCTTCTTACGGTGCCACGCTGTCTCAAAAATTCCACAGAGAAGCTGTGGTAATGATGAAAACCCCTTCCTATAAAAAGATCTTTCCTGAATTTTCTGGATTCAACCGGGATTCTAAATATGACTTAATAGGAGGTGGCTACATACTTGCGACTTCTGTGGGGGGTATTCTCACAGGTTTCACTTCTGGGACAATTGATATGGACTCAGTAGGTATTGGAGCGGCTTTGATCGACGATCCACTAAAGTCTTCGGATTCGAAAGCAGCCCTAGACAACTTAGAAAGTTGGTGGGCAGAGCAAATGTCTACTAGAAGAACAAACCACTACGCTCAAGTTATCATTGCAACTCGCTTCCATGAGAAAGACCTTCACGGGGTGTTACTTGATGGGGATGGACTCTATGACCCTGGGGAGAACCCGTTCGGATGGAGATGGATCAACATCGCAGGACTTTGTGAGGACCCTGAAAACGACCCTCTAGGTAGACAACTTGGAGAGAGCCATTGGCCGGAAAATTCTGCCTTCTCTGTGCCTATGCTTGAGTCCCAGAAAAAGATCATGGGCAGCTTTAAGTTTGCCGCTCTATACCAAGGAGTCCCTGTAGCTTCCGAAGGGCAGATCGTAAAAAGCAGCTGGGTTGAGATCATTGAAGAGGAAGAATGCCCCGACCTGGATGTTGTATGGTTCGGAGTTGACTGTGCCTTTTCAGAAAGGGAGATGGCTGACGAAAGTGCGATCTGCGTGGCTGGGATAAGTACTCGGACACCGGACATTGTTTACATTCGAGACATTGTGAAAGGTAAATGGGGCTTTCCGGACTTAATTGAGTCAGTGAAGCAACAGTACGCCTATTACAAAGCGAAAGTTCTTTGCATTGAAAAAGCAGCGTCGGGGCACTCTCTCATTCAAATGCTAAAGAGGGAAGCCAGGATCCCAATCGAAGAAATGCGTCCCTTAAAGTCGAAAACCACTCGCCTTCAGGCAGTCTGCCCTTTACTTGAGAACAGCCGCGTTAAACTAGTAAGGGGTCTATGGACCGATGCGTTCGTAAAAGAGTTGACCTCTTTCCCCTACGTAAGGCACGAAGACAGTCTCGACGCGATGGTCTGGGCGCTGACCTACTACTCTCTCAAACTTGATACCATCGACAGAGGGATTCAAGAGTCAATCGTTCAAAACCGAAAGTGGAGTGGCGATCTTCGCAGAGCCGCTTTTAGTGACGGCGCTTCTTACGGAAACCTGTTTGAGGATAAGGGCAGTGCCCTTGGCGGGCGTAGAATGCCTGGCGACGGTAGTTTAAACGACCCTGACTTTCAGTCTGCTAACACTCCGGATCAAGGTCTCTTCAGGGGCGGCAGGAGCAGAAACCTTCGCAGTGGGTCTGGATACAACCTTTGGAATTGACAAATTTACTTTACTAAAATGACACCGAAACATCCAAAAATAACACACGTTTCCCAGCTATCGGAGCACTCAAGCTGGAGAAAGTACAAGAGAGAACTTCTTGAACTTGAAATGAATGGCGGCCACTGGGCAAAAACGACTGACTTAACTAAAGAGTCTGTCAAAAATAGTTTCGCTGCCTATTTATCTCTCTCCACATCCGCACCCCTTCTAAACTGGGAAACTTATGAAGTCTTGGGGTCCGCCTTTGAAGACATTGCTGAAGGCAGGTACCCAATCCTCTTAGTATCAATGCCCCCCCGCACAGGAAAGTCAACATTGGGCTCTCTCTTTCTGTCATGGCTCCTGGGTAAAGACCCTGATACTAACCATTTCGTAACTTCTTACAATGAGGGTATCACCGACTTAGCAGTAAGTAGAGTTAAGCAGTTGGTTAGTGCCTTTCCTTTTGAGGAATTGTTTTCAAAACTTGATTTGCGGGCTGATAGCGTAACATCGGCTAACATCCCCTGGCGTAGGCACGGGTATCGTTCACCTTGGGGTGGACCCAACGGGGTACCAGGGGTTTGGTTAATCGATGACTATCACAAGTCCTCAAATATAACAGTAAATAAAGACTGGATAGAAGAGGAAATTATGACCCGGCGCCACCAAAACAGTGCCATTGTTGTTCTCGGGTCAAGATGGGGTGATGAAGACATTTTTGGCTACTTTTTAGAGAAATTCGGTGTCTTTGACCCCGTATCAAACCCGAAAGGAGCCGCCCACATTAATTTGTCAGCAATTATTGAAAGTAAAGAAGAGGCAGAAAATGATATTCTGGGTAGGAATGTAGGGGAAACCCCGAGTATAATCAATTCCTTCTGGTCCCCCGAAAATCTGAACCATATTAGAAGGAATATCGGCGATGAAAAGTTCTCCTGGCTCTATAAGGGATGCTCACCGACACCAGAAATCCCCCCATTAGATAGAGTTATCATTTCTGTTGATCCTGCTTTCAGTGCCGACAGCATTGATAAAACAGGTATTTGCATCGCAGGGGTTACAAAGAAAAGGGACTACATGTATGTTCTTGATACTTACGAAGGCAATTGGGACTTGAAAACTGTCGGAGTAATCCTAAGCCTAGCAGTTAAGGCATACGGAGCGGAAGAAATTGTACTTGAATCCGCCAGGGTAAGTGCAGCTTGGACTGTGTACCTACAGGACTTAGGGTTAAACGTTTGCGTAGGTAGCAAGTTGAAACAAACCAAATTAAATGCCTTCACTCAAATGTTAAGCTCAGGGAAAGTAAAATTCTCTAATTCGGATACTCTCAGTGCGTTGGATGCCTGTGATAACTTCCAGATTTCATTATCCGACACCATGTATGCAGTCTTAGTTAGCTACAGCCAACTACTGCCTGTCGTTACTTGACGGCAAATTGCGATTCGCAACCGCATAAAAAGTTGCTGTTGTTACCAACAGTTTCAAAATGGCTATTTCACCAACAGATAAAAACCCTGCTATCATGCAGGAGCTACACGGCACTCGTTGCCTTATCACAGACCCTGCCTCAGATAAGTACCTCAGTCAAGCCAAGAAAAGACCCCAATATGTCATTCCCGAAGACTCCTACTCCCGATGGTGTGGAGGAGCTAACGGGTTCGACTTGTTTGTCGAAAGGGTTCATGAATGAGTACATAGAGAGTTTGCTTAACCGTGAGGAGTGGTGGTCTCTTTAGAACCTTGACCCTCTAACGAGGGTCTTTTTGCAGGGTAAAATAAGATCGTAGAGTTTCCCTTTCACAAATGACTCTGCCTATTCGTTTCGAAGGGGGTGAGGATCATGTAGTCCTAATTATCAACGAAGCATACACGTTATCCACTGTTGTCACTAACCCTCTTTATCAAATGTTGAAAAGTAAAGAAAAGCGCAAAACACGCCGCGCTGAATCCGCTCAAATGGTTGAACGCTCCTACAACCGAGGCATGGATGTTGCCTCTCCGAAATTCCTCACCTGGCGGCAGGAAGAGTTTTGGAATCTACTTAAGAGAAATACCGTTACTATTGCCGCAGGTTCGGCCGGAACAGGTAAGACTCTTATTGCTCTGCATTTCGGACTCGTTGGAGTAGCAAACGGGGACTTTGACAAAGTCTACTATGTTCGCAGCGATGTTGGAGTTGAACTGCAAAGGGGGAGAGGAGCCCTACCGGGCGAGATGTCAGACAAGATTGCCCCACTCGTAGCTCCAATATACGACAACCTTCCCTGCATCATGCGGTCTCAAGGGGCTGCCGAATACCTGCTATCCAAGAAAATTATTGAGCCGATTCTACTCGAGGACATTCGGGGCCGCTCACTAAATAATGCTTTCATCATTGTAGATGAGGCCCAGAACTTCCTATCAGGACACTGCAAAACGGCGCTCTCTCGCGTTGGCAAAGACTCAAAAATTTGCCTCATAGGAGATACAAAACAAACAGACTTGGAAGCTTTCCGCAGAGACAACGGCTTGCTTGACGCCATTCATAGATTGAAAAATCTTGAGCAGGTTGGAATCGTGCAGTTTCAGAGAGAGGACATCGTTCGCAACTCTGTAATTGCTCACATTCTAGACAGATACGAGGATTGAAATTGTCTAGAGTTTCTGAGGGGCTTCGGCCCCTCTTTTTGAAGGGTAAAGTCTAATACACCTTTTTTTTAAACATGCAAGGTTCATTCTCTGAAGACTCCCTTAAAGTTTTCAACAAGCTTGCTTCAGCAACTCAGGAGTTAAATTACAGCGAATCTGGAACAGATTCGTATGACTTCACCCGTTGTGTAAGGCCGAATGGCACTGCCTATGGTACCAAGGGTAAATGTAGAAAAGGTTCGGAGGAAGAAAGACAAACTTCAGAACTGCAAAAAAAATTCCCCCGAAGTAGAGGCATTGGCTAAAAAACTCATAAAGTTTCAAAAGAAAGAAAATTTCTTTAAAAGGCTGCAGGACCTTAGACCCGGTGTTTTGAGTGAACATTTTATGACTGCAAAAAATTTAGATTTAGTAATGTATTTTCTTGAAAAAGAGAAAGCTGCTCTAGAAGCTGAGAAAACAAGGATAAGGAAAGGCGAGATTGAAACTCCAAAACCAAAAGGTACTAAATCCTCTGAAGCAGAAATTGTAGCCAAAAAGTTAAATACAAGGTTGAAACGAGAATCTAGTTATACAGATTTCTTAGCAAAAGGCCGTGGATCTCTTGATAAAGAGCACGGTGACGAAGTAGCCCTATATTGGCTTACGAAGTTTAAGGAGGAAAGAGAAGTCCTGGAAGCCAGGAAAGCAAAATCAGAGGCTGAAAAATAAGAATACTTACTTGGACTTTACGCGAGTTTGATGAGAAAATTGGGGTCCAATAACAAAAGACTACTCATAGTAACTTTCTCAGTACTAGGCATTCAGAGCCAATCAGCAAATCACCAGGGGCTTCGGCCCCCCTTTTTTTTTCTCTCAGGGTAAAATACTACATAACGTGTCTTATGTTTAAAAGTGAGTAGTAAATTCCTGTGGCAAAGTTTCTCCTCAAGACTTGAAAAGGCAGGTGAGGAAGCCCTAAGAGCTCTCCAGGAAGAAGCAAGAATAGAAAAGCAAACTAAAAGTGCTTCTTCCCCTGAGGGAGACCACACAAGTCTAGAGATACAAAGGGCGAAGGAAAAAGCTTCTCAGTCTTCAGGGAAAGTTAAAAAATGTTCCACAGGCAAACCTTGTTCTGCGACGTGTATTCACAAAAATGATGATTGTATATCGACTTTGCCTGCTCCCCTTGGAATTGCCTTAACAAGGCTTTCTAAAGTCCTCTCCGAGCAAGTGGGCGAAAATAGAATTTCAGAAGAACAGGCAGAAGAGGTTGTATCAAAGATAAAAAGTACAGAAGATTCTCAACTAAAGGCGTTTGACCTCTTTAAGAAACTAGTTGATTCTGGTAAAGCGTCCGAGACAGAAATGGACTCGGTCGCCAAGCTCCTTATTAGCACCACTTTGACCCCTGGCCAAGACAGAAATGCCCCTCGTGTAATGAGCTTCGACGATATCGAGGCGGTCTTGAAGCCAGGGAAATTAGAACAGCTAGAACAAGCTTATCAAAATTCTTTCAGCTCGAAAGGGAAATTCGACCCCTCTCAGAAAGGGGGAATGGGGGATCTAATAAGTTCGAAGTACCTGGTAAATAAGGTCTCAGATGAGGTTGCAACCGCTGCTTACTATATGCTCCCCTCAAAAGTGCGGTCTGCCATAGACAAGGCGGGTGCTGTTAAAGGAGAGTCTGTAATGTTCGCCGGCAATGATAAAGACGGTAACCCTACTTTTTCTGACAAACCTTCACGAGAGAGAGGAATTTTCTTGGTTAAACGCTGGATGGAACAAGGGGAACTGGACCCTTACACAGGAAAACCCATTGACATAAGAAATGCAGAGCCGGAGCACATGGTTGCATTCGCCCATGCACTCGCAAAGGGTGGTGGTGGTGACCAACCTCGCAACCTGCTTTGGTCGGCATCTCAACCAAACAACCAAAAAGCTGGGTCAGACGATAATTTCATGGAGTGGAAAAAACGTCTTCAAGAGTTTAAGAAAATGGGTAGAGAGGCTTACGAACGTGAAGTATATAACCCCGCTGCAAACAAAGCCGAAGAAGCCAGAGGTAAGAAGGGTTCTGCCTCCGCAGATATAGCCAAAGCTTTATCGTCTCAAACACCAGAAGAAAGAATTGCAGGAGTGAAAGGACTGATACAGGCTTACGGGGATAAAGTTCGATATCTGGTAAGAGCGGCTGAGGTAGGCTGGCAACATCAGGATAGAGACTTAGATCACAGAATGGGTGGCAAACCCGCGTTCATGAACAACGGGGTTCCAAAACTACCCGGAACCAATGTGAAGCCGAGCACAGCGGTTTTGGTAGCATTGGCTGCTGTGGACCCTTCGAAAAAAGAAGCTCTCAAGGAAGGGTTAGAGGATTTAAGAAAAGCTCGTATTTTGACCGACGGTGAAGCGCAGTCTGTGAGGGGGGATAATAGCGCACGACTTAAACTTCAGACGCAAAAGAGTTCAGACTACGGCGAAAAATTAGCGGAATTACTGAACAACTTTGTGCCCAATATAAATGTGATATTAGAGTAAAACCATGAGGAGAGACAACCGCTTCCCCCGTCCCGACCGCTTCACCTTGGAGCAAGGTCTACCACCCGGCACACTGAGCCACCCTCAAGCCTATGGGGTGTGGTCGATTTTCTTGCAGTGCGACGATCCTCACGACGTTGCACACAAGTTCCGTTCCTACCGTGACAGCAACTTTTGTTCAATACCCCGTGAGCAACTCCGGGCAATGAGAGACACCTTAATTCTTGGTATGAGGGAGTCAAATAAATCCTCGGCAAAACCGCTTAAGGAAAAGCAAAAAGGTCGGCACTATGCCGACTATGAGAATGAATGGGCGGAAAAGCCCCGCACTGGTGCCTAATTATGACAAGTACGAAAGATAAAATTGAGGGGCAATACCGCATACCCTGTGGCCCGATGGACATCGCCGCCGATGCAATTTGCCGCCGCTCATTGCGCGACCGTTTCGACAAGTTGCTCGATAGGCTGACTCTCGAAGTTAACCCTCACCTTCCCACCCCCGGAAAACTACCAAAAGACCTCGAAGTTTCTGATGACGGAAAAATCGTTGCGAAAAAAGAAGAGTCAGAGGAGGATCGCAGGAGAAAGCTCATTGACGAAGGAAAGTTTCGCGCAGAGGTTCACGCGGAAATCAAAAAGTACCGTGAGGACCTCCAAGGAAATGGGAAGATGCTACAGGATATCTCTGGTAAGTATGAGTCGATCTGAGTCTTTCTAAGGGTAAAGTTACTCAGTCTACAAACTATACAATGTCCAACAGAATCAACGGTGACTTTGACTCTGACTCGATTGAAGCCTTCAGAGCAGCGTACGCAGCACAAATCCTAGAACCGGAAGACCAAGAGACAGACCAATACACTGGTCTACCCACAAACTTGGTCCTAAATACTTCCCCTTGGCTACAACACACAGGACTGTGGAAAGCGAACGACGGCACGAACAAGGACTTCCAACCGAACCAAGTTCTGGTACCCGGCTTAGAAAATTCTGAGGAAGAAGGCGAGTACGACGAACTTGACGATCTCTCTGAAGAAGAACTCGAAGAACTTATCGACCAGCTTCTAGCCGACGAAGGCGACGACGACGACGACGAGGAGGAAGACCTGACCTATTATGAAGAAGATGGGGATGAGGACGAGCTTTCCGATGAAGAAGTTGAAAGGTTGATTGAGGAGCTTTTGAGTGAAGATGATGAAGAAATTTTCTTGTCAGATGAAAATGAATACGAGGGAGAAGAAATAGAAGAACAGGAAATTACTGACGAAGAGATAGATGCCCTGATTGCAGAGATTGAAGCTGAATCCGAAGAGCTTAATTACGATCCTGAAGAAGATTGAGGTAACAATGGCAACGTTCAATGAAAGAGCTTTTCTCATACGTGCATTAGCTGGAATTTTCGTAGTTCAATTTATTACGGTAGGTTACCAAACTTGGTCCTGCCAGTCTTCTGCCACCCAGAATAAAGACTCAACTCAGGTCACTCTTATTTGCAACAATGCCACAAATTCTTTTAACGAGACCGGAAAACTTGCTCTAACAACGATTCTTGCTCTCCTGGTTCCTTCCTCGGGTCAAAACGTTTCTGAAATTCTTGATTCGGTGAGAGGAAACCGCAAACGTAAAGGTGAGGACGAAAATCAAGAGGGTAAAGTTTAGGATCACTGTAGTGTCTTTATGTACGGAGCTAATTTAGATTTTTCTTCTGTGTCTTTGCCAGGGGTCGGGGGTTCTCTCAATGCAGCTACCGCCATATCCTCCGACAAACTTCAGGAAATGAATCGCACTGGCAAAAAATGGCGCACCGATAAAGACGGTAACATGTCTTTCCATAACGAAGCCATTTTGGACGCCAATAAAGCAAGTCGCGAACGAAGGGAAAACTTGGTAAATCGTGACCGAGACGCCCATGCAGACGGTCAAGCGGCGATGAAAGAAATTTTCGGCCGAAAGAAAGCCCGGATGGAAGCCTTTCGAGAAATAAAAAGAAACGAATACAACTTTGCCGACGACACGGAACTAATGTCAATGCCACAACCTTTCGGTGAGGGTTGTTCTACAAGTTGCAAAAGCCCTGGAAAGTGTTCTTGCTCTTCCTGTAAAGCAAAAGCGAAAGCTGACTCAGAATTTCGTGAATGGACCACAGAAAAGCGCAAGAAACTTCAAACCGGTGAGGCGAAAGGGGAATTCGCCGGCCCGGGAATGTCGTTCCCGATCGCAAGTCCAGAGGACGTTTCAGCCGCTTGGTCCTCTGTAGGACGGGCAGCGAACCCCCGTAAAATCATGGCAGAAATCATTCGCATTGCTAAGAAGTATGGCTGGGAATCTGGCCTACCTCAGACGGTTAAAGATCGCATGGAAGAGGGTGAGTCCGGTCTACCGTCCCCTGACTTTCGTGAATGGCCTTCAACAAAGAGGGAAGCTATGAAAAAAGGCGACATTGTCGGACAATTCGCTGGCCCAGGAATGTCCTTTCCCATCGCAAGTCCACAAGATGTTTCGGCAGCTTGGTCTTCCGTTGGCCGAGCTTCAAATCCTCGCGAAACAATGGCTAAAATTATTGCAATCGCTAAGAAAAACGGCTGGGAGTCTGGACTCCCTCAGACAGTTAAAGACCGCCTGAACGCAGGTCAGTCAGGATTACCGAGGTAAGAAAATGGGTTTAGTTGAAATTCCTCTAATCATTGCCGGTTGGTTTCTCACAGCAGGAATAGCAGGAGTAGGCGGAACTTTTGCCATTCAGGGTCGGAACAATAAGAGATTAGACACACTAAGGAGTAACTCTGATAAGAAAATTGAAAGACTTATCGAGGAAAATGACAAGAGAATTAACACTTTGATTGCTGCCAATACCCTCCAAAATGAGAACGTATTAAATCATATTAAGAACGTAGAAAAGGCTCTTAATGACATGAGAGCCGAATTACCGGAAAAGTACACTCTCAAGTCCGACCACTTAAGATTGGTAGACAAAGTAGAAGAGTTGTCGATACAGTTCTACAGACATAGAGAGAAAGAAGGTGAGTGAGAGCTACGACTGGCACCGGCTGGAAGGTTTGGGTTTTGACCTGAACTACATTGAAAAGGCACTTCCTGCCTCATACAAAAAAGGTCTAACTGCACGAGAGCAAGGTGTCGCTAAGCGTGAAGCGAAAGATACTATGGAGAAGGCCAGCAGCAAGAAAACCTCGGCGAAAGAATTGTATAAAGACTGGGAGTCGGATAAGAGTTTCCGGAATAGGGAAAAAGAGATACCGAAGTCCCCAGCCACAGAAGCATTTGAGCGCGACTTTGCTGAGTCTTCCCCTTCCGACACAGCCCTTAAGAACAAGTCAAAAAAGTCCGGCATCCCTATGCCTATACTGAGACAAGTGTTTAAGAGAGGAATGGCAGCTTGGAGGTCTGGTCACCGTCCTGGTGTTGCACCGCAGCAATGGGCTCAGGCAAGAGTGTCAAGTTTCATCACGGGAGTGGGAGGAGCACGGAAGGCTGATGCCGACCTTTGGAAAAAAGCTAAGGGTAAAAAACATTAGTTTAGAACTTAGAGAAATGAGTAACTTGGGATCTTTTTCTCCGGAAGCTTACAGAGCTTACAAATATGGGGTTGAAAACCCGAGTAATTTCATGGGAATTGCTCCTGCATTCGAGGCAGAACCAGGGAGAAACCCTGATTCTTTTTCCATGGGCGAAGATGACGAGACTGACGAAGACGATTACGATCCAGATTACGGGAACGAGGACTTTGAGCCGAACGGGGGCATGGCTATGACCCAACTTCGCTCTATGCAAGATAACATCGAGACTATTCTTGAAATGATCGGTCCCTACTCAAACTTAGACCCCTGGATGGCTGCAAAGTTGGCCGAGGCTGAGCATGGTATGACAGCGATCGCCGACGCTTTACAATACAGAGATTGATCAAAATGTGGGGATCTTTCTTACAATCTGCTTATGATTCTTTCCTGGAAGCGGCTATAGAAAAGTACGTTGAGAAAGTTGACAAAAATTCACTAGATTGCAATGACCCCCACGCCACTCCGAGTCACCCTACGAAATCTCACATAGTTAAAGCGTGCTATCCTGGAGCCCCGAAAGGTGGCAAGCTGATTCGATTCGGTCAACAAGGTGTGAAAGGGTCGCCAAAGAAAGAAGGGGAATCGGAGGCTTATAAAGCCAGACGAGAGGCTTTCAAGGCAAGACATGCTGCTAATATTGCGAAGGGTAAGTCTTCAGCTGCCTACTGGAGTAATCTGGAAGAATGGGCGGAAGACATTAAGTGGTAGGGTATAATTCAGGTTGTAATCAACCTTAAACAATGAAACACAACCACAGAATACTGCCCGGCCACATGGGAGGCGAGTACGTAGAAGGCAATGTTATACCTGTACAAGTAACTCAGTGTGACACTAACACTGCCAACCATGTAATGTGGCACTTTGCCAACTGGTGCCTTTATGGTAAAGAAGAAGATCGAGCAGCCTATAAAGGTTTATCAGGTTGTTATAGTAAAGAAAAAATTATCGAGGAGAGGTTGAGACTAGCTGGTCAAATGCATGTCGATTCCGGCCACATTCAAGAAATAGGCAGGATTAACGGTAAGAGAGCCATGTCTCCGGGTGGATGGTTATACATGAACAGAATAGAATATGGGCGTTTAGGCTACAAATCAGGGATAGGAAAGTCGGAAAACAGGTTAACAGGGGAACAACTATCTGAGTTGGCTAAAAAGACTTGGAGAGAAGGGAAAGGTTTGGCAGCTTTAACTCCTGAGCAAAGAAGCGAAATAGGAAAAAGAGCTGGCAAAATTAGTGGACAAGTGAACAGAGAAAATAAAACAGGGGTTTGCGGAATTCCTCCAGAAGAACACTCCAAAAGAATGTCCGAAACGAACCGTCAAAAATGGCAATGTCCCGTGTGTGGTTTAATTGGTAATGCCAAGCAAATAAACGCGCATATGGCAGCTGAACATAATCTCGATAAAAAAGCCAAAATTAAGTGTAACTCTAACCACTAGGAGGGTAAAGTTCACTGACAGCAATCTCTAAACATGCAAGGAAATTTCGGTATCCCAAATATAGACCACCTGGTAGAAGGAGTTCACTACCACATTGTAGATTGGGACTTTGCAGACCCTGCTCCTGCAGCCCCGACACCTACCCCTCCTCACAATCCGGGTGAATCGTGCCCACCAAATCAAAAAATGGTCTTCGGGGTATGCCGCCGCGTGAATGCTAGCGGAGAACAACAAGTAGGAGACGACACTGACCAGGAAAGATCCCTAAAAGACCAAGCTAAGAAAGAAGGCTCGGCTTTTGAGAATAACAAGGCAATGAGTGCCGGTGGTAAGAAGTACGGTTGGGCTATGAAAGGTGGAAAACCGGTAATGGTGGCTTGGGGATCTGTAGCAGGTGAGAAAAAAGTTGGGCTCAAGAAGCCTGCTTCTGCGGCTCCACCTACCGCGCTCACCGGTTCCCCCGCTCCACGCGCTGGAGCATCCCCTGCACCCGCTAGAGCTGGTTCCCCAGCTCCAACTACAGCTCCAACAGCCCCAATATCAGCTACTGATAGAGCTGCTTATAACGCAGGAGGGGGCAATGCCGCAGCGCAAAGAGGCACGGGGCGAACTACTGAGCAAGTTATAGCTCAAGGTAAGAAAATTTGGATAGACTAGATCAGGGTAAGGGTAGGCGCTGATACGAATAAAGGGTAAGTTACAATTAACAGACATACTCTCCCCACTTGGCAAATGTATAACCCAAGACCCTTAGACTTAGATACATTCTCAGAACAAGAGTTGCAAATCGAAGGGTACACTCATATGCCCACGGATTATTACAGGAACACCGTCATGGAGCCTGAAACCGTCTCCACATTAAGACCGAGTTTCGGAGAGTATGAAGCCATGGGAGAGAGGCACGAGGAAATCTCTTCTAAGATTGACTTACTCAATCAAGCAATGAAACTTTCCCGTCAGAGGGGGGCTTTTCAAGAGTTGCAGAATCAAATGGCTGCCGTCAAGAAACTTGTAAAAGAGCGTGAAGAAATTGATGCAAAAATGGCCACTGTTGACCTTGCCCGAAAGAAAACAGATGACCACAACATTGCTGCCGGTATGGAAACTTCTTACACAGAGCAACTGGATTCGGTAAACTCTCGCATCAACCGTTTACAAAAGCTTCTTCAGGACTTCAGTGAGTCCATGGGAGAAGGTGAGTTTGACTTTACTCGTAACGGTCGTAAAGGCAAAGCCTGTGAGGAGACACAATGAGGCGCTGCTCGAAAGGAAAAAGCTGCGGAGGAACTTGCATCAACCGCAACGTTAAATGCAGAGCCACTTTGTCTCCGAAAGTATCAAAGCAGGTTGAGGAAGCGGGCGACATCTTCCTCCGTTTGGTTAACGAGGATAAAAAACCGAGTTTGATTGTACAAAGGCTGATTGACGCCTTAGGGTTGGGCCCACTAACTCAAAGAGAAGTTGGCAATGACTTTCCCGTCTTAAAGAGGGAGGCAGAACGCCAACTCGCTGAGTTGCGCAGCCAACCCTCTATGACAGATGAGGAGATTGATCGGGCCAAACGACTTGAAATGGCTCTTATGGATGCTTGGGAAAAGCATACTAAGGCCGACCGCATGGTACTCTACGATCGACAGGACGCTCGAGAGTTTGACCATGATTTCATTCCTACCGACAAATTCGGCAAAGATTATGACTGGTCTCAGTCTTACGAATCTGGTGCCAAAGGTTTGGGCTCAGGAAGCTACGGAAACGTTATGCTCTCTAAACCACCACCGGCTCTTGTAGTGAAGAGAGGAGAAGTGAGTGAAAGTGAGGTTAAAATTCTAGAAAAGTTAAACGGTAAAGACATTTCTCCGAAGTTCGTTTCAGCGGAGGTCAACAAATACACCGTTATGGCGCGAGAAGGGGATATAGAATTCTACGAAGGAAGAATTGCAATGACACGGGTTCCGGGTAAAGCCGTAGAAGATTTTGATGACAATGATCCCGCATACGGGACGAAGGTCGGAAGTACAACTCTTGGAGACGCTTATTTTCTTCTTCGTAGGAGACTTCACGAAAGCGGAGTTGCCCATAATGACTCTCACATAGAAAATGTCATTGTAGATAATAAGGGGAAAGCACGCTTCATTGATTTCGGGCTTTCTCAGGACGACCCTAGAGCAGCTCTATCAGAGGCCATTGGCATACTTGCAGATCGAAAATTGCTTCCTCAAGGTGTTGTACTAAAACGAGTTTTAGATGATTTTTCCGGGGACCGAAAAGGAAGGAAATATAAAGCTTACACCCAACCCATAAAAGACCTTCTTAAGGGTGGCACCAATACCAACCTCGAAAAGGTTGTTCGTAATCGCACTAAAGTATACGCAGAGCTTGCAAAGCTAGGTTTATCCAAGGATGAGATAGCTGAGCTTGTGGTTCATGAGTTAAACCAGCCCATCAGCTCCTACAACAAAGGTGCCTGGTCCAAAGTAAGCAAAAAAGATGCAATGCGGATTATCCCCCTACTCTACGAAGGCGTAAATTAATGAAAAATGATCAAAAGTATTTGGAGCTAATGGCTCTCTACAAAAAAGTTCGAGGTAACCCGGATAAAATTAAACAAGCAGACAAAGTGTTGGATGCGGCTCTGAAACTTGGTAAGAGTGGTGTGAGTCCAGACGCAAAAGAAGCAGCGAGATACCTCTGAGTCGGGGTAAAGATTAGGGTGCCCTTGCACACAGTCTTAAGCTCTTTAGCAAATGTCAGCAAAACGAATAATCCTGAAGCGTTCTTCAATCGCAGGAAAGCGTCCAACTTCAGAAAACCTCTCTCCCGGCGAACTCGGACTAAATACGAATAGCGTAGAACCGGGCATTTTCTTCGAAGCAACCGACGGTCAGATAGTCAAAGCGGGTCCTCCTGCTGTACTGCCTTACTCTCCAACCAACTTTCCTGAAAAGGGGGAATTGTGGTACGACCTGGAAGACGGAACCCTAAATGTAGGCGACGCTGAGAAACACTGGCGCACCGTAGCCGCTCCTTTCTTAGGGGGCGGAGGAAGCGTAGTATTTGTCGCGCCCGAGTTTGAGTACTCAACGGACTCTCTAAGGAATGACGGGCAAGCTCTGCCCTTCCAAACTCTAACCCGTGCAATACTTGAATTATCCAAAATATATATAAGCCGCGTTTTAACTGGCTTTTCAACTTCGGATGAGAGCAACCGCTACACAATTTTCCTATCGTCCTCAGTAATTACAGCGAACAACGGCCCAGGAGTCAGCCTTAACGACTTCACCGTAAATTTTTCCTCTTCAACAGAAACAGCGGTCACAATTCCACAACTCCAGCAGTTTAACCCTGTTGAAGGGGGTATTATGGTACCTTTCGGTATTTCCATCCGGGGCTTGGATCTGAAAAAGTGTATAATTTCTCCCTCTTACGTTCCAACTTACTTAAACCCTTCCTTCCCTCCAGCTTCTCAGGGTGTAGACCAACCCCTGAGTTCAATCCTTAAGTGTGGAGGAAATGTTCTAGCCAACGACTTTTCTGTTATTGATAAGTTGAGATCGAGAGTAGTAATTTCAGTATCGGATAAAAATGGCCTAGCCGTCTTTGACTCAGAAAGACCCCATTGCCTCGGCTTCAACGATCTTGTATCCGTTAATTTTGAGCCCACCGTAGATCAGAGCACTGGAACTTTCACTGCTGGAAATTACTACGCGATACCACTAAACACTTATAGTTTCTACCTTTCCTACGGCTCTCAAACTGAAAATCCTGCAGCGGAATACGTTCCATTCGCAGCTTTGCCACTTTCAGGTTCTGGTAAAACTCCTAAACTTTTAGTGACAAACACACTCAAGTCGTCTCACAGGTTGAAAGTTTTTGAAAATGCTACTCTGGCAGACATTGGCGATTACTTCACAAAAGTACAAAGAGCTTTTCCAGACTTCTTTGGTGGCAGAGTTACAGAGGGTTCTAGTATAGTAAACAGCGGAGACTACGTAATTGTGGGTCCGGTTGATACTTATCCAAATAACGAAGGGTCCAACACAACTAAAAACTCGTCTTTCTACGCAAATCAAGTTAACTTGAGATCTGAATACGGAATGAATTGGGGAGACTTTGATGGCTCCATAGTTTCCGGATTCAAGTCAGTGATCGCGAATGCTTGCACAGCGATTTCTCTTCAAAATGATCCTTGTGTGTACGAAATTTACACAACGTTGGTGAACCCTGCTACCGGACTCCCTGAGCAAAAGTGGTGGAATTTAACCGAAGCAAAGTTCTTGTCCACTCCTGTCGAACTTCGCCCCTCTTCAATAGCCGATGTTCCTGTTCCTGAACAGCTCTCTCTACTCAACTCAACACCCATAAACAACATACGCTACTATTACAAGAACCTGACTGAACCTGGAGGGGCAAGCATAGGAATTGTTGACATTGAAAGAGATTTCCGGCACTTCGGGTTCAGAGTAAGGAACGGTGCCTACGGCCAATTCCAATCGGTTTACAGCATTGGACCCGCAATCGGTGTTTGGGCCTTGAATGGTGGTATTTGTAGCTTAACAAATAGTACGACAAACTTCGGATCAGTTGCCTTTAAGACCGAAGGTTTCCTTGGAATTAACACCATTGGAGGGGCAAAGCCCAACGGAAAGGGTTTCGTTTTAGAGGGTGTTCAAAGACCTTTGGCGCTTCTGAAGTCACAAGTAGAGAGCCAAGATAATAAGAAAATTCTTTCTCTCGGTGGCAAAATCTCCTCTATCTACATCGACCCTGAGGACCCGAACATACAAATTTTAGGGTTAAACTCGGACTTCTTACCTTGCTATTTGTTGCCTTATTCATTGGCACCTGGCACTGCACTATGGGTAGAAACTGAGTCTTGTACCTACAGGGGTTTTCTAGCCACAGATGGCGGTCCCACAATTATAACAGGTTTGGGAGACCCCATCAATTTCGCTAAGATTAGACTCAGATCTTCAGACAGCACTATTCCGAATGACGAAGGTCTTCTTCCAGTCTTGGGGGTTCCTTACATTAGAAGATTTATAGACCCGCGACTTGACTTTGAGAGGTCTTACAGTCTTTTTATTCGTAACACCCTTCCAAACGCAATCGCGCCCCAAGTCGGTTCAGTTCTGCGCCTAAACCAAACTAGCCAGCAACTGGGGTCTGTTTCATTGAGGCCCAACGTACAATTTGACCCTGGAATCTTGGGGGGATGGGGAAGAATTTTTACAGTCGACGCAACCGAGACCGGTGGGCAAGGCTCTTCCCCCCAATTCAACTACGTTATAGGAGACAGCAACCAAGACCTTACCTATTACGTTGCTATTACGACCACGGATTACAGTCGTCCCTGGGGGCAAGGTCCGAACTTTGATCTTCCCGCCGGTTCTTACACAACGTACAGGAATAGAAATTGGTACTCAGCCGAAAACAACCTATGGGGTTGTGTTTATTACGGAGATGCTTCTAGTTTCACTGATAGCTTCGGACCTTTCTCAGTCGCTCCTGTCGAATCTTGCTCACCCTTCGTAGATACGAGTGTTTTAGAGAGGCAAGACAGAGTCTCAGAGACTTTTCAAGGTTCTTATGCTGCGGATTCCTACCTAGCCTTGGAAGGTTATCTGGAACAAACATATTTTAGGGGGGCAACAGAGCCTTACCCAACTTACTCCTCTCAGAATGTATACGATGGAGACGATAGCACCGAAGGGTTAGGATTATGTTTGAAAGACTTGGCGGACGGCGAAGTAACTTACACCGTTTCAGAATTGGTAGAGATACAGTCAGAGCAACAGGCGACTTTGACTCCAGTTCCGCAAAGATACCGTCCCGCAATAGTAGAGTTCTCCGTTCTATCCTCGGTAAACATTGAAAACCCTCGTCAAACAGCTTCCGTCCTGAGACTCAGCTCTGTGTCAGGAGTTGAATACATTCGAGTGATAAATCTGAATGGAACCGTTGTTCGAGGTATTCGTTTAACCTATGAAAATGGCTACTACCCCACAACTTTACCAGGGAACGATTGGCCTCAACAAACCACAGTAACAGTTTGCAGTACAAATCCAATCCCTCAGACCGAACTTTACGATCCTGACTGGATAAACACGAAGAGGGCCGTATACCGATTCTTCGAAGTTATGGGATACTCTCAAAGCGTCATGAAGCCTTATCTTACCCCGAAGTACTGGGGTGAACGTTTACTATCGGTACTCTCTTTAACCGGAAATCTTCCGATTAACGGGTATGCATTGACGACAGATAAGTGGCCCCTTGAGTTTAACCAGCCCTCGATTGTAATTGCAAACACTCACACTTGGGCTTACGCAGGGTACTACAATTATTCTCGTGGTCTCCCTGAGTTCCAGAGTAACGATTTCACGAGAAAGTTAGCCACGGACTACCAAGCTACAACTACATGGAGCGGAAGACTTACGGTAACAGGGGTGAACGACAAGGGAGAAATTGTACAGTTTGGTCCTCAGCGTCAGGCTCTCACTGCGAACTATTACGAATCTACTGCTCCAATTGTAAACCCGAGCAATCAGCAAATCTATGAAGAACAACCTTATGTTGAATTCCCCTCACAAGTTGTTGTTTACTCTGCCGACGACTTCTCGTCAAGTTTCGATGGCTCTCAATCAACTTTCGATTTAACTCGCAGTGGTTTAGCAATTCCTCCGGATCAGCTGCTTGCAGAGTCAATGTTAGTGACACTCGGTGCTTCCGTTCAAAAACCTTACCAAGACTACATACTTATTGGGAACAGAATTCAATTCACAACTCCCCCCGTAGCCGGTTTGTCGAGCAACGTTCGAATCATAACTAGCGTTGACTCAAGCCGAACTCTAACGGTCGCTACATTAGCTTTCGTTGAAACCTTCGATGGGGCAAGAACTACTTTCACTGCTAATATTCCGTCTGATCCGGCTTCTCTGATCCCTTTGGAGATCACTGCTAACAACACTTTCGTTTTCTTGGGTGGCGTTGAGCAAATTCCTCTCTCAAATGTGAACCCTTCTCTACCGTTCTCGTACTCGGTAGAAAGAACTTCTCCAACGACAGTTCAATTCTCTTTCACAGGTGTACCTCCTACGGGCACTACTCTCGACGTGAGAGCTATTTGTTCTGGCTCCTACTGGTCTCTACGTTCAACTTTCCCTGTGGAAGTTTATTCCCTCGATGACATCAGCAGTGAATTTAATGGGGCTCAGACCTCTTTCACTCTGAAGTATGGGGGGAAAGTTGTAAACGCAGCGACTGTAACTGCTGATAACCTTCTGCTAAGCTTAGGGGGCGCCGTTCAGATTCCGGGAGTTTCTTACACAGTTGAAAACTCAGTTCTAACCTTCTTGGATTCCACGGATGCCCCTCAGCCCGATACTCTTGTGAACTTGAGGGTAATTACAAACGCCGAATTCATTTTCTGCCCAAACCAGGGTAAGTATGGAAGCAGCTTTTTGCGTTGGGGTCCTGGCATAGTCCTGACGTTGGCTAACGAAGCAGGCCTGCTGTGATTAAAGGGTAAAGTTCACTATATACGTTAGTTCTGAAAACAGTGTCATTAACTAGAGCTCAACTACTAATGGGAGACAGCGGCCAAGGCCCTGTTTTACCCGGACAAGTCCAAGGGGTTAAAGCAGGAGCCGGTGTCAATATTGCCTTAGACGGCACCATCACCTTCAACTCCTCTTCGGCGACCGGAGTTGTAAGGACAAATAACCCTGCTGCATATAACTCCTACGTTTGGCCTGCTGCACCTATAAATGGTGGTCAGCTCTTCGTTAATTCCACCGGAATTCTATCTTGGGGCAGGGTTCCCGGCTTCGGCTTGATGGAGGAAGGCATAGGCGCAGTTCACTTGAAGGCTGCCCTACCCGTTTCTGCGACTCCACCTACAATCGGGGCAGGGCTAGAGGATGCACCGGAAGGGGGTCTTTATTGGAATAGCGAGAGCAATCTCTTATTCATAAATTACGGGGGAATTTGGACTCAGGCGAGTTACGGCCCTGCGGATTTAAATAAGGACCTTTTAACAGGAACGTACACTCTATACGTGAATCCCCAGATTGGAAGTGATATTTATGTGACCGGGATTTATGACCCTCTTGCAAATCCAGTAGTCACCAACCAAATGGCTACAGCGGGCTATACTGCTCAAAAACCTTTCAAAACCATTCAAAGGGCCGCACTAGAAGTAGCCAGGATTCAAAGTGGCTTAGGTCAGGATGCTCAGTCATTCGACCGTTTTGTGATTAAGTGTGCCGCAGGAGGGTTCGCAGTAGATAACGCTCTCGGTAGTTCGTCTGTTTCGGCCTGGGCGAACGACACCGTTCCTTCTGATGCCCAATTAAGGGCCATGAATAGCACTGGTTACCCTGGTATCATTCTGCCCAGAGGTGTATCGGTAATTGGAGAGGATCTAAGGAAGACCATTATTAGGCCCTTGTATGTTCCCCCAAAAACGGGTAATATCGACACAGACCGTGGTTCCATCCTAAGGATCACTGGTGGAGGGTTCTTCTTCAACTTCACTTTCAAGGACAAAGAAGGTTTGTCATCTAGTCACCACCTTCTTGATTGTTTTTCGTTCGTCTCTGAAGCAGACTTGGACGATTACTATGCAAAAGTTCAAACAATTTTTTCTCAGTCTTACCCGGACGTTCCTGTTAACCCTGGCGAAACAGAGATTGTTGCCCCTCAACCACCAGGCACCCCTGAACAAGATACAGACGGAATCTTAGGAGCTTCCCCGTACATCTTCAACTGTTCTGTGCGTTCGGTTTACGGCCTTTGCGGAATAAACGCAGATGGTGACGATGTAACTGGATTCAAATCCATGGTGACAGCCCAGTTTACTGGGGTTAGCTTGCAGAAAGACTTAAGCTGTTGGCAGAAATATAATTCGGGTCCGAAAACTTGGACCAATACCATCGCCAATTATGATACATACATTGCGTTGGATCCGAATAATGTTAGGATGGATCCTACGAAAAGAAACTTTCACATTAGGTCCATCAATGGAGCGTTCATACAGGAAGTTTCTGTATTTGCCATCGGACAAGGAATTCACCACTGGGTGAAATCTGGTGGTGAAGTTTCTATCACAAACTCTAACAGTTCTTTCGGAGGCTGTGCTGCTTTAGCTGAGGGTTACAAAACAGAAGCATTTCCACAAGACTCGAACTGGAACGTTGCCACGATAAACTTGGCAACAAACATGACGGATCAAACTGCCGTCGTAAATAATATTTCTTTAGGTGTTGTAGATGCCGGAGTAGCAGATAATGCTATCACTATCACTCTGACCCAACCGCTAATAGACTCAGAGGTGTACCCCGGTGTTCCCCAAGTTCTTGCGTCAAAAAATTACACTTTCACTGATGGAAGCTACCTGTGGATTGAAAACCCGAACGGACCGGATTGGAGGGCGCCTTTATCCTCAGCAGCTTGGAGTTCCTCCAGCCCAACGGACATTGAAATTACTGTCCAAATGGAAAACCAAGATGGTGATTTCCCGGGAGTTGGAGGCAACCCTAGTTTAGAAGGTAGTAAGGTTTACATCCGCCGCCTTGTAGACAACCGCTCTTTGACTCAAAGACGATATAGCATTAATGTCACCAACACCGATAGCAACACTCGCACTCCTTTAAGGGACTATGTAATTCAAACTACCCTGGGCACTGGTGGTGGAGTCGTAGACTTGCTTCCTGAGTCGGACATGGTAATTGTAAACAAGTCGGGTCCCATCCCAATTGGAACAGACCCGGTTGTTAGGAAGGCTCAAATTATTCTGGAAAGAGCTAATCCTTCTAATGTTTGGACCGCAGGAAATTACTACAGATCAGGTGAAACGGTTAAGTATCAAAATAAACACTTCACCTGCGTAGTTAAGAACTCAGATGTTGTTTTTGACCTCGAAAAGTGGAGCCAATCGTATGTCCATATGCAATCGGACTACAACGCTTACGACTTTTTCGTCAATGTTGCTCCTGTAATTTATTTCGACAATGATACGGATGGTGACCAACCAACGACAAATTGCGGCTATGACTTGACTACATGTTGGTTCACTGACCCGAAGATTATTTCTCAGTACACAACAGCAACGGACTATAGAGGTGTTTATCAATTCCTGATTGGTATCGGTTTCACTGGCCCTGAAGCTACAGACCTTCTGCTACCCGTAGCAACTGCTGATAGGGAATTAAATCCTGCTTCTAATGTAGACATGAAGGGATATATCCCCGATGGAGCAGCAGACTTACTGTCAAACTGGCCCATTGAGTTCAGGCGCCCATCTGTTATACGAATGTTCGGTCATGCTTGGGAATGGGCGGGCTTCCTCAACTATACGAAAGCACTTCCCCGTTACCAAGGCGACTTGTCCCCGCAGAACCAGTTTACTTATTACTTCACCAACGAACTTGGTGGTAGAGTTTACGCTACTGGCTTCAACCAAGAGGGGTACTTTGTAACTGCCGCTGGTTTGACTGATTTGAGTACCAATGCGACACTAGGTGTGCAGGATCTTGGTAACCCATTCGCCGGGATTGATATTCCTACCTATTTCCCAGAACTTTCCGTAGGAAATTTGACAGTAAATTCTGAGATATCTGGATCTCCGCTATTCTCACCAGGGTGGTATACGAACTTCCGTGTTGCTAGCCAGACTCAAACTGGAATAACCCGTTATGCTACCAATGCTGAGACAGCCGCAGGTACTGCCACTGACTTAGCCATTTCTCCGGCAACATTGGCATCAGCTTCGCTATTAGAACCGGGCTTAGTCGTACAAGCAGCATTCTCGTCCGCCCCGACTGGGAGGTTCCTGTATTGCAATGGGGCTCCAGCATCCAGAACAACTTATTCGGCCCTTTTCGCCAAAATCGGAACAACTTATGGCATTGGGGATGGGTCAACAACCTTTAATTTGCCTGACGGGAGGGGTTTGACTATTCGTGGTTGGGATGACGGCAGGGGGTTCGACCCTGGGAGGGTGTTCGGTTCCTATCAGGCAGACGGCATTCAGGCCCATACCCATTCTATATACAATAGTGATACTTCAACATTCCCTTATACTCCAGGGTACATATCCGCACTTTTAGGTACTCAAACGGGTTCTTTTGGAGAGGTAATCTCTTCATCATTCGGTGGAACTGAAACCAGAGTTAAGAGTATTGCATGGAAGTTTTTCATCTCCTATTAAACAAATGCTCGTATACAACTACCACCCAACCCACGGGTATTATATCGATTCAGAAGACGCACCCCCATCCCCTGAGGAACCGGGTATTTGGCTTATACCACCGAATTCCACGACTGAGGAACCCCCTGAAACTAAAGACAATGAGGTAGCTTTTTGGTTGGGAAATGGATGGGTAATCAAGGAGGTGCCACCACAAAAAATTGAAAAAATTTGCCCCCTCCTACGACAACCTTGCATAAAAGAACTTTGCGAATGGTTTGTGCCGACTTATGACGAGCCAACTGTTAAATCGACTGCTAAATCAAGTGAAAGTACTGGGAAGTGTTCCGTTCTACTTTTATTGCCAACTTAAGCCCCTCTTTCTAATTATACTTAAGGCGTTATCGAAGGCCATTAAACTGGGGCGGGTATAACTCACTATAAGGACTGAAAACGAACTCTAAGTCACCATGCCCCAAACAATCCAAATCCTAAGGAGTCTAGAGGCAAAGAAGCGCCCTAACCCCGCAACTCTTTTACCGGGGCAACTGGCTGCTAACATTGATCCAACAGAACCTGGCTTATACTTCTCTGACACAAGCGGCAACCTCAGGAAAGTTGGCCCTTGTCACATTGGCAGTGAACCACCCAACTCCGACGTAGTACCACCTGCATTCGCAGGAAATTGCATTGGAGAGATGTGGTATGATACTGTTGGGGAGGTCCTGAAAATTTGGGATGGAACTATTTGGGTATCTACCCAAAGTGGGGGTGGTGGTGGAACCGGCGATTTAGGAGACCTTGCTCTTACCAATACTGCTAGCAACCCGTTCCTTATTTTCACAGATTCCAGCGGAAATCCTCAAAAATTTAATCTTAACGCATCTCTTACTCAAAAGGGACAAGTACAACTTTCCTCCTCTTTGACAGATGTTTCCGAGACGTTAGCAGCCACACCGAGGGCAATCAGTCTCTTAAATACCAACATTGGAACCGTAAGTTCAGGTTTAACTACTGCGAACGCAAACATTGCCACCCTACAACAGCAACTTTTAAAGTTCAGAGATGGCAATAGGATATATGTTTCTAAAAGCATCTATGCCAGTGATAGCAACAACGGGACTTCTCCTGGCGAACCTTTATTAACACTTGGCGCAGCGGCAGCGGCTGCCCAACCGGGCGATCTAGTTGAAGTTGGTCCTGGCCTTTATACCGAGCCAAGCCTTCCCATTCGTTGGAAGCGTGATGTTGGCATTTTGGGTAAGGGTCTTCGTAACGCACGGGTACAACCTGCAGCCGGTCAAGAATACAATGACATTTTTAAAGTAGATAGTGGATTCTGGTGCTGGGGACTAGAATTCGCTGGCCACCAAGCTGATAGTTCTACCGGACAGCAAGCCTGGGCTATTAGTTTTAATGAGACTGCCGATAATACTTCTTTAGGGGCTGTTGGCCTTGGGGCGTATATTTTCAAATCACCATACATCCAGAACTGTACCTCCCTAACAGCAGAGGACGATAACGGCAATGCCGGATCCCAGTCAACGGGTGATACTGGGGGTGGAATCATTGTTGATGGTGCATCTTGTGCTAAAAATAGCCCCATCCGATCAATGGTAGTGGATAGCTTTACACAGGTTAACCTTGGTGGTCCAGGGTGCCTTGTGAAGAATGATGGTTATGCTCAGTTGGTTTCCTTCTTCGGAACTTTTTGTAACTACCATGTCCGCACTGAGAGTGGGGGTCAAGTAAACCTCTCGGGTGGTGGTACCAGTGACTTTGGTACATACGGATTAATGGCCGACGGTTACTCTCCATCCCCTTTATATACTGCGAAAGCACGTGTTTCTGCATTCGGAGCCACAAGAATTGAAAAGGGAGTTACATTTGACATTCCCTCTAACCTGATAACTTGCACTGACTTGTTGGGCCATGGTCTCTCAATTGACGACCAAGTAATTTTCAATTGTTCACAGGGTACGTTCCCGGACAACATAGTAACAGGGACGGAATACTATGTGATTTCCAGCGGATTTACAACAGTAGATTTCAAAGTTTCCCTAACTCAGGGGGGATCCCCTGTTGACATTTCCGGAACTGCCACAGGGGCTTACACAGTTATTCGCCAGGGTAATACCGAAGTAGATGTTATAGACTTGGGTGCCAATAGATTAGGCAGGCAACTCAAATACCCGACTGCAGGGAGCGCAGGAAGTCCCGGAAATGCCGTTACGATCACGGCAAGAGGTGGTTCGACCGCAGGATCTAGCTTCACCGTAACCTTAGACACCAGCACTATCAGGCACGAGTACATTGGTGGCGGAACCGTCACCATCGGGGCTAACTCTTACCCCGTCTCAAGTTGCACCTATGACAACCTAACCGGCTCCACGGTTTTAGCGGCCACAGGTTATGCTCCCACCTTGGGCGCACAAGTGACGATGCAGGATCTGTTCTTCACTTGTAGTTCCTCCAGCCGCCCTAGCTCTGGTATTTTACTATTCCCCCAACTTCCTTTCCCAAGTGGCGGTGCTACACCATTCACCTACACTAAGACAGGCGCCAATACATTCACTTATTTAACCACTGCAACTCCTTCTGGTCCAGAACACGAATATGTTTCAGGAGGTACTGCCGTCATTGGATCGACTAACTACGGTGTTGCAGATTGCTCCTACGTTAAAAATACTGGCCTCGTAACGATCACAACGGTTACCCCATTGCCTGGGGCTTCATCCGGAACCGTAACCGTTGAAGGTCTAAATTTCATTTGCCCAACTTCGGGTTATATTGTTACTGGTAGTGTTCCAATTGACATTAACGGAAACCCTGTGGCATTTGGCGCACCCACTCAAGCTGGTTACCGAATTAACTTCTATTCAGGTGTTAATGGGGGTCTGAAAAATACGATTGATGCCGACCAAGTCATTGACTTCCGTAATAGAAGCCAGGTTAGTGCCCCTAGCCACACTTTTGAATATGTAGGGTCCGGTACAAATTACGATGCTTTGCCCTATAATGGAGGGGTTCCCGTACCTGCTAACAAGATAGTTGAAACCAACAATGGTAGAGTTTTTAGTAGCAATACCGATGAATTGGGGAACTTTGCTGTTGGGACTCAATTTTATGTCGATGGGACCAACGGGTCAGTAACTATTAATACTGATCAGTTTAACCTGAGTGGCCTCAACTTTATCGGTCCATTCAGCCGAAACGGAGGTATAAGCACCGTTGGTGAGCAGCTTCGTGAGATTAGCAACAACACTAGTTTAATCGCGAGTACTGGAGTTGCAGATGGAAATACTGCACCAACTCAGTTTGCTGTTAAAGAGTACACAGGTAGCCGTTACGTTACGAATGTAGCTACCGAACTTGGTGGGCCTTTAAGTGTTACCGGAAATGCCGGTGCCAGCGGTGAGGGTATTTGGAGTTATGTGAAGACTTTATCTATTGCAGCAGCAACGACTTCCGCTCGTGGAACCATGAGTGCAGCCGATAAGTTGAAACTTAACAGCATTGCCGATGGGGCAACTGCAAACCAGACTGATGCGTTTTTGCTGAGTCGTACCAATCATACTGGGACGCAGACGGCGTCAACTATTACCGGGCTAGCTGCAGTGGCCATCAGCGGCAGCGCCACTGACTTGGGCACCGGCACGCTCCCGGCTGCCAGGCTTCCAGACACAACAGTAACCGTCGGCAGCTACGGCACAGCCTCTGCAGTGCCTCAGTTCACGGTTGACGCAGCGGGGCGGCTTACGGCAGCGGCATCCATCGACATTGCCATCGCCTCCACTGCGGTATCTGGCCTTGGCAGCCTAGCCACGCAGTCAGGCACATTTTCTGGCACTAGCAGCGGTACAAATACAGGCGATAATGCTGTAAATACCCTTTACTCTGGCCTGGTTTCTAATGCTAATCATAGCGGAGACGCTAGTGGCTCCACTGTTTTAACCCTTGCAACCGTCAACTCAAACGTCGGATCGTTTGGCTCTGCAACTGTTACCCCAATTTTCACCGTTAACGGTAAGGGGCTGATCACTGCTGCTAGCACTTCCACTATTACACCTGCCGTCGGCAGTATCACCGGCCTAGGAACCGGAATTGCACAAGCCCTAGCCGTCAACACTGGCGCTGAAGGAGCCCCGGTGATCCTAGGCGGAGCGGGAGGAATTCCTTCAAGCCTCACGCTCACCAACGCCACCGGGTTGCCGTTTGGAACAGGCATAAGTGATAAACCTACAACCCTATCAGGCTACGGTATAACAGACGGCTTCACCGAAGCCAACGTCCGATCAACGACTCTCACAGGGTATACCAGTGGCGCCGGGACGATCACGGCTGCAGACACTGTGCTCACAGCAATCCAAAAGCTTAACGGTAATGCAGCGACGTTCGGTACTGGTAGCGTTACTAGCGTCGGTCTTAGCCTCCCAAATTTGTTCAACGTTACTACTACGACGGTCACCACCAGCGGCACCCTGACGGCCAGTCTGAACACGCAGGACGCCAATCTTGTCTGGGCTGGTCCGACCAGCGGTAGTGCAGCGGCCCCGACCTTCCGAACCCTGGTGGCGGCCGATTTGCCTTCGACCCCGCAATTCACGAACTTAGGTTTGGGAACCGCCGCTGTGAGCGGCTGGGAGTTGACCGTCGTAGGCGGAATGGTACAGAGGCGAGAATTGATAAGCCCAGTCAGTGGCGTTTATACGATCGATGTCACATCGGGCAATGAATTTTATCTTGACAACCCTATCAACGGGGCCACCACAATTAACCTGAGCAACCTAAGCAACATTCCAAATAGTTATCGCTGGACGGGTGTGTTAGAATTTACCTACACTAGCGGCGCGATCTCGTGGTTTACCGGCAATTCTGGGTGGACCGTGAGTTGGAAAACGCCTACAAAAACAGCAAAAGTTCCAACCTCTGGAAACGTTGAAGAATTCGTAATCCGTGTGATTGGTTCCTCATTTCGGATTGTTGTGGCACCAACTACGGAGACTAACTGATCATGCTAGGGCGTAACGCATTACTAATGGCAAACGGTGGGACGGGTACGCCAGGCTTTGGGGTCAGGTTTAGCAACCCAGCAACTTTGCCGCCCGGAACAGGTTACGGAGTTGCTTTTAGTCCTGATGGGTCCGCTATTGCGGTTGCTTCTAGTGCTACCGCATACCCTTGGTCGTCATCAGGATTCGGCACTAAATATGCCAACCCTGCAACGCTTCCCGCAAGTTTTGCGTATTGCGTTGCCTTTAGTCCTTCCGGTGGATCCATCGCTTTTGGCCATTTTTCAAACCCTTTTATCACTGCATACCCCTGGTCATCATCAGGATTTGGCACTAAATATGCGAACCCTGCGACGCTGCCAGGAGGCTATGTCCTGGGCGTAGCATTTAGCCCTTCTGGTGATTCTATTGCAGTAGCCGGAAACGGCTCTCCATGGCTTATTGTTTATGCCTGGTCATCATCAGGATTTGGCACTAAATATGCTAATCCTGCAACATTGCCTACAGGGGTTGGCAATGCGGCTGCCTTTAGCCCTGACGGTGCTGCAATTGCGGTCTCCCACGTATCGTCTCCCCGTATTACCGCATACCCCTGGTCATCATCAGGATTTGGCACTAAATATGCGAACCCTGCGACGCTGCCCACAGGCGACGGCAAAGGTGTTGCTTTTAGTCCTGATGGTAGTGCCTTGGCGACTATCCATTTTTCAAGCCCTTTTATCACCGCATACCCTTGGTCATCATCAGGGTTTGGGGTTAAATATAATAATCCGGCAACATTGCCGGTTATGTCAATAGCCACCACGCCCGCCATGGGGGTTGCGTTCAGTCCGGACGGGAGAGCCCTTGCGGTTGCGCACAATAACTCCCCACATATCACCGCATACCCTTGGTCGTCATCAGGCTTTGGTGCTAAATACAACGACCCGATCACTTTGCCGCCGAATGATGGCCTTGGCGTTGCCTTTAGTCCTGATAATAGCGCTTTGGCGGTTGCTCACGCAGACAGCCCGTTCCTCTCTGTTTACACTTTCACCACATGAACAGCAAGCTCCCCATCCTCGCCCCCGCCCTTGAAGGCCGCGATGCCGAACTTCTCGGCTACCAGGTCAATATCGATAACTATGTCTTAGCGATTGCTAAGATTGAACAAGACTACGCTGACAATGACGATCTCATTGCATTCCGTGACGACCTCCAAACCCGACTAGACGAGGAGCGCCGCCAGCAACTGCGCTGCCAGGTCATCCGCGATGTAATCGCCGAGCAGGTCGCTCAACTCACCATTGAAGCCGAATGAACCTAATCAACCTCCTCACCAACGCCTACCCCGTCAGCCTCTACGAGGTGCGCCAGGCCAACCCCAACGTTTCCTTTCCCGTCAACCCCACCGACGAGGATCTAGCACCGTTCGGCTATGCCAATGTCTATCCTACCTTACAACCCACTGAGTACGATCCACGCACACAGCGCATCGAAGAGGCAACTCCAGAGCCCGATCCCGAGGGTATCTATCAGCAGCAGTGGACAATCCGCGAAGCTACCGAACAAGAAATTGCGGCCTATGATGAAGCTAACCGCCCTGCCCCTAATTACTCAGGATTCTATAACGACCTGATCGCCAATCCGATCTACACAGCAATCAGCATGAGGGCAGCATTATTTCAACCCCTACTTGCTGCATCGACAGAATTTATTGCGGCATTTGCCGATGCCAAGGCTGGCAACCCGAATCCTGACGCCATCCGTATGACAGTCTGGAGGTTGTTTTATTGGTTAAAACCATCTGTCGATGAAGTGGCGGCAATTCAGACAATGCTTGAAGACAATAACCTAGCCGATTTATATTCATTGGAAATACCAGTCCCGGTCTTAGAGGCATTCAATTCACTACCTAATCCATTCCTTTTCTATCAAGGTGTGTTGGGTAGTAACTTATATCAGAGGAAGTTGGTTCAGCTTATTCTTTCCGGTGCAAGTTCAGTTCCCGGCGATGCGACAACGATAATGGGGTTTGCCATTAAGGACGCCCAGGCTGGATTAGTTCCTCCGCCAGTTGTTGGCGCCCCCCCAAATAGTCTCCAATCCGCAATCTGGCTATTTATGGCTGCTGTGGGGTCATTGATTGATGAGGATGATGTGGCTGAACTTCAGACTTTACTGGATGCTGCTAATCTATCGGGGATGTATTCGCTGTTGCCACCAACATGATTATGTAGGGAAGGTGTTAAACTCTCGGCAAAGCTTCTCCTTTCACCCACCGTACCCTTAGTCAAAGATATTTAAAAGTCTAGAGCTAGATCTTCTGGACCCTGCTTTGAGAAAGAACCAAAAAGTTCAGAAGGTGTTTCATAACCTTCGCTCCCTTTTGACCTATTAGCTGAAGCACAGACGAGGGAAAATCTGGCTTTAGCCTCGTGATACAACTTCCAATCTTTCCACAGAATCTCATCTTTGAATTTCTTGGCAGTAGGTGGCCCAGTTAGAGAAACATCCGTATAGGTTAAAGAATTTAACTTTATAAAAGAATCGGCAATTTCCGCGAAAGAAAGCCCTACATGGTCAACGTCGGTTCTCATGCCTCTTCGAATGCTCTTTCCTGTCAAGTAACAAGTTATTGGAAGGTTCAAAGACTCTCTAAAGTCCTTCAACTGAGATGAAACTCCATTCCTCATGGCAGCTTTCACGGCATTGTAATGCTTTTCTTCTAAACTCGCGCTTGTTGCTATCTTCTTAGCGGGGTACAAAAAGTCTATCAACTTAGCCTTTGGGACGGGTTGCTTCGAGCCCCCTCGCTCAAGGCTTATCATTTTAACTTTTCTACCCCCTGCAATTTCTACATTCCTCAAGTAAACATTAACGTCTAGGTCGTTCGACAGTTTCGCCCACGTTGGAGAAAGACGGCAAGATCTCAGAACGAAGTCTCTGGGCTCACCGACCAACCTTGAATTTGCTCGATGGTTTTCAATTATTCTACTTAGTTTTTCCGTGTAGTCCTTCTTAGTTAGCCCAAGGGTGTCTTTTCCTATCGTGTTGCTCATTTCAGTGGGTTGAATCTAATAAACTTTACCCGACTACAAGGAAGCTAGGATAAGGTCAACGGTAATTGACTCAATGTGCTAGAAAAAACTTCGGTTATTCGTCAACGGGGTGACCTGAAATACCTCCTTGGAACTGAAGTTGAGTGCTCGGGGAGGGTAAAAGAGCTTCGCCCCCACGAAAAGAGAAAAGATCTAGACTCAATTTGTTTAGTGAATGTCATTGTAACACCTTTACCATTCGGTGAATCCATATACGTAGACCACTTATGGATTTTGAGGCGCCAATTCAAAAAAGTCGGCAAAGTGCCTGAACAAAATGAAAGAGTGTATTTCACTGGCAAAGTTTACTCCTACAAAAGACTAGGAGGGAAATCAATCGACCGTGGATTATACGGAATAGAAGATTACGGAGTTCTTCCTTTAATGTTGGGGAAAGTTCATGAAAATTGAGATCAAGAGTCAAATTTTCGAGGGAAGAGAATACCTTGAGTTTCTCTTGCACGATGGGCCAAATGAAAGAGAGAAGATAAGGGGTTACGCCACTGACCTTATCGTAGCGTTCACGAAAATCATTGAGTGGCACGAAAGGATAGAGTCGGAGTACGGTAGTGGTGAGGGTATACCCTCTATGCCCGAGGGCTATAGTAAGATCGAAGCGGAACCACCGCCTTTGTAATCTTCATTAAACAGTGAAACCAACAGAGTTAGAGTTTAAAGAACTCAAGCAAAAGTCCTCAGAGTGGGCTGAACAACGACTGTCTGACCCTAAAACAGTAGTTATTGACTGTGAAACTACTGGGATCTTAAGAAACGATCCAAATACCGAAATCGTTCAACTTACAGTTACGAACGTTGCAGCCAGGCCTCTATTTTCAATGTTGATTAAGCCCGCTCAGCCAATGAGAGACGAGCTGGTAAATATCCATGGCATTTCCAACGAGATGGTGATGGATAGTCCCATTTTCCCTCAGGTAGCGAAGCTAATCTCGTTCATTCTCGAAGGTAAGCACGTTGTCGCATATAACGCTGACTTCGACGTTGCCCTCTTGGTTCATCTATATAAAAAGTACGACATACCCGCTCCGAAGTTCTCCGGGGCCAGTTGCTGCATGGACAGGTATTCCGAGTGGAAGGGTGAATGGAACGAAGGTAAGGAAGGAATCCGTTGGCAAAAACTTCCAAACTTGTCAGGTATGCCTGCTCACGACGCACTGTCTGACTGCGTTTCCACTATTCGCGTAATGGAATTAATGGCCAGGGGAATTGACTTGGCTACCCTTGATTCTGAAGAAATTTCTCTAAACTTTTGATAACCATGTTCGGTAAAATTACGATCACCTACGAGCCCCCCAACAATGACCCAGATGAGAGTAGGGTCTCTATGCAATTTTCTTCAGAGGCAGACCTGAACGAAATTGTAAGGAACTTCGAGCGTTTCCTTCGAGTAATGGAGTACCCTCTAGATCAAGGTGATTCTCTCGAGGTTGTTTACGCAAAAGACTGCCCTGACACACCTGCGCACTTCACGGCTTTCCCTAGTCTCGGAAAAAACTGTTACCTCACTTTGACCGATGGTAGTCTGTATAACCTAACATCAAGAGATTCGGAGAGCTGAGGTGGAAAACAATAATCCCTGGTTCATTGAAGGATCAAGTAAATCTCGTCTAGTTACCGTTACACCTCACGCAGAAGAGCATATTGCTTATATCGCCAGAGTAACAAGCAAGAACCAAAGCAACCCTAAAATCTCAGGTTTGCTAAAGTACTGTGCAAAAGACGGACATTGGAGCGTTTTCGAGCAAGCTACCATGTCAGTAGAAGTTGTCACACCTTTGGCAATCTCAATTCAGGCACTGAGGCACCGGTCCTTTTGCTTTCAGCAATTTTCAGGAAGGTATGAAGATCAGGGTTTCATGAGAAACTATACAGAAGATCTTTCCACCTACCAAGATCTGTTCTACATGCCCGAAGAAGCAAGGCTCCAAGACACCAAGAACCGTCAGAATAGCTTCGTGGCAGATGACGCAAGTCTCACAGACTTTATGTGGTCTGAATTCGAGTTCGCCTACAAAGCTTCTATCACTGCCTACAATAATCTCCTTGGGCGCGGTATCGCTAAGGAACTAGCACGTTTTGTTCTTCCCGAGGGTGTGTATACTCGTCTCTACATTACCGGAAATGTGAGATCGTTCATTCACTACATTAACGTGAGAGACGATCATGGGGTGGCTCAGTGGGAACACGTAGAACTTGCAAGGGCTGTGCGTTCCGTGTTTGCAACCCAATTCCCCACTATTTACAGCTCTTTGTTCGACCCGCAAACGGGTAGTCTTTTATACAAAGACAAAGAGCACGAAGAGCAGATTGCCCAACTTCAAGGAGAAATTTCGGTCCTCCAAGACGAGATCACAGGCTTGAAAACTACTATTACCCTTCTTCAAAATCGACTGTCTAACTGATGAACAACCAAATTGCAAAAGGATTCTGGAAAATCGTTGAGGATTCTCCCCCTGTAGATAAAGAGTATTTGGTTGCGTTCCCTGATAGAGCAGGGAGCTACAATCTCATAGACTGCGACATTTGGCAGTTTAAATCTGGAGAATGGCGTAGCTTGTCAGACTCTAGGTTTCTAGAGGAAGAAGTTGGCCTACCGGCTTACTACATTGACATTCCTATGCCGAAAGCTGAGTAGTTTACGAAAGACGGTAACTCCAATAATAAAAGGGTTACCGTTACAACCCTCATGAGTGAAAGTCAACCCGCCCGCCCCAAACTCGAGTCTTACTTCAAACTTGACAGTGATCCTGCTCCTTTGGTGGTAGTTGACTTTCACGTATACTTACACGATGTGAAAAAGTGGTTCGAAGAAAAAGTTGAGGGGTCCGTCAGTAAAGAAGTAGAAGACAAATTGATAAAAGGATGTTGGGCCTTGAAGATAAATCGAGGGCCGGATATGCTGCCTAGGCACGATTACCGTATTGTTGTTGTTGCAGATAGCAGATTTTCGGATACAGGTAATTACTGGCGCGACACTTTCATGAAACGATCTGCAGACGTGCAGTCGGCTTGGTTAGCTTTTGCGGAAAAAGAGGGGAAAGATCTATCGGAAATCCCAACCCATTACAAGGGCACTCGTGGAGAGAAAACCGAGACGTTTTGGCGCATATTCAACATAGGTTGGGACTACGTCAACAAATACTATCCGGTTTTTTCTCAAGAAGGGTTTGAAGCGGACGATGTAGCAGGGGCTATATATCGCCTGTCTCGCAATAGCCCCCCAGGTTCTGTGGTACGAGAGAGGCAGATTTTGCTTTCAACTTTAGACCGAGATTGGTCTCAATTGGTTGATGAAGACATGAATGTTTATTTCGCAAACACCCGTGTTCCCTTCCCTAACGAAAAGATTCAGGAAAGATTAGTAGGCAATATAGGGGTTATTGAACATACGAAACATAGGATGGGTTACGACCTTGACCACCCGAAGAATTTGGCCGACTGGAAAGTTAAACATGGTGATTCATCTGACAATTTGCCACCAGGCTCTCCAAAATGTCTTTTCGACCTATGCGAACCCCATACAGAATACACTATAGAAAGAACTGCTTCCTGGTACCCTCAGCTTGAGGAGTGTTTGAATGACCCCTCTGCCAATATAAAAACTTTTCACTTTGATCAGGCTTACAAAGAATTCGCTAAAATTAGTATTGACATACCGGTGAGGTTGTAAAGCGGGTAAAACTAGGTAGAATGAATATGTACGGATGCAATCCGACTCTGCCTACTTTGCTCAATGTAATCCGATGGCTCACCTTCTTATTGAAGTGTGTGGCGGAAATGCTGCGGCTATTCCTCAGCATTACCTTGATAATTTCCACCATGACTTTGCTGACGGGGATATCTCTCTGGTTCCAGCACTCTCTAAGCTTGATGACGAGGTAGACTTGAGCCCAGAAGAGCTTGATGAGACCCTGGAAGCATTGCAAAAAGTCAACCCGAACCACTGGCCCGCCGTTGACGTTATAGAAAACATAGACCCACACAGGCTTCTAAATTTATCTGGGGAATTTGAAAATCTCTCTGAAAACTTTGTTGAAGACAACCTCGGCACTGCGGAAAAAGTTGAAAGAGTTTTGAAGGGAGTGATTGAAAGTGTTTTCGGAGGTACTGTAAACAGTATTCGAGATCCCAAGGGCGAATATCCGTCAAGTTCAAACGACTTTTTACAGGAGGATGACGGTACCTTTTCAGGAACCTTTCAACATGAAGGCCATCACTTTCGCTTTGAGATAGCTCCCACCGAGCAAGGGTGGATCTGCACTTATCGCATGGAAGAATCCTCTCTCGACAAGATTCCTCAGATTGTGAAAGATGCGAAGAGGGACAATAAAGAATCTACGAAAGTTAAAAGTGTTCGCAGTCAGGGGTGGAAGTAATGGCTTTTTCAGGTTCAATACCTCTTGTTTCCCTGGGGTCTGGCTCTTTAAGTGGCATAGCCGGGGGGCTAATCAACAACCTAACTTCCTCGGCAATCAGTGTAGCTTTAAGCCCCAGGTTATCTGACCAGTGGGCGAATTCCTTAGGGCTAAACCCTCAGGCTCTAACAAACTTTGTAGGAACCATTGCGACTCCGGGGCTAATCTCAGCAGGTGGTCAGGCCATCTCTCAGGCGCTGACCTCTTCGATTGTAAACTCGAAAGCTCTTGGGCCTGCAGGACCCTTGGTCCAAAACTTTGTGACCGGAGCGGCTAACAATTTAACCCAGGGTTTGCTCGGAAACATTTTTCCGCCAACAACGAGTAGCCCTACGAAATTCTTCCCTGGCGCGGGGAATGAGCCTGAAGCTGATTACCAGGGGTTCACTTATAACCTCGGAACCAACGGCCCTGACGTTGTTTTCTCTCTTAAACCCGCTACGACTGGTGCTCAAGCCGAAGTGAAAGACCAAGTCTCTGGAAACGGTCCCGGCGGTGTTTCAACGTCTATACCAGCTGGTCAGAGTGTTCCGTCATCTAGTGGCGCTCCTGCCTCTTCTATCGGGGACTATTCAAAAGCCTTTCAAAACACTTCCAACACATTCCTGACTGACTTAAATCTTCAAGCTATCTCGGCAGGGTCAAGTAGCGGTATTCCGTTCGGTAGTCCGGACGCATTTAAGACTTTGTCTGCAGTCCCCTTGAACTTAACTTTTTCTGCAGTGGGACAACCTTTCTCTTTAGACACATCTCAAAGTTCAGTTTGGAATTTTATCTGTGCCCCAGAAGAAATTTCGTGGTCCACTGCTGCTCAGGTTGATCGGGTTCCAATTTTCGGTACCAACTACCCACCTGTAGTGTCTGGTAGCAGGGGAATGAGAGAGCTGAGCATGTCAAATGCCCTGGTTGAGGGGTTCACAAGAGGCAAGACCATCGAAGGGAAAATATCCGACTTAGAAAATCTACTGAACTTCTCTCTTGATACGAAAAACGGGTATGTGAAAGTACCCGTGTACTGGATTTACGCGAACAACAAGAGATACGGGGATGTTGACGGCGGTTGTTTCATTATCAAGGAGATGAAAGTTAAAGAGGAAATGAGAGACTTGACTGGTTTGTCGACTCGTGCCAAAGTAGATATATCTTTTTCTCAGGTTCCTCCATACCAAGTCGACGACGGTAGAGACATAGCGAGCAAGACAGTGTCGGGAACGACTTCGAGTCTGGGTGCAGTTGCTAACGTTCAGAGAGAAAGACCCATAAACATAGCCCCAACCACTGGAGCTAGTGGCAGAAGGGGGAGGCAAGGTAGCAGTGTGACGGGTAGTGCTAATCAAGGTGTTTCTCCAACTGTGAAAATACTGGGGGTTCCCACAGGAGCGACTAATGTGAAAATTGATACGAATAAAAAGGGTGAATCTACGGTTAGATACATATTTAATGGGGTTGAACGTTCGAAGTTGTTACCTAGAGGCACACCACTATTTTAACCCCACGGGGTAAAGTCTAATTAACACTAGGCTAGTACCGCACGAGAAACGCGAATGGCGGACAATAAAACTTTTACTCTGATCGGTAAATTTGACGATCAGATTACCAAAAAGTTAAAAAACCTGAACAAGGAGCTTGAAAAGCTAGGCAAGCCCCTTAAGAATAACAACGCCGCCGCTTCCCTTCGAGATGGGTTTAAGGCTGCTAACACAGAGCTGAAGAATTTAAGCAAGACTTTTGAAGACCTGAACTCCAGAGTAGGGTTAATTTCAAAACCTATAAATGGAGTCACAAGAAGTTTGAATGACGCAGCGTCGGCTGCAGGTAAAGTTAGAGACACAGTGTCTCAAATTGGAGAGGGGGTGAAGGGGTTAGACGGGATAACTGAGTCTCTAAGTGAAGCTGCTCGAATGGCTGGGAGAACGCAGGAGGAGGTAGCCGGGATCGGAGAAGCTGCTGGAAGAGCTACGCGGCAAGCCGAAGATTTGATGACCACTCTCCTAAAGGCTGACGCCCTAAGCAAGTTCGGGGATGCGATGGCCAGTGGATTTGAGAGAGGGATGAGAACTATGTTAGGAACCGCTCAAAAGGGGGCGGGTCTGATCTCAAAACTTTTCAAAGAGTCAATGGAGGATGAGCTAGCCGACGTGAAAGCTGCCTCCGGTATTGAAGGATCCTTTAGGCTCAAAGGCTATGAGGGGTCTTTCAAAGATTCTCAGAAGATGTATAAAAAGTACGATCAAGTTGTGTCGGAAATGATCCGGCAGTCTTCGGCACCTACAGCTAAAGTTGTTGAACTTCAGAGATATACTTTGGATACGATGGGACCCCTCATGTTGGCTGCAGAGGGGGTGGCCAAGGGTACCAAAATGAAGGACATTGACCCGAAAAAATTAGAGGCTTCTGCTAAAAACTACGGTGCCTTTCTAGAGAAAGCGGCTCTTTTCTCTCAGGGAACAGGTTCTGCGGGTTTCCGTGTAGCTGCTGGAATTGAGGGTCTAGTTACCCGAGGGAAGATCGACACAACTATTGACTTCTTCACAGACAACATCATGTTGATGAAGAACCTTGAGGAAGCAGGTTTCATGGGCCGACAAGGTGGAGGTGGAAGTGGAAAAATGATGAATGCCACTGACGCAGTTAGAATGAAGGCCATGATGGATGCCTTCAATAAATCCATGTCAAGTGAGTCTACCAAAGCAATGGCTCAGAGTTTAACGGGCTCTCTGCAAGGTCTTCAGGACACTCTCTTCAACCCTTCCGTAGGGATTCTTGGGATGGCTGTAACTTTCACCAAGGAAGAACAGAAGAAGGCGAATGATTCAATCATTAAGATACAAAATGCACGTATAGACAGATACCGTTGGGATCTGAAAAACGAGGCAGCGGATTCCCGAAGAGCTAAGCAACTTAGGGCTAATATTGAGCAAGCTCAGCTTACAAGAGACCAGCTGACGAAAGATGGAGCAGATGAGATTAGTACCCCCTTCAAGGCATTCAGCTACGCATTTTCTAACTTAGTGAGAAGTCTAACTGACGCCTTAAACTCCATAGGACCAGTTTGGACGAATTTCGCATTGGCCGCAATAGAAGTCACAAACACGGTGTTTGGGCCGCTATCGGGAACATTGAGTGCTGTGGCTTCTAACATGAGGTCAAAAGACCCTTCAAATAAAATGACTCAAGCTGAAGGATTTGGCAGAATTGTGGGGGAAATTTTCAAGACTGTAGGGCAAATCATGGGTGATCTTGCAAATATGATAAAAGACCCCAATAGCGCATTGGGGAAGGCTCAAAGTGAATTTATGAAGGGTTTCATGTCTGCATTCACAGGACCTGGCTCCTTAGACGCGGCTAAGAAAGGCATAGAAAGTGGAATATCTGCCTTTGTAGGGAAACTCTTTGAGTTTATTTTCAAAGTGATAACTTATGAGCCAATCAGACCCTTAGTTTTAACCTTCATTGGTGCCATATTCGGTCCCCCCCTTATAAGTGCCGTGATATCCTCTGCAACTCCCTTAATAGCGAGTGCCATTTTTAAGGCAGTTTCAGGTTCCTTAGTGGCCTCAACTTCAGGGTCTGTTGCGGGTGCTGGAGCAGGTGCAGCTGGCGCGGCGGCGGCGGCAGGTGCCGGGGGATTACTGGCGTCAGTCTTAGGTGTCACTGCAATAATTGCTTTATTAGTAGCAGCATTTGTTATCTTTGAAGGACCCCTGAGAGCATTAGCAGACTGGTTAACAGACACTGGCATTAAACTAACCGAAAGTAGTAACTGGGCTGCATCTGCCGCAGGGTATTTCTTAAAAGGTCTAGCTAATGTTTTAAGAGGGCTCACAGACTTTTTTACTGGAATTTGGGACATTTTAGTAGGGATGTTCACAGCTGACCAAGAGAAGATAGTCCAAGGCGTTCGGAAAATTTTCTGGGGTATTGGAGAAGTTTTAAGGGGGGTTGTACAAAGCATATTGGGAATGGGAGGAATTATCGTTGGTGCAATCGGTAATTTGTTTAACGCTATAGGTCGTATCATCGAAAGTATGATACCTGGAAATAGCGCAGCTGCTTCAGGCCAGGGCAGGAAAACTTCCGACTGGGGTTCCAGTGGAACCCCGCAGAGAAGATCAACTGCGGCGGCTCCTAAGACATCTTTAAATCTTTACGGTGGCGCAGGCCCCCAAATGACTTCTTCTTTGGGATCTTCCGTAGAAGAGTCAAGTAAAAAACTTCAGTCTTATAGCCAAGTTGTGGGCATGACTGTAAAAGAGTCTCAAAACAACTTGTCGGTTTCAAGAAGTCTCTCTCAACAACAAGCAGTAGTGACCCAAAAAATGACTGCAGCGTGGGAAAAAACGAATACAACCTCTCAAGGAAATTTATTGTCCTCTGCTACAGACTTATCAAAGTCTATCACCTCTGCATCATTCAAAATAAATCAAGCAAGTTCCTCAGTGAAGGCTAATTCTAGCCCCCTGGCTGCTCCTGCAGTTCGTGGCTTCCTGCCAGGGTCTTCCAACAATAAAATGTCTTTAGACGAAGCTCTCTCTTCTGAGATGCGGAATAAACCGTCCGGCTCTCATCTTGTTATTGCAAATTCAACTGAAACAGTTATACCTGCTGCCCAAGGGTACACTCCTGCGTCTGGGGGACCTCTCCCGATGCTTGGTGCGGCACTTTCTAAGTATGTCGGACCCCTGAACAAGCTTGGTGAGATGGCCGATGGGCTCAGGAAACTTAGAGAAAGCTCCATGCTCTTCGGAGGTGGCTCCGGAAGTCTATTGGGGGCCAAGTCTCTAGCAGCAATGTTCGGTCTCAGTTTAACTTCATTCATTCGACCCCATTCTGTTGGATCCTATCACCAAACAGGAAGGGCTATGGACTTTTCAAATAGCAGTGGTCCCACTCCTCAAATGATGGCATTTGCGAGAGAGATGATTAAGCGGTATGGCAGTTCTTTAACAGAACTTATTTACACACCGTTAGGCTTCAGTGTTAAAAATGGAAGAAAAGTAGCCCCTCTGGCAGCGGCTGGCCACTATAACCACGTTCACGTGGCTTACGCCTTAGGGCAAGGTAGCCCTGCGTTTTTCTCTAATCAAAATGAAGCTATGGCTTGGGAGCGAAAGATGATGCCTCCCTCCGCAAAAGTGGCGTCATTCACAGCGAACACCTCAGAAGGGTTCGGCCACTCAACTATTAACGCCCCAATCACGATTTATCAACAACCGAACCAAGACCCGGAAGAACTTGCTTCTATGGTAGCAATGAGAATTGGTATGGTCGTAGACGAACTCAGGAACCACTAATATGGCAAACAGCTTAATAATCCCACGCTGCGAAGTTGTCTGGGGAGACGTGAACCTCATGAATTACAACTTCGACGGTAGTACACCAGGGTTGACAAACCAACCCCTAGTCTACGATGTAAGAGTATCTTTGCAAGATTCCGGCCAAACACCCACAGGTTCCATGCGTTGGAACCCAACCGGTGTGGCTTTCAGAGTTTATGAGAAATTGATAGAAACTGCAATCAACAAGACCATCACTGTTAGGTATTACTACCTAAACGGTCGTTCTATTACTTTCTCGTTCGTGTGGTCTGGGCAAACAGAGGTTTACGGAAAAGAGATGTCTCTTGAAGTGAAACTTGCCTCTGAACTCGACGGTCTTGTGAATGCGAACATAAAGAGCACAGCACAAGCCAGTGACCAAGGCTCTTCACCTTTAACCAACCTATCGCAGTTGAACTACACGTTCGGTGTTGATAAGTATGACCTGGTGAAAATAACGCCCCAGACACAGGAAAACTTGAAAACAACCAAAGTTCTTTCAAATTACTCAGAAGGAACCAACTATCTTGACAGTGTGAAAAACTTATTTGAGCAGACAGGCAGTATAGTTATGGCGTCTAATATTGTTTCTCCGGGGGGAACACAAAAATTGTCAGCAAACTGCGTTGTATTGGGACCCTACCTATCGGATAGTAAAACAGTAGAGGAACTTCCCGCACAGAGTCAATTCCCCGACCCATCAGTAAGGTACGGATACTTTCTCGGCCCAGGCATCATAAATACAATTACAAAAACGTCTGAATGGCAGCCACCCCAAAAAACACAAACTAGCTTAGACAGCATTCAAGCTAAGGTTCAGGCTACCGACCCTGGAACGCAGGGGCAACCTACGCCGACTACACCACAAAGCCAACAAGCTGCCGCTGCGGCTCAGTCTCAAAACAGAAGCGGGGCTGGGAACACTGCTAATTCCCGTGCGAGGCCCGGAGTTCGATTGAAGGATAACCAAGATGGGGAAAAAAGAAAGCTAGAATTGCAGCAAGAGCGAGGGTCTAAACTAAGTGCTTCCTTATTTATGTGCCCTTCCCTCACAGGTATTAAACCAAGCGATGTTGTTTTCATTCCAAACTTCAGCGGAACTTACATAGAAGACTGGATTGTCAACGGAATTGAATACGCGCAGACTGACGGCGGTGTTGAAGTTTCCCTTCAGGCTAGCAGACAGTACGGACTGGGCAATTTGATGAACAAAAGACTCGGCGATGAATGGTTAGGAAAAGCTAAAGCCAAGAATTTGGTTGGATCTACTGGAACTCTTGAGGGATGGCACGAATACGCTTGGGGATCACTGGGCTTCAATAAGCCGGTTGAATCCTCGCAAACGGCCGCTACAACAGGCGGTTCTCAAACGGCAGTTACAGCGGGAAATTCCCCAACAGTTTCGGATTCTTTTTCACAGTTGGCAAAACCTTTTGGAACTTCCCAAACTTTGATAACAGATAAAGCCCTTTATGATTACTTGACTAAATACTTGAATGTGAAAGCTGTGAATGGAAGCGGAGTTATAGACCTCCCTATCGACAAAGTAAGGCAGTTAAACCAACTTCGTTTAGAGGATCGCTAAGTTTACCTCTCCTGGACAGAACCTATACTTGTTTTGAACGTGCTGAGCAATAGGGCTCAGAATATCGCGTTCTTAACCAGTAACAAAAATGGCTGTAATTACATTCAAAATCCTGCCCCAACTTGATGACAAGAACCGCGCTCGGCTTGAGTCGAAGAGTTATACAAGGGCATACACGGACATTCCGAACAAAGCACTCCCTGAGACTTATCGCAACGGTTTGTCCACAGTCTTCAAGGTCCTAACCGGCGAAGACTTCGACCCTGAAGGGTCTACCTTCACCGTAAAGGCAGACGCCAACGGAACTTTCCAACGTTTGTATTCTCCTACAATCTTCTCAACTGAAGAAGGCGGTTTGGTGATCCGTTGGGGCGACCGCGACATCCCCCTCCTTGTAGCTCCCGGTAAAATCGGCGTAGCGAATGCACCGAAGGGCACCAAGTTCGCGTTCAAAGATGAGCAAATCGGTAAGTATACTGAGCCCGTTCTTTCTGTGTCTGCACAGGGAGAGGGAACTCTTTACACCCTGCCTATCACAATTCGCAAGAAGGAAATCAAGGAAGAACTTCCCGCCGACCTTCTTGAACTTCTGCTCGACGAAAACCCTGAAGCAATCGCTGAAAAGGTTTACGCCGCACCAGACATTACGAAGCGCGGTGAAAGCTCCGGTGGAGAGCGTCTGATCGGTCCTTTCCTAAAGGTCGCTAGCTTGCCCCTAGGTGAGTACACAATCACCAGCTACAGGGTCAAAGAAGGCGGAGCCTATGGAACCGACTACTTTCTCCAAGCGAAAGTGACTGAGCCTTTCGTGGCTCCAGTTCGCACTCAAGTTGACGGAGAATGGATTGACCAAGAAACCGAAATCTCTGACTGGGTTATCGTCAAGCCGAACGGGGCAATGAAAAAAATTCTCGCCGCCGAACCCTTGATTACTCCTGATGCCCCAGCAACTTTGAAAGTTAACGAGCACTATGAGTACAACGGCAACCCTGCGGCGAAAGTTACCTTGAAGTGTCCGAACTTCGTTCAAAATCCCGAGAGCTTCGACCTGGACTTTTGATAAGTCCCCTTAAGGTGAACTCTTAGACTTACACGACCCTGGCATACCGCTGGGGTCTTTTGCTATACTACATCGTCAAACCCTAAACAACAAGAGGCTATATGGCAGATCCCTTTTCTGGGGGACTCGGAAGTACGAAACAGGAAATTGGTATCCTAAACGAAGCCCGAGAAAGAAACAAAGCAACTTCCTTTCGCTCGAAGAAAGACGGAGAGGAAAAACAAGAAAAGAAGAAAAAAGCGCCAACGAGAGTATCAGAGCTTTACAATGCGGGTATTACCCTTCTGAAGGCGAAAGGTTTTACCGTAGAAATTGACGAAAATGGTGACCACTGTTTACACAGAATATTGAAGCCCTCGCCTCCGCAAATGGTTCGAGGCATTCGTTATCCTGCAGACTTTAACCCCTTACAAGACATCTCTGTCTACGATGACTTTGAGCGTGTAGAAACATGCTTTCATCCTGACTTGTGTCCAGACGAAGTGAGAACATTCTGGGAACCTTTATACAGCCCTAAGGCGGGAGATTCACCTCTTCTTTCTTTCAGCGAAAGGTTATTGAAGATGAGAAAAGTTAACCAGAGTAAAAACCTTAGTGAAACTTTAGATTACGGTCATACTTTTGATCCTGCGGGTAGGTTCGGTGGGGAGCCAGTAATGAACCCTCGTGTGTGGGTGCCAGATAGAGAATGGTTTGACCCCGCTTTGCATAAAGTATCAATTAGAGACGTATTTACTATCTTCCCTGAAGCCGAGTGTGAGATGCTTAAGCTTATCATGGGCCGCATAGGGGTTGGTAGAACAGATCATCTTCCGCCAGGTAGAAAAGACAAAGTAGATCACACTGCTCGTATGGCGGGAGTGATCGTGGGTAAAGATCCAGGATTAGGGAAGAGCACCATCTTCAATGGCATGACTGCTGCTTTCTCTAAGTGCGGTTTCATCACCCATTCTTTCAAGTCAACAGAAGACCGGTTCGGTCTAAAGAAAGTCGCGTTGAGCGACATCGCTTACAAAGATGATACGGCACTCCCTTCCTTGAAAAAATTCTTGGCCGCAGAAGAAACAAAGATCCTGATCACCGGGGGTATCTTCACAGTTGAGGACAAGTTTCGAAACTCAGAGGAAGTTTGGCCAAAAACTGTACTTCTTCTAAATGCCAATGACTGGAATAGCAAATTCGCCTATGATTTGGATCCCGGAATCATTGATAGGATCAAGCTAATTAGTACTTACAGAGAATATGAAGTTGCTAAAAATAGGGAAAACTTAGAAGGAACAGTTTGTGAGGGTACCCCTGACCTAAGACCCCGTGCCCACATTCCCTACTTGGCCAATAAACTTGGCGTTAGCAAAGATGCTTTATACTTGTGGTGCCTTCGTCTAGCAACGGATCGCTTCTGGGAAGTTATCCAAGACACCTCAGACCCAAGCATAAACAGACTTCAGGTGGAAGTTCGCTACTGGACCACACGTCAACGGATTCGCTTCAAGGCAGACGTTACTCAGGCTCTCGTGAACGCGATGGCGTTCGCTCACTCTGTGAGGACGCAATCAGAGTGGGATTTCATGCCTGAAATGACACCGGACGTTCTTTATGATTATCTACAATCTCTTTACTTCGTAGGAGTAGACCCCTCTTGCCAACACCTGACAGCTCGAATGAAGAGGGAGTGGGAGCTTGCAGGAAGAACTTCAACCCACTACTATCAAGGTTTCCGAGAGTTGAGATGGGAGTCTGTTAAAAAGGCAATTTCTCTTGCTAAGGAAAGCCTGTTCGACGATACAACCGGGCTTCGAAAAGAAACCAAAGATAAAACCGCTCTTACACTCATCCGAGAAATCATGGAGAAATTGGTGATGAGAGACGGCTTCAAGATTGGGGGCGAAGCGAACTACGTCATCGAGAATTGGAACAACTGCCGCCACGCGCAAGAAGAGCTTGTGGTTGAGGGCAGAAAGTTGGTCGGATTCATGGAAGATATCGACAAGGAAAGATTGCTCAACCCGAAAGCAGTATGTTTTGATGATTGGCTTCTCGATAAGCACTATTCTCCTGACCGTGCAGAGAAGTTCCGAGACTCCGCTCGTAAAAAACTCTATGAAAGTAAGGGGGTAAAAGTATGAACATACAAACCCCAGAACAAATTCTCGTGGATTCATTTACTTACGAATGTCAAAAACAACTGCGACTCAAGGAACAACTTGAATCCGAAGGGTTTATTCTGGCAGATGATCCCGCTGGGTTATACGATATGATTGGAACAGTTCAAGAACTGAATTGTTTCTGTGAGTTATACACTCCTCGACTTCTTGTGAAAACTTTCGTGGAAGGAACCGAGCACATCGATTACGCTTTCCACTTAGTTTCTTTGTGGCAAATTGTAAAATTCGGCTACTTGATCCCGGAACCCGGACAATACTTTGCAACAAGGTATATTATCGGTGTTCGCAAAGTTAGCGAAAATTCTTTCGTCCCCTCACTGCGTTTGCCCCTCAACTGATGAACGGACTTTTCCAAAATCCGGAAGATTCACAGCCCGACCTGCCCACCCCGATTAATTCTCAGGGTGGGTATGGTAACGGGTCGGGTTCCTTTAGCTTGAAACGTTCTCTCAAGCGCAAAGTGAAATCTAGAGAAGACCTTTCTCAACCGAAAGAAAAAACCTTCGCGGAAGCTAACCCCCTTAGAACAACTTCCGGATCGGAAAATAACGCTGTCGACCGGTACTTCGGTGCCTTCAGCATTGAGTCTAAGAGGCACGTTTGGGACCTTCTTAGCAAGCACCCTCAGTTCGGAGACGAAGGGGGTTTACGAAAAAACCGCATCCGCAATAATACAACGGAAGTGCTCCCCAACGATCCTTTCCGAAATGTCACGAACGGTGGCTATGTAGTTTACGAACATCCTGAACCAAATGGCACAAACTTACAAAGACCCTCACAGCTACCTGAATGAAAGCCTTGTAAAAAGAGGGAAGTCCGGTCACCAAGAAGTTTATTTAACCCACGTTACGGTAGTTGCTGAAGCTGAAGCTGACTACGGTTATCGAGTTTCACCTCAAAAGTTCGACTTTTTCGCCCCTTTAGGTAATTATTACAATAGTCCAGAATGGTTGATTCTACTTGTATCTCTGCGGTCACAGGGCACCGATACCCAAAGAACGATCACTTTTGATCAAACAACTTTTCAGTTCCTGCCAGAGGGCAGTCATCTGAGCCTAAACATTTTCTTTCCTGAAAGGAACGTAGAAACGTTTGACTACGACGTCCTTGCAGCTCAAGACATGCTAAGAGAAGTTGCAAAATTTGCTGGGAAAATCCCCACAACCATCCGTTTCAACTTGGGGCTTGTAAAAAAGTCTTATGAAACCATGGTTGAAGATGGAGAGGTTGAAGAAGTAGAATTCAGCTTTTAACTCATGCATACATACATGGCAATAAATACCGTGAGGGGGTAAGTTCTACATAGGTAGCACTCACAACTTCGAGAAGAAAACTGAAGATTGCAGTAGGGGAGGAGCTGCAGGACTCAGGTCCCTTAATAGTCAAAGATGGAAGTGCACAGAAACAGGGCACGTCTCTAACCCTGGAAACTTAACCCGCTATCAGAGATCTAGGGGTATAGATACCTCAAATCGAATTAAAATTAACTAAAACTAACTACACAAGTAAAATGAACGCAAACGACTATCAATCTAGTGCATTAAAAACAGCAATTTACCCTAACCAAGGAAACAATTTTATTTACCCAATACTTGGATTAAGTGGTGAAGTAGGGGAAGTAGCTGAAAAACTGAAAAAAGTAATTAGAGACGAGGGGGGAGTTCTCACTGACTCGAGCCGAGATAAGATAGCTCTTGAGTTGTCCGATGTTTGCTGGTATTTAGCAGTTCTGGCTTACGAGTTAGACTACAGCTTAGAGGACATTTTTCAAATGAACTTGGACAAACTTGCATCCCGTAAAGAGCGAGGCGTTATTCAAGGAAGCGGTGACAATCGCTAATTTCTCCCTAACAAACGCACCCTTTCTTTCCGAATGGGACTTTAGATTCATTCGCCGAGCCCAAGAAATTTCCTCTTGGAGCAAAGACCCCAAAAGAAAGGTTGGATGCGTCTTGGTAAGAGGAAAGAGAGAAGTTTGCGAAGGGTTTAATGGGTTTCCTGAAGGGTTGTCCGACGAGCTGAAACGTTTGACAGACCCGGATTATAAGGGTAAAGTCATTATCCACGCAGAAGCGAACGCGATAATAGATGCAACTCGAAGGGGAGTTACACTAGAAGGAACCACTGCTTATATTACTCGTCACCCTTGTTCACTCTGTGCAAGTATGCTCATACAAGCAGGAGTTGAAAAGATTATTTGCCCACCTCCTGCCTTACAAGGCTCGAAGTGGTCGGACAATTTCAGAACCTCTAGTGATCTTTTACTAGAAGTAGGAGTTCCTGTTTATTACTTTAACGAAACCGATGAATCCCGACATCCCAACTGAGTCCAACCAACCGGATGCAATCGCTTTGACTCTGACTCAAACTTTCGAGTTAGAAAAAATGCAAAGAGCTATTGACTCCTGCGATAATGCTTCTGAATTGAAAGCACTCGCTAAGCAGTTACTCTCCGCGTGGATGACTCAGAAAGCAGCTTGTTTGTGGGTCATGCGTCAAAACAACGAAAGATTACCTTCCATGGCTCTACTGGAAGAATATCGAAATTTAGAAAAGTAGGGGGATGGGCGGTAAACCGCCCTGTATAGCCGGTAAACCGGCCTTGTCTTTCGCCCTTAGAGACAGTATACTTATAGGAGTTGACAAACACCATGTACACCGACGAAACCTTTTACAACGCTGTGCGGGGCGATTCTCGCGCTGTAACAGAGACTCTGAGAAAGTTCACACCCCTTGTTCACAAGTTCGCCCATAAGTACAAATTTATGGTGCCCGACTACATGTATAATGACCTCGTACAGGTAGGTCTTGTGGACGGGGTTCTTAAGGCAATCAAAACTTTCGACTTAGACTACAGAGTCAATGGTAAACCGATTCGTCCAATGACTTGGATTTACCCTAATGTTCGTGGCGCAGTCCAAGGGGCAGCTCGAAAAGAGAAGAAGAACCCGAAGTATGCTCTCTCTCTGGAACAATCTGATTGGTCTAACAACCTTGAAGATCCGAATGCTTACGAACTGAAAGAAGATTTTTCTAGCATTGACATTGCCGAACTTGTAAGGAAGGGTTGCGGGTCTCTGGACAGTAAGCGGGCACAAATCGTCTGTGACCGCTTCGGACTACTGGGCAGAAAGCCCATGCGCCAAGGCGAGGTGGCCCTGAAGTACGGTCTCACCAAGCAAGCAACCAACGGGCACATCGCACGTTTCACTAAGAAAGTGAGAGAGGCAGTTCCCGAACTACAAGACTTTATTTGAGGGACATGTGGAACAAGAGAACAAAGTCATTGTAACCAAAGTCTTCGACCACGGCTGTTCAGTCTGTGACACGATGTCGCGGTTTGACAAGTCCGTGTTCGAGGGTTTCCCAGAGATTTCTTACCAGGAAATTTCTTTCGACAATCTAAGAGACTATGAGGGGAATCTAACGAAAACGAGAATCTATCAGTGTCTTGAACGGTACGCAGTTTCTCCAACGTATGAGATTGACTTTCCGACTTACCTGTTTCTAGGGAAAACTGGAAAATACCTTGGTTTCTTGCAAGGTGCTCTCACCTTGAAGGAGTTGAGAGACGGGGTAAAACAAATTTTAGAACAACGTTCTTCTGAATAATCGAGGTCTGTATGCATTGGAAAGTCTTGGTACTCACGCGCTAGTTCGCGTTTTCAATTCTGATTTTGATAAGTTGAATTGCATCAACCGACTTCGGGAAGCATTTGAATTCACGGTTCTAGAGCATGGGTTGGTTGCTCTTAGCGACCCTATCCTTCACCAGTTTGACCCTCAAGGTTTGACTGGTATTATATTGCTCGCAGAAAGTCATCTTTCAATTCACACGTGGCCTGAAAAAGGTGAAGCCGCAATTGATGTGTTCACCTGTGGAGGGCGTCCCTCGTCTGAGATTGCATCAACTTTTTGCAAGCACCTTGGGTGCCCCACTTACACCATTAAAGAGGTAGAGAGATGATTAAAACTGCGAAGCTGGTGAAGAGAGCACTGGAACAACCAGAGTTGTACAGCGAAGGGGAATTAAGATACTTCCGCCTTTGGTTGGACGAGAAGAAAAAGCAAAAGGAGAAAAAGAGGGCACTGAAACGACTGATGTTGGAGAAACAGTTCTTGGAATCGCCTGGAGGGTGAACCAAGTTTACGGCCCAGAAGCCGAGCTAGAATAAACCGTCAAACAACCGAAAAATGACCGTAACCACCGAAGATAACAATCGCAACAACATCTACGCCAAAGAACCCGAAATGGTTCCCGTTGATCCCGATTACAGGCCCATGGTAGCTTGGGACTCCGTCGGAGAGACTCTTAATGGCAGGATGGCCATGCTTGGGGTTATTGCCGCACTCGGCTCTTACGCCCTTACCGGCCAGATTATTCCTGGAGTTTGGTGATTCCCTTTCAGTTAATTTTTCAATAAACAACAACGCTGTTCAAAATGGCAAAAGCAAAGTCTCCAACCGGTCAACGAGAACTCAAAATTGTAGAGAAAAAGACCTACCAAGGCAACTCAAAACGAACCAAGTTCTCTCCAACTTCGGCAAACTCTCCGAAGAAAAA